GTGACGCCTTCTACCAGCCCGGCGACATCGACACCGAACCGGGCTTGGATCTCTTGGATGGCGACGCCGCAATCTTCGACGACATCGTGTAGATGACCAGACGCCAGTAGTTCTGGATCGTCATCGAAGTTGTATTCGATCAGGACATCAACGACAGCATCGGTGTGGGTGGTGTATGGTTGGTGGCCGTAGGTTTGGCCTTTATGCGCTTGCGCCGCGAACAGCCGCGCTTGTTCGACCAGATTTTTCATGGTCATCTTCCTTTAGATCAAACGTTAGAATGCCAATCAGCCAGTACTTATCGACCTTGGTGATATCGATTTGTTCCGGGTGTTTGGCGATGAATCGTCTGATCTCTTCCTTGGTGTAGTGCCAGTCGCGCCCGTTCGGTTTCGTTCCGTGGATGATCCCGGTTTGGGTCATCTTTTCAATAGAGGGCTTGCCGATATGTAGATGCTTCGAAAGTTCCGTGGCATTGTAGCCATTGGCGTATAGAAGCTCACGGACGCCGCCGATACGTCCAATCCGGGCCACGATAGCCGAAAGGGTGCGCGGAGTGTCAGGGAACGCCTTATTGAATAGCTGATGAAGTTGAACAGGTGCCGTGGCGATGTTTTTCCACAGGAAGTCGTCTTCTTCCGGCGACCAGAAAAAAGCCGACTTGCGCGGTTTGGTCAGGCCAAGTTCAATCGCGCGCCGGTTGACATCGTTTTCACTGTAGACCTTTTTAGTCTTCGAGCGAATCTCATCGATGGCAATGAGCGCGCAATTGTTACCTTTGTCCCGATGGTAGACATCCATGACGATGATGTCGATATCGGGAGTGAATGTGCGGGTGCTAGTTCGCGGCATTGGCGGTGCTCACGCCGACCGCTGTCAGACCATTACGCATACGGACGGAGTACCGTTCTTGCGGTGGTACCATTTGACGGATCAATTTCATCAGGGTCGTCGAAGTGATACCGTACTTGCGCATCAGATCGTTTTGAGACAGCACCCGGTAGTCTGCCCGGAACTGGTCCGGGTCGATTTCAACCGTATTGGCTTTACGACTCATAATCTCTAGGGTAACAGACATTTGTTATGCGTGCGGCAAATAGATGCCGCGTTCCTCTTTCCTTGGGGTGATAGCGTAGTCCGGGGCAAGGTCAACCCACATCCGCCGGGCCGCGTCTCCACTCCGCTTCCGTCGCACGACGGCATTCCGCATATGCTTCCAGCCGTCTTTCTTTGTGAACCTTTCCCGTAGTGTTTTCAAGATGTTAGCCGCCCCGTCACCGGGAATCACTACCAGTCGGACTTCAGTGCTAAGTGACTGAAAAGAAATGCCGTCCGCCCGGCGTTCGCACAAGATTTGGTTGGCCTTATCCTTCACGATTCCATTATCACCTATTCTGACGCATATGTCAAGCCTTTTTCTCTCCGGGCACGATCCTACATAACTTGTGTGAGCGAAAGGACTTTTGACATCGAAACAAAGCTAATCGGCCTCTTGCGTCTATCCGAATCCAAAACGGAAGGCACGGAGCACGAAGCGGCGCTGGCGCTCGAAACGGCGATCCGGTTGGCGGCAAAGCACGGCATCAAGCTGTCGTCGTTGAATGATAAGAGAAACGAGTTTTCCAACACGAAAACATGGTTCCGGGGCGGCACTGCATCCAGTTCAGAGACGACTGAATATGTCGCGCCGGAATTCGTACAGGTCGCCCGGTGGTGTAAGTTTGCGGAAGCGAATGGGTGGACCCGTTTCCGGCGGACGTATGACGCCAAGGAAGGGACGATCTATGCATATCGTATCGAGGGACGGACACCAAAACTTGAACTCCGTATCTTTGATCGACCGTGGGGTGATGTTGAATTTGAAGTCGTTCGCAACCCGGACCCGATCATCGGACAGTTCGAAGTGTGGATGAACAACATTTTCGACGTGATTCATCTTGGAGTGACCTATGAAGACCTTCGAGAGTGGGTGAATATGAATGGGCGGGCATTGCCTTCGACAACGCCCCTAAATACTGGTGCATGAAGCCACCTATTTCCGACCGGATCAACGACGCATTAGGGTTATCGTCGTTTGAAGAATCCGTCGAAGCGATGTCGCCAACAGTGGATGTTGTTGCACCGGTGCCGACAGATGAGATAGCCCCGGTGTGTGTCGCTACGGGTGACCCGGAGCGGGATGCGGACGCCGATCTCCAGTATGCGCGGCAAAATCTTCGGGTGATGCAAGAGAAGGCGCAAGAAGCTGTGGACGCTTGTATGGACTTCGCCCGGCAATCGGACAACCCGAAAGCCTATGAAGCACTGGCACAAATCCTACAGGCGGGCATTACAGCATCCACGGCTCTGATGGGAGTCAACAAGACCCGCACCGACATTCGACTGAAAAGCGGCAAGGATGGTTCTGTCGCTCCGAACGTAAATAATACAGCCGTCGTGATTACGACTACGGATCTTTTGAAAATGGTCCGGGAATCCAACGAAGTTATTGACGCGGAGATATAGAAAGTGCCTAATCCCAACACAGCCAAATTCCCATCGGAGTTGCCGACCGATAACGATCTGCAAGTCGCCTCACGGCGCGCAATCGGTAATCTTGACGAAGACATCACAACCAATAGCACCACGTTTCGTATCAAGGTTGGGCAAGGCTTGCGCTTTCAGGTACCCTGTCTGATTCAAGTCGATCAGGAAATCATGCGGGTCAAAGCCAAGACCGGCGACATTCTCCAACAGATCGACCGTGGATTCGCGGGATCGAATGCGACACCGCACTCCAACAACACCGAAATCCGTGGCTACATTCTGGACTGGCACCACAATCAGATGGCGGCGGAAATCAAAGCCATCGCTCAGGCGCTTGGTATCAACTTGGCGAATGTGGTGCGACACGTCGATGTCACGTCCAACGGAGACATCACAGGTGTGTTCAACAACCTTGTGCTGAAGCCGGTTGGCACAGCGGGCACATATGGCGGCGCGGGCAAGTGGCTACAGATCACAACCGACTCGAAAGGTCGGGTGGTCTTAGCGACGAATCAAGACGGATACCGATACTTCCCGATCTTCTACAAGGCGGCAATCGTTCAAGGAACAAATGCGGTCCTTGGTTTTTCATTTGCTAACGTGGATGCGCCGAACGCGGTTCCGGTGACGGGAACAAACGGAAGTCTCTTCGCGGTGGCATCATTCACACAGACGAATGAGTATTGGGTACAGGACCATTTCACGCTCCCTGAAGATTGGGATGACGAAGAGCCGGTGACCGTGGATATCATCTGGCGCATCAACGCAACGTCTGGCAATGTGAAGTGGAAGCTGTGGACGACTTCGATGCGCAACGGATCGGATTCCGATCCGGCTTTCCAGTTAACGCCGGACAGTGTAACGACTACCGTACCGACCCCGGCCTATACGGTTGTGCGGTCGATCATTCCGGCGATGCATGTGAATGGATTCCAAGCCGGGGATGAAGTCTTTTTCAAGTTCGCCCGTGCTGATGACGACACAGCGGCGGCGGCGGCGGAATTGATTGCTCTGCGGTTCAACATCGCACGTAAGTTCACTTTGTTCTAAGAGGTACTGATGGCACTACAGTTCATGGAAGGATTTGACCACTACACGACAGGCCAAGCCGGTCGCAAGTGGACTTCTGTCGTCGGAAACGGGGCAATCGTCGCGCCGGGCCGCTTTGGTGGTCAGGCGTGGCAGTTCAACAATGTCGGCACCACCAGCTATTTGGAACAGAACCTCACCGCACGGGATACCTTCATCCTTGGTGTGGCGCTTCAGATCGGCTACGGTGATGCGACCACGCCGATCATTCGGTTCATGGATGACAACAACGACCAAGTAGACATCCGTGTCACATCAACCGCCGGGTTTCAATTCACGCGCGCCGGTGTTCCATTAGGGACCACGGCGGACAACGTGATCGCGTTCGGTTACTTCAACTACATCGAAGCCAAGGTATTGGTTGATAACACGGTTGGATACGTTCAGTTGCGTATTAACGGCGCGGAAGTACTGAACGTTCCGGCGCTGGATACACAAGCAACTTCAAACTCCCGGATCAACAAGATTCGATTCCAGCCTTTCTCAAACAGCGGTTCGTATGATATGCGGTTGGATGACATCTACATCTTGGACGATACGGGAACATTCGACAATGCCTTTCTTGGTGAATGCCGGGTTGAGACTCGGTTTCCGTCCGCCAATGGTGCATTTGTAGAATTCACACCGGTTGGCGCGGGATCGAATTTTCAATGTGTCGATGAGACGACCAGTAACGAAGATACCGACTACACGCAAGGAAACATCGTCGGCAACCGCGATTTGTTCACTGTTTCAACCTACAGCTTTGTGGGTCAGGTGTATGGTGTTCAGGTCAGTGTGACCCATCGGAAAGACGACGTAGGTAACCGTATTGTGGCACCGCTGGCGCGGGTCAATAGCACGCTATACGAAGGATCACAGGATACGTGTTTGAGCCAATACAAAATGGCAAAGAAGATTTGGGAGAGAAACCCGAACACAAACGCACAATGGACCGTAGCTGACGTGAATGCGGGACAGTACGGAATTATCGTCAAGGGATAAAAAATGGCTCTGCTCTTCATGGATGGTTTCGACCATTACAACTACAACGGGACCGCACAGAAGAAATGGGACAATCCAATTGCCTTCAGCGGGTATACCAGTGGCGCTTCATCGGGTCGATTCAGTACTGGTGGAGTCAGCCCGAATGGATCGGGAAACCTCTTCTGTCATCAGTGGGCCGGGATGAACAAGACATTCGTTTGGACTCCCACTCCCCCATCGGAACTCATCATTGGATTTGCAGCGAAGTTTGATTTCACTTCAGAGGTTCATCCTTTTCTTCAGATCCTTGGCGACAACGGCAGACCGCAAGTTCAGTTTTGGTTAGACGCGATTGGCGGCGATATCAAACTGGTTCTGGCTGATCCAGCGGCGCTTGCCGTTCCGGTGAGTGATACTCCTTTTCCGACCGGCACGCTCATTGCGAACACCGGGTTTGTTCCGCCGATTGGTTTGTGGTTCTACTTCGAAACGAAGATTCTTTTCAGCACAGGATCAACGGGGCGAATTGACATTCAGTTGGACTCTACTCCCTTTGTGAGTATCACCAACATCAAAACATCCAACACCGGGACCAGCTATTTCAAGGGATGGCGGATCACGGGACTAGAACAGTTCAGTTCCGGCTTCACCATCGACGATCTTTATATCGCGGACAATCTTCCGGGCAACATAACGGATTTCGTGGGTGAAGTACGGGTACAGACCATGTATCCCGATGCGGAAGGGTTCCAGAACGATTTCTTTCCTTCAACCGGCACCAACAATGCTACCAACGTCAACTTGGCCCGGACAAACTGGACGGAAACGACTCCGACCGCGAAGTATAACTTCTCAGGCACGATCAACGCCATCGACCTGTACAGCATCGGCAACTACACCATCGCCGGAACCATCTTTGGCGTCCAAGCGAATTTGTCTCATCGTAAAGATGACGTAGGCGCGCGACGTGTCGCACCTATTCTTCGAACGGGTGGAAACATCTACGTCGGGGATGATGTGCCGCAATACTCCGACTATACGTGGGCCGGGCACATTTGGGAAGAGAATCCGGCACTAGCCTTGCCGTGGACTTTGACCGAACTGAATCAGGCCGAATTCGGTATCAAGATCGTCAGCTAAGACAGACCATAAAAACACAGCGGCTCACCATCAACCGGTTTGGTGGTGAGCCGCCTTTTTGTGCCCGAACCGAAGTCTTGGAGCATTCATCCTTTCGTCAAAACGCTGTTCGTTGTATCCCGAATCTTTTTCTATCCCAATAGACTTTTGAGCTTGTGGCCCTACTCTGGCCGGTTCAGTTTGAACGGAAGATCGCGACCCGGAATCGTCTTCAACCATTCACATTTTGATTGTATCCGACACCTACCCCTATGTCAATCCCTTCTAAATAGTTTTCGAAATGAGCCTTCAATACGCAACTGGAACGAACGTCCATGCTACGGTCGCGGCGGACAACAAGACCACACTGATCGGAAACATCCAAACGCAACTCACAACCGCCGGATGGACCGTGGTTTCCGGCGGCGGCACAACTGACGTAAGAATGGCATGCGCGGCGACTCCCCAAGGAAATCAAATCCGCGTTCGGATCTTCGACGGCGGCGGCAACTGTGTTCGCATCCGGGTCATGAATGTCGCGGAAACCATTGTCATGACCGACAGCGGATACCTTCTTCCGGCGACCAGCAAAACCTTCATCATCAACGCTACCCGTCATCAGTTTGCGATTTGGTGCGGCGGATCAGACAGCACGCGCGATTTTGTGATGGTGTCAGCAATGTACATTCCGACGCATCTGACCGGTATCACCACACTAGCCTTTCTGATGAGTCAATCGGTCAACGATACCGACACGACCGACCGTGGCAGTTTCCGGGTCAGCACTTCCTTGCGTCACCCGTCGAACGGATTCAATGGAAATTTCTTCGGCTTGGTCAACAGCACGGTTATGGAACATGTCGGTGATGGCACTACGACCGCAAGACAGGGCGTGCCGGGGCTTCTCTTACCCCGCCCGGCGGATAACACAACGACGCCACAGCAAGCGATGTGGCACGACTCTTCGTCGTTCATCTTGGAGCCGCTGATGGGATGGGGTCTTTCGGACATCAATGATCCGTGGCGGATCTACGGCCAAATCTGGAATGCGGCGATCAACACCGAAGCGTTCACGATGGATCAGGTGCCGACCGCATTCAACGGGAAGAACTGGATCAACCTGACCAGCAACAACACCGGCAACAACTATTCGGCCCGTGGAAGCCTGTTCTTGACCACACCGTAATCGGGAGAGACACAACTGAATGTCCCAACTATCAGACTACGCGGAAAACGCCCTATTCAATGCTCTCTTGCGCAACGTAGCTTTTACGTCGCCTACGACAGTGTATGTCGCACTTTTCACAACCAACCCGACCGATGCCGGGAGTGGCACAGAAGTTTCGGTTGGTAACTACGTCCGCCAGCCTGTGACCTTCGGGGCACCGTCGAACGGCGTGGGTTCAAACAGTGGACAAGTCACATGGGACCCGGCTTCGGTTGCATTTGGAACGATCACGCACGTCGGTCTATACGACGCGGCGACCAGTGGCAATCTGCTGATGCATGCGGCGTTAGCGGCATCGAAAGTCATTGGCGCGGGAGACATTTTCCGTATCTCGATTGGATCACTGGTCGCAACGTTTGCTTAAGAGGTAGCTACTATGCCAATGAGTTTCTACCTTCAGAATCGGGTCCTGCAAGCTACGCTCCAAGGGGATGTTTTCACTTGGCCCACAGCTATGTTTGTCGGACTCCACACCGCCGATCCAACAGCATCAACGGCGACAGCATTGACCACGGAAGTCACGGGTAATGGATACCTTCGCCAAGCGGCGACGTTCACGGAGCCTGACGGAAGCTATTTGACGTTCAACACGGCGGATATCACGTTCGGCCCGGCGAATCCAAATGCATGGGGAGCGATTACGTTCATAAGTATTTGGGACGCGGCATCAAGCGGAAATCTTTTGTACTACGGAGCACTGAGTTCAACCGTCACGATCAATGCTCTTGATTCATTTTTGTTGGCAAGTGGCGGGTTGAGTATACAGTTCACAATCTAATGGCAATTCAGTACGTTGACAGAAATGGTGACGCGGTAGGAACGGTTTCCGGGCCTTACACGATCAGTGCGTCCAATGATAAGCTGACATTCACCATCGATGGTGGCGCTGCACAGAACTTCACTTTGACAAGTGGAACCAGAACAGCCGCTCAAATCGTTGCGGACTTGGCGGGATTGACCGGGGCGACTGCTAGTGTAGTTTCAATTCCGGGCGGCGCTGAATATGTTCGAATTCGAACGACCAGCGCTCTTGGAACCGGTTCCACAATTCTTGTTGGAGCACCGGCCAATAATGCCAATGCGACGCTTGGTTTTTTGGCAACAACCTACAACGGTGGAGCAAACGTTAGCGCTTCATTCGTGACTAGCACAAAAGCCAACATTCGAGACAACCTTGAAACTCAATTACTTGCCGCCGGGTGGCTCACAATTTCCGGGTCGGGTACGACGAACCTTCTAATGCAATCTGCGATGACTCCGCAAGGTCTTCGCATGCGGCTTCGTATCCGTGACAACGGCAACACATGTTTGGTTCTGTCTATCGAAAACGCACAAGGTTCGCGCGCGCACGCAAGCAACACGAACAGCGGAGCACAATTGAATCCGGGATCAAGCCGGAACTGGCGAATCATCGCTAACAAGTATCAAGCCTTTTTGTTCGAACCGGGCGGGAATGTGGCACGTGGTTATGCTGGATGGGGTGTGTTGTGGATTCCACCGTGGTTGGAAGGCCAAATTTGGGAATGTATTTGGTTGAGTAGCAATGCTTCGAGCGATTCCGATACAACCGTTCGCGGAAGTTTCCGGGGAGAATTCGGGACGCGCGGGGCGACGAATCAAACAGGCAACCAACAGATCATTGGCAATGGGAACATGTGGGAGAATGCCAACAACACCGGAAACGACAATATAACCTTAATCAACTTGCTTGTTTTGTGGCAAGGATGTAACATGGCCCGCAATGCGCTGTCGTGGTACCGGTGGCACGACGATGCCGCTTTGATACTCGAACCCTTCATGGCATTCACAATGGTGGCTAACATTGCTGAAGAAGCCAAAGTAAGAGGAACTCTTTGGGACGCTTTCATTTCGATGGAGCAATACGCCATCGATACAACCACGACAATGGATGGACGGAACTGGTGGAACATCACGAATAACAATGCTGGCGGCACAGATACCGCTCACGGATCTCTTTTCATCGCAACATCGTAAACTACTATGTCCATTCAATACGTTCCAGAATACGCCCGCATTGTGACGACCAATCCCGCCCCATACAATCTGACAGGATCAAACAACATTCTTCAGATCAAAGTAGACGGAGGATCTACACAGACAGTTACGCTCACAACCGGCGGATCGCGCACAGCGGCCAACATCGTTTCAGATTGTGGTGTCTTGACGGGTGTAACCCCGGCGGTCGTCACCGTTAACGGACAGGATTTTGTGTCTTTCACAACGACAACTAGCAACGGAAGCACATCATCCATTGAAGTTCTCAGTCCAGTCAACAATGTGAATGCAACATTTGGTATCGCCACGGTTGACGGGACACCAAGATATTCAACAATCATTGGACCAGTAACGACCAAACAACAAATCATCGATGCGACCGAAGCGGCATTGCTTCGGGTAGGATGGTCTACGATCAGCGGATCGGGTAGCACCAATCTTCTAATGCAATCTTCGATGACACCACAAGGACTTCGATTCCGCCTTCGGGTTAGAGATAACGGTGGGAACAACGCTTGTTTTGGTATCGAAAATGTAGCCGGAACAAGAGTCGGAACCAGCAATATAAACGGAATTGGTCTGATTTTTCCGGCCAGTCGCACATACCGGATCATTGCCAACAAGTATCAATTCTTCATATACGAAGAAAATTCAGGACAGGTAAACGCCACTTCCGCTCCTTTTCGAAGCAATGTATTTTGTGGTGTTCCTTGGATTCCATCCAATCTAACGGGAACGCTCTACGAATCCATCTGGTTAATTGCTAATGCTTCATCTGACGGAGATAACTCTACGCGCGGAAGTCTTCGAGAAGTTCTAGGTTCTCGAAATAGCAACGTAGGCGGCAACGGCAATCTCACTGTTATTTGCAACAACAACATTTGGGAAAGTTTTGTCAACTCCAATATGAATGGCATTGGCATGCCTTGTCTGATTACGATATGGCAGGGATGTCGTATTCAAAGACAAGCCTATTCATGGTTTCGGTGGCACGACGATAGTGAGTTTATGGTTGATCCGCTAATCGCATGGGGTCTTACTTCACAGAATGACGAAGCTAAAATTCGTGGGATGTTGTGGGATTCTTTCATTCAGGTGGGCGGTCCATATGAACCGGGGTTATCAGTTTCGATGGGAGGAAGAACATTCATGCCAATCACCATCAACAATTACGGGTCTAACGAAAATGCGCGCGGTGCGCTGTTTACAGCCATCAGCTAAGAGAGGAAAAAGAGAAACACATGGCAATTCAATACGTCGATAGAAACGCGGATCTTTGCTGCAATGTTGCGGGGCCGTATGTCGTCACTGGATCTAACAATCAGCTATCGATCAATGTCAACGGAACCGGCAATCAGGTTTTCTCCCTGACCACAGGGACGCGAACGGCGGCGGATATTGTTGCTGATTTGAGCGGTCTGACCGGAGCGACGGCTAGTGTCATCACAGTGAACACTGCAACCTATGTGCGCATCCGCACGACTAGTGCAACGGGACTTAGCTCAACGATTGTAGTCAACGCCCCGACCAACAACTGCAACGCTTTGCTTGGGTTGATCGCAACGACTTACCACGGTGGTTCAAATGTCGCCAGCAACTTTGTCGGATCAACCAAGCAACAGATCATCAACGGAATTGAAACAGCGATGCTGGCGGCTGGATGGATCACGATTTCAGGTTCGAACACGACGAACTTGTTGATGCAATCTTCCCTTTCGCCCGATCCACAGAATCTTCGCATCCGGGCGCGTATTCGCGACAACGGAAACAACTGTGTTGTTATCTCTATCGAAAATGTTCCGGGCAGCAAAGTTGGAGCAAACGGAACCGGCAACGGAATTCAGTTGTTGCCGTTAACAGCACGCGGCTGGCGGGTGATCGCCAACAAATATCAAGTGTTTGTCTTATCGCCGGGAACACTCGAAAATCGAACATTCGGTGCTTTTGGTGTGCCATATCTTCCTTCGTTCCTGTGTGGGAAAATTTGGGAGGCGGCATGGCTTCAGGCCAACGCAAACTCTGATACCGATACGTCAAGTGCCGGATTTTATGGATGTCGTCTTTGCTTCCGTGTCATTCTTGGTACCGACTACAACTACACATTCAATGGTGCTGTCCAAACACAGAATCTTTGTAATGGATATCTGTGGGAAAATCAGGTAGCATCTTCTTCGGCCAATCAACAACTAATGTCGATGTTTTCTTCTTACAACGGAACGGTGCCTAGCGCACACCGTTACTGGCATGACGGTAGTGCGATTCTATCCGATCCCCTGATTATATGGGGAACAACTAACACCACGGAAGGAACTATCAAAGGACAGCTTTGGGATGCTTTTGTGTCATCCGACACCTATGTCATGGACACGATATTGTCCAACATCGATTCGCGCAACTGGCAAGTTATCACCCACAGTAACGTTGGTATTGCCAATCCTATTCGTGGATCTCTAGTAGTTGCGGTCCCATAAGAAGGAAACATCGGAGTGCCGGGAAGACAGACATTCACGCTTCAGCTAATTTCGAATAGCTGGACAGCGAATACGACAGCAATTCAAGCCATCAGCACAGACATGCGCGGTGGCTTTGTTGCTATTCCGTCTTCCCTTTCCTTCACATCGGCTAGCAAGCTATCGCGGGGCGGCGGTGGTGTTTTTGACTTTGTGTCTAGTAATGGATTGCGTCCTGATGCAAATGCAATTGGTACCTACAAACTCTGGACGGGTACCGATGACACGGACGTTCCACAATTCCTTACAGTTATACCCACAACTGTCAATTTGTTCACCACAGCACCGATTTTTACTGACACCGAATTCATATTTGTTGTGTACGGTTCGTGGGATGACAGTATTTTCACATGGAACGATGGTGATAGTGTCTGGACGGCAGGGTGGAGTGCAATTCCGTCGTCTCTTTCTTTCACAGCGACCAGTAAGCTGTCACGGGGCGGTGGCGGCGTCATTAGTATTCTCAATAGTCGTAACAGCGTTACTAACGAAGGAAACGTTTTCGGAAACTATTTCTTTGAAACCGGCACACTACAGGCATCGGGCGGCGGTGACGTTATCAATGGCACCGCTGCGATCACCGTTTCGTTGCAAGTCGGGGCGGGTGTTCTCATCAACGGGGCGGCATCTTTTTCTGCCACTGGAAATCTTACCGCAATCCTGACCAAAGAAGAAACCGGCGTACCATCTTCCGTCGCGGTAGCGGGAACTCTCACCTGTAACGCGAATGCTTCCGTGACGATTGAAACGGGAATGTATGGCGGCATCGTGACCAACAACCGGTTTGTAGAACCACAAGAAACCATTGCCGGATCGATGGTGCTCAGCGGAGTCACGGCGCGTTTCAGCGATCTATACTCCGGTTACTACGACCGTCGCTTGGTGTGGGGGTATACGAACTACCCCGCCGCCAACTTTAGACAGCCCCGTTCTGTCTTGATGACCGGGTATGATTGGAGTTCAGTCAATCTGAACGTCTACAGTGTCATGGAAGAAGATGTTACCCCAACGTCCAGTACGTTGGGCGGCGTCACATCATGGACATCAGATTTCTATTCGGGATACACCGCAAATCAAGTCGGTACGTTAGACACCCTGACTTATGCAAGAGCTACACAAGTCGTTAGCGAAGTGCTGGCGCAAGTCAGTTCTAATGCTCGGTTATCACAGGTCGCACATGAAGTTTTGGTGTCACCGGGGAGCCGGGCGCGCCACACTCAAACGGCGGTTGAAGTTCTCCGTCAAATTAACGTTGGATGGATTCAGCAAGAAGCGGTTGAGGCCATTGGCAATCAGATCAGCGCATTGCGGTATGCGTTAATCCAACAATGCGCCGTGGAAGTCATGTACTCCATCAAGGCCAAAGTCAATCTGACCCAAGTCGCAACCGAACTTCTGAAGGGAGCAAATCCGAATCCGCCTGTGAACGTCACTTCGGTGGCGACGGAAGTACTTCGTCAAAGAACAGAAATCGACACAACCCCGTCTTTCGTGCAACAGGTGGCTCTTGAATCTTTGCGGAACGCTCCGAACCCGCCCGCCGTTATCAACCACATGGCGCTGGAATATGTCGTTCAGCCGTACCCGCCCGCCGTTATCAATCATGTGGCGCTGGAATGGTTCCGTAACGCAACAAGCATCCCGGCGGTCATCAATCACGTGGCGCTCGAAAAGAGCCGAACGGCGGATATTACACCGGCATTGGTTCATCACATCGCCGTCGAAATACTGGTCCGGCCAGAATTCGACCCAACGGTGTCGAGCCTTATCAACAACCCGAAGTTTTACTTCTAAATACCAGTCAGCATGGCGAACCCAAATACTTCAACATTCCCGTATGCGATCCCCACGGATTCTATCCTCATGGTCGCATCGGACAATGCGCAATCCCCACTCACGGCGGATATCGACGACACCCAAACTTCGATCCCTGTCAGCGACGGTTCGGTGTTTGAAACGCCGTGTCTCATTGGCATCGACGACGAAATCATTTCCGTAGCCGGTCGGAGCGGGAACAATCTCACTCCATGCATTCGCGGTGTTAGCGGCACCACGGCGGTAGCCCACACCGACAATACCCCGGTATTGGGTTATGTCTTTGCATACCACCACAACCAAGTCGCGGCGGAAATTCAATCGTTGAGCGGATTCACTTTTCAGAACGCCATGCGCGGGTTGGATCGGCTGGAAAACCTTCTCTCCTACAGCGAAGAATTAGAAAATGTGGCGTGGAACAAATACACCGGGACTACGGTACCGGCCACAAATATCGCGGCACCGAACGGGACCAATACCGGGCGGCGGCTCTTGGAAGGAAGTGGTTCGGGTCGTCATGGTGTGGGAGCCAGCTATAGTACTCTGACCGATGGCACGGCTATCGTCATCAGCGTCTATGCCAAGAAACAATCTTTGGATTGGATTTGTATCGGCCAAAACATCAACGGAGAAACCGGTCGCCGGGCATGGTTCAACATCAACACCGGAACGATTGGCACCGTAGGAGCCAGCGCTAAGGCCACCATCGTCGATGTTGGCAACGGATGGTACCGCTGTTTGGTCGAAACAACCCAAACTACGAACGTCACCAAAACATTCGATATCGTCATGACAACGGGCGATAGCACGGTGACGTATAACGGGACTTCCACAAATGCCACCTACTTTTGGGGAGCACAAGTTCGGCAAGGAACCATGAACGAAAAACAGCAGTACGTTGTCACCACCGGAACCACGGTTTCCGTACAACAGGGCGGCATCGTCCTAGATGAAGGGGATTTGAGCTAATGGGCGTACCTATTCAACGGCGGGGCGGCACTACGTCCCAACATTCGAGCTTCACCGGCAAACCGCGTGAAGTGACCATCGACACGACCAAATGGACTGTAGTCGTACATGACGGGTCCACGCTTGGCGGTTATCCGTTAGCAAAGGAAATCCACGTCCACGGAAATGCAACGACCAGTGTGGCTGGATTCATGTCAGCGACGGACAAAACAAAACTAGACAACCTTCCAAGCTCTGTCGTCTATCAGCAAGTCCAAACCAACAACACACCGGGGCCAACGCGGTCGGCACTCAACTTCACGGCGTCTTTCGCAGTAACCGATGACAACGCCGGAAACAAAACCACCATCGATCTGAGCGATCTTGGCATTGTCCCGGCACAGTATACGAAGGTCACGGTGAGTGCGCAAGGCCGGGTGACCGCTGCAACTGTTCTTTCAGCGGCGGACATTCCAAGTTTGACATCGGCCAAGATCACCGATTTCAATGCGACAGTCCAGACCAACCGGTTAGACCAACTGACCGGTCCTACTGGTTCGGTCAATCTCAACTCACAGAAGATCATCAACCTGTTGGACCCGACAAATCCACAGGACGCGGCGACAAAAGCATATGTCGATTCCGCGCGCGTCGGTTTGGAGTTCAAAGAGTCTGTCCGGGCAGCGACGACGGCGAACATCAACTTGACTTTGCCGGGCACCACTATCGACGGTGTAACGCTGGTCAACGGGGATCGGGTCTTGCTCAAGGATCAGACCACGACATCACAAAATGGCATCTATGTGTTTGCGGGACCGTCAACACCCCTCAGCCGGGCGGCGGACTCGAATACAAACGATGAAATGTTGCCGGGCACATTCGTGTTGGTCACTGAAGGCTCTACCAACGGCGACACGGCATGGGTTCTTGCTACGGATGCTCCGATCACTTTGAACACTACCGGATTGGATTGGGTACAGTTCTCCGGGGCGAACAACGTGGCGGCGGGCGATGGTCTATCCAAAGTCGGCAATACTTTGAGCGTGCGCACATCGAACGCAAGCCGTATCGTTGTGGGTGGAACGGGTGTGGATTTGGCGACCACGGGTGTCGGGGCGGGCACATACAACACGCTGACAGTTGATGTCTACGGGCGAATCACCGCCGCGACAAACACGGCCTTCCAAGCACAGAACACTCTACTGACCAATTTGGTTGGTTTGGGATCTTCTATCGGCATTGTGGCGAAAACTGCTACCAGCACGGTGGCGACGCGCACCTTGACCGCTGGTACCGGTATCAGCATCACCAACGGCGATGGCGTCAGTGGCGATCCTACCATTGCACAGGCGGCGGATACAGTCGTTCAGCGCTTGCGTCTATCGAAAGGCGGCACACTGGTCGGAACCCGGCGGGAACTCAACTTCATCGACGGATCTGGTATCAGTATTGATGTGGTGGATGACACTCCAACGAACCGGACCAACGTGACGATCAATCAGACAGGCGGCGTCTCTTCGAGCGCACAGTTCGTCTGTCTGGCAAACGACGGAACCCTTTCCAATGAGCGTGTCTTGACCGCTGGCACCGGCATCAACATCACCGATGGCGGTGCGGGCAATAACGTGACGGTCGCAATTGTTCAAGACCTTGGCGCGGTGCCATAAACCGCACACGTCCTAAATGTCTTTGTGCAACTAGGACAGCAATTCGTTCTGCTCTACAAAGAGTCTAAGGGACCTTCACGGGCTTTCGCATGTGAAATCATTCACATAGAAGAGAAAGACGTGAAGGTCGCTGTGTTTCATCCCGGCGAAGACTTCCGTATCATCAACGCGACGATGGAAGGAAAATTTTTGATCGGTCCACGCGACACGTACATGGAACTCAAAGATCCGAACGTCAAAGAGAAAGTGACCATCGCCAGATTCCGGGATACTGTACTTGCCCGGCTAACAGAGGCCGAACGGCGCGCCTATGAGAATCCGGCGGGCGACAAGAAAAAGAAACCGAAGTCCACAGCGGTTCTTCCCGTACAGGAATCTATACCGGAGCCGCCCAAGGTGACCAAGAAAGCAAAGGAACCCGCGCCAGCTAAAAAAGCCCCGGCGAAAAAAGCCACTAAGAAAGCGGCCAAGAAAAGTCCGAAGAAAAAAGCCTAGTCGTCTTCTGTGTTTTCGTGGTTATATCCACAGCGCGGGCACTTGGATGGATAAGCGGGAATACCGCGCAATCGCGCCACAAGATTCACGATACCGTTCACCAGCATTCCCAAGAGGATGAAGCATCCGATGAACACCCAAAAACCACTGGTAGCGAATTTCAGAAGGTCAAGAAGCATACTACTTTTTATACCACTTCTGTTCGTCTAGCTTGATTCCCTTTGACAGACAGGCGTCATGAAACTTCTGATAGAACTCTTGCGCATAGGTTTGGCTGTCCATGTTGATCGGCCAGTGCCACGGCGCTCCTAACAAGTCTTCGACGATGCTGTCGATCAAGATGTCCCGGTCGATGGTATCGCACACATCATCCGGCGAATCCCGCTTGGTGACCGGATGCCGGTCGGAGTACAGCTTGATCTGTTCGTTGGTGAGAATGATGCCAAAATGACGTTGCATCGTTTCCCGAACGTTGGTGTAGACCGGCGGCGCGGCTTTCTTCGTTGCGGCTTTTGCCATGAAAAAAGAGTATCACATATTGACTTGTATGTCAAATGTGTGGTATACTCTTCTCATGAACGAAGAAAAACTTCTCAGGCTTCCCGTCCCGCTGGCGACAAAGATGCTTGAATATGGGTGGATCGTCACAGGCGTGCCATCCATCGGAATTGCCTACACGGTCGGTCTGATGGAGAAGTTCAACCATCCTGAAATCGCCATCCACGGACTTCCGGTTCAAACATCTTACGGCTTCCTCCAATCGATTGTGAAGATGATCCGTGACGGCAAACGGTTCGAACCCGGCCAGAACTACGATGAAATCGCGGCCAACTTCCCCACACAGTTCGTCGTTGTGGACCGGGAGAATGCGTCGTGGGTCGGTATGGTCTACAACTACAACGGCCCGATGTTCAACGCACTTCAGATGATCTGGACGGACACGAAAGGAAAGTTTCCGTGGGAACCCGACTTCGAAGAGCGGTTCCGCGACAAACAACATGTCCTCAATGTCCCGGTGCCATACCCCGAATCCGGCGATAGCTGTTGTGACGCAAATTGTGCGTGCAATTCGAAAAACAATCCGGTCCACTGATGTATAATGATGGGTGAGCGTGTGCTGTGAGAGGTTCGCGCTTTCTCTTGCTTGACGGCGGGCCAGTGTATCGGCCCGCCATTTTTATTTGGTCACCGTGACGGAAGGCGTCGCCGCCCGGTTGATATTGAACCAAATCAAAGTGCCGTTCGCGGCATAGCCGATCACCCGGTCGTACCACTTCGGCTTCGTGAGCCTGTCGATGTTGGATGTTATGTTGCTGGTGTTCTGGACAATGATGGGGAACTGTGTAGCGAAGGCGTCCGTGCTCTTCCTGACATCGGAAGCAACCAAAGGAATGGTCGTCGAAATCCCTTGCATGGTGGCCGATGTATCCCGGCTGGCGGCACGGAAGGAAACCATTGAATCGGTCACAAGGTTCTGCCAACAGAAATCATTCTCCGCACAGTTCGTGAATGGCTTCAGTGAAGTGTCCAGACGATCCGGTATCGCCGCATAGGTCTTCGTCAGATCATTCACCCCGCCCGCTACGTTGGTCAGGTTTCGGTCAGCGGATGCCACCAACTGATCGACCCGCTTCAAGGTTTCCCCTTCCAGTGCGACTAGATGACGATCCGTGGTCTTTTCCAGACTGCTGATGCGACGATCCGTGGTGGTTCGGATCTCTGTTAACTGTTGCTCCGTGGTCGCTCTCCAATCGGTCAACTGGCGATTCGCGGTTGTTTCTAAGGAAGACACCCGCGTGTCAATTAGCGCACGGGTTGCGGTCATTTCTGTTTTGATGATGTCGGGAACAATCCACAGAAGGCGGGCAACAAAGAGCAAACAGAGAACAGAAGCGAAGTAGAAGGACGCTTTCGCAACGGCTAAAATCTTATCCATAAAAGCTACTTAGCGGCCTTACTGGATAACTAATTGGCTATTCTGCGGCGACGACTTCACTCAAAATATCCCCGGTGGCGATCAAGTTTCCAGTCGCATCGATCTTCATCAGATGCGGAACTTTGCGGATCGAAAACCGGCGGACCAAATCCGAAGAAGAGTTGACATCCACAAATAGCGCTGTGATTTTGGTCGGGTCTAATCCACCTACTCGTTTCACCATGCGTGCGCTTAGCACACTGCCGGGCATCACAAATACAAGGAGAATGGGGAGTTTCGATGCTTTGATAGCGGCATCAATGGTGTTGGCGTCAACGGTGGTCACACACCTATTTAGGGCTAGACCAGTGCGTCAGCTTGTTCCATCGTAGGGTTGATGTAGCAGGATTGGCCGGTGGCCGCTTCCTGTTGCTCACGGAAGATCGAAACGATGGCCCACGGAACGATTCCTTCTTTCCGGCAATTCCATCCGTGATCCCACGCCTCTTTGTAGTACCCATCCCGATGCGGATTGTCAGTGATGGGTTGATTATCGCGATGGGCGGCGAATCCTTTTTTGGTGGCCCAATTTTCCCCGCTTCGAATGTAAGCGGCTTCAGCGGCATACGCTTGGCACATGGAGTTATGGTATCACGATGAGTGGTTCTGGCGTTTCTGAGAGGCGCAACCCGGTCGCACAATACGATTTGCCGGAACGATAGATCGCTCCCGCCGGACTGATTTTCGAACGCCGGGTTGCAATGTAGTTCAGCGCGGCATCGAAGTTCTGAAAATGCCCGGCCTTCACCAGATAGCATGCTGTAATCATCGGCGACCGGCTGATCCCGGCGGCACAGTGGATCAACACGCGCTGTCCCGCACGGATTCCGTCATGGATCAAGGACACGGCCCGGTGGATGATTTTGTTGTCAACGGCCAAACCATCGTGGAAACCGACTTGCCAACTATCTGCACATTTGTGCTTCAGTTCGTATTCGTTGCATACGGCAATCGCGCGGTCGATGCGTTCTCCCAACTGTGGGTCGGTGGCATCAGCAAGATCGCCCAAAAACAACTTATCGAAAATGATAGAATCCATTACGGGTACGCCTCAAATACGGAGTCCTTGACCAGTTCGAGCACCGTCACATATTGCTTTTGGTCTACCTTGTGTCGAATGCCGGAAATCAAAAACTTCCCTCTGTAGTGTTTATCGACCATCTGTTGATTGTTTTGCGGTGGCTCTGGCGACGGCATCTCAAATTTCACAACATCGCCTACTTTCAGATTGCTGTTGCCGGGCACGCTCACGCTCAACTTGATGTTCTGTAGCTGTTGTAATTGTGACACACGATCCAACAGCCAACGGTCCACTTGGTTCACGAAGGGAGCGACGCCGGTGCTGTACATCTTGAACTTGTTCGCTTTGTTGTGCAAGTCTGACCGGGAGTTCGAGTACAGTTTGTTGCCGGGATACAGGTGTTTGTGCTTGTCGAAATTCGCCGTGTAGTCCCATGTGAAGCGTTCCCACTTCTTCCGCACATGGCTGTGTGTGATGAGTTCGGAAGCATACATGCCTTGCTCTTGATTCTCTCGAACGTCGCTGTAGAAATCGACCGTGTAGGCTTGGATGGCTTCCATGTCTTGATTGATCGTCCGGGCGTGATGCGTCCCCGATTCCCTGACGTTGGCCGGTTGATAGATGATGTCTTGTACCGGTCCCTTCTCCAGACACTTTTCAATGGGAATCCAATAGAACTTGTCGAAGGTCTGATAGTAGAGATAGTTCGCGCCGTTGTAGCTCGAAGGATTGGCGCGCGTAGACAACCACTGAATCCCTTGGATCGGGTGGAGATTCGGGATTATGATGTGATGGATGTACTTCGATGGTTCAATCTCGATAGCGCCGCCGCCAAGCCATGTGTTGTGTAAGTCGGCTACGATCTCATGGATTTGCTTGCTCTTGTATGATTTGCTGACACGGACCTTGTAGTTCTTCCATGCCTCATCCGCACAGAAATTGAGGATGTATGCCAAGTTTCGATCTTTGCCAAGGTGCCGGTCGGTCGCGCTGTAGACACGAAATTGTTTCGTCAATAGTCCTTTGCCGGGCGTTTCAAGTCCGATGGTCAGGGTTTCAAATCCGAAGATCGGAAAGTTCGCCAGCCGGTTCTGTGTGTCGGAAATGAGCACGGTACCGCTCATCGTCGGGGACCAGATGTCTTCGAAGATATTGAGTTCGTGGTAGATGTAGCGAATATCCCAAATCTCACCCGTGCAAAGCGTCAGGGTCAGTTCTTTGAGGTTATAATCCTTCGGGAAATCGGCCATTTTACACCAACTTGTTTTCCTTCATGAGCCGGATCAACTGGTCTTCCAGCATCGGCGTATGTTTCTTGTCGATCAATCGAATGTTCCGCTTCGCGTCGTTCTCTGCCACCAAGAAATCATATAGTGTCACCCGCTTGCGTTCGTTCACCGGGGTACGGACAAACGTGTCGTAGTCGATCTGGACGCCGTGGATGTCTTCGTAGTGATGAAGGGTCTGATAGGTATAAATCAGACCGTCTTGCTGTGGCGTGGTGTATTGCGCCCGAATGTATGCGATGAAATCTTCATAGGACAGCGGCCAGTCGGTGTACGGGTTGATGATGTCATTCGCCAGAAGAACGATCCAGTGATACCCGGTCCAGCCGTAATAGCGATGGGCTATGTCTTCGATCCGTTCGCCATCCTTGACGGAGTACTCATACATTTCGAGCATTTCCGTCTTGATGACATCGCGGATCTTCACCCGCTGAAGGATGTTCACCGTCGCCCGAAGGTTGTTGTCGTCCAACATGTCGTATTGGACAAACGGAATCGTTGAAAAGAAAGGAGTCGGCATCGCTTCTGGTATTTACCTACGACCCCGGAACCGCCCATAAATAACCTATGTGCCGTGGCAAGGACAGTTTCGACCCAAGAATCCGGGCAAATACGTTGGCGACGTAAACGCCATCTACTACCGCTCATCGCTGGAATACCGGCTGATGAAGCATCTTGACGCTCACCCGGATGTCCTGCATTGGAATTCGGAAGAAGTGGTCGTCCCGTATGTAAAGCCGACCGATAATCGCATCCACCGATATTTCGTGGACATGGTGGCACAGGTCAAAAGGCAAGACGGTCAGATCAAAACCTACTTGATCGAAGTCAAACCCTACGACCAGTGTTTCCCGCCCAAGCAACCGAAGACGCGCAAACAGAGCGCCCGGTACTTAGGCGAAATGGCTACCTATGCTGTCAATCAGGCGAAGTGGAACGCCGCCAAAGAATTTTGCAAGAAACAGGGTTGGGAATTCACTGTGATGACCGACCGGGAGTTGAGATACTAGGATGCCGCGTAAACCGAGTAGCGACATCACACAGATTGTCAAGGACAAGGCGAAGAAATCTACGCCGAAGGCCAACGTGTCTGTGAAACCGGAACCCGCGCCGAAGATCCGTCTTCCGAAGGGGACGCCGGATGATGTTCGGGCAATTGTCAAGAAGTATCTTGAACCGTCCCCGAAGAAAGTTTCGCGCGCGGATGTTCTGAAGGACATTCAGAAGATCGTCAAGTCGTTTGCCAAAAAGACTCCCGGCCAAGAGAAGGCGAAGGTTCCACCGGCACCGAAAGCAACGACGCGACCCAAGGCAACCCCGCCGCCACCACCCGCACCGGAACCGCCCAAACCGACCCCACCGTCTCCGAAAGACGACGTTCGAGCTATCGTCAAGTCCAAGGCGAAGAAAGCCGCGACCATGCATGTCGCACCGCCGAAGACGAAACCAAAAGCCAAGCCCGTTCCGCCATCCCCGGCGAAGCCAAGCCCGGCGGCGGATATCGCGAAGGCCAAGACCAAGAAGACCAGCGTACCGGATCTTCACCCGCGCATCTATCCAACCGATGATCGTCCGCTGACGTTCTTCGACAAGGTGAAGAATCGCATGCGCCGGGAAGGAATTCCGTTGCTGACGAAGAAGGCCCGCGCTTGGATGAAACAAACATTGACCAATATGCGGACACCAAGCCGCAAAGGGTTGGTGAACAACGGAGAAACACTAGCCGATGTTTTGATCGGCAACATGTTCTTCTTCTTCTACGACGCCAAGCACAAGAAGACGCTTCCGTATTGGGACCGTTTTCCGATGATCTTTCCTTTGGAACTGTACGACGATGGTTTCCTTGGGATCAACCTACACTACTTGGATCGGACACTTCGTTTGAGGCTGTTCGACAAGTTGATGCAATTCAAGAACAACGACCGGTACGATGACTCCACGAAGTTGAAGTTGAGCTATGCTTTGTTGTCTTCCGTCGCCAAGTTCCCCGAAGTGCGACCGTGCGTGAAGCGGTATTTGTCCAGCCACGTGCGTTCGCAGTTCTTGCGTGTTCATCCATCAGAGTGGGAAATCGCTCTGTTCTTACCCGTGGAAATGTTCCAGAAACAGAGTGCGGATTATGTGTGGTCAGATTCACGTCGCAAGATCCGCTCATTCACCAAGAAGAAGAGGAAATAGATTATGTCATTCACCCTACCGCGTGTCGGAGATATTCCGCGTCTTGGGTTACCGCCCTTGCCGCCATTTCAGCCGATTGCGATCAGTTCGATTCCGCCGCGCCTGACAAACTTCGAAGCGTTCGTTAACAACTCTCCGCGTCTGGTGTTGGATCATCCAAACTACGCAAACATCACCAATTTCACCGCAACGATGTTTGCCAGCAACGTGTTTGCCCGGCCCAATCGGTTTCGGGTAGAAGTAGCGACACTCAATCTATTTCAAAATTTGGACCGCACTATCGGCCCGCCCGGATACGACCAGAATTGGGCACAGTGGTTCGGTGCCAAAGACGCTATCGAAACCGGCAACCGGCTGATGTTCTATTGTTTCAATGCCGAAATCCCCGGCGTGTCTTATCAGACCGACGACAACCGCATCTATGGCGCACAGTTCAAGGTTCCATACATGCCGCAATACAACGACATCGATCTTGAATTCTATGTCGGGGACGACATGTTCGAGCGGTGGTTCTTCGAGGGATGGATGCATTCCATCATGGACCCACAGACGCAAGACTTCAACTACATCGGCGAATTTTCAACCGGCATCACGATCACTCAAATGGATCTGAACGATCAAGACGTGTACACTTGTACGCTACTCGAAGCGTTCCCCATTGCAATCAATCAGATGGATCTGAATTGGGACACCCAAAATGAAATCCATCGGGTGTCGGTGACATTCACCTACAAGCGGGTATTGACCGTGGATCTGGACGAACGCACTCTCAGTGTCAACAATGATGCTGGTCGCGGCAACCGCGAACGTTTCCGTGAAACAGTGATTACACCGGCTCAGCGTCAGGCACAACAAAACCAACCCCGGTCCTAATCTTTCGCGCGCACATCTCCGGGTGGGCGCGCGATTTGCCTACTAAGTAATTGCTGATGAGCAACCTTCCATTACTCAAAACGCCGGAATATGAATTGACTATTCCTTCTTCCGGCCAGCGGGCGGCGTTCCGTCCATTTCTAGTCCGGGAAGAAAAGATCCTCTTGATGGCTATGCAGAGCGAAGATGAGAAACAAGTCATCCGCGCTGTTGAAGACATCATCAAGTCGTGTCTGATCGGAACCATTGATCTCAGCAAGTTGTCGATGTTCGACATCGAATACATCTTCCTGAAGATCCGCTCCAAGTCCATCGGCGAAATCGTCGAAATGCGGTATCAGTGCCAGCGGGAAATCCCGAAGACCGTGCGCGACGAACACACCGGCGAAACACAGGTGGTCAACCGCCCGTGTGGTACGAATGTGCCGATCAAAATCCATCTGGATGAAGTGAAAGTGGACAAGGACCCGAACCATACCACTCAAATCAAATTGACTGATGAAGTCGGGTTGACTATGCGATATCCCAACCTTTCGTTGGCCCGCAAATTGCAAACCGAAGGCCGGAATACAGAAGATGTTGGTCAGGCACTCGATTTGATCGCGGCCTGTATCGAATCGGTCTTCGACGCCGATCAGGTCATCACGGAGTTCAACCAAGCTGAAATGGTCAAATGGTTGGAAACTCTGACGCAGCAACAGTTTGCCGAAATTCAGAAGTTCTTCGACACGATCCCGCGCCTTCGCCACACGGTCCACTTCCAGTGCCCGGCATGTGGACATGAGCAAGACATCGTGATCGAAGGCATTCAAAATTTTTTCGGATAGTCCTGTTGCACAATTCCCTAGCGAACTACTACGAAGTACAGTTCGCCTTGGCTCAACACCATAAATACTCGATTACGGAAATCGAATCCTTGATGCCGTGGGAGCGGGACATATACGTGACCATGCTGAACAATTGGGTCAAGGAAGAGCAAGAAAGGATGCGTTCCGAACAGGCACGCCAAAAAACGGGTAGGTGAAGAGCTATGAAATGGTGGATTGATTTTGTACATGGATTCAACACTCCAGCGGGCAATTTGGTTGCCTGTCTGGTTCTGGTCCTTTTTCTGACCCCATTCCTGATTCAAAACAATCCGAAAGCGTGGGAAGCGTTGACATTCATCTTGGGAGTAATCGGTGGTCTGGTTCGGGGTGCAAATACGAACTCTGAACCGCCACCGCCCGCCCCGAAGCAACAGGATGAAGAAGAGTAAAGAATGTCCAAGTTCCAAGATTTTGTCGTTGGGTTGAACGAATCCGCCGGTATCACCCCGGCGGGCGCTATTCTTTTGTCGCAATTCGGAGCCGACGAAAAGAACAAAGCTATCAGTTCCATCAAATCTCAAGTTCGTGGCGCATTTCAGGGTATTCGTTCTATCGTCGGAAAACGAGAACCCGGTAATGACGACGCGGCTCAAGCCGTTGCGTATGCACGCCGGGCATCCCGTGTGCGCGGTACCGCCGAAAACTTTCTGATGATGCAGACCGGTCTTCTCCGGTCGGTATCAAAGAACATCAGCACGATGAATGATTGGATGGCGTCTCTGTACAAACAGATGGCGTCACCGTCCGCCCCTGCAACTCCGACAAAAACCACCCCAACAACCGCCCGCCGGACGCCTATGCGCGATCCAATCACGGGGCGGTTTGTCGCACGTGAACTAACCGCATGGGAGCGGATCGCTAAGTCATTCGAATCTTTCCGGGCAAACATGAAGCCTGTCGCTTCGACTGCCCCGGTTCCACTTCAGCGCGATCCGAAAACCGGACGGTTCCTTCCGCGCACAGCGGAACAGACACCAAACACATGGATGAATATCACTGACGTGCTCATGAAGCCGCTCAAGGGTATTCGTGTGTCTCTTCAGGAAATCCAAAAGAAACAGATCCAACCGTTGTTGGATAAGGGCATTCGTTTGCGGGACAAAGGCAAAGACTTTGCGGAGTCCATGCGCAAAATGATGTCGCCTTCCGAATGGTCGAAGAGACTGCAATCAGTTTTGACCAAGCCATTCCAGCCGCTCATCAGTATATTTCGGCGATCAGGTGCGACTACACAGGTCACACCTGAAGGAACCACGTCGGCACCGAACGTATTCACCGAAGAAACGAAGAAGACCGGCGGCTTATTGAGCCGCATGACGAATTTCATGGAGAGTGTCCGGGACACTTTCAATGATCTCCCCGGCGTCGGTGCGGTCACATCTCTGATGGTCATGAAAGTGACCAAGGCACAAACTGAAGAGCTAGTGAAGATTCGCGAAATCCTTGAGCGAACCTTCAAACTCGAACAATCAGCGGAAGCCCGCGCCGAACGTGCGGAAGATGCCAAAGAAGAAACTTCATTTGAAAGCCGGGCCGGACAAGCCCGCGTCATGCCGACATTCGACAAACTGAAAAAAGAAAAGGGTGGCGGTGGATGGTTCGGCGGACTCATACAAACCATCTTGGGTGAATTGGTTGAAGGTGCAATGCTTCGCTATGGCCTCAAAGGTCTTGGTGGAAAACTCCTGTCAAAGTTCCCGGTCTTAGGTAAGATCGGTGACCTATTCAAAAAGATTCCCGGTGTCGGAAAGCTGTTGGGCATGTTCAAAGGTGGCGGTGCGGCGGCGGGTGGCGTTGGAATTCTTGCCAAACTAGGCGGCATTGGCGAATGGCTCAGCGGTCTGACCAAAGTTTTTACGAAGATCCCCGGCCTTGGCAAGCTGCTAGGACTAGGCAAAGGTGTGCTTGGCAAACTGGCTTGGCCGCTCACCGTCATCATGGCTATTTTCGACTTCTTCAGCGGATGGAAAGACGCGGGAAAGGTTCTTGGTAAAGCCGAAGATCAGTTGACAATGATGGACCGCCTTGGCGCGGGCGTCGGAAGTATTCTTGGCGGTCTGGTCGGGATTCTCGATAGTGTCCTTGGATTGTTCGGAATCAAAACCGACATGGGTGGTTTCGTCAAGAAGTGGTACGCGAAAATCTATTCAACCATCGCCAACTTCCTTGTCGATTCCATCATGAAACCATTCACAGCGCTTGGTGAACAAATTGCCAAGGTGTTTGGTTTCCGCTCATTGCAAAGCGCACTTGACTTCGTTCAGTTCAAATTGGACAAGGGCACGAAGTTCATCAAAGAAGCCTTCACCAAAATGGCGACGACCGTTGGTGAATACATCGACGGATTGAAGAAGCGGGCTATCGAGGGCATCAAGAGCATTGGTGCGGCCATCGGCGACTTCTTCACGAAGACAATCAATTGGGCAACCGAAGGCGTCAAAAATCTGGCCGGTGCTATCGGCGAAAAATTCGTCGGTATCGGCGACAGCGTGGCGAAGTATCTTGGATTCGACAGCATGAAGTATGCCTACGAATCGTTGCGGGATAAGATCACAGGCGTCTTCTCTGGCATCGGTGCTGGCGTCGCTAAGCTGTTAGGATTCGAAAACTTCGATGCGTTAGTGGATCGCGTCATGGCATTGAAGGATATGATCCTCAAACCGTTCACCTACATTCAAGAAAAGATCGGTGGGTTTGTCAAGGGTCTTGGCAAGATTGCCGGATACTTGGGCTACAACGACAAAGAGTTTGCCGACTATGAAAAGAAGGTGAACGAAGACCGGGCGGCGAATGAACGCGCCCGTCAACAGAAAGCACAACAGGCACGGGAAGCCGCTCAGCGGGCCGAACAGCGACCGAATGAACCCATTCAGGTTCCTACCACCCCGGCGTCTACACCGGCACCGGCGCTCGAAACACAGAACTACGATCCGGCACTGGATACCAGCCGTCAAGTGGATATTCCCGCACCGACACGGATGCCCGCCGCTGGCGCGCCGCCCGTTTCTCAAACTCCAACCACAGAAGGTCAAGGGTCAGAATGGGTGCGCCCACTCATGACTGGTGTGACATCCGACTTCGGTATGCGTAATCACCCGGTCACCGGTCAGGAAGCCAAAATGCACGAAGGTACCGACTACGCTGGCAAGATGGGTGATCCCGTCAAAGCGGCGGGAGACGGGGTTGTGCAATTGGCCTCTTCGCTTAGAGGGTATGGCAACGTTGTCTATCTCAACCACAAGAACGGATATCAGACGCGCTATGCGCATTTGTCATCATTCGCCCCGCTCAGCATCGGTCAGGAAGTCAAAGCTGGTCAGGTGATCGGCGCGGTCGGCAATACCGGCATCGGTACCGGCCCACATCTACATTTCGAGGTTCGCAAGGGTTGGTCGTTGGCGAACAATCAGACCAAACCGGAGAACCCGGAAATCTTCTTCCGGTCACAACAAGAGACACAAGAACAGGATCACTCACAGCGGCCCTCAGCGGTCCCTGTACAGCGTCCGCCACGTGATCCTGATGTGATGACTGGATGGAAACGTCCGAACCCTGTAGCGTCCGCTATCAGTACCGGCATCGGTCGTATAGCGGATACCGTCCTATCCAAAATTCCACGCGGTTCAACCCGTCCTGTCGTCCCGCCGCGTGATCCGTCGATGCGGACACCGGGACCGGGTGGACCGGGAAGCGGCGGAATCAACTACCGCCCCGGACAAGTTCCGCCTGAAATCGCGGAAATGGCCGTCAAGATGGAAAAGGAAACCGGCATCCCGGCGGCGGTCACTATCGCACAGTGGGCAACGGAAAGCGGTTGGGGACAGAAAGGCATCGGCAACAATGTCTTCGGTATGACCAAAGCGCGCCGCCACACCAAGAGCCAAACGAAGAGCACAACCGAAGACATCACCTACGATCAGTTGATGAAGTTCAGCCCGGCGGAACGGGCATCTGTTCGCACGCTGGACGGACAGCCGATCAATGGTCCGTGGCAAGGCAAGATGAAAGTCAAAATGGATCGGGAGTTCGCAGACTTCGATACACTCGAAGACGCATTCCGGGACCATGCCCGTTTGTTGTCTGCCAACACGGGACCGTACAAGACAGCGTTCGACCGGTATAAGATGACCGGCGATGTTCAGGGATTCATCCGCGACATCGCACCGACCTACGCTACCGACCGAAACTACAGCAATGTGATTGGCCGCATCGCCGGTCAGCGGAATGTCATGGATGCGATTGGCAGTTCACGCAATGCCTTGGGCGTCGCGCCGCCGCCGGTCACCGTGGCACAAGCTCCGACGATGGGACGGGACATCATGCGAACCTCAGCGGAAAATGCACAGATGGCCCGCTCATTGGCACAACAGGCACAAGGCGGCACACTGAATGTTGCTCCGGTGAACGTCAATCAGAACACCACCAGCATCGTGGCGGATCTGAAGGCGCGCAACACAGAGAACACCCACAAGCGCATCATGGACCGGGAATACTACCGGACCTAAGCTGTCATCGTTTCATCCATCTGTGCAATGATTGATTCAATTTCTTCGTTGCACAGATGGTTCTCATCGTCCGACACATATGGATCTTCGATAGATGCCATCACATCATCGGGGATCTGGATTGATCCAAAATACAATTGCGCCAATCCCGTATAACATGAGATTTCTTCACGGGTCAACCCAAGACGAACAAAGTATTCGTCACCACCCGGCCCACTGTACTTCCAAGCCAACCGGCCCGCCCACGGATGGTCTGCCGGAAAAACAGACGATTTCGGATACCTTGATTTTATTTCGTGTCTCTTCGACCAATGGATTTTTTTCTTCCAGAAGATCGAAGTACTTCTGCATATCGTCCGGTCTTGGATGACGATAAACTTGGGTTTCCTTTCGAGTGATGTGGTCGTAGCTATAGCAGTAGTGCTGGTGAATACACGCGGCCCTCACCAAATCTCTCAAGCGATCTTCGAGGATCATACATTATCTTAGTTCGGACCTAAATACGGTTCAATGTTGACCTTTAACACATCCCGCTTGCATCAGCCGTCGATGTACTTTCAGACCAAGTTTCCGAAAGACGGCATTGTATTGCACTTCACAGCGGGGACGACCGCCAGCGGCGCGATTGCGACGTTTGAATCGTCTCCACGAATCAACAAGTACCCGATGTCCGTACCCTACGTGATCGGGAACGACCCGGCGGCGACGGTTTTCAAACTGTTCGACGATGAGTTTTGGGCATACAATCTGGCAATCACCGGCCAGTGGGCACAGCGACACAAACATGACAAGCGTACAGTTGCGTTTGAAATTGTCAACCCCGGCCCGCTTCGCAAGGTTGGAGACAAGATGTGTTTCTGGCCGAAGAACTGGACAGCACCATACTGCTCTGTCAGCGAAACGGACAAGTACATCGAAGTGCCCGCGTACCGTGGTGAGAAGTTCTTCGCCACGTATACACTCCAACAGATCGCCAATACCGTTGCGCTGTGTGAGATGATGTGCGACAAGTACGGTATCCCGAAGGTGATTCCACCAGCGGCGAAACGCATGGCCTTCGACATGCCCTACTTCGATAAGTTCAAGGGTGTGTTCACGCACGTCAACGTCCGGCCCGACAAATGGGATTTGGGTCCGGCGGGTGAATCGATCTGGCAAGCCCTTCTGAATGCGGGATACCGGGAAGCCTAGTAACCCATAAATATCACCCGAATGGAAATGCTAACACCACAAGAACAAGAATCGTTACAGATGGCGACGATCTGTAGCGAATGCCGTTGGGGAATCTTTCATCGTGAAGAGCACGATGGACTAATCGTTCGGATGGAAACTCCACTTTGCGGCCACCAAAGTTCATTGATCGGTCGTAACTTCGTCACTGGTGAATTCAAATTCAAGCCGTGCGAAACCATCAATCAAATCGGCAACTGTCACATCTTTGAACCGAAGCTGCATCCGAATCAGGAAAACGTCATCGCCCATGATGGTGTTTCGTTCAATGACGATCAAGAAATACTGGACGGAGACGACGACACTCAGTAGGAAAAGCGACAACTAAAGAAAAAAGCCCGGCATTTCTGCCGGGCCTTTCTTTTTCCTAAAGGACTTTTAGTCCTTCTCCACCAGTGCGGCGAATGCATCTTCCTCTTCCTGTTGCCGGGAAGTGGAAGCGCCGCCACCCTTGCCACCCTTCGAGGGAGTCACGTCGAACGGAGGATCGTCGTCATCTTGCGGCAACACAGTGCGGGTCGTCGCCTTCGCAGCGGACGCCTTTGCTGGTGCCGGGGTGGGAGCGGACGCGGAAGCGCCGCCAGCCACACCCATGACTTCTTCGAAGCGCTTCTTCAACTCTTCGTAGCTCTTGAACCGGTTCGGGTCCAAGAATTCCTTCAAGCTGTACTCCGAATCCCAAATGTTCTGGATCTTCTTCTCATCGCCACCGAACATCGGAGCGGGAGAGTCGAAAACCGAAGAGTCGTAGTTGGGATATCCTTCCACGTTCTTGACCTTCAGACGGAAATTCGCACCGCCGAAGAAACAGAACGGGTCCACAGACGGATCATCCTTGAACGGGGGTTCGATCATGTCCTTGATCTTGGTCATGACCTTCTTGCCGTACTTCCACAAGAACACCTTGCCTTCGTTCTCCGGGTGAGCCGGATCACTGATGACCAGAATGTTGCTGATGTAGTGGGTACGACGGGCACGCTTACGGGCCAAGGCAATGTTGGCTTCTTCGCCAGTCTGCCACAGCTTGCTGTTCTCTTCCGCCACCGGGTCGGTCTTTCCGATGGTCTGAAGGCTCTCTTCCACGTACCACTTACCAGTGGGACCTTGGAAGCCGTAATCGTAGGTGGGAATGTACGGGGTGTCTTCGTCAGCGCGGGCCGGAAGGAACCGGATGATTGCGCTACCCGTACCGCTCTTATCGCGCTCCAGATTCCAGAAGCGCGTATCCTTGGCGCGTCCTGCACCGGAATTCGTTTCTTCCATCTTCCGGCGAAGCGCGTCCTTGTTGGCCTGCATATTGGCCTTGAGTTCTGCAAGACTTTTCACTGTGTTGTTCTCCTATGTGTCTGTCCAATCCTTTCTGCCGAACGTGCTTGAATTTGGCTTTCGCCCGCCGTCCGACGTACTTTGGCTAACTTCTGACTTTGATCGTAACGTGGGTTCTACCCACGCAAAAACTATTTAGACACCGGCTTTTGATCGCCGGAATCTTTTTTCTCACCGGATTCAACAACGATTCCGGCTTCCTGTAATCGATGCCGAAGCATCGAATTCTCTTTGAAAAGAGACTTCAATTGATCTTGAGCCTTCGAAAGCTCTTCGAGCAAAAACAGATTCTCTTCGTGCGATCCGCACAGTTGATCCATCAACGTTTGGATATACAGGTCCTTACGTTCCGGGCTTACCTTCGTGACAATCATCTATGCAATGTACCCCTTGAGAATGGTTTTCAGGCGTTCCTGATTGATATTTAGCCGGGTCAGGAAGGCCGCGTATTTGATCGCGACCATGCGCTTTTCTTTCCATGCCAAGTCCAATTGGTCAAAGTAGGCATCCATCACAGTGATGATCTTCGGTTGAAAGTGAACCAGCCAAGCGAAGGTTTCCATCGATATCTGGCCGGACATCAGCAAGGTGTACAGCATTGGCTGTGCGTCGCTATCGCCCCGGATCGACTTCTTCAACGAACCGGCACGCCGCCTAATGACAGTCAGGTCGTCTTCGAACTGAACGTGCATGGTGTGGAGCCGCCCCACCCATTTCTGATAGCACTCCAGATCGTAGAGGTTTCCATATTCCTTGGGTGACCGAGTAACCATCACCGAAAGAAAGTGATCCCGCATGTCATCGATCTTCTTGAACCGGCGGGTCAGTGCGATCCAAAACGTTTGTTTGCTTGGATGCTCTTGCCACTTCTTCCAGAAGTGTCGCCGGATGATCGGGTTTGACACTTGGTTGAAATAGTCGAATTTCGGTTCAGTCAGGTGCTTGTAGAGTAAGCCCCGTGTGTAGTAGGTTTCAAATGGTTCAAAGAGCATGTCGCTCATGTGAAGCGCAAGCGGGCCGTCTTTTTCACCATATGATGCTTTTCGGCATCGTCCTGAAGTTTGTCGCGTAGAGTCGGGGTTAACAACGTCGCCGCAAATTGGGGTTCCATGTTTTCCTTCCCGGCCACCGCCAAAATTGCGTCAATGATGCGCATCCCACGACCAGAACGTGCGATTCGTTCTACCTCTTCGGAGAATCGCAAAATGCTGTTTTCATGATCCAGCGGGTCATAGATTGCCATACCTCATTAGTTTAGCGTCGAAGTTGACACCATCGAATCTAAATGACGGTATGAAACAAAAACCCGCGCAAATCGATTCCGTGAGCGTTCGCCGCGCCACTGACTTCGCGCGCACCACCGGGGACGCTACCGTCGCCAAAGCAATCAAATTTCTGGACGATCCAGAACGCCTACAGCGGATCAAGGATTCACAGTGCAAGACATGCTACTACATCCTTCGGTCGCGCCTTGGCGGTCCTACGGCCACAGAACGGCCATGCGGCATTTGTGGCAAAAACGAAATCTACGACACCACCACAACCGATCCCATCTGTTTCGATTGCGCTGTGAAAAACGAACTGTGTAAGCGTTGCGGCGGCGACATTCACATGCGGCCCCGCCGGTCATACCGGCCCGATGATGAACGAGAACAACCCAAGCCCCTCACCCGCCCTGCCTAGTATATTAGGCAAATCTACATCAACCGGCCCGGATGTCTAGTATATTAGGCATCCGGGCCTATAATGGAACCAATGATAAAGTTCTGGAAAGTCCTTGACAAGTGGGGAGAGTTTTCAAACTTCTACCGCCGCGAAATCGTGATCGATGGCCGCAAATGGAAATCGACCGAACACTACTACCAAGCGATGAAATTCTACCCCGATGCCACCATCACCCTTGGCACGGAACCGCCTTCACTCGAACCCTACACCATCACTCTTCACGACTACATCGCCGGGTTAAACAGGCCACGCGAAGCCGCCGATGAAGGGCGGCGTCGTGACTTCCCGATGCGACCAGATTGGGATGATGTCAAAGACGACTTCATGCGCCGGGCGATCCATGCCAAGTTCACACAGCATGCGGATCTCCGCGAAATCCTTCTCAGCACCGGCGACGACATCCTGATCGAAGACAGCCCGTTCGACTACTATTGGGGATGCGGTCGCGACGGAAGCGGCAAGAACATGCTTGGCGTGCTCTTGATGGAACTCCGGGATCAACTTCGAACAACGTCAGTATCCTTTTCGTAGCTCTGTTGTGGGGAACAATTTGCCTTCACTCTTCGAACACTGTTCACAGTAATAGACGAACATAGTGAATCGCTGTGTTCCCCACGTTTTCGATTTGATCCCACTGGACGCATTGTCCGGCACATCCTCTCCACATTTCTCACAAACCATACCAAAGGCCCGGCGTTTTTCAAGTTCCGTCATCGAAACAAATTTATCCAAGCCCGAAAAACAGTACTTCCGTACTATTGGCATTCTCGGTCAAACGAGCGATCATGAAGGTGGAGAGAATGACGATGAAACTTGCCTTGAACAAATCCTGTTTCGTGCTCGAAGCGACCTATGATGAATTTCAGTCCGCCAAGGCCGCTGGTCTGAACTACACCGGTTTCAAGTGGGACCGGGAAGCCCGCCAGTGGAAATCGCCCCATGTGATCGCCGCCGCCCGCGTCGTCAAGAGCTACCGCGAACTCAACAACGTCGAACTCGAAATGACGCCCGAAGCCGCTACGTTCTACGCCGCCGAAGTCGAGCGGGTCAAGTCGCTTCCCAAGTGCGGTCGGTGCGCCGGAACCGGCATGTTCGTCACAATGGTTCTGAATGGCCGTCCTACCGGCCCCGGCGGGATCTGCTACCGCTGCAATGGTAAGGGTGTCCAGAACGCCCGCGACGAAGAACGCAACGACAACTACGACCAGTATGCCTTCACTCAGGCTCTTCGCTCCATGATGGCGTAGAGCATCAGAAATCAAAACGGGCCGGAACGTTCATGAGGCGTTCCGGCCCGTTTCGTTATTGGTATCAGCTTGCGGCGTTGTTTCTCCGCTCCCCGGTGCTTCGTGTCGCCGGGTTGGTGGCCCCATCACTGACCGCCGGTTTACGCACACCCCGGCGCGGTGCTCATAACGCCATCGTCAGCTAGTCCAGCACGAACCAGACCAACAGACCGGCGACCGCGATTTGGTAGCGGGAGTGGGAGTTGAACCCACCTAGTACAGCTTATGAGACTGTCGTGCGCACCCGCTCAGCTTTCCCGCATCACTTTTATATAGTATCACAGGTTCTTGATGCCATCGATCAACGCTTGACCGTGCCGGACATCATCAGCACAGGCCGGGCATTCGAAGTAGTGCTCTTCAAATTCACCCACCAGCGGCTCTGGCAATTCCCTTAACAGGTACCGTTCGACGACTTGGCCGGACACAGCGTCTTCGTGTGACATGTTCATCATTGTACACGAACACTGGAATCCCGACAACCAAAATGATCGCGGCCATCAAGCCGATCAACCATGATTGATACATGGTCATGACGATCATGAGCACCGTCCACAGTGCATAGATGACCCTCTGGTGCGCCGGGCGCGTTCGGGCGATGTGAACATAGGCGGCGCGAATCGAATTCATCTGACAACCTCTATGGGTGTTTATACACGCGGAAGCCAAATTTCTTCCATGATCGACAAGTGCCGGTTCCGTTGTTCTTCCGTCAATGGCGGTTGATTGACCAACTTCATCCGGTATTCGTCCATGATCTTCTTCAGATATTCTGCTGCCACTCCCGAATGTGGACGGTGGCCGGTTATCAAAATGCCAGCCGGGAAAGGCTTTACTTCCGGGTGTGCGGCCAGAAACCTTTTGGTGTAGCTCCCGCATCCCGTTGTGGAAAAAGCGAAAGCCCCGGCAATCACCGCGAACAGGTTACGTCTAGTCATAGGACTAGTTTAGCGGCACCCGAACGAACTTGGTTTCCGTCGCGATGTTCGGCGTCGCCGGGACCAGTGTGTACACCTTGGTCGATCCGTCAGAGTAACGGAACCGCATCATTTCCAGACCGACGCAACTGACATTCGGAGTGGGATTGGGAACGGGATCTTTGCAGACTCCCCACTCCACCACCTGTGGAATCTTCGGGGAACGTTGGTCCGTGCTCAACTGTGTTTGAACCAAAGCGAACACTCCGGTGGCTGAAACCAACACAGAGAAAAAAATCAACGTACAGACGTACAAACGTATCATCATAAAGGAATCGTAACACGGTTTTGGCATTTTTCGTCCGGTCTACAATACAAGTACATGCAGAACACTCTAATCCCAATGGTCGTAGAACAGTCTCCGCGCGGTGAACGCTCCTACGACATCTATTCCCGTCTTCTCAAAGAGCACATCATTTTCCTTGGCACCGCCATCGACGACGACGTTGCCAATCTGGTCGTCGCACAGCTTCTTTTCCTTGCGGCGGAAGACCCGGACAAGGACATCAGCATGTACATCAATTCGCCGGGCGGATCGATCACGGCGGGCCTTGCTATTCTCGATACGATGAATCTGGTCAAGCCCGACATCGTGACCTATTGCGTCGGTCAGGCCGCGTCGATGGGTGCTGTGTTGCTGGCGAACGGTGCCAAAGGGAAACGCTTTGCCTTGCCGCACGCACGCATCCTGATTCACCAGCCGTTGATGCGCGGACTCAGCGGACAGGCCAGCGACATCGACATTCACGCGAAAGAAATCTTGCGCATGCGCGAAATTCTCAACGGAATCTTAGCGACCAAGACCGGACAACCGCTCGAAAAGATCAGCGCGGACGTGGATCGCGACTACATCTTGGAAGCGGATGCCGCTGTCAAGTATGGCCTTGTGGACAAGGTGATCGAGAAACAGCCGTAACGAAAAAAGCCCCGGTCGTAACCGGGGCTTTCGTTTTATACATCTGACATTGGAAGTGGTGACGGTGGAACAAAACTGGTATCGACCTGAAGACCGTAATCGCCCGGTGCGACATCATGAATGGACCCCGTGATTGTTGTAGGATTCGGTAAAATCATGAACCCGATTTCGCCGTTCAACTCATAAGTGAAATCAAGAGAAGATGTTCCCGAACCAGACACATAAGAGAGTTCGACGATTGATGAATGCATATCATCTTCAATATCCATCGTGATCGTCGGGACGCCCACAACAATGACCGGTTCGCTGTATTGAACCCGAAGCCGGAACGTATCGCCCGTTCTGTAGATACCCTTGTTATCGACAACGAAAACGTTACGAATGACCGCCGCGCCGGTGCGTCGATCAAGGGAACCGATGGTCACCAGAACTTCACCGGTGTCAGGATTCACCCATCCTTTCGGGGTTGCAATCGCCTTCGGTGCCCACGACGGCGGATTCGATAGATTCCACAATGCCATAACCTGTATTTAGGTCATCCCCATCCCGGAGGGACGACTAAATCTTGGTGTGACTAGATCCCAAGCCGGGCGGCTAGGTGCCGCAATTACAGCCCACCGATTCCGACAGGAAGCCATCAGATCATACTACGAATCTCCCAATCGATGTTTGCATTGTGATGAAATCATCCATGTTTCAGAAGGCGCGCGGGTCGCAGAGATTCGAAAAAAGAAGTTTTGTGGGCAATCTTGTTCAGCAATCTACAACAACACACGACGGAATCGACAGACACCTACATGTCAAGTTTGCGGCACTCACGTCACCAAAGGATCAGAAAAGTTCTGTTCTGTAACATGTCACAAACAACACCGGCATACTGAATACATCCAAAGATGGAAAGCTGGATTGGAAGATGGCGTTAACGGTGGAGGAATGTCGATTAGCCCTACTATTCGGAAATATCTTTTCGAACAGAGGGGACCGGCTTGCTGGAAATGTGGATGGTCACAAGTGAACCCGGTCACAAATCGGGTTCCTCTTCAAGTAAATCATATTGATGGTAACCCACTCAATAACAAAGAAGAGAACCTTGAACTCATCTGCCCGAATTGCCACAGTATTACTCCAAATTTCGGAGCATTGAATATGGGCAACGGTCGAGAAGTTCGTCGCGCTCGATATCACCAAAAGAAAGTTGGAGCCGGAAGTGGCACTTGAAGCCACATCATTCGACCTTACAAGGATCGCGCTCTGCCTCTTAAGCTATTCCGGCGTTGGTTGAATTTTGGAGCCGCTGGACGGTTACGATCCGTCGCCTAACCCTTACCAAAGGTTCGGTCTGCCGATTGATCCTACAGCGGCGTATTTTGTTTGGAGCCGGTGACGACAAATTGAAGTCGTGACTGTGGGGTACGAATCCACTATTTTGCCACTTAAACTACACCGGCATGTGGCGGGGAGAATCGGATTTGAACCAATGATAACCATCACAAAACGGCTGTTGCCAGCAAAAGGCATGCAACGGTGCCTTAACCAAGCTAGGCTATCTCCCCATCAGGCTTAATGTCTCATATCGTAGACAATAACCGGGGTTACTGTACAAGATATGAGACATCAAACTTGGCGGTCCTGACGGGATTCGAACCCGTGATCTTCACCGTGACAGGGTGACGGGGACGGCCAACTCCCCTACAAGACCGTGGCGGGGCATACGGGAATCGAACCCGTGGTACACCATAGACAGTGGTGCCGTTTGCCACTAACGAAATGCCCCAAAACTTGCGGAAGGAATGCACACTGGCCGGTGTCGCTCCGACTAACCGTGGGAAGCATCGACTTTACAGTCGCCCCACAACAACCGACTTTGGAGGAAGGTGCTCTTTCTTAAGCTAGAAAGTCGGCACCGGCCAGCGAAATTTCGGACAAGCAAAGAAAGTACAGATCGACTAAGAATTGGACTCGAACCAACTTCTCCGGGCGTGCGGCCCGGCGCTTTAACCATGTTAAGCTACATCTCCGAATGGTGGGGACAGATAACCAATCTGAGGCGGCTTGTCCTGAAAACTATTATGACACGAAGCAAAGCCGTTCAAAGCAAGAACCAACTATCAGAAGCATCAAAGTGCCTGTCAAATGTCACCGTACAGGTCTGACGGTCACCCGGTTGCCCGGTAGCGAAGCATTCCCCATAACACGGGGAAGACCGAACTAGTAAGCCCGGCCATCTGTTTGTAACCAGATAATCTTCCGACTTCGGCTTAGAACGGCTCTGCCGGAAGTACTTATACTTCGTATCGTGGAATCTTGGTGGAACACGTGGGAATTGAACCCACCTGAATATCCTCATTGCGAATGAGGCGACCACCCCATGCAGTCCCGTGCCCCGTTTTGGTAAACCGAGATTCCTTCCGCAAACTATTCACTTGTCAAAGAACACTTGTGATCGTACAACACAGAAAACTTGTGATCGTCCGATCTTGGTGGAACACGTGGGAATCGAACCCACCTGAATATCTTCGATGCCATCGAAGCGGCCACCCCATGCAGCCCCGTGCCCCATTTGAATTTGGTGGACCGTGCCGGGATCGAACCGGCTACCTTCCGCTTGCAAGGCGGATGCTCTCCCAAAATGAGCTAACGGCCCAAATGGACAAAACCTAAAATGACTTGAGGGGAGAAAGTCTGTGGGCGGCTTAAGCCGCTGCTGCCGTAGCAGCGATGGTATCGATCACAATATCGATGCCACCGGCAAACGCAGTCGCGCGCACAGACATCGTAGTGGCTGTGTGCGTTCGAGTTGTGAAGGTTGCCTTCATTGGTGCGTTGCCTCATCTCTATTTATACATACCGCCGGGCGGATGTCAACATTTTTCGAAAGAAAAATCGGAAATTTTCAATCCCCACCGGATCGGGAACTCTTGATGCATCATGTCTCTCAGGTTGTTCCCAAAAACTTCCTTGGTGGCTTTCCGCGCGGTTTCGATGTCCGCGCCTTGTGCAACATGCATGTCGCGCATCTTGACGGACCAGAAATCCAATGTGCGCTGAATGATTCCGATAGCCTGTTCCCGGCTGGTGCAAAGGGATTCTTCTTCTTGCTCCCACGACATCGATTCACCGGTCACGGCATCCGTGTGGAACCATTTTTGGGATGCAACAACTTGCGCGGCGTCTCTGATAGTCATGCGACCATGCTATCACGATCCGATGACTTTGGAATTCCACTTTCCGAAATCCCGGCCACCGATAGTCGGAGCGGGTTTGTTCGGGTTGAAGAAGTCGTCCTTGGCCTTCTGATCGACGGCTCTTTCATCGGTCGTGTTCATCGTCCACAACTGAACAGCACTCTTCCGATCCGTCAACAGCATGTCTTTCGTCTTGTCACTTACGCCGTAACGGGTCGCCGGTAATGTCCGGCTGAGTGTAATCCGGGTTGCCAGTTTCGATACCGGGACGAAAAACGCGGTGATCTCCATGTCGTACTTGATCCAAAGATGACGCAAGGTCGCTTTGAGTTCATTGGCCTTGGCTTTCCATGTCGGCATCAGAACAGAGTATTGCATGTCGCTCCGGTTGGTATCGATATAGGTCACCAATACACATGGCTTGCCGGTCACATGTTGCATTTCTTCCGGGCTAATCGTGTCCGACACCGGCACCGGACGACCGAACTCTTTGGATACAGAATGTACTTTCGTCAAGAAGCGTGATCCGTGGTTCTCGAACCAATACCCCTGTGTGATGAGGTACGCATGGACCATTTCATGCAGAAGAATGCCGTCCCACTTCCATTCCGGTCGCACCGGCACAGCCGTGCTCATGGTGATCTTCAGGTCATAGACTTCGCCGTTCATCTTCGTGTACGCGGCCAGCGAACCAGACGGTTTTCGTTCGCCCGGTGCTAGTTTGAATTTGCCAGTCGTTGTACCAGATACCGCCTTGCCAGTCTTTCCCCACACCACCGGCATATTGTTCGGGATCGCGCTATCGAAGAACAGCTTGTTGAACAATTGGAACTTCTTCACCAACGGATAGTCTTTGAATGGCAAGACTTCATCGCTAGTGTGTCCTTCCCGGATGAAATGTCGATATGTCTTGAACACTCAGATATTTAGGATGACACAGAAAATTTGAGTGCAATCGGTTTCCATCGGTTTCATCGGGTTCTAAATACATGTCATGCCAGCAGGAAAAACCAATTCGTATAGCGATTCCGTCCTCAATCTTCTACGCGGATCAAATGTCACCGCGTTTTCTCCCTACGTGGGACTGATGTCGGTCGCTCCAACCGACGACAATTCGACAGGAACCGAACTGAGTGGAAGCGGCTACAGTCGGCAAAGTATCACTTTCGGCGCTCCTGCCGATGAAGGAACCGGCGGACGCAAAGTCTCAAACACGAACGTGATTCGTTTTGGCCCGGCTTCTGCCAATTGGAGTGCAGCGGTTGCTTTCGGCATCTATGATGCGGCGTCCAGCGGCAATCTTCGATATTGGGGAACCATGACTACTGTCACCGTGGTGTCGAGTTCATCCCTTGAAATCGCTATTGGAGACTTGTCAGTCGTCGAAGACTAACGAAGCAAGGAGCGCAAAAGAATGAGTAAAGCAAATACCTTAGAGAATGATGTACTCCGAAAAGTTTTCAACAATGTCGAACCCGCGTGGGATGGGGTCGGAAACCTTTTCGTGAGTTTGCATACCGGCGATCCCGGCGATGCTGGCAATCAAACGACGAATGAAGCCAACTACACCAGTTATGCGCGGGTGTCAGTTGCAAGAGACAATACCGGTTGGACTGTTGTCGGTGACACATCCAGCAACACAGCAGCTATCAATTTCCCCCAATGCACTGGTGGATCAAACACCATTACGCATGTTGGTGTTGGAACGGCAAATTCTGGCGCGGGCACTCTTCTTTACAAGGGAGCACTAAATGCTAGCTTGGCGGTTTCGAATCTTATCACGCCAAGTTTTCCGATCAGTGCTTTGCAAATCATCGAGGACTAATTCATGTCGTTCACTTCTATCGACAACGTTGTCAATGCAATCAGTACCAATGGCACTTTCATCAGACTGCCGTTTTACAAGATCACCGGCGCTGGTGCTTATACTGCCAGCCGTGGATATTCTTTCTTTCAGTTAGCCGGTCAACCGGCGGCTGGTTCGTATTCAGGAACCGCGTTGACATCTGTACAGATGACAAGCGCGACCCAAGGCGCACTTCCTTTGAATGCCGCCGTCGCTCCTGCTACCCGACATTTGCTGAATTGGGGAACAGTAACCGGTGTCGCAACAGGTGTACCATCCACATTGATGTTGGTGGACTTTCTGTTATACTACCCGACTGTCAACGCCAACACCACTTCACCGAATACACTTACGAACAGCGCATCTTTGCCCCGGTATACGACCGGTGATGGTGTCATGATGATGTTGGAAGTGACCGCTGCATTGGGAGCGACAGCATCCAACGTAACAGTGTCCTACACAAATCAAGCTGGCACCGCCTCAAGAACAACTCCAGCGACCGCGATGACGGTTTCACAGATTATTAGTGGCATCGGACATACGGGTGTTGCTCCATTACACCTTCCTCTTCAGGGGACGGATTCCGGGGTACGCTCCATCCAAACCATCACTTTCAGCGCCGCTATGGGCGCGGGTTCGGCTGTTTCGGCTGTGTTGTATCGTCCACTAGCAACGATACCACTCACTACAATCGGTGTGATGACAGAGCGTGATTTCCTCTATCAATTGCCATCATTGCCCAAGATCGAAGATGGTGCTTGCCTTGGATTCCTGTATTTCACCGGTGCCGCTACCGTTGCATCTACGCCCTTTACCGGGTATCTCGATTACGCTTGGAACTAATCTGAATGCTTCGACCTAACGGCCAGTTTTTCGCATCTTTTCCGATCCGCTTCACCGGCGGATCGGAATCTATTCTGCGTTCATCGTGGACCAAAAACGAACAACTGATCGCCGGTTTCAATGGCTCACCTAACTCCATTCCAGTTGGAAGAAGGGCAACAGCATTTGCATTAGCTCGATCCGAAGGCGGCGTTTCTTGCTCTGTTCGAGGCATAGCATCGCTAGTCAGCGATTTGGGCGGAACTGGAGATGTTTCTGTTCAGATCAATGGCACCGCAACCGTTACGAATGCGGCCTTGACCGGGTTTCGTTTTGGTGAAGCGACCATCACCGGCACCGCCACTATCGCCAATGCACCATTATCGGGAGCGGCGAACGTTGGTGCTAACATTCGAATTGGTTTCAACCCAAGCGCGGAAGATATTACTGGCAATCTTCTTGATGCGCAATTTGTCGAAACCGGTGTGTCTGTTCGACAAGCTCTTCGTTTGATTACCGCTATTTTGGCCGGAAAAGTCTCCGGGGCGGAAGGAACCACGGTCACTTTCCGAAATGTTGGCGACGACAAGAATCGAGTGGTCGCCACTGTCGATAGCAACGGAAATCGTACCACGATCACTTACGACCTCACCACCTAAATGCCATATTTTGACCGGCAAGTATTCAACAAATACTTCACCCCGTACATCGTTCCACAAGAGGGGACGGGTAGTGCTGTTTTACTAAGAACCTTCAGCCGGTCACAAGCTCAAGTACAAGCAAGCCAAATTTACCGCCGGAATTTGCAAAGTCTTTCGACTTCTCAGCTTCAAACGACACCGGTCTTGCTACAGTTTTCAGACGGGATTACTTCGGCGGATAGCGCGGCCACGATCACCCAAGCTGGTATCTATTTTTCCCGGCAAACCCGAACAAGTAGTAGCAGTCAGATCAAAATCGACAATCGATCTGTCCTGTTCAATCGGGCCATCACTTCAATCAGCAAAGGAACTCTATCGGTCAGCACCACCGCGACCTATTTCCGGGTGCTCAAGTCAGATGCACGCGGTAGTGTTACCATTTCAGCATCTTCAATCGACAGTCGTATTCTGACAGCGATTGGCAATTCGGCTGTCTCTTCAACGTTTCGCATCATCTGGTTCGCCAGCCTTCAAACACAAAGCCAATCGGTCGCCACCCTCACCGCATCGTTACGATTCTTCTTTGAAGCTATTGGAAATTCCAGTACCGCCATCAATGCCGCTCAGTTGTTTTTCAACCGACAACCACGGGCGACAGGTGCCGGTCAGACCACCATCACGGCAAGTTTGATCCAGTATCGCTCCGCGTCTTTCCTTGGAAAATCTGAGACACGATTGACACCTTTGGTGTTGATCCCGACCGATATGGTTTCATTCGCGGATAGTCAAACTGATCTTGTCGCCAATCTGGTCATGCTACGGACGGCAACATCACAAGGTCGCAGCGAAGTCAAAACAAACACCGTTCTGGTTCGTCCACTGAGCCTGAACACTAGTGGTCAGAGCCAAACACAGTTGTTGGCTACCGGCCTATACTTTGCCGATGTCTCTTCAAACGGATCTTCCCGATTGACAGGGACGACCATGCTCGTTTTCCAAGCTGTTCCAAAAACAACTGGCGGATCAAGCACGTCAGTCTTTGGGAAAATCATTTGGAACGCCAATGTACAGACATCAGGTGCATCGAATATCGAATTGGGGTATACCTACATCTTTGAAAGAACAGCACAGGCTGTCAGTCGGAGTATTGCTCAATCGAACTTCTACACCGTGGCAAACACCACGCTAAAGAGTCAAGCAAACAGCAACACATTTGCCGATTCTACCGTCATGCTGCCTAGCGGCCAGATGGTCAGCCGGGGACGTAGTGCGATGAAGAGAGAGTCCAATAACGTGATTTTCTTGGGCAACATCAACAACTCTTCGGTCCACATCGGAAACAAGATCGCCATCAGCTAAATACTCGACATGCCGGACAATTTTGCCGTTTTCAAAACCAATCTTGAGTCGCCCGCGACGAACGCATACTTGGTCGCCCCGAACGACAGTGCCGATCTGCCTGTCACGACTAGAGCGCTCATGGTCAATGCGGACGGTAGCGTCAAAATGGAATTCGCCAAAGATCCATCTGGATCATTCGTGACGATTGCGCTGAAAGCTGGTCAAACCTACCCATTCCGTATTCGAAAAATCTATTCGAACGGCACCAACGCAACTGGTATCACAGCACTGTACTAGTAGTCGGTCACGCGGCGGATCATGGCGGCAACCCGGCGGCGCTGATTCACCTTACCAACGTGCATCACAATCGCGGCGATTGCAAGCAAAAACAACAACAACAAACTGTAGTTCATCATAGTTCTAGTATAGAAGTTTTGTACCTATATGTCAATAGGTCCCTGTGGAAAACTTCCAAGAGAAACAAAAACGCCGGACCCGAAGGTCCGGCATTCTTGCGAAGGTCTTTCTTTAACAAGGCACCCTCAGTTCCCCGGATGGGTGCAATTAAGCAGCCATCGCCAGAACATTGCTGTTGGCAGTTATTGTTTTACGCTGTTACCCGAATCCGCTCATAAAACTTCATCGGTTTCGGTAGTCGTCTACCGGTCCACTCCACTTTCCCAACTCACTGCCAATCGAATTCCGGGACGCCCCCGTATGGTGCCCCCTTTCGAGAGCGTGTTTTGGTGGAGGCGGCGGGAGTCGAACCCGCGTCTTGCCAGCGTCAGAATCGGATCATCGCGGACAACTCTAATTTAGCACACCACAGAATTTGATGCAAGCTGTTCTTCGTCGGACATGGCAGCAAATTTCTGCGGAGTTGGACCACCGAAGGGCGGCGTCAACATGGACTTCAGCAAGGCTTCGCGCACGTTCCGGCCCCGGAACATGTTGTTCGCACCTTGCCCCGGTTCCAGCCGGGCGACAGTGGTGCCGGTCGCATCGGTTTCGATAGACGGCCAATCACTGTCAATCCAATCGAGCATGTCATCGGCGGTGATGTTGCGCTCCGCATGTTTGACATATTTCGACGGATCGAACTGCCCGGCTGGAATCCATACTTTATGGTCGGGGCGGTCGATCAGACTGACTTCGTACATCAATCGACTTCCCACCCCGCTTCCACCATTTCCAGCGTAGAGGAATACGTCAACCGCTGAGTCGGAAGAGGAAAATCCGGCACGTCGCGGTTTGACTGCATGACAAACGTCACACTCATCCCGGTGTCTTCCTTCTTCTCCAGCTTCGCGTCGAAATGTTCGAAGAGGCTTCCCAAGTACACTGTGGGTTCCATCAGACCGTTCATCCCAACAACGAAGCCGCATTCCGGGAAACCGCCCGGTTGACGATTCGTCCGACGAACGACAGGACAATATGACTTGCCGTTCTTGGATTTGTAGTGATACGACTTCACGTCGATCAGTAACCGAATCTCTTCATGCAAATCGACACCGGGCGATGCTGTCATTTTGTTATTCCTCTTCTTCTACAGATGCGGCACGAATCGCATCGGCAACCGACGCCTTTGCTTTCGTCTCTACCTTCACATGCGGCTGATGTAACGGAGTAAGATCCGGGAACTTCAGCTTCGGGAAGCCATCTTTCGCGGGCCTTCCACGCTTGTACACCCCGACATAGCCTTCGTTCAGAAGGACATAGGTGTAAGGCGTTTCAGCCGATGACTTCCGACCGAACGGATATCCTTGTTCTGGCCGCGTGTAGTCACTGATCCTTTCTGAGAGAGACACCAGCGCTTGCAAAAAATCCGGGCGCGTATGTGCCGTAACCACGGGTTCGATCTCCGGTGAGTATGGATACCCGTCGAACTCCATACTTCCCAACCAATTCAAAGATCCGTCAGTTTCCTGAACATAAAAATCGGCGGATGTGCCAGCCATTTGTCATTGTTCTCCCTGTTGGGCCGATTACCGGTGGCATGTCCAGTACCAGTCCCCATAGGACTAACAATAACACCCCGTCCGGGTGGTAAAAATCGTTATACCTCTACTCCCAACGCTTTCAGGCGTGTCACCAAATCGGCGGACTTGGCACGTTCCGCTTCGAGTTCCCGAAGAGCTTCCGAACGAAGTTGCATGTCAGTTTTTCCGCCCCATCGCTGGAAACGAATCACAACCGGTTCCATGTCCGGCGGGTTCACTTGGAACTCAAAAACGTTGATCGCGCCGCCGTCGCGGAACATCTGTGCGACTTCCGCCGCAATGAGAATGATGCCGGGGTAATTGACCGACGCTTCAAATCCCGATGTCTCATCAAAAGTCATCCGAATCAAACGGGCGGCTTCATCCGGCGACCGATATCCGTCCAATTTTGGGTCCGCCATTTCAATGCACTGGCGCGCGTTCGCCCGGTGTCCATCCAGCGAAACGAGTTTGGAAATTCCATACCTCTCATCCAGCATGTGTTGGAGCTTGTCCAGAAGTTCTGTATCGGTCATAGAAATGATTCTACCATAGCCTTGACATACACGTCGGGTGGTGATAAGATTCAAGTTCTATGAAGCCTGAAACCTTCCGACTGTCAAGCCGACAAATAAGTCTTCTGCACGAATTCGCCACAACCCGGCGATTCATGCCGATCACCGAATGTCTTGTCATCGATCAACGGACGTTCGGGAGTCTCATTCGCAACATGCTGATCGATTACGATTCGTCCCGTGAAGCGTTTTCTATCACTCCCAAAGGCCGCATGGTCTACAAAGCCTATCTCCACACCGAAACGGGCCGGGCGCACAGTGCGGATTTTGCGCCGTCTGTTCAGGTTCTCATCAACAAGATCGGCGTCAAAGCTAAGGTCATCGAAATGGCAAAGGCGGCAAATCAATGAACTACGATGCATTCTTCTTTCCGATCTGTGGGTTCTTTCTGATTGCGATGGTGAACATCATCCGATACTGGAACCTACCCATCCGGGAATATCTCAAAGCCACCGGCTTAGGGATAGCCGGGTGGTTCGTCCTCTGGCTCTTCCTACTGATCCCCGGCGACCCTCTTGGATATTGATATGAGCGCAACCATTCTCTACGCTGTCAATGAAGAGGGAACAGTTCAACCTCACAGCCAATTCAAGAACTCATGGGGTAGTGCAATGCTGGTGTGGGACTATCTGGCACAAAAATATCACCCCGCGCCGCCCAATCACGACCCTACCGACATGTGGTCATTCTGCACGATTAACCCCAACTTCATCAAGAAGGTTTGGGATCTCCAAAACAAAGAAGACTTGCCGCTATGCGAATACGCGGCACTCCTGACCACGTTTGACGGTGCGATGTGCCGCCGGGAATATCTCCCGCGCCTGTCCGCTCTCTTGTTGGAATTTGACACACTGGCCCGCGAAAAATGGCCCGACCGCACTGTGAACAGCATCGGTGAACAAGCACGGGCACTGATGAATGTCTACAACAGCGAATACGGTTGGCAAGCTGTATGCTGGCAACAGACCACATGTGGCCCGGAGCAATGGCACGACAAGGGCGGCATCGAAGGCCCCTACAATATCCAAGGCGATGCCCACTGGTTTCTGGATGACGAACTGAAAGAGCGTGAAGCTAAACTAGTAGCGTGAAGCTACAGTTACGGTCGGACTTCCGCGATTTCTACGATCACATGTTCGACCGGTCGGGCGATGTATTCGAACGATTCACCCGAACGGATATGCACCGTCGTGACGTTTTCGAACTTCTAAGCCGCGCCGGTTACAAAGTTCCTCCCCACGGCACCGCCGCCAAGATCAAATCGGTCTTTCATGCGCCGGATGACGGCTGGACTGTCGTTGCCTATGACGATCCCTTTGCTCATCGCGGGGAAGGCAAACGCAAGACCGGTGTCAACACATTGGACCCGGAAACCTATTGCTCCCTCTACCTTGGCACTCTCTCCGAAATCACCGCCACCAACGTATCGTACCGGGAAGTTTGGATCGGTCGTCTATGGATCGGTATGTGCTATCGATCCAACGATGAATGGCGGTCTAACGTGGGTGATGTGGAAATCGTCACGACCGGCATGAGCGAAGATATTCCGCGACCAGATGCATTTGTCAATTTTCCCTTGGTCGCGGTAGACTTAGTGGGGAGTATGGACGATGGTTATGCCGTGGATCTGAATACCGCGCCCGGTCTATCGGCGGTTCGGGATATGCTTCGCGCCGGGGAAGTCGTCGATCACATCAAGGAATTTCTGGAGACACGTCATGAACCTAGACTCTAAGGTCATTGAACACATTGCGGCGAAAGAAGCCGGATTCATCATCTTCCCATCGGATCTCACCAAAGAGTTCGAATTGACCGGTGAAGCGGCTCTTCAACATCTAACCATCGCGATGAAGGCCGGGTTTGTGGAATTACGGTTCAAACTCTTCGATCAGCCTTGGGTGCGCAACCTGAACGAAATTCCGATGGTCGTAGAAACCAAGGACGGTCCCCATACCGTCACGCCACGGGATGTTATGGTCGGTTTCGAAAGAACCACTGTCCAATAAAAATAACGGGAGCAGTGTAGCCAAATACACCGCTCCCGCGTCCGGCCACAGCCAAGGTTGTGGTCCGAAAGGCGTCCCTTGACGCCACCTATATGTTAAGCACAGTCTGGCTGATATGTCAAGCCTCTATTTTTAGAATGAGGTCAATGGCACAAACCCGCCGGACGGAGAGAACTTCAGTGACAGGCCGGAAAGAGCCTTGAACTGACCCTTCACAACCATAATCCCGTGCTTACCTTCAAGCGATGGGAATGCTGTCTTGTCGATGGTAAAAGCAACTTGACCCTTAGCCACAAGGGTGGTGGTCGTCTGGTGCAATTGCACACCGGCGTCATTGAAGAACGTCAGGGTTGCAACTTGAGGGAAGCCCATTGCATTCGATAGAGCGACGCCTGTGGCGTTGTTGTTCCGAAGATCATAGACCAAGTTCAATGTATCCTTGTCTGGCGTCACACCCGGCGTAGCGGCTTCCATAGCCTCACCACGGCTGTTCGGGAACTCATAGGCGATGCTGAAACCGACTCCGGTACCGTTGACTTGCGGAAGCACTTCAGCGTGTCCTGTAGTGACGTTCGGATGTGGGACATATGGATCGGTGAGTACCAACAGACTCACACCCTTCGGCGGGATCGTCACAATCGAATCACTGCCATAGATGTTGTTCGCGACCAATGACAATGGTGTCCCGGTCGGGCGAACAAACTGGACCCGCATGATCGCTGTGTCATTGCCGGGATTCACGAAACGAAGAGTAGTCTTCCATCCGCCACCGGCGGCGATGTGCGGCACTTGCCGCTGAATCGCGGGCGGGAGTTGTGACAGCCGGGAATCAATGACTTCCAAATTCAAAGTGATCGTCTGCGACCAATTCTGAACACCGTTGCTGGTATACGTGAACGTCACCGGTAGAAACGGATACTTTCCAACACCCAATGACAGAGAACCGGGGTTAATCGCCAGTTCGATGGTAGCCGGGAAATTGGGATAGATCAGCGCGGCGGACGGGGTTACAGTCACACCGGGCGGAAGAAGGTTGGCAAAAGAATTGACCTGAACAAAAACGGATTGGTTGTTCGTGCCGGGCGGCAATGCCACCGTGATCGGCCACGTCAATCGGGTTGCACTGGCTTTATCGGCCACAGCATTGATTTCAAGCGGACTGATCGTAATGGGCGGTGGGGTCTGACCAAAAACACAAACGGAAGCAAAAAGCAAATAGAGAGTCAAAGTGATGTTGCGCATGCATTGTTATCTAGCATACGAAAAACGCCGGACCCGAAGGCCCGGCGCTTTTTTGGAGAGAGAGGACGAACTACTTGGCGGAAGTCGCAGCCGTTGCCGCCTTCTTTCCGGTTTCGATGCCAAGGTGCTTCTTGATGCGCCGGACCAGCGTGGCTTCGCTGATGCCGCCTTCAAGGAAGGCCATGAAATCGACCAGAAGCGCGGAAGTCGGATCTTCGTCAGCCGAATGGCTTTCGACGTAGTTGCGGGAGAACTTCTTCAGATCGGCCAGCGTGCGCTTGATCTTCGAACCGTCTTCGCCCGTCTTGGAGCGGCGTTCGCGTTCGTGCTTCGCCAGCACCGCGCCGGTGATGCGCTTGAGGGTCGCCGGGTCGATGGTTCCCTCTTCGGCCATCGCTTCGTTTTCGGCCTGACTCTGAGCGTGTTCGGCGACAATGGCGTCCACCATCGTTTCGCGCTCCGATTCCGGCACCTTGACCAGCGTCTTGGCGGCGACTTCGAGGCTGATGACACCCGCGTCCACCAACTCCTGAATGCGCGTGGAGAGTTCGGACAGTTTCAGGTGGTGGTAGACGTACCACGGCTTCTTGCCGAAGACCGCCGCGATTTCGGCGTCCTTCATCTTGAAGGTGTCGCGGAGCACCATGATGATCTTCAGGCGATCCATCGGCGACAGTTCGATGCGACCCACGTTTTCGGTGACGTTCGAGAGGAACGCGGCCTTTTCGTTGATCGATTCCAGCTTCGCTTCGAGCACGAACGGTTCGTCGCCCATCGCATCCAGCTTCGCGATGGCGGCTTCCGACAGCTTCGCACGGAAGTTCTTGTCGTTGCGCTTTTCGTTGATGAGCAACGCAGCGGCGCGGCGGCGGAAACCCGCGACCAGAACCGGGGCATTTTCGTTGTCCTTGCGGACGATGACGTTTTGCTTCTGGCCTTCGGTCAAGAGGCTTTCGGCCATCTCTTCCACCGCCTTCGGCTTGATTCCGAATCGGCCCTGCAAGGAATGATCCGGCAACTTGATGAGCGCCGGGTTCAGTGCGTATCCCGTGCGCTTTCCGAATTCAACTGAGAACACTGACATATGAGTAGTTTTTGCTCCTTAAGTTCAGATGGCTTTATGCCACTCTGGTTAAGCCGGTGCTCTTTCGCTTGCCAACGGCTCACAATGTCAGTATCGCTATTTTGTGGGGCCACGTCAAGACAAAAAAAACCTTGGGTTACCGAGTTTGGAGTCTCGTTTAACCCAAGGTCGCTGATTTTTCAACAAGTTAGACGGAAGAAATTTTTTTCTAGTTTCGTTCGATCAGGTGGCGACGAATGTCTTCCAGACGTGAATCGAAGGTTTCGTGCATGCTCTTCATCTGCACTTCAACGACGGTCTTCACGTTTTCGATCTTGTCTTCGATCTGTTCGAGCCGGGTACGGAAGGTATCTTCACGCACAAATTTGGTTTCCACCATCGCCATCAGGGTGTCTGCCACGGTTGTTTTCAGGCTGACCAACCCGATGTTGACGGCATTGAGGTCATGGATGACCTTCTCTTTCAACATTTCAATCTCTTTGAGGGATTGAACGTTGTTCTCCAAAATGTCGTGCCGCACCTTCATGTGAACCGCCCACGACAAAAAGCTGGTCACGATGCCTAGAATGCCAAAAATGATAGCTACGGTAGCTTCAGAAATTCCAAGATTCACTGTTGAGTCCTGTTCCAATCTGCCAACTATCCGCTGGCATGACAGGTATTTATGAATTTTGGTCAGAAGGCTTCTACAAGATGGTATGGAATGCCCTTCGCCTTCAGCAAGCTGATGGTGTTCTCTGTTCCGGGGCTATTTCCGTCCCAAACAATCACAGCGGCTTCCGCCACGGCGACCATTTCGCGATTGCGGCGCATGCCCGCACTCTTGCCGTATTTATCCCAATTGGCCGGGTACTCTTCGACGGGAACGTTGTTCGCCTTCGCCCAATGATAAGCCAGCATGTCTACGCCGCGTGCCATGCCGCAAATCAGGGTAGTGATTTGATACCCGGATTCGCGGATGGCACGCTCAATGACCGCCGGATCTGCAATTTCACGACTACCGGCGACTAGAACCTTCACGCAGATACCTCTTCCGTGGCCTTCAGACGCTCCACAATCGCGCGGCACGTCCGGGGCGAACGGGTGAGCCGGGCGGCGATGTCGCACGACGTATAGCCGTTCTTATGCATTTCCATTGCGATCTGCATGTCGGTTTCGCTGATCGGGCGGCGGGTCGAAGTTTTGAAAGACCGGCCTTCGCGCGGCGTCAGGATGATGTTGGACGGGCGGTTGTCGGTACCGTCGTTGTTCTTGTGACCAACGTAGTACTTCCGGTTGAATGCGCGCGCACCAAACTTCTCATACGCGGCCAAACGATGAACGTAGATCCACGTACCGGCTTCTTCGATGTAGACCTTCCGGTACTGGTTCGGCTCCCGGCGGTTGTGTGAATAGCTTTTCAGCCGGGTCTTGTCTTCGTCCCGGACGACAGTTCCATTGCGGTTGACACGATATCCGGCCTTGCGTGCGGCCCGAATCGCCAGATTGCTTTTCGAAAGTTGAATTTTCATTTTTCTCTCCCGGTCACGGTTTCAAAATCGCGACCACCATGTTCAGTGCATCCTCAAGATTGTTGGCCCTGAAATCGATCAGGTTCCGAATCATGGCGTGGTCATGCAAGTCATCCAAGATCACCACACACGGCTTGCGGAATGCGTCCGCCCAACCGAATTCGATGCATGTACCGATGCTGACACGGGACAGGCCGGGCGGAAAATTGAATAACACCACGTCTGACCGCATGACATCCATACGGTCGCGCGCGGTAATCGCATCGTCGGTGCTCAACGGAAACTCTTTGTATCCGTCCGCCAAGAGTTTCCCGTCATTCAGGTAGCTCTTGGCCCGCATCGGCGAAAATCCATCGATTCCATGATCGGCCAAGAACAACTTGGCTTGGGTGCGCCATTCGGTTGCTTCGGCATAGTTTTGCCCGGCGATGGGTCCGGCCAGATAGACACGCGGTTTGCTCATTGTGCCATCACCTTCCGGTCGAAGATGCGCTGATAGAGAGCATTCTGAAGGATTGTGATGTCGCCGCCATTCTCGAATGTGGCATCGAAAGTTGTGTCCTTCCAATCTGTCTCACTGGCGTGGGTCGGGGTATATCCGTCGTCGCGCCCGGCGACCAACCAAACTTGACCACCCTCTTCACGGATCATGGCAATTTCGTTTTGGAAACGAACATCAGAGACGACCCATTTGCCCGTCTGGACCTTTTCCCGGACACGGTTGATCCAGTAGTCCTTGTCTTGCGCCCGGCGGTATTCGGTGCCGTGCCACTGAAGCAACCGCCGCAACTCCACCTTCCGGCGGTTGATGATGTCTACCTTGTCGTAATCGGTCGTTGCGATATCCAAAGCAAAAGGCAAATTGATGCCCAATTCTTCACGAACGCGCGTCCGATATTCTTCAGTGGGATTGGTAATTGCGTCGTATGCTTCGATTTTCAAAGCATCGGCGAACGCCAATTTTTGATAACCGAGAAATGACAAGAGAAAACTTGCTGTATCTTTCCCGGCACCAGCCGCTCCACAGAAACCAATGAGTCGCGGCGCGTTGTCGAGATTGAGTTGAGTGACGATTTGGCTGATGCCGTTGCCCAATGTTTCATAAGCAAGAGCGGTGCCTAAGTGTCGAATGAGTCGAGTTACTAGTTCTTGTGCCATCCTTTCTGTCGCCTCTGTGATGTAGCGGCGGAAGTGCGACGTTCCGCCACTCGATTAGTCGTGTTCTTCATACTTCTTCACTTCGATGTCGCCGTTACGGTTGACCACGATTTCCGCGTGATCTCCGAACATTAACTCTAAGTTACTATCCCCAATGGCGATGAGAATTCGGCTAACTTCATCCGCCAATTCAGCGGCCCGGCGATTCTCTTCGTCACTCATTTCTTCGATCTCAATCATTTCGAAGTCGTCGTCATAGACGTTGCTTCCGTTGATGAAGATCGTATCGGGATCAGTACTTGCCGCGAACACACACGGCTGTCCATCGTTCCAGTGCGGTGTCCATTGACGCCATCCAAATGAGTCGAGGTCTTCGTTCTCAGTGAATAGGCCCGTAACCGCTTCGACAAAGACGCCCTTTGCCGCTTCGCCAATCTGCTGTCGGATATTATCCAACTGCTGATTCAGTTCCTTCAATTTTTCGGTGTTGATTGACATTTGAAATCGAACCCATCAGTAGATAGGAATGATCGATGTGGACTGTTCAGCGCTGGTCGCGCCGAACCGGGAAGACATCATGTCGGCATAGTGCAAAATGTGGGCTTCGGGAGTGACCGGCTCAATCGCGGTCTGCCATTCCAGCCGACCATGATGGGCTAGCATTGCGTGCTCGATACGCATCCGAATCGACGCTGGCACATCATCTTCACTCAGACCAACCACGCTGGCATAAAACATCGCATGACTACCGGCCAGATGCCGGACCAACTTACGATACTCAGTCTTGATGATCGTCCCTAACGGAGAAATTTCGTAGTCGTGGATCTTCATGAAGTCGTGCAAGATCGCAGCGGTCGCCAGAACATCGAACGAAACTTGCTCGAACTGTGTTGCCATGTTCAAGGCAATCGCTGTCACTTCGGCGGTGTGGACCATCAGACCACCTTCGAACGCATGGTGCCGTTCAGCGGAACCTACTCCCGCTTGAAATCGCGGATCGCAAATGGCACCATAGGTGATAGCACTCAAATGGCGATTCTTGATCTGATGCGAAGTATGGTCAAGAAAGCGAAAAGCAATTTCAGTTAGCGGCGCTTGCGTCATTGTTGTCCACCTTGAGGTTTTCGAAATCAAAACCGAAGTCGGTGTTGAAGCGTTCCGTGTAGTAACGAACGACTGTTTCTTCCAGCATCGCACGGTAATCACGGCGGTCTTTTACAAACGTGCTGGCCGTTCCATCTTCGCTGGAAATGATGATGACGATCTGATCGATAGATTCACCGGTGCGCTCTTCCCACATGTAGGAATATGCCGTCGCTTGCATGAAGTAGTCGAGAATCCAATCCTCTTGCTTCGTGTGCAACGCACTCTTGAAGTCGATGATAGAGGGAACTCCGTTGTAATCCGCCACGCAGTCGCACGTCCCGGCGACCATGAGTTCATCAGACCACAGCGCGATTTCTTGCGCGCGCACGTTGTCGATCCGGTTCAGGATGTGCCGGATGCGATTGAAGAGCATGTTGGCTGTTTGATTCTCTGACTTCGGAATTTCGTTCAGAAGATACCGTTCAACCATGTAATGCAATTCGGTGCCGCGACCGGCGGCGGCTTTTGCAATGCGGCTGGCTTCTTCTTCACCGACGCGGGCGCGCCATTCTTTGATGGCATCTTCTTTGACGATGCCGACGACGGTGGTGACTGATGGGTAGAAATCCCCGGACGGGACTTTATATGCTCGTTTTCCGTTGGGAAGCGTTGTCCTTCCTAGCCGGGGCAACGACACAGCGGGTGGTGTTTGCTTGAATGTCTTTGAAAGAAGCATGGCGGCTGAATTAGTTACTCAGCCGCCAGATTAGCATTCGAAATGTGTTGTCAAAAATGGGAAGCTACGCGGCTTCCGCTGGTGCCTCTTGATTGGGTGTGATTCCCAATTCCGCAAGGATGAACTCCCGGCAAATGCCAGATCGAACGATATCTTCCGGCAAGAATTCGATGATCTGCATCGATTCCATTCGATCAATTACATCTTCAAACTGAGCCATGCCACTGGTGTCGTACTTGTTACGGTACAAGTCATCTTGCTTGGTGTCACCACAGAAGATCACACGCGAATCATCCCCAAGCCGGGTGATGACTGTTGCCAGTTCTTCGTAGTTCATGTTTTGCACTTCGTCTACGATGACGATGCAATTTTCCAGTGTCATACCGCGCAAATAGCTGGTCGAAATCACTTCAACGTAGCCGCGTTGAATGGCGATCTCCCATGCGTCGCCCCGGTCGCAAATCTTTCCCAAGATTCCGCGATAGGGAGACTCATATGCTTCCAGCTTCTCTTTCAGCTTACCGGGCAAAAAGCCCATGTCCCGCGAAGGTACAGCCGAACGGACAATGTAAATTCGTTGGTACTTCGAATTTGGCATCATCACGTCGCGCAATGCCAGATAGATGGCACAGAACGTTTTACCCGTTCCGGCGCATCCATTCAAGAAGAGGTTGTACCCTTCTCGATAGGCATCAAACATGTCTTTCTGCGCATCATTCAGCGGGACAATCTTCTTCGGTCGAAGCTGAAATGATGTCTGTTCAATCGGTTGCCGCTTCTTTTTTGACATTGGTTTGGTTCCAGTCTCCTTAGCGACAACCCTTGGTTTACGATGATGTTGCTGGTTGCCGCTCACACCACTCCTGTTCTTCCGTATTTGCTGGTGTTGTTCGCCATCGCACTCATTGGGTGACTCTTTTTGATGCGGTCCATCACTTCCGTGAAACCGCCATCAGGACGGGTAACTCCAAGGCGAATCGGATCACCAAGGGCAAACATGGAATACTGTTGTTTGACGGTGTTCTCTTTGCCACAGGCGGGGCACGGTTGGGTTTCAGGCTCCGTGTGGCGACTCATAGAAAGGCGGCGTTCGAAGGCTTCGGTACAGGCAGAGCAAGAGTATTCGTAAGTGGGCATAGTTTTCTCCGCAAATATCTAGCGGCGGTCCTCTACGAATTCTTTGAAAGATTTGACTGGACGGTGGAAGGCGGCTTCAAACGCGGCGGGTGTGTCGCCCGGACGATAGTACGTCTCACCCTGATATTCGACCGGGTGAGAGCCATGAAGTCCCATCTGCATCGCGGCCCAATCCGCTTCGTTACGGATGCGATACAGACTCAGACTTCCTATCACGATCCCTTCACGGAATCGTTTGTACAAATGAGGACGACCCATTCGCGAAGTATTTATCGGAATGGGTCGTTTTCGGAAAACGAGTTGTTGGGGTTTGGATCTTTTAGGCGGCGACGAAATCTTCCCGGAACATCTTGATCCACTCATCTAATACCGCGTCAGGGACATTCGCTACCCACACGTAGTCGGTGATCGCATTGCTGATCTGCTGGACGGCCAGCGCCAGTTGCATAATCGCCGGGAAGTCGTTCCGATCCAGCGCGCCCGTGATGGCCGCTTTCTTCGATTTGATCGCTTGCAAGAAGGCGTTCTGGTCGTCTTCCTTTTCGTAGAACGGGCGATAGACAACCACCCTGCTATCCAAAAGCTGTGAAAGAACGGGATGGTCACCCGGAAGACGGAGATACCCATTCTCTTTGAGCGCGGTCAAAATGTCCGCGTAGCCGTTGCCAGACGTTTCCTTGTGTTCCATACCTTACACGGTACTGGAACAAGCGAATCATTTCAATGCGATGAAAACCTTAGTACACCTTAGTCTTCGGTGAACTTGTCAAACAGACTTACCGTTTTCGGCGGTACCGGGTTGCATGTGTCGTCAAACTGTTCTTTCCATGTGGTGAAGTCGCCAAGTTCGGCCTGTTCCAGTCGGAACTTCGCCATGTCGTAGTACTTCTGGCTCTTTTCGATCCCGACAAAATCCACCCCATGTTTGATACACGCAATTCCGGTCGTGCCGGAACCCATGAAAGGATCTAACACCCGCTGTGCCGGGGCGGTCTGTAAAATGCGATCAGGCAACTCAATCGGAAATGCCGCCGGGTGTGGATTCTTCCGCTCCACAACGAACTCCCAAACATCGCCCATACCAGAAGCACCTTTGCTCTTGAGCCTGAAATCCGGCTTGGCAAAGATCATGATCCACTCCGTCCACGGTTGATAAAACGTTGGACTGAAGTTGATACCGCCCGACTTCCGCCAAATCACGATCTGACGCAAAGGAAGGCCGGGGTTCAGTTCCAGCGGCATTTCATAGATCCCGGCTTGGACACGGGGCTTGTGGTTGTAGTAGATAGCTCCTGTGGGCTTCAAGAGCCTGTAGGCTTCGTTGAGAACGGCTTTCTGCCACTCCACATACACCGGACGCGGTAGAGCGTCCTCTGTGCCGTCGTAGGCGTCTGCAATGGCCGGTCCTTTCCATAGAGAACTCTCCCATACGTTCCGGGAGAACCCGCCGCCGGTCGTGTTGTGAATGTTGTAGGGCGGACTGGTGATGACAAGATCGAAAGACTCATCCGGCATCGTCTTCATCACGTCTAGGCAATCGCCGCGATGAAGCTCAAACATCTTCCTTTCTGCCCCACTTGGCTTCCCACTCCGCGCGGGCGTCTTCTTCTGCCTTCACATCGGCTTCGGTGGCGTCACGAAGATGGCGCACCGTCACTTCCGTGATCCCACAACCACCATTCTCAAAATCCGACTCTTCGACGACTCGAACTTCTTGGACTTCGACTTCAGCGATGTCGGAGAGTTTGTTGACGCACCGGCGGTTTTCTCGAAGATCGCCGATGGACGGATAGACATGGTTGCCACCGGATGCGGCACCCAATTCACATTCGAAGTCTACCTTGCACATGAACCCGGTGCGCACAGGACGGGTATCCTGATCGTCTCCGACGATCAGACCGGCATGCCGTAGGGTTTCAAAAAAATCGCGGCGGATGCGTTCCGCCGCGTCATCTGGTTCGTCTTCGTGTTTCGAAATGAGCCAGTCAATGTATTCGGTTCGCGTCATGAAATCCACGGGACTGTTTAGTCCCACGGTTCAATCTTCGCACTCGAATGGTGGAGAGAAAAACTTCAACAAACTCGTTTTTCGCGCTGTTCGAATTCTTCCGGCGGGGTCGCTATCCACTCCCGGCATTCTTCGATGTGCGCCTTGATGATCGCCTTGATCTTCTTCCGAATCCCTTTCGGTTCCGGGAACTCAATCGCAAAGTATATCGCGGGACCAAAATGCCCGTCGTAGTTGATGTCGTAAACGCCCTCAAGATCATCCAACTTGGTCACCAATGCCACCGGCCCATTACGGCCAGCTTCCGCCTGAAGGATCGTCAGCATGTCCTTTTCGGGGATTTCGATGGACATGTTACGGGAAGCGATGGTGAACTTAGGCATCGACCGCTTCCGCCTTCGGCTTCGGGTTCGGGTGCTTGGCAACTTCGGGATAGTTCGCCGGGTCCGGCAACACCATGAAGGACGGGCACTTCCATTCCCGGACCACTTCACCGGCGCGGTTTCCGGTCTGAGCGGTGAAACGCACAAGCGCGGGAATCGTGATCCCGAATCGATAACCGACCTCTTCATTGATGAAGCCGGGCATCGTACTGACCACGTGACACATCACGTGGCGTTCGATGTCTTTCGGCAACTTGTCGGCACCGTAGACCGCCGGGGCACGACCGGCACCACGACCGTAAATCTCTTCAACTTTGTACTTGCAAGTTCTGCTACGTCCCATTTTTCTTTTCTCTCTCCTGATCCTATCTTCTCACAACCGGACTTATATGTCAAGCACGTTTTCGTTAGATGTCGTGGAATTGGTCGTGTTGGTAGGTGTGAAGAAAAACGCGCTTCCAGTCGTTGCCGTCGAAGTTTTCGGTGTAGATCAGACCCTCTTCGATCAGGTGACCGACAGCGGCGTTCACCGCACGCGGGGCAACGTTGAGTTTCTTGGCAACGTCTTCGACGCGCACATCACTGAAGAAAGGTTCGGCGTACAGGCCGGAATGGATGGCTTCGTAGACTTTCGCGCTGAATTCGGGGAGTTCAGCAAGGCGGGCTTGGCACTCTTCAAGGTTCGCGACGCGGGGCTTTTTGTTCTTCATATCGTCTCTCCACTGTTAGGATAGCAAGAGAACGACTTATATGTCAAACACTTTTTTCGATTTCTTCGAAGACCGAATCGGGGACCTTTTCAAAAAAGACGACGCCGGGTCCGCAATTGTGTTGAATCACAATCATCCCGGCGTCTTCGAGCAATTTCCGCACATCGTCTGGTCCATGAATGAACCGTGGATCAATGTTCGGTGTTCTGTCCGTTCGCTTCTTCCGCGTCAATTGTTGGCAGATTTTCCATAGGATTTCCCGCATGTGGCATGATAACACGATTTTTTCGAGCACCAAGCAATCTTTCAAGAACTTCCGTGGACGCCGCCAATACAGCCGACCGAATAGAAGACACACGACCGCTACGCAACTGGAACAGTGCCGCTGAATATCGAGTCTTCAGTGCTTCGATAGCGAAGTCCTTCTGAACAGGAATATGTCGAATCTTGTCATAGGCTTCTTCGAGTTCGATCACCAGACCATTCAACGCTTCGGCCATCTCATCATATTGCTGTTGATATTCAGGGAAGTAGCTGAGCACTTCACTGGTTTCCCCGGCCCGGATCAAATCAATGATGCGACGCTGACCGAAACCGTCCTTGGCGTGATGTACCAGAACGTAGGCGGGAGACTTGATCTTCACCCGCCGGAAATTCTGATCGACAACTACAAAGCCTTCGCCCGATTCAGGAGTCAGCTTTTGCGCCGCCGCGATGACATCATCGATACTGGACAGCGAATACTCTTTGACCACCGGCGGCAATAACGGATGACCAAGATCATCGACTTCCGCTTCCTGCATGGTGACACGATTGCGCGCGCCCAAGAACACCAAATCCGGTTCCGGGTATTGACATACAACACGATTGAACGGGGAAATCAACTCGAACATGAATGTCCAATCTGTGTCTAGTTCCTCAACATCATACCCACGATCTTTCCAGATCCGCCAGAACAGTTCAGAGAACGTGAACGGATGGACATCGACCAGACCACCCGCATTCGGGCTACCTTTGGTGCTGACATTCCATTGTCCTCCCCAATACCAGACGATCATGAGAGATCCATCGACCTTCTCTTGGACACGGGCGGACTTCCAATCAATCGAATCGGCCCACGACTCTCCATGATTGGCGAAACGGAAAAACGGGGCGGCGACGGTGTTCCAGTTGTCGCCACCATTCAAAATCATCCCACGGGATTCCTTCACAATCGGATCATTCGGATTGGCTTCTAGTTGGTCATAACAGAAGTGCCAAAGCCCCGAATGCTCCGGGTGTTCCTTCGCTCGAATACCACGGTTCACCAAGGTTTCGACCGTCTCTTCTCCCGCCCGTAGTACACGCTGAAGTTCTAGCATGCCAACCATTTAGGTGACGCCAGTTGACGGAAAACGAGATTTCTGACATACTAATCAGGTATGCAACAACCACAGTCAATCCCCGAATCCACATTGGCACTACTCTGTCTCATCGGCTTCCTGTTCATGGGATGGTTCCTCATCAGGCACATCGGCCACGTCGAACGTAATGTCCGCCGCCGGATGCTCCAAAACTTCGTCTACCGGCTGTATGAGTATCAACGGTGGTTTGCGGCGGTCGTTCGCGGCGTCGATGCTTTCGTGGATGCCTACTACACCGTCCAGACGAAGAACAAAATCGCTCCCATCAACGAACGGAAATTCACGCCTGTCCGCGTTGAAGATCCGAAACCGCAACCGAAATTGGAACCCGCACCTGTCAACATCATGCGCGGCTGGAATTGGAAGAAATTCCGCCGGGAACAACCACAAGAAGCCGCCAGCGCATAACGGTTTTTGTCCCGCCCCCGGTCGCTTTAGAATGGATCAATGAAGGATTCTCTAGGCGACCGGATGAAAGGGAAGTACGAAGACCCTTTCCGAAACGTACTTCCCCAACGGACCAATCTCATCATTCGCATCGACGGACGGGCATTTCACACGTTCACGAAACCGTTCAAACGTCCTTACGACGAAGAGATTCATGAAGCTATGTCCTTTGCCACCCGGATGGTGTGCGAAGAGATCGGTGGATGCAAGTTCGCATACACCCAAAGCGACGAAGCCAGCTTTCTTGCCACCGACTACGATACACACGAAACACAGATGTGGTTCGGCGGGAACAAGGCTAAGATCGAAACCATTGCGGCGTCGGCATTCACAGCGTTCTTCAACTACTCCATGATGAAGATTTCCCCTACTCTCATCGCACAGTTTGATGCCCGCGCCTTCATCATTCCAACACAGCACGAAGTCGTCAACTACTTCATTTGGCGGCAACAGGATGCCATCCGCAACAGCGTGTCGATGTTGGCCCGTCACCACTTCAGTGCCAAGCGGCTACACAAAGTCTCATCGAAAGATGCTATCGACCTCTTGCGTAAAGAGAAGAAAGTTCGGTGGGAAGAAGATACCCCTGCATGGTTCCGCCGGGGAACTGCCCTCTACAAAAAAGCACCGGGCCGTCACAAAGTCCCAAACTGGTATACTGACAAAAACATCCCGGAGTTCGTCGGGAATCAAAATTTCGTGCGGCAACATATGCCTATCGAATAAAGGAAAGGTGAAACGCCCGTGGTTTTGTGGATTGGTATCGGATCATTTCTGTTAGGGTTGGTCGTAGGATCTGTCATCTGTTTCTTCTACTACCAGAAATCCTTCAGCAAGAAGTTGAAAGGTCTATCAGTTCGTTTTCGCCGCGACTAAATGTCAGCGTGCAACGAATCGACAGACGAATCAAAGGAACTACGATCAATGAACTCTATGCGCCCTATCGGAACGCATACGATCTTCTCGAACCGATAAGAGATAGTAGTCTTCGCCCGACCGGTGTATACGACGCCATCATCGCGGATGGTGGCGTCACCAAGAATGGACGCCGGTACAGCCGCAAGGACTTCCTCAACGCCCAACGTCTATACTTCTCAAACCAGCCTGTCATTGAAGCGGGACAAGATCCTCTTGGCGTCTGCCTTGCCGATGAATTCTACCCGGACGGCACGCTACGACTGGATCGCATGATCGGCCAAGTCATCGACATGAAAGTTGTAGACGCGGACAACAGTTGGTATGTGACCATTCGTTTCGCCATCCATGACATGACCACGCGCGCGAATCCTTGGTACGAAACCATGCAGCCGATCTTCACCAAGCTGCACGGTCACTACAAAGCGATTCCTAGCGGAATTGTGCCAGACAACTCCGGGGCTATTGTGAACGAGAATGGGGTGGAAGTGGTGACTGGTTTCATGTTGCGGTCGATCATCTTGTCGTGCAACTCCGCATTCGAAAAAGCAAACGCGGTTCAGCCGGTATACATGGACGGTGGAAGGATGTCTGCCACCACAACATCCGCGCGCCCGCCGTTGCCACAGCGCCAAACGTCAATGCAACGCGGGTCAATCTTCGACCGACGACCGATCTAATACGTGACTGTTGCCGTCAACACAGCGGCGGCTATCCAGTATATCGCCCGGCGATAATCGCCTGAAGCGTAATACCAAACAGCCGCCGCAATGCTCAATCCAATCTGGATTGTTGGGAAAAGTTTCGGTGTGAAAATGATGTCGCGCCAGTTCATTTAGACTGCGATTTTCTTACTCATCGCACTCATAATTTTATCGTAACTAGTGAAGGCATCAATTTCCTTTTCGGTCGCCGGACGGACATTCACCTGACCATCCACCTTTTGCACCGTGAAGATTCCGCGCGGGTCCTTAAGTTCGACGACTACCGATTGACGTTCCGCCAAAAGCCGGTGAAGCGCCGCCAACATAATTCGCCCCGTCGCACCCTGATCCAACGCAACGGAAGGTCCACTGTTTGCACTCATTGTCTGTTCTCCTGTTTGCCCAAATTTGGGGTCACCAGTATACTTAGACACACTATTCGACAATCAGGCTCATCAGTGACATAGCCGCACGGGTCGTCCCGGCACGCGAAGAAACATAGAAACCGTACTGGCTCCGGGAACTCAGGAAGTCGCTGTTGACCACGCTGTTGACATCATGCCAATGCACACCGTTCATGGAGATACGGAAGACCCGATCCGCTCCATCGTCTTGGATCTGGAACCAGATCGGCTGAGCCACCAGACCATACGATGTCGTGAAATATGTCGAGTCAACTGTTGTTTCGTTCGTCCATTTGGTGCCCACCGCACGCAACCATGTGCTTGATCCGAAGGATGCGCCATAAGTCACAATCCTGCTGTCCGTGCTGTTCCGAAGGAAGATGCCACACTCAGCGGGCGTAGAACCCGTCAGGTATGGATAGAAGGCCGCTGTGATCTTCCACGGGGCCGCGCTGAGCGATGCTTGCATCAGACGAAGGTTCTCCGACGCTTCCGCCGCCACGGTGTCGATAAACACTCCACCAAGCGAACTGGAAGAAACCGCCGATCCGCCTTGGTTGATCCATGAGAACGATCCAAAATTCGGTGTCTCGAACTTCACCAGCGGGCCGAATGATTCGTAGGCAGAACCCGTTGACCGACGCAAACCGAAACCGGTGCCGGGCAATACCACGCGGCCAGTATTTCCAGTTGCCGGGGAAGGCGCACTTCCATACGCCGTCACGGAAACTGGATGATCCCACGACCGGCCCGTTGATCCGTCTGTAGACAGGAACCTACCAGCATTGCCACTGGCAGTCGGTAGAAGAGCCGTCACGTCAATCGCAACACTGGACGCTGTGGTGATGATACCCTTGGACGACACCTGAACCTGTGCGACCGTCGTGCCGCTTCCATAAGTCGCGCCCGTGACGCCGGAATCGTTTAGATCGACCGTCGTCTGGTCGTTGCCAGAATCATCCGTCAGAGCGAACCCGGAAGAGAAATTGATCCGGGAACGCTGAGTGAAGGGTGTACCGGCGCGCCGCAAAGTCTGATATCGAATATCAGTGATATTGGCGATGGTGTGGGTGTGTCCCTCTTTCGACATGGCAAAACCGCCCACTGTCGAGTTGTCGTGAAGGACAAGTGTCCATTTTGTAGTGTCAACAGTGATTTCGCCAGCCGCGCCGGTAAAGGCGCTGTGGTTCGCAGTTGTACCGCGTCGAAATTGAATCGTGATGCCAGCCATGTCTTATCGCTCCGTTTGACCGCCCGCGCCCACAATCGGAGCACGCCGGATCATGAATGCGATGGATTCGTCCAGATCCCATACGCCGGGATGACCGACGACCAAAGACTGAAGCACACCATTGATCTGATGTTCAAGAGCATCACGCTCCTTGATCCACCGGCGCAAAAGAGTTTGCACAGCGGGTTGAATCGGAAGCTGGTCGCCTTGTTCGAGTCGGATTTCGGAAGGGGAGTCTTGGTCAACGAAAATAGGTTCCATCACTTCAATTTAGACACCACGGAAATGGCATCTTTTGAAGTGATGGAACCTATTAGACTGGCAGTTGCGATGGTTCGGTCAATTTGGCTTGACACATCATACACGTGTGCTCAACAGCTTGTTCTTCCGTGAACACACGGCGATACCGGTCCATCGTCACCGGTTCGCCCTTGTGGTTGTTGAACTTGGCGGGCAGACACTTGAAATGCGTGAAACCGCGTTTGGTCAAAGTGCCCGGACCACCCAATTCGTAAACCACATGGTATCTCATGACTCCATCATAATGAATCACAAACTATATGTCAAGCCCCATTTTGGTTGTTGGTGTCGAACTTGATCCCGATCAGAACTTCGATGCTTTCGATCTTGTGTTTGATCGTTTGCAATTGTTCCGCTACGGACGCCGCGTCCATTTTCACCCACATCCGGCGCAACAACCGGAACTGATTGTCAATATCGGCAAACAGTTGATCTGCAACGACTCGATTCTCTTCGACGATGTTCAGAAATTTGTTGTGTGGTAATCCTTTATGCGGCATGCGCATCGATCCTCAAATGCTTCCTCAAAATGTACCGGGCCAGATCCCGAATGGCTTGCTTATCTGGTTCATCCGGTAGAGAACTTGCGGAAGCTGCTTCTTTAGATGCTTCTAACAGCCGCAAGATTTCATCCCGGCCTTGCTCATACGTCCACGCGCCTTCGCGGATGGCCTTCAATTCTTCTGCGTCGATCCCGCGCCGGTCTACCATCAGCACCGCACCATTGCATGAGAAGAACTCTCCGATCATGCGGGCAAGACGAACGGCGTGGTACATGTACTTCGTATCGAAACCGAACTTGTCACGGATGGCTTTACGCTTGGCACCCATCCGACCAGTCGCCGGGTTGTCTACACCCATCTTCTCAAGCTGGCGGAAAGCGTATCCGGCGAAACTGTCGATGGCCCTCTTCGAATTGAAAATGCGACGATTTTCGATGAGCACCTGTCCCAACGGGTCAACATGCTCATATTGAGAAACCCACAACAGAGGGATCACGTTGGGATTGAAATTTTGACAGAGACGCATGAACTTCGTGAGTTCATATGACGTTTCTTCCGACAACAAATTGCCGTCTTCGTCTTTCTCTTTTTTCTCCATCGTGCCCTGCGATCCAAACCAGTCGAGTGACAGGTAAACTTGATCGGATGCGGCGACGACTTCCATGAAATCTGTGTCGGATTCCGGTGTCGATGTGCCATAAGCATGACTACCGACTTGCGCTCTGATTAGGGTCCTTTCTGGAATTAACTGTGGAACTTGCATGGGAATATCGAACTAGAGTCCGTATAAACAATCATCACATGGCAAAGAAAACACAACTTTCCTTTTACAAGGTCAATCCCAACGCGGAAGCGCCCGCCTATGGAACCCAAGACTCTGCATGCTTCGATTTCAAAGCGTGTCTCATCGGTGAACGAGTAAGAGGGTTCGACCGCAACAACAAGGAATTCATCACACCGCTCAGCAACAAAATCGTCATCAATCCCGGCGAACGTGTTCTGGTCCCGACTGGTTTGATTCTTGACATCCCGGAAGGGTATTCTGTCCGTCTGCACGCCCGTTCCGGGTTGAGTCTCAAGCAAGGTCTGGTCTTAGCCAATGCGGAAGGCGTCATCGATAGTGACTATGTTGATCCCACGTTCATCATGATTACGAACATGTCCACGGTAATGGCTGACATCAAACACGGCGACCGTATCGCACAAGGAGAATTGGTTCCCGTCTACCCGGCAGAGTTCAAGGAAATCAAAGAAGCACCCGGCAAGAAAACTGACCGACAAGGCGGTCTTGGGTCAACCGGCGTCAAGTAGCCCCGGTTGACATATAAGTCGTTCTGTGCTATAATGGGATATGCGCCATCTCATCCAGCCCAATTCTAGGACTTGCGGACAAACATGCGTTGCGATGGCGGCTGGTATTGACATAGAAGCCGCCATCAAGCTGTTTGGTCACAAACACGGCACCAGCACGCGAAGCATGGTCCGTGTCCTACGTCACCTTGGATTCAAACCGGCGGCATGTTTACAAAGGATCACTCCCGACCGGCCCATGCCGAAACGGTCCATTTGCAAGATGCGTTTCCGCCGCCGGGATGGGCGTGGATGGAAATCCGGGTGGCATTGGGTTCTGATATGGGACGGCGTGTTGTACGATCCGCTTGGTCCTGACTTCGAACACAAAGGGCAGTTCCAACTTTCCTCATTCTTGGATCTGACCCATCGTACAATAGAGAAGAATGAACTGGAACACAACAAATCTATGGAAGGTCACGTTCGCAACCATCGGCGTCGGCATCTTCCTGAATGCGATGCACTGGCCGAAAGTCGGTGAATTCATCGGCATCATCGGCGGCATTGCTTTCATCATAATGTGCTGTGCCCGTTTCGAAGACGTGCAAAAATTTCTGGACAGAAACAACAAATAGCGTCTATATACCTTTCGGATGCCGCATGGCGGGTCCATAGGAGATAGAAACAATGTTCAACAGTCTAGTAACTTTCCCTGCCTCTTCAACTCAATGGGGCACCCTTCAAAAAGAAATCTTCGACGCTTTCCGTGACTTCGGTTTCGAGATCATCGGCGGCGATCAGAAGTTCCCGATCTACAACTGCCGGTACAACGAAGCCAAGGAACTCATCCTTGACTTGGCCGTCGCCGGGTACAGCAAAGATCGCTTGTCCGTCGAACTGGTGGACCGTGACACGCTGGTAGTCAAGGGAGAGGGTGACACCAACATCTCTTCTGATTTCTTCACCATCCGCAACATCAGCAACAAGAGTTTCACGAAAAGTTTCCGGCTCTCCCGCGAAGTGGATATCAAATCCGTCACGCTGGAAAACGGAATCCTCAGTGTGACTATGAGTGTGCTTGGTGAGAAGGACAATCGGAAAGTCTTCAAGCCCGCATAACCCTTCGCGCGGGCGTGCTCACGCGGGTGCGCCCGCGCATCCCATAAATACGTTCGATGCTCAGCTTTCAATCTTTTCTGGCCGAAGTGTCGAACGCGGAAGCGACCGTAATCAATCTTCTTCGTCTGGCCGATAAACCCGGTACTCCGCAAGAAGGTGCCGTCGCCTTGGCCCAAGCCAAAAAACTGGCCGCGAAACACGGCTTGAATATCGATGACTTGCGTGCCAAGATGAACGCTCAGCCGCCCCGATCAGCATCCAGCGGCGGATACGATCCACGAAAGAGCGAAGGTGTGGATGCTGTGTTCGCGATGTGGGAAGCCACCATTCGCGACGCTGATGACCATCATCATGGGTTCCAGTTCACCAAGATGGCCGGTAGTGGTTCAGACATTTACCGCATCTACAAGAGTTCCAAGTATCCTGATTACGAACTCCGCATCTTCCTCTATCACTTTGAACTGTGGAAGAAAGATCAGGAGATTGCCAGTGGCACCGGCCACGGTCGAGTAGGCGCATTCCGCATGGTTCTGATTTCGATGGACTACATCAAACGGATCACAGAATGGGCGGAACAAATCCGTACCATCGCGGAGAAGGCCGGATACGTGGTCTTCAAAGAACCCGCCGGTCATAACGGATATGAGACATGGTTGCACCACAAAAAGAACAATCGCTTCATCGTGCGCATCTATGGATACAACACCGACAAAAATGATCGCAGTCGGGGTTCAGCCGTCGCGTTCGATGAGAAGTCCAGTGTACCTATTTTCGCCAAAGCTACAGAAGACAACCCAAAATCGATCAAGACATTTACCGCCGCTTTGAAAGCCAACAAACCGGTAAAATAGAACAATGGAAGGAATCACGACCGATTACTACGATTGCTCCTGTCACTCTTCGGACCACACGTTGCGGTTCACGCTACACGAAGAGCACATGGGAGACGAACCGGGACTGTACAGTGAAGTACAACTTCAACAATACCGCCCGTGGTATACGCGCATTTGGCCCGCAATCAAATACATCTTTGGTTACGAATGCCGGTATGGTCATTGGGATTGTTTCCTCTTCGAAAAGGAAACCGCCATCCGCATGCGCGACTTACTCAACCGGTATCTGAAAATGCTCGAAGAGCACGAAGCTAAGACTTCGCAAGGATCTGATTGATTTTCTCTTTGTAATTCTCCACCGGCAAAACGTGAATTGGAACGTGTTCCGTATCCACCATTTTCCAATGGCGTCCCCAATTGTATTGTTTGAAGTTGTGCCCGCGAACAATCTGACCACGATTGACTTTGACTAAGCCAATCTTCTCCATCTTCAGAATGCTCTTCAATTCGTTCTTGTTCGCGCCGGGGACATATCCCTCTTTGTCTTTCTTCGATACCGCAACGATCTGCCTGAACAGCTTGGCGTCGTTGACATTGAACACGACACCGCCGGGCAACCGAATTTCCTTCCGTTCCTTTGGTTTGTCTTCCGCTTCGTTAAAGGCTTGAAAAGATTTCATCACTAATCCTTCGGATCGTTGAATTTGTTCTTGAACTGGTTCATCGCCTTCAGAAGTTCTTCAGCGGTATGGCCGTCTTTCAACGTCAGCGTGCTGTTGCTACCCATACCCATATTCCAATGTTTCTGAAGTGACCAGCGGCCCGTTTTCGGATCAACCACGGCGAAATACTTGCCGCCTTTGCTGCTGAAATACTCTTTCGTCGGATCGGGCCGATCCAACACTTTGTCGTCCGGGCGGAATCCGAACTGGCCCAAGATGTTGACGATCTTGTCGAAACCCATTTCGGCTTTCTTCATCAATGCTGATAGCGACCGCTCTAAGGTGTCGGCATCCTTACCCTGTGCTTTGTCACCCAACAGAGATTTGATGTCGTGGGCGGGCCGCATACCGCCGCCGGGACCCTCTTTACGGACGAACTCAGCCGTAATCATCCACCAGACTTCATCGTCTTTCTTCATCGCGCCGCGCATCTTGTTCGGACCAAACATGACCCGAAGCATTTCCACGGTGTTTGTCCAGATGTGCTGATTGCCTTGTTTGTCGAAGGGACGGAATCCGAAACTGGTCAACACCTTGACCATGTTGTTGATTTCGTTGTGAACCGAGAACGCGGCTTCTCCGCTCTTTCTCTTTGTTGTCACCCACTTCTCAAAAGATTGTGGTCCTTTGTTCTTCTGGTCGAAACGCTTTGTGTCCAGTTTCCACTTGTTCGAAGCGCTTCCACCCTGACGGGTTTCGTGCCACCAAGCACCATCCGGCCCGACAATCAGCCGGTATGGATCACTGACCATTTCGCGGTACGATTCTCCCGTGTTGGCGGGTTTCAAAACATATCCGTGCTTCTCTGCGACTCGAACAACAGCTTCAGCTTCAGCGGTCAGCTTTTGAGCGTTGTTGTATGCCTTCTGTTCCTTTTCCCGTTGTTCCGCTTCCCGTTTGACTCTCAACCCCTTCCAGTCCACGGAGCGAAGCGCACCGATCAAATCCTGTGCGTTTGTACTCTTGGCAAGCACGTCATCCTTCGAATAACCGCCCGGACGACCGGTCGGGTCGGCATGGACCAAATACCACATGATCGGACGTTCTCTTTCATTCTGGATGGGGAGAACAACCAACACAAAGGTTCCCTCATGAGATACACCCCACACAACAACTTCGGAACCGAACTGAGCATAGGTGGTCCCGGAACGCATCCGTTCCCCTTTCCCTTTATGGCGGGCACCGGGGACATGACTCATGATGGTGTTGATTTCGATGAACAGCCGGTCAGCCGGATGAGTAGACGCGGAATTCGACGGCGACCGGCGCACGCTCTGTTGCTTCATCATCGACCGGGCGACTTCCAGATCGATATTGTTCTTTTTCGCTAGTGCGGTGGCTTGCGCTAAAGCGACTTCGCCTTCGTGGGGAGATCCGGGACGATCAGCAAGCGCCAATAGCTTGATGATGGTGTCCATCGCGTCCCGTTCGCTCAGAAGTTGTTCACGAAGATAGGTCAGAAAGCCACTCATAGTAGCTATTTACCATTTCCGGGAACAGTTCAGGCTACGGTCCAGACATCCCGCTGATGGTAGTAATTGCCAATCGCGGACAGAACCGGAGTCAATTCCTTCCGAAGTGATGAAAGATTTACCGACTCCCGGACATCCAGTGTTACGTCCACGATAGCGATCTGTGATGTCGTTGGACTCCGATCAATCCACGGGCCGGGCACACGGAACTTCCGTCGAACGAAATTTCCATACCCCCGGTCAAACTTTCCGATGTAGACAGTCGCATACGGATCAGTCGGTTTTGAAAGAACTGGAATCGCCGCGACGATTGGCAGAGCGAACAATTGCCGTCGTGTCATATTGCTACTTAGATTAACGCAGGGGCGTGACATCCGGCTTAGCGTACCGGAAATGAAGACTGCCATCGCGCGTCAGGCAATCTAACGTCGGACTGTTGATGGAATGTCCGCGCACCGGTTGATCGATCACTCAATCAACCACCTGAGATCAGTTTATCATGATCCCGGTCGGCTGAAAAACAAAAAGGCCGGACCCGAAGGCCCGGCCAGTTTTGTTCCCCGCCTGTTTAGGCGGTCGTGACTTCCGTTTCGTCTTCCGATCCCGAACGGCGGCTGGTGCCACCGCGCATGAAATCGGCCAACAGAACCGGCACGTTGGCGTCGAAACCAACGAAGTCCATCATACCCATATCCTTCGGATCGGCGATGGAGAACGGCGTCGCCGCCGTTGCGATGACGGCCAGCTTCGCGTTCGGCTTATTCCGTTCCTTGCGGTACTTCACAAGCGCTTGCGACGGCTGGATGCTACCGGCCCAAGTTTCGTTGTCCGTGATTACCGTGAAGCAATCGACGTTCAAGTTGTTCTTGATGCCGTAGATCATCGGCAACGAACAATCCGTACCGCCGCCAAGACCGCGATTCGCCTTCTTCGTTGCCGATTCCAGCGTATCCTTGGCAGTGATCTTGAGATCGACGAACTGCGTGTCGAACCCACGGATGTCGTAGTTCTGTTCCGTGCGGATGAATACCATCGCTTGCGCGGCGGCAATCATCGCGTGGGTCAGAGCCGTACCATTCCAACTCATCGTCATCGAACCCGAAAGGTCGATGCCCACCAAAAGGTTCTGTCCGGTCGGCTCCACGTTGGCGAAGGTTCCGTAGAACGCATCCATCAACGCATCGACAACCGCCGGAACCACCGTCCACGAACCGTTACCACGCTGACCGTGACCGGCACCATAGGTACCGTAGGCCAGCAACACCTGAAGCGGGTGGACCCGCGACCGGCGCAAGTATTCGGCATCGCGCAACCGGCTGGCGACCAGCTTGGAAGCATCAGACAGCGGGGCCAACAGGCCAGACTTCGACATGTTGCCCAAGTTGCGGATCATCGCAGTCAGCGGCATCTTTTGCAAGAGCGCTTCCTGAACCGTCGCGTCGTTGAGGAACTGAGTCGGAATCATTTCGCGCGTCAAACCGTAGTCGGACACGATCTTGATGACTTCCTTGGCCGAAGTTGCCTTCTTTGCCAACTCAACGCCGTCGATCACGCGGGACACGTCCGGCTTGTACTCACCCTTGGCCGCGTAACGGTAGATCGCGGAGCGAACTTCGTCTTCCGGCTTCGGGTGCGCCAAACGGAGAATGTCGCGCTGTGCCCATCCTTCACGCTGTTGGTACTTCGCCAACTGGTAGGCCAGATCGCGGGGCGACTTGGCAGAATACCAGTCCTTCACAGCACGGGCCAGAACAGCACCCCAACCGCGAAGCGAAGTTGCGTAGGAAATGAACGAAAACAGATGCGTGCCCGTGCGCGCGACCACCGGCAACTTGGACGCCGCGTACTGGCGCGTCTCAATGACCGGGGAGTCGGTCGGGGACATGGCAAGTGCCAGCGCAAACAACGCCGGATCGTTCTTCGGTGCCCGGCCCGCGTCGCTGATGCCAGCGATCACATCGACCGTGCGCTTACCGTCTTCCTTCAGACAGGCGATCACGTTCTTCGCGTGTTCGCGGGTCAGCTTTTCCGCCGAACCACCACTTGCGTAGTAGGCCGGGTTCTCAGACCCAAGGATCAGGAAGCGCTCCAAGAGCGTCCACTTATCGACGGTGAAAACGAATCCACCGTGGGCGTTCTGCGCCATTTCATTCTCACGTCCCGGAATCGGCTGATTCTGCGGGGTCGTCTTCCGGCTTGCGCCGTGCAAGCTATAGATGTTTGCCATGTTATTTTGACCTCTTTTCAAACACTACACCGTGTTAACTACTCCTGTTCATCTTCCAAACTACGCATCACGTCTTCGAAAGGCACCAGTTCGGCCCGGCCTTCTTCCACTTCATTGATGCGTTCCTTCATCTCTGCCAGAAACTCTTCGTTCTCTTTAGGACCGCCGTGAAAGCTGATATCCCAATAGATTCCTTCCAGAAATTCCAACAGACTGAGAACTCTTTTGCCGCTGAGAATTGATTCCGTCCAGTTCCGGCGGATCGTAAACGTCTCATCGATCACAACCGGGATATGCGCCAACTGGTACATCGGTGAGTACGAAACCGACCAACGTTCTCCTTGCGCATCCACTCCAATGAAGTCCGTCGAAATGTTGAAATCATTCGTGCCATCATGCTCGAAAACTTCACCGTAGGAACTGACAACCAATTTGACCAGCGATTCTTCCAGATCCTTACGTGGCTCACGGGCCTGTGCATGGAATTCATCGATTGCCCCACACCATGCATAATGTGCAACAACTTCCTTGAGAGTCGGATGTTGATCCACAATCGCAAAAATCTGACCCAAAGTCACGCCGTCGTCAACCTTAACCCGAACTCGAAGATCGGTCAGGCGAAACGGCTTTTCGACGTAATCCTTCTTTTCCTTTCCATCCCACTCATACGCCGCTAGGCGGTCGCTGTGGAACACAACGTAATCACTCATGTTGGTTCGTATATCTCCAGCCCCGGTATGAAACCAAGGGAATCCACAATCATGGGTCTAACGACAGACCATTGAAGTCCGCCTAAGCCACAACCGATGGCCGGGATCGCAAGACTCGAAATCTCATGATCCTTGCACCAGTCAACAAGGACCACCAGACCAGCTTCAATCCACTCTATCTTCGAGGGGTTTCGCCAATGATCCTTGGTCGCAAAGCAGACGACCCATTTTGGCGGTGGGGTGGTGTCATGCTGAGGCAACACGATGATGTTGCCCGGAAAAAGCGTTTTTGGTTCAGCACAAGCATGACGATATGAATTTAGCACACCCGGAAACCGATTTGCAAACTTTTTTGCAAGACCGGCTCCCATCACTCCCACACAGTTCACCGGGTTGACCCAAACCTGTGCTTGGGACCGGAACATATCGCCCGGCACCGGATCACTCCAATTCCTTCAACTGTTTCAACAACTCTTGCCGCTTCCGTTCCTTCTCAGATTCATCCGGGCGTGACGGCATCGACAGCACGCGGAAATCGGTTACCCAAACACCCGCGTCGCCGCTACATGGTCCGCTGAAATTCGACTTCGTGTAGGTGACTTCAATTTCCTGTTGATCTTCCATCACCTTCAGCAACCGCTTGTAGAGAGCTTCGTCTTTGACGCTGAAATGAAACGCGGACCCATTTACTCCACTACCGCCATTGAATCCGCCCCGGACCAGTTCACCTTCATAGGTGTCACAGACCATTCCATACTGGCCCATCTTAACCACTTGGCCGATCTTCTTGCCGTCGCCGCTTTTGATGCCATAGCCACAACCGACCAAGAACAATCCCATCAACACAAGAACGTATCGCATACATCCATTGTCTATCCGATACCACAGCGCACAAAAACAAAAACGCCCCGGCGGAACTCACCGGGGCGTTTTGTCGTCGGGAACCAGTCCCAACTCTATCACTTCGTTGTGGTTGTGATGAAACCCGAAGTGGCTGGTGTATTTGTGCCGGTTGTCGTACCAATCACTTGGTTCGGCCCACACAAAGTCCAACGCTCCCAATTGTTCCAAGGAAAGTACGGCTTCCACACCGGTTGCGGCACTGGCACCGGCGTCGGCACGAACTGTACCTTGTCTTTCCCCTTGACTTCTACGACCTTGATTTTCTCCACAACTTTTTGTTTGACTTGCACCTTGACGGTGTTTGTCTCTTGGTCGAAGAAAACCTGTGCGTCGTTTGCGCCATCGATCTGAATTTTCAATCCGTTGATGGTGACTTCCATTCTTACTTCCTCTTCCCGGTGCCGGTAGTCGTGGTGAACGTCACGTTGTTTAGAACAGCTTCGTCAACATCTGCCGTCAGATTCATCGACCGGGCGGCACCAGACATTCCTTTCGACACATTCGAAGTGTAGGTGCTCCGAACAGCACTGGTCGCATACATCGCTCCCGCTGTGTTCGCCGAAGCGTAATTGACCGAATTCATGATGTTGATGCTCGAAGCCGCCGCCGCCGCGTCCATGTCCGCGCCGAAGTAGGTGAATCCCCATCCTTGCTTTTGCCGGATGTCGATCAAGGCTTTGATCGCTTCATGGCTGAAGTTCTTCGAAGAGTTCTCCGCACCATCGGTGAAGATGTACACCAGAACGTTTTGTTCTCCCTCTTCCGCCGTGTCGATCCGCATGCCGACAGCATCATACAATGCCGTCATTCCATTCGGAGTGTAATCGGCGGTCCCGATTTCCTTCACTTCGCTCAAGGGCTTGTCAGCAAACACCACTGTAGCTTCAGATGAGAACTTGGTGAGACTGACCGTGTACTCAACGTCCTTGGTCTTCTCTTCCTTTCTCATTTCCTGAATCTGTTCATTGAATCCATTGATGACGGTCTTCTGTTGACCTTGCATCGACCCGGATTCGTCCAAGATAAACTCAACTCTGATTTTGTTCTTCATGCTCCTTTCCTTGGGTGCATCTTGCCACCCCTATGTTTATGTAGACTGTCCACCAACGGTTTTCGTGCGCAAAGTCGAATTCTTTTCCAACTTTTCACGCAACCGCCGGGCGGCGTCCAGTTTGAGGAAGGCAATCTCATAGTTGCCGTTCTTCTTGGCGGACTCCGCTTCGAGTTCGCACCGGTCAATTTCAGCTTGAATCAAATCACGATCCATGACCTTCTCCCAACCCCTAAAATGAACTTTACCTACTGGTAGTGCTGACTTCGGAAAACGAGATCGGTGGTGTGTGCTCGAAATCGTAATCCATCACTTCATCATGAGCAATCATCGCCATTCGGTAGTGATGCCGATCTTTGTGCATGATGATGCGAATGATGATATTGTCATCGCTGAAATTCGGCAAGCAATCGACAAGGAACCCATCCACGATATTCTTTTCTTTCGCAACGTTCAGAACCGGCGTCAATGCCATCTTGAGTTGCGAACAGGAAAAATTGTCTGTGAATAGACCTAGTTGAGCCGCCCGCTGAACCACACCAAATAGATTGTCGCGCAAACCATTCAGGTCATTGAACCCGGATGGTATGGGCCACATTTCTTCGGTATCAGCACCGACAACTACATCATTTGATAATCGAAATGCCATTGACTTCCTTCATCGTAGCGTGGACTATCCCAAGCGAAAACTGACAACTTTTCCTTCATTCACCGTGAAGGTTACACGGTTTTGTTTCACGTCATTGGTTAACGGGACCGGCATGCCGGGTTGAATCACGCGCACTTCCATGCCTAGCTGTGTCGCTTTCGCTGTGGCTTCGGTGATCGGCTGTCCCATGAAATTCTGTTTGACGGCAATCGCTAAGGCTTCATTCAACATCTGGTTCTTCCTCTTCATCTTCTTCTTCGTCTTCATCAGGTTCCCGGCTGAGCCAAAGAACAATGACCAATACCAACGCACTGATAGAAACAAACGCTCCTGACCATGCGGCAATCACAACAACCGGATTGGACGGGAATGTGTGAATGGACCAATTGACAGAAACGTAGAGCGCTGTCAATAGCAGGATAAGAAGATTGATCCCACCGAAAACAGCGGCGTATTCAGCAATGCGTGAACGGATTTTGTCGGGTTGCACGTGATGGATTTAGACACGCCAGAAGACGGCATCCCAATCATATTGAGTCTGTTGTGCAATTGCTCGGTTCGGTGGAAATGGAATCTACCTAGCGCGGGCTACTCCGCTAAGTCGATTCCCTTTCGCGTCTGTCGTGCTTCGGACAGGCGGTCGCCCTTGATCTTGGTGGTCGCTACCAGTGGTTCTCTATCGGTGGCTCCGGGGTCATACCACATTCTTCCAAGTTCCCCACTGAAGGGGTCAGGTATGGGTCCGGTAACTGACGACACTCCACACGCCGCTCTACATGGTCTGTTGTGGGTATTCCCACCGTTTGCCAAAAGCCATGCAGCCGGGTCAATTCCCGACGAACTGCGGTCCTACGTGCCGGGCACCTTTCGGTGCCGATATTCTGCGATTAGGCTTGGGTGACTGAGAACGTCTTGAGCGCCTGATTCCTATATAGCATACAGGTTCGTTGTTCAGAACCTAAAACGGCGAAGTCCATGAAAACATTCCAAAGATTCCTTCGAGAGTCATACGAACTCTTGCCCGGCACCCTGCTCTTGATCGTTCAGGGTGGCGGATTCAGCCGTCGTATCCAGTATGGCGTAACGACCGGGCGGGTGGTTTTCAAAATCAACAACCTTCATCAGCACGGTCATGAGTTCAAAGGCACACCGACACATGAAGTGATCGACATCGGCGGAATGCAAACTGAAGTTCTTTTGCCGGGCGTCAAGCCCGGCGACATCATCCAAAGCCATTTGCAGTTGGATGGTCTTCCCGGTGGGTCGATAATTGAATCCACCTTGCCGGGGTCGGACGGCCAGTACAAGAAAACGGATTCGATGAAGTGGACCAAGGTTGGTTCTCCGACCGGCGCGAAATTTGACTCGTTTCACTTTGACGCATCGCTTAAATACAAGTGGGTCAAATAATCTATGCCAATGGACACTACAGCCGAACAACTCATCGGCATCATCAAACGCCAGCCTTCGAACCCCAACTTTTTGAATGCTCATCGTTTTCGGATGGTTCTTCATCGCACGCCGTCGATGATCTACTTCATGCAAGAAGTCAACCTTCCGGGAATTTCCACTGGTGCGCCGATTCAACCAACGCCGTTTGTGGACATCCCGCATCACGGCGACAAGCTGGTGTTTGAAGATTTGACGGTGAGTTTCGCTATCGATGAGGACATGAAGAATTACAGGGAAATCCAACAGTGGTTGTATGGATTGACCTTTCCGCAACGGTTCGAACAACATGCCGATCTTGTGCAAGGAATGCATAACCGGTACTCCGATATTCTACTGGTGATCCTCAACAGCAACTACAATCCACAACACTACGTCATGTTCCGTCAGGCGTGGCCGTCTTCGCTTGGATCGATCCAGTTCAATTCGAAGGATCAGGACGTGGTTGTACAGCCGGTTTCTGTCACATTCAAGTATGCGTATTATGAATTTTTGGATATCGGCGACGTGTCATCATAAGTCCTAAGTGATTCACTCACGAAAGGACAACTCATGCTCGAAACAATGCTGGCTCTAACGGGCCTTGCGTTTTGGACGGTTGCAATCGGCACCGTCATTTTCTGTCTCATCATTATGGCCTTGGTAGAGTACAACCGGCCATTTTGGGCGACGACCCTGATGATCGTCACGATCAGCGGATTGGTGTTCGTTACCAAGTACCCGCTGTGGGACGAAATCCGTGCAAACCCTCTTTTGCTGGTCTACTGGACCATCGGCTATTTGCTGATCGGTGCCGGTTGGTCTTTATTCAAGTGGTGGCGGTACGTGGATCGGACTGTCAAGCGTTGGTCGAAGAGCGACTATTCCGGTCATAAGCGAAATCTGGAAATGATTCGGTCAGCGGATTCAGATTCTACGGTCCAACTGCCATCGGAAATTGATCCGGGGAACAACAAGGATCGTTTCTTCGGCTGGACCTTATACTGGCCCTTCTCCGGGATCTGGACATTACTGGATGATCCGCTCCGGGCGGCGTTTGAGTTCATGTATGAACAGTTTGGTCAAATCTATACCAAGATCGCTCAGCGTGTGGCCCGGCGGATCGCTTCGAGTGTCAAACTGACATCCTAAACACGAACATGGTACTGGAAGACTACGCGGCTCTGGCAGACAAAGAGCTTCGGATTGATGTGACGCGGCTTGTCGAAGAAGCCGCGTCCATCGCCTATCTCCACGGTCGGTGGATGAAGTTCTACGAAGAAGAGAAGAGGCAATTCCGCCGGATGAAGCGGGAAGTCGCCAAGATGTACACGAAGCGGTTCAACTTCTATCGCGGCACCGGCGACCCTGATGATTTTCCGAATGAGCGCCCGCCGGATTTGATTCTCGATACATCCATGAAGACCGGCACGAAGAAGCGTAGCCATACGCCGGTCAACGTGGTCGAAATGTACATGGAATCCGACGATCTGTATCAGGACATGAAAGACAAGCTGGAAGATCAAGAAGTTCTTTTGGACTATCTCGAACAATGTCTCAAGGGTATTGCCTTCCGCCGGAACCAGATCGATACCATCAACGAAACCCGCAAGTTCGAGTTTGGAAGGTGAGCATGGGTGGATTGTTCAAATCAGTGACGGGCTTACAGTGTTGGGGATTGATGTTCTTCTCTTTTTGCATGGGATTATTGGTAGCGAAGGTGTTTTCATGAGTGCATTCTATTTCCACTTCAACAAACCAGCCACACAGCGCGCCGGGAAAGTGCAAGTCAGTCTGCACTACAAAGACACTTGTCATGTGATCGATAACATTGACTGTCGCGTGCCCGTGCGCGGGCGCATACGCAAGACTCAACCCCGGTTTGTCATGGCCGGGAAAGCGAAGTCCGTTCGCTTTGAAGATGGCGTGGCGGTGATCGAATGAAAGTCTACCAAGACCCGGTATACCGGTTCAATTTCGACAAGATGACCCGCCGGGACATGTGGGCCTTTTTGTTGATGCTGGTGACGGCTCCGTCGCTGGCCGTTCAAGCGTGGAAGATGTACAAGGCACCGAAGACGGTTGCCAGTGCATTGATGGTTGGCTACAAAGGAACAACTCCATTTGAAGCCGGTTTCTTCTATGCGCCATACATTCCGCTGCAAATGGTTTCGCCCATTCCTACGACAAAACCGCCGGTGGCGTTCAAAACTCGATACGGAACATATTCAGGTTCGAGTTACTATAGAAAGGTACAGCTATGAAGAAACTGTTTCTGATTCCTCTTCTTATCCTTGCCGGGTGCGCCACGACTCCCATGCAAACCCTCTCTACCAACAACCCGGAGTTGCAGATCGATGTTGTCGGTAAAGCGGATGGATGTACCATATATCGTTTTCGCGACGCCGGTAAGAACCACTATTTTGTCAAGTGTATCGAAGGCACCGCGCAAGCCATGTCGATGCAATCATGCGGTAAGAATTGTCAGTATGAGGATCGCATTCAGACCGTAACCACGCACTAGATCCCGCGTCTAGTGCTCAAAATGGCCGCGTATAAACACATGCGTGGTCGTCATTCGCAAAGTCAACGAATCCTATCTTCAGGTTGACGCCGATCCCGGAATCGTTCGAGAGATCAGCGAAGTTCTAACCTTCGAAGTCCCGAACGCACATCACATGCGCCGCATGATGGAGAAGCGCGGGCGCAAGATGTACAACAATTGGGATGGGCGCATCAAGCTGTTGGACTATCGCAACGGCGCGGCCTATCTTGGTCTTCACCGTTTCATTCGTCAGTACTGCGAAGAGAACAACTATGAAGTCCAGTACGAAGACAACTTCGATTCAGAAAACCCTTTCTCCCTGTGGGAAGCCCGTAAGTTCTTCGAGTCACTAAACCTGTCTGTACAGGGTAAACCGCTGGATGTGCGCGACTACCAAGAGCGTGCATTTGTTCACGGGGTTCAGCGCCGCCGGGCCATTCTCGTTTCTCCCACGGCGTCCGGCAAGTCGCTCATCATCTATCTTCTGTTGCGGTATCTGCAAGAGTACAAGATGGGAGACACGGGGAAAATTCTTGTCATTGTTCCCACGACATCGCTGGTCGAACAGATGTACTCCGACTTCGCCGATTACAGCGCGGCGGACCCGAATTGGAATGTCGAAGAGAATGTCCATCGCGTCCACTCCGGGGCGGAACGAAACACCGATCTTCCAATCACTGTGACGACGTGGCAGTCCATTTATCGGATGAACGATGAGTGGTTTTTACAATTCCACGGGGTTGTCGGTGACGAAGCCCATCAGTTTGACTCCAAATCGCTCAGCAAGATTATGTCGTCGCTGGTGAACGCGGAGTATCGTTTCGCCACGACCGGCACATTGAAGGGATCGATGGTCAATGAAATGGTGTTGGAAGGTCTGTTCGGTCAGGTCTACAACGTCACCACGACCCGCGAACTCATGGATGCTGGTACGGTCGCGGATCTGACAATCAAAGCGCTGGTGCTCCGTTACTCCGATGAAGATTGTCAAATGGTCCGGGGTGCCGACTTCCATGCGGAGCGGGACTACATTTCCGCACACACGACCCGCCGGAACTTTGTGCGCAATCTGGTGTTGAGCCTGAAAGGAAACACGCTGGTTCTTTTCGCTCTTGTCGATAAGCAGGGGAAGCCGCTGTATGAGTCGATCATGGAGCGGGTGGAACCGGGCCGAAAGGTCTTCTATGTCTCCGGTGAGACGGAAGCCGATGACCGGGAACAGGTGCGTCAGATCACGGAACAGGAAGAGAACGCCATCATCATTGCCAGCTACGGCGTCTTTTCGACCGGTGTCAATATCCGCAATCTGGACAATCTGGTATTCGCCGCCGGGACGAAATCGAAGATCCGTACCCTACAAAGCATCGGTCGCGGCCTTCGGAAAAGTGATCGGAAATCCACGGTGACGGTCTTCGACATCGTGGATGATTTGAGCGTTAAGTCTAAGAAAAATTTCGCCTTAATGCATTTCGCCGAACGCTTGGCGTTCTATGCGGCGGAACAGTTCCGGTACAAGATTTACCGGATCGACCTGTCGTAAGTATAAATACGGGGATTGTCGTCGCATTTGGAAGGGTGCGGCGAATTCTCTTGGTGAAACGAGTTTTTCAGTGCGACATCGCGCGCTGATAATGGAAGTTAGGTCGGTGTGTCTAGTACCCGAAATGAGCTTTGATAAGGTTCATCACCAAGATGAACCATGCAATGCCAACGACGGACATCAAGATCCATCCGGCGAACAAAGCTATCGCGATCTTCAAAGTGAATCGCAGAAAGGATAACATATGCTTCAAGCATAACAGGGATGGACATATAAGTCAATGGAGCGCAAGAAAAATCAGTACGTGGACAACAAGAAGCTGTACGATGCCCTAGTCGAATGGCTGAAGGACCGGAAGGCGGCACAACGCAATAAGCAAAACCTCCCTCCGCTCCCCGACTATATTGGTGAGTGTATCTTGTTGATGGCAAACCGTTTGGCTCAAAAAGCCAACTTCGTCAACTACACTTTCAAAGATGACATGATCGGCGATGCGATGGAATCGTGTTTGCGGTATCTGCACAATTTCAACCCGACGCGGAGCACCAACGCTTTTGCCTATGTGACACAGATCCTTCACAATGCGTTTGTGCGCCGGATTCAGCGGGAACGGCGGAACAGCTATACCAAGGCGATGTTGATTAGCCACGGTATGCCGGGGTATTCGGTGCAAGAAGGCGACGAAACGGAATACACCAACACCTACGTCGATTTCCTTCAAGAGAATGTCACCGACGTGATTGAAAAGTTCGAGTCCGCCAAGAAACGGAAGAAGGACCGGCAACAGAAGAAGTTGGGTCTGGAAAGTTTCTTCGTGGAAGAACCAACCGAACAAGTAGTCGGGGCCGGTTCACAGTAAGAACAATTTTGGTGCGGTAGGAAAAGGCGGGATGTGCGCTCCATCCCGCCTTTTTCTTTTGCTCAAAACATACATAGAGTGTGTATGGCCGTTGAAACTGTTTCGACGATGATAGGGTACGATCTTCGGGATCACCGGTGGGTAGCATTTTGTCCGCACTACGATCTGGACGCGCACGACACGACAATTGAATCTAGTTGGGACCGGCTAGTCGATTTGTGCAACGGGTGGGTCGAATGGTGCCTTCTGCAAGGATTGCCGGAATTGAGCGAAACACACGCGCCTTATCTCAATGTGATTGAAGAGTCGATCAAAGAACCATATGCGACGGTGGAACTGGCCGGGTTGAGCATCGAAATGACCGGCTGGCTGATTCTGGATCGGTTGCCGGGTAATTGGCAACAGGGACGAATTCTGGACGCCTAAATGGATGTATGAGTAAGAAATCAGGGGCGGCAACCGCCGCCAAAAACGAATACATCCCTCTTGACAAATTCCGTTTGGAGTTCACCAGCATTCCCGGTGTGAAGGAATTGGCTGGTATCAGTCAAAGTGTCCGACAAGTTAATCTGCCCGGCGGTGAACGTGGTAAGTCGAACACGATGATCTGTGATTCGATGACTGTGACTTTCGTAGAGACGACGGATTTGAATTTCGTCAAGTTCGTCTCATGGCTCCAAACATCATCCGGTGATCTGGCGACCGCGAAGTTGTACATTCAGAATCAATCGGAAAAAGACGTACTGTGTGTGTCTATGGAAGGCATGGAGATCACACAGGTGTGTAGTGTTAGCCTTGGCAATTCGGCCTTGATCGGAACGACTGGCAATATGGAATTTGATGTTGTGTTCCGTGTCGGACGGACCAATTACACCGTCCTCTAATTCTCTTCAACATGTGTGGCCGCGTTTTCAAAGCGCGGCCACTTTCCATTTTTGCGGGCGTTTCTCGATACGACAATAGAGAAAGATGTCGGACCCGCGATACCTTCACAGTGCGGTGGTGATTGCCTTCACCATACTCGTTTCGCTTGGCCCTGTCATCTGTGACCGAATGATCGCACTTTACCGACAACATGTGAAGGGAAAGGCCCAATTATCGAGGTTTGAATGAAGATTGCATTGCTGGCGGACACGCATTTCGGCGTCCGCAACGACATGGCGGCGTTCTATGACACGTTCGATAGTTTCTACACCAAGACGTTTTTTCCGACAATTGATCGGCGCGGGATCAAGCATATTTTGCACTTGGGTGATGTGTTCGACCGTCGCAAGTACGTCAACTTCCAGACCTTAGAGAAGACCCGTCAGGTGTTTTTCGATCCCATGCGCGCGCGTGGGATGCAGATGAAAGTCATCTTGGGCAATCACGACGTTTACTACCGATCCACAAACCGGCTGAATGCTGTCTCTTTGCTCTTGGGTGAGTATCTGAAGAATCCGACCAATGATCCCAACGAAGGCAAATTGGTTGAAGGTGGGCTACCGCTTCCGTACCTACATGACATCGACGTATACGAACAGCCATGTGAAACCGATATCTTCGGTATGGACTGTGTTGTCATGCCGTGGATCAACGGAGAAAATTACGAAGCCGCGATGAAAATTGCGAAGGGCGCGCGCGGTTCGAAACCGGTGTTCGGTCATTTGGAACTCACCGGATTCAACATGTATCGCAACAGCGTATGCGAACACGGACTGGACCCGAAGGTCTTCAATCGTTTCGACATGGTGTTGACAGGTCACTTTCACCACCAATCACAGAAGGGCGGCATCCGCTATGTAGGCGCGCCATACGAAATGATCTGGTCGGACTATGATGATCCGCGTGGTTTCCACATCCTTGACACGGAAACGTTCGAGCTTGAGTTTGTCAGGAACCCGGATCAGATGTTCTACAAAGTCCGCTATGATGATTCTGCGGATGTGCCGGGACGTTCCGCTCCGGGGCCGGACATCGAACCATCGGCGGACTGGAAAGGCAAGTTCATCAAGATCATTGTCATGCGGAAGAAAGATCCGTATGCCTTCGATCAATTCATGGACGCGGTGTGGGCAACCCAACCACATGATGTGTCGCTGGTCGAAGATGAAACCCTTGACATCGATAAGGTGCTCGAAGGGAAAGATGAAACGCTCATCATCGACGACACTCCAACTGTGTTGAATGCATACGTGGATGCGATCACTACACAGGATGTGAACAAACCGGCACTGAAGCGACTGATGTTAGAACTCTACACAGAAGCCGTGGCGACCAGTGGAAAAGACTGATGCAATTTGAAGGTCTGGTGTTTCGTTATTGGGTCGATGATGGCATCGGCTATCTTCGAACGAAAGAAGGTTACGTGTATCTGTTCCGGGATACACGAATTGATGGTGTGGTCGCGAACGGAAAGATTGTTGATTTTGATGTTGAGGGCGATCAAGTTGTCCGGGGCATCGTCAGGGAAAGATAATGCTTGAATTCCAATCCATTCGATACAAAAACTTTCTGAGCACCGGCAACAATGAAACGGTCATTCAGATCAACACGTCGCCAACGACTCTCATCTTAGGCGACAACGGAAGCGGCAAGTCAACCATGCTGGATGCATTGTGCTTCGGGTTGTTTGGTAAGCCGTATCGCAAGATCAAAAAAGAACAGCTTATCAATTCCATCAATCAACGCGATTGTCTGGTGGAGATCGAATTCCATACGCGCGGAGATCACTACAAGATCCGGCGCGGCATCAAGCCGAACTTCTTGAACATTCTCAAGAACGGGCAATTGCTCGAAGAGAATGCGGCGGTGAAGGACCAGCAAGAATATCTCGAAACTCACATCCTGAAGCTGTCGATGAAATCCTTCACTCAGTTGGTCATTCTCGGTTCCGCTAGTTTCGTGCCGTTTATGCAACTGAGCGCGGCTGACCGCCGGGCGCTGGTCGAAGATATCCTTGAGATTCAAGTCCTGTCAGAAATGAATGAAGTTCTGAAGGGCCGGGTGTCGAAGATCAAGCAAGAAATCGCCTTGGTAGAACAGCAAGTTCTCAGTACCAATGAAGCGATTCGGTTGGTGGAAGACTCCATCAATTCCATGAAACAACAGGCCGATCAGGAACGGCAACGGAAGCTGGATCGCATCGCGGAGATTGAAACGCAAATCCAAGCGATCACAGATGACATACAAGTCAAAACCGAAGAAGTTGAAGGCGTGTTGGCCCGGATTGCCGACGAACCCGCTGTCAATGAGAAGCTGTCTGACTACAGCGAAAGAAAGACGAAAATCAAGTCCAAGGCTCAAGAGTTGACGACGGAGATTCGGTTTTTCCAAGACAACGACACATGTCCGACCTGTACACAGCCGATCCAGACGGATTTCCGGGACAAGACGATTGCAGACAAGAAGACCTTCTTGGCGAAACTGAAGGACGGTCATACTGCACTGACAGAGAAAGAATCGACCTTTCTACATCGCCGGGAAGAAATTTCTCAGTGCCGGTCGCAGATTCAATCGATCCGTCAGGAGATCGCGGCGCGCCGGGCTGAGTCCAACACACTCAACACTGAATCGCGGCGGCTGAGTCTTGACATACAGAAGACGGACAGCACGCTGATCGCCAAGGAAGAAGGAAAACTGGAAGAGTTGCACCGGCGCGAAGAAGAGTTGGAAGTCATGCGGAAGCATTTGGCGGAAACCAAACAGCTTCAGGATGTGGCCGCTATCATGTTGAAAGATGGAGGGATCAAGACTAGTATCATCCGTCAATATCTGCCTGTCATCAACAAGGTGGTCAATCGTTTCCTCTCCGCGTTGAATTTTCCGGTACAATTCAGTTTAGACGAAACATTCAACGAAACCATCAAGGCGCGACATAGGGATGAGTTCAGCTACCCATCCTTCTCCGAAGGGGAAAAGTTGCGCATCGACTTGGCAATCTTGTTTTGCTGGCGGGAAGTCGCCCGCCTCAAAAACAGTATGGCAACGAACTTGCTCATTCTTGATGAAGTAGTCGATTCTAGTTTGGATGTGACCGGAATTGACGCCTTCATGACGGTGCTGGCGGAATTGTCTGAAACGACTCACGTGTTCGTTATCTCACACAAATCCGATGCCTTGGCCGAAAAGTTTGATCGCACGATCAAATTTGTGAAACGGGCGAACTTCTCACAGATCCAACTAGCGTAGAAAAAATGAATTGCTTCCTTCATCGGTTTCTGGTATGCTTGGGATCGACGGAGAGGCGTGCGTACTTTTAGAACTATCGCCGTTACGTTGGGAAACGTAAAGAAAGAGAGCTTGATATGGCCCGGAACAATGTGGTTGAGGTTAGACCACCCAAGGGTTCGAACTTGGATACGGTCCTAGTGGCTTTGCACGGACTACAGGAGCAACAGGCAGAGTTGCGGGAAGGAATCAGTAGCATCCGTTCGCAACTGAACCGTCTGCGGCGACCGGTGCGCAAATCTGTCAGTCGTATTCGCGTGGTGCCAGTATCCGGCATTCACGCAATTGCCGGTTAACACTTGACATATAGGTCCGCATCATGCTATCTTGAGTGTGATGCGGATCGAAGTAAACGAAACACTAGCCCGGATGCTGGCAACGGAAAATCTTCACATCCGTTACAGTCCATCTACGAAGACTGCCCATTTCGAAGTCAAGACCCGTCTCTTGACCCTTCCGCTATACTCCCGCCTAGAACAAATCGTACATTTGCTGTTGGCCGGTCACGAAGCATTCCATGCGTTGTGGACGAAGATAGATCGTGCCACCGCTTCGCGCCTGATTGACGCGAACCCGAAGAATGAGAAGCGCGCCGCCCGGTACTTCAACATTTGTGAAGACGTTCGCATCGAAAATTTGGGCAAGGAACTGTATCCGGGAATGCGCGCGGTTTTCCGTGACGGGTACAAGCTGATGGTCAAGGCCGGATTCTTCGGTGATATGACCAAGATCGACCAGATGAGCCTGATCGACCGGGTGAACATCTTCTTCAAGGCCGGGGCGACGGTGAATGTCTCGTTTTCCGAACAAGAAACTCCGCTGGTCCAAGCGATCAATAAAGCCCGGTCGTTCGATGAAATGATCGCGGCGTGCCGGGCGATCTACGAATACGCCAAGCAACAACAGCAACCCGAAGACGAACCGGATCAGGATCAAGATCAGGACGACCAGCAACAGCAACAGTCGAAGTCCAAATCGAAAAAGAATCAGAAGGAACGTGAAGAGTCGGAAACCGATGACAGTGACGATTCTGAAGAGTCTGAAGACGGGGAAGATTCTGAGGATGATGAATCGGATTCCGATCAATCTGAGGACAGCGAAGAGTCTGCCGGTGATGAATCCGGTGATGACGAACAAGACGGTGATGATGAATCTGATGCCGGGGATTCGGACGATGCGGACGGTGACGAATCCGATGCCGACGCGGATGATGCGGACGGCGAAAGTGACGATCAACAGGAAGCCGACAGCGACAAAAAAGAGGCAAAGTCCAAGTCCAAACCGCAAGACAAGAAACCGGAAGAGGGAAGCACCCAAGACGAATTCGATAAGCACCTTGCCGATCACTGCGATCCGCAACAGTCTTACATCTACACGACTTTGCCGAAGGTCAAGATGGACGCGGCGGTCGTCGATTACAAAATCGTGATGGATGATTTGACGAAAGCCTGTGCAAAGGCGTCGTCTGAAACCACGACCCGCCGGACGAAATATGTGCCGAAAAAAGTCTGGTTCGATCATATCATGCGGTCACTCGAACCGGATGTGCTGTACATGGTCCAACAGTTCATGATGATGCGCCGGGCAGATCAACACGCGCGCACGCGCACGGCTTCAACCGGGGATCTGGACATGACGAAGCTGTGGGCGCACCGGATCACCGAAAACATTTTCGCCACCACTGAAATCGTACCTGACGACAAGAATCATGGTTTGGTGCTGGTCGTCGATTGGTCCGGTTCGATGAAGGGACCGCTGTTTGATGTGCTGGTTCAACTGTTGGCACTGATGTTGTTCTGTCGGAAAGCGGGCATTCCATTCGAAGTGTTCGTCTTCATCACGCGCCCGTCTGACAAGGGTGACAGTTTCATCCCGGCGAAAGATTCCGTGTCGGTCAATGGCTTGACCCGGCTCTACAACCTGTTCTCTAGCAGGATGCCTCAAGCGCACTTCTATCAGATGTGCCTGATGATTTTCAGTTCGTTCGACAATCGGGATTTCAATCCGCCGCTGGCATATCTGGACCCGTCGAAGTATGGCACTCCGTTAGGTGAAGCGATGTTGATTGCCAGCGAATTTGTCCCGGAGTTCCAGAAGAAAAACCGGCTTCAGTTCGTTCACACAATCTTCCTCACTGACGGCGACGGTAATAGCTCCATGACGGTGTGTACGAATCAGCTTGAAGATCAGAAAACACGCCGGACGTATAGCCCTGAACCGAATGAACAGACAGTTGAAATTCTTCACCTGTTGCCCCGGATCATCCGTGATCGGACGCGGGCGAAGATGATTGGGTTCTATGTTGGATTGCCGACAGCGCGCATGCTGCAAGACTCGAAGACGAAATATCAGGCCGCGAATGACTTGCTTCAAAAAGAGGGCTTCATGTCGGTCAGCGGGACGCATTACGATGCTTTCTACGTGCTGAATCCGGCCATGAGCGTGCCCACTGTCAGTACCACCGGTGATCCGACCGAACAGATTCAGATGCGCCGCAAATCGCGGGTCATGCTGCAACAGTTTATCAAGATGATCGCTTGACATGTATGTCAATTCCGGGTACAATGGGACTGATGACAAAACTGACCAACGAACAAAAGAAGTTTCTGGCGGCGGTGGCGGCGGAATTCAGCACGAACGGTGAACTCCCTTCATCTATCACCGTTTCGCAAATATCTCTTTTGGTCGGTCGCGGATACAAACGTCCGAACTGGCTCATGACGCGCGACAAGCAAATGTCAAAAGATCGTTTCATGCTTTCTGAAGCGTTGTGGCAATCGGCGGATTTACAGGCCCCGGAAACCGTTACGACTGCGGGTACACTGGATGATGAAGACACTGTGCAACCTCTTACCGAATTCATGCCTGACCGTGACCCGCTCTATGTCCCGGAAGGTGCCTACTTCAAACTTGTGAAGTTGTTCAAGTCGAAGCGATGGGTCCCGATGTGGATCACCGGTCCTACGGGCGTCGCCAAAACAATGAGTATCGAACAGGCGTGTGTCGCCGCCGGGCGGGAATTTTTCCGCATCCAGATCACGAAAGAATCGGACGAAGCTGCGTTGTTGGGCACGTTCCATTTGCGGAATGGGGAAACCGAGTTTGTCCAGTCGCGTGTCATTACGGCGATGGAGCGTGGCGGCGTTCTTCTTCTGGACGAATGCGATTTGGCGTCGGATAAGGCCATGTGCCTTCAGCCGGTGCTTGAAGGGAAGTCGGTGTACCTGACCCGCGCGAATCGCACGGTGACGCCCGCGCCCGGTTTCCAGTGCGTCGCTACCGCGAACACGAAGGGACGCGGCGATGACACCGGAATGTACTTCGGCACCAACATGGTCAACGAAGCCTTTCTGGACCGCATTGCGGCCATGACAGTGGATCACGGGTATCCGAACCCGGCCAATGAGCGCACGATCTTGAAGCGTGTCATGCAAGCGGCGGGCATCATGGACGAACAGTTCATTGTCCAGCTTGTTGCGTGGGCCGGGAAGTGCCGTGAGAACTATGACCAAGGGGTTATCTCCCACACAATTTCCCCGCGCCGGTTGTGCCGCATCGTCGAAGCCTACGCCATTTTCGAAGACAAGGATGATGTGGTGGATATGTCGCTGGCCCGCTTCAATTCAGTGGATCGTGCGGCGATGAAACAGTACTTCACCATGTTCAACGGCACGACGATTCCACCGGATCACTCTTCGAATCAGTCTCAGACGTGGTAAGTCGGATTCCAAATTTTACTCTCCATACCCCGTGATAGCTTGGTCTAAGAGCCACCGATCACGGGGTTCTACTTTTTGGAGAGCAATGTCAATCAAACTCACACCAGACACCATCGCAATTCTCGAAAACTATGCTGCCATTGCGAAGGGAGTCATCCTCAAGCCGGGCCGGGAACTCAAGACCCTGAGTAAGTCCGGTGCATCGGCGGCGGCGGCAACGATCACGGAAGATTTCCCCCATCAGGTTCCGATTCACGACATTCTGAATTTCCTGAATGTCTTGGGCCTGTTCAACGAACCGCTCATCGACTTCAACGAAAACAACAACTACATGACCATCACGGACGCGACTGACCCGTCGCGGAGCACGCGGTTCATGTACAGTGCGCCGGAACTCATGCGTTCACCGTCCGGTCGCATCAAGCCGAAAGGCCCGGAAGTCTGTTTCAAGTTGACCGAATCTCAGTTGTCAGTTCTGGTCAAGGCGACGGCGGTTTTGAAGAAGCCTGAATGGGCGGTCATCAGCAACGGCAAGACGATCAAGCTGGTCACCTACAACAGCAAGGAACCGAACAGCAACGACTTCTCACTGATCGTTGAAGGCGAACCGAACGGCGTGGAATGCACTTCGGTGTTCAGCTTCGAAAACATCCGCTTGCTCAAGGGCAATTACGATGTGATCGTGACTGAGCAACTTGCGCAATTCACCAACACGGATCGCGCGTCATCTGGCGGCGAACTGGTCTACTGGATCGGAGTCGAAGCCAGCACGAAGTTCAACACCAAACGCGGCGAAGCCGCCGGGAACTAAACATCCACATGGAAACGAACGACCGCCAATTCTTGTGGGTGGAAAAATACCGTCCAACCAAGATCGCGGATTGCATTCTGCCGGAAGCGATGAAGAAAACCTTCGTGGACATCGTTGCTTCCGGCTCAATGCCGAACATGATCTTCTCTGGTCGTCCGGGCATCGGTAAGACTACCGTTGCCCGCGCGCTGTGTGAAGAAATGGACCGCGATTACTTGTTCGTTCCGGCCAGCGAACAGGGCAACATTGAAACGCTCCGGTACACCGTTCGGCAATACGCCGGGACGATGGCTTTCAACGGCAAACCCAAGGCGGTGATCTTCGACGAAGGCGACGGCATGACCAAGGCCGCGCAAGATGCGTTGCGGTCATTCATCGAAGAGTTCTCCGTCAACTGTAACTTCATCTTCACGGCCAACAACAAAGGTAAGATCGCGGAAGCGATTCGTGAATCCCGGCTGGTCCCGGTTGACTTCACCATCCCCAAGGTGGAGAAGGCAACGCTGGCCCGGCAATTTTTCGAACGGGCGAAAGAGATTCTGGATTCGGAGAAGATCGTCTATGATCCGAAGGCCGTCACTCAAATCGTTCTTCGGAACTTCCCCGACTTCCGTAAGATTCTGAACCAGCTACAGTACCATAGCAAGTCTGGTACTTTGGTCTTCGAAGAAGGTGTCGGGACGGCACAGATCAAAGAGGTCATTGACAAGCTGGCCGAAAAGGATATGTCCTTTGTCCGGCAATGGGTTGCGCAAAATGCGGAGAATGACACGCAACACATCTACCGCCGGATCTATGACGTGCTCTACGATAGGCTGGTACCTTCGACCATTCCCGATGCGATTGTTGCTCTGGCAAAATATCAGCATTGGGCAATCACGGCGGCGAACCAAGAAATCAACCTCATGGCTTGCTTAGTTGAGATTGCGGTAGTGTGCCAATTCAAGTAAGAAGGACATCATGCAAGAAAATCAACAACCCGATCCAGACGACGTGTTGGCGGACGTAATTCGCGCGTTCGCCCCGCACTTCATTCGCTACATGGAAGAACATGGAACTGAAGGACGTACTGACTAGTCTGTTCAAGACCAAGGAAGACTTGGCAACAGAGATTGACGGCCAACGGGAACTGGTGGAAGCACCCGGCCCGTGGGTCATCAATCGCATGGTTTCATTGTTCCCGGATTGTGTTGGTGATGTCAACGAAATCAACACAATCCAAGGGATCGATGCGGTCATGCAATATGACTTCCTTCGGTTCCGGTTGAAACCGCGCGCGAAGACGTTTACACCGTGGCTTAAAGCGGAGAAGCCGACCGAAGATGTGAAGTTGGTCATGGAGTATTACAAGTACTCCGAAGAGAAGGCGCGCGAAGCGCTGGAACTTCTGACTGACGATCAGTTGGAGTTGATCCGGGAGTCGTTTTTCGAAGGCGGGGTAGTGAAGAAAAAAGGAAAGAAAGACTAGCTTTTCGGCGGCGTTTGCGGAATCAACTTCGCAATACGCGGTTTGAAGATTTTCTGATCGCCCTTGTTTGTATGCGCGACGGGCTGACCATGTTCGTCGCGCGAAAATCCTTTGATCGTCGCCCGGCGATTTTTGAATTTGCCCACCATCAACTCATCACCGACTTCCAGCTTGGGAAGTTCTAGTTCGGCGATGAACTCAGCGAAAGATTTCACGGGCACCATGCTAGTATTTAGTTATGGCCTTCTACATCGAACTTCCTCCCCGTGGTCCGCTGAAAACTCATGAGTTCAAATCGCCACAACAGGCGGATCGAATTCTGTCAGAGATTTTCAAGGGCCGGAAGTATGAAGAGGGTGAGCACTTCGGCGGGGTGTGGATTTGCGCCGATGGCAACTGCTACTCCGAAACGGAATGGCCGATGAATCAGTACATCGCCGGGGTGCCGGGGACTGTCGTTCTGACCAACCGTGGACCCGGTTTCTCTTCTGGCGAAATCTCCCGCGCGTGCGCGAACGTATCCCGGAACTGGATGACCATCGACGAAGCGGAACAGCACCGCCCGCCGGTCATCCAGATGGAATTGAATGTCAACTACTGCCGGGTGAAGATCATCGGTGAATCGACGCCGGAAGGTATGTTCTCTGTCGATCCGTTTCTGGATTATGTTCGTTCGACGGCGAAGCAGAATGATGCTGTTGTTGAAATTGAACGGGTCGTCTCTGCCTGATGTCTGGCCGGATTGTCCACTGCCGGAAAGAACCCTACGACATCTATATCGGTCGCGGGAAATGTCCGGCGACCGGGAAACCTTCCATATGGGGCAACCCTTATTCTCACAAACCTGATACAGCCGCCCGCTTTCGCGTGGAAAGCCGCTCTGAAGCCATCGCCGCCTATGAACGGTACATCCGCTCCCGCCCGGATTTGATCGCAGCCTTGGCCGATTTACGTGGCAAGACGCTAGGATGCTGGTGCCATCCGAAGCCGTGCCACGGATCGGTACTGATTCGGATGGCCGAAGAATTTCACGGACTGGCTTCCTTTTTCTCTTGACATATAGGTCGGATCTTGCTATTCTGGCAATGGAGAGAACGACCAATGACGACTTCACCCGCTGTCAAAGAAACGATGCCCGCGATCACGCTGGCTTACTACCAGATTCCCGATATCAACTTCACCGCTCTTGAAGAGAAGATCGCGAAATTATCGCGTCGCTCCAAGCGCTTCGGGATGGGTGAGATCACGATCAATGTCACGAACGTGACTCCGCACGAATCCGGCAAGTACAACTTGTTGACCGTCGAACTCAAAGGTGCTGAGCCGGTCGTCACCGGCTGGTACTTCGTCGCCAGCATCAGCCACGATCACGAAACCGGCAACATCCTTCGCTACACCCCGCCGTTCACCGCCGCCAACGTCGATGAGAAGTACCGCACGACCGCCGCGATCTGCGAACACTGCAAACTGAACCGCCAGCGCAAAGACACCTACGTCGTCCGACACCAGACCACGGGCGAAGAACGTCAGGTTGGTCGCACGTGCCTTGGTGAGTTCTTCAACGGTGCGAATCCCCATCACATCGCGGAATACAGCGAAATGTTGGGCAACATCGGCATCCTGATGGACGAAGCGACTAACCCGCCCGTCGCGACCGGATCGATGATGCGCAAGCCGCTCTTCTACAATCTGAAGAGCCTTCTGACGACCGCCGCCGCTGTGATCCGTGTCAAGGGCCGCTTCGTGTCGGGTGGTCAGGCTTACAACGACCGGAGCTTGGTTTCGACCGCCAGCATCGTCAAGGACATCCTGTGGTTCGTGAATCCTGAATTGGTGGCGATGTACGCTCCGACTCCGGCGGACGAAGCGATGGCCGAAGCCGCGATTGAGTGGGGTGCGAACGTCGAAGCCGACGCCAGCAACGACTACCTGTGGAACGTCCGTGTGCTCTGCACTTCGGAAATGCTGACGACACAGCAGATCGGTTTGGCTGTCAGCATCGTGGGTGTCTACCTTCGGGAAAGCGCTCCGAAGCCCGCTGGCAACGCTTACGTCGGCACCAAAGGAGAACGGCTGACCTTCACCGGAACGCTTCTGGAGATTCGCCCGACTCAGTTCTCTACGCTCTACAAGTTCGTGGATGACGCCGGGAACGTCCTGAAGTGCTTCTCCAAGTCGCTCGAAGTTGAAGTCGGTGCCAAGGGAATCTTCACCGGCACGGTGGTGGATCACAAGGAATGGAAGGGTGCCAAGGAAACGGTCCTGACCCGCATGATGGTCGGTGCGCCCAAGGCCAAGGCTAAGGCCGATAAGCCAGTGAACACCAAAGAATTTGCCACCGTCGAAGTGCCCTTCTAAGGGGCGCTTCGACATATGAATCGGATGTTATACTGATTTCGTGAGCACAGAATCGGTCGCTGTAATCGTCGGGAGATTCCAGATCCCGTCAATGGATGACGAATTCAAAGTCATGATCCGGCTGGTCAAAGAGGCCCACCAGTTCACGATGTTGATGTTGTCTAGTAACCCGGTGCCCGGAAACCGAGAAGAACCGTTGAGTTACGTCATGCGCTGCATGATGATCCATGAAGTCTTTCCAGATTTGTTCATCGCCCCGCTGATGGACATGGCAAGCGCGAAAAAATGGGTGGCGGTTCTGGAAAGCCGCGTGCGTGAGTCTTTTCCGCTGATGACGGCACGTATCTATGCAGCGCCGGAAATCGTCACCATGTACAAAGACTCCGGTGGTGTGTTGCCGGTCACTGAATTGACTGGACCCAACATCACCAAAATTCTCCCGGCGGTTCGGGAGAAGATCGTCAACAATACTGATTTCCGCAAGGGAGTCATCTATGCAACGAATCACACACACAAAAAAGTCCTTTCGACTGTAGACGGAGCAATCATCCGGGGTAACGAAACCCTGTTAGGACGGAAGCACAACGAATCGGCATGGCGGTTCATGGGCGGCTTCACGGAAGTGACCAGTGAATCGGATGAAGAGGATCTGAGCCGCGAAGCGATGGAAGAAACCCGCCTCAAGATCAAGCCCGATGACTGGTATTACCTTGGCCGGGTTCGTGTTAATGACTGGCGATATATCAACAGCGGAGACGTGATTCGCACCGGGTTCTATGTCACATTCGATTTTGAAGGGGAACCTGTCGCCGGGGACGATCTGGCGGAAGTTCGTTGGGTGAGTCTGGACGCTGAGTCGGATGAGATCCCGTTGGTCCATGAACACCGGCATCTGTGGGACCGGCTTCAAGCGGCAAGGAACGCGGTGTATGAACAGCACACCGCGAACAAACGCGCGGAAGAGGCCCGGCGGAAGCTGATGGAATCGATCACACAACAGGAAGAAGACGTACCATTCTGAAAGGAAGAAAAACAGACGCATGATTTTACGACGGACGGACTCCTACAAGGTAGGACATTTCGGGCAATACCCGCCGGGAACGAAGATGATTCATTCGTATCTCGAAGCGCGTGGTGGCATGTTTCCACGGACTGTAGTCTTCGGAAACCGCTACTACATGGAACGCTACATGGCCGGACAACAGGTGGATTTGCCGTCCATCGATCAAGCGGAGAAGCACGCCTATCATCACTTCGGTAACGGTGACATGTTCAACCGGGCCGGTTGGCTCCATATCCTCGAAAAGCACAAAGGGCGGCTTCCGTTGCGGATCTGTGCGCCGCCGGAAGGCACGGTGGTTCCGACTGGCAACGTGCTGATGACCATTGAAAACACGGATGAAGCCGTTCCGTGGTTGACCAACTACGTCGAAACGATGCTCATGCGGGAATGGTACCCGTACACGGTTGCTTCGCTGAGCTACTACTGTCGTGACATCATCCTCAAATACCTGATCGAAACCGGCACGCCGGAAGACATCTGGTTCAAGTTGCATGATTTTGGCGGACGGGGCGGATCGTCCACGGAAACCATCGAAATCGGTGGTGCTGCCCACTTGGTCAATTTCAAGGGAACTGACACCCTCGAAGCCATCGACTTCCTGTTCCGGTGGTACGACGCCAACTTCGAAAACTATCCGGCCTTCTCTGTCGCCGCGTCTGAACATTCCACGATGACGACGTGGGGCCAGAAACGGGAACGCGACGCTTATGCGAATATGCTGGAAAAGTATCCGACCGGCATTGTCAGCGTCGTCAGCGATTCGTGGGACATCTTCAACGCGGTAGACAAGATTTGGGGACAGGAACTCAAGGATAAGGTTCTGAACCGCAACGGGCGTGTAGTCATCCGGCCCGACTCCGGTGAAGTCATCCCGACTTTGATTGCCATTTTCCGGTCACTGGAAGCCCGCTACGGCATGGAAACGAACGCGAAGGGATACAAGGTCCTTCCGCCGCAAATTCGCGTCCTGCAAGGCGACGGCATCACGTCCTTGACCATCGAACCGATCCTTCAGGCGCTCAAGGCCGAAGGCTGGTCCGCTGACAACATCGTGTTCGGTATGGGCGGCGGTCTTCTTCAGAAGGTGGACCGGGATACCATGTCGATGGCGCTGAAGTGCTCCCGCGCCCTCATCGGCGATGAAGAGATCGATGTCTACAAGGCGGCGCGCGGTAAGGGTTCGAAGCGTGGTCGGTTGGCATTGATCGCCAATGGCGACAGCTTTAGCACGGTGCGTATCAATGAAGCGGAGATCCCCGGCAACGTTCTCAGTCCCATCTTCCTTGACGGTGACAGCACCAGCAAGCCGACCATCTACGACATTCGCAAACGCTCCACCCCGGCACTTCTCCGGGCGGCGGCATGAACCAGCGGGTTATTGTCGGAGAGGTCGCGGGTCTGCAAATCAAGTCACAGGAAAAATCAGAGTGAGAAACAAACTGATTGATGTTGTTCGATTCGTGCGGCACTACCTACCAAGGTGGTGCCGTCCGTATTTTCAATGGACTGTGTACCGGCTCCGTCGTCTGCATGAGATTCGGTGCTATGGATTGCGCCCCGGCTATCATGACGCGCGCGAACGCATTCTGTACGGATCGTTCGCGGCACTGGTCGATTTTGTCGAACATGATTGTGCGTGGGAACACCAGCGGTCGGAGAACAAGCCCGGTCGCCGGTCGGTCGAAGATGGATTGATCTATCTGGACTGGTGCGCTGGTCTGAAAGATGGTCCGCCACATCAAGTAGAGTGTGGACGGCTTGCCAAGGAATTGTACTTGTGGTGGACTGTTGGACGACCGGCCCGGCCTGAAATAGAAACAGCGGAACAAGAGATTGCGCACGATATGGAAGACCAGACGATGTTGAAAAAATTGGTCAGTATCCGGCTGGATCTATGGACTTAGGGGATGACTAACTAGTTTGTGATGTCACACGAACTAGATCAAGAAATCGATTCTACACTCAAGAATTTCAAATTCCACATCGGCACGGTGGATTTCCAAGACGGTGCCGGGTATCAAGTCGTTGTGTATTTGGCTGAAAAGAACTTGGCACTGTGCCTTTCGCCGGAAGGTGCCCGTTCGATGGCCTACGCTTTGACGCGGTGCGCGGATGAATTGCAGCCGCCCATGATTGAATTGGACGATACGGAAGTGGATTGATGCCGTCTTTCTCGACAATCACAAAACAGCCAAACGAAGCCGCTGGTGTGCTTCCCATTTGTGTGAAGACACAGCGGATGTGTTTCTTGTGGCGCGCGCCGGGATCGGACTTTGGTAACGTGTGGGGATTGCCCGGCGGCGGTATGGATGAGGGAGAGACACCGGAGCAATCGGCCCGGCGGGAGTTGATCGAAGAAACCGGCTACGAAGGTCCGTTGAAATTGGTTCCCTCTTACGTGTACGAATCGGAAAAGCTCATCTTCCATAACTTCATCGGATTGGTGCCGCAAGAGTTCTCATTCCGTCCGAAGGACTTTGAGTTTGCTCAAGAACACACCCGGATGGAGTGGATGTCGTGGATTCAATTCTGTGCCCGGCTGGATGCGAACATCAAAAATTTCCATCCCGGCATCGTTGAATTTTTCTTCCATCATCAGGACGACATCAAGAAGCACATTCGATACCAGTGTTGACATATAGGTGTTAATGTGACAAGATGGTAGTTCTATGAAGGAATACTGGCTCAACGGGCGGAAGGTCGCCTTCACCACTTCGTACACTCCCGGATTTGGGTTCTCTAAAGTCGGGGACGTTCAAGTGATGGAAGAGACTATCATCGGGATCGGTGATGATGATCCTCCTTCTACCATACGGTATCAACACACCGCATCGTTCATTGTGATGGGCGATGCGGTGACGTATTTGCGCGGCAAGTACCCGGCGGCGGAAGAGCGTATGACCAGAAAGGTGGTGTCGTGATGGCGAAACGATTGGAAGATCAGTTGGCGATGTGTGAGCGGGATATGTCCCGGCTGTTGTCGATGAACGACCGCCGGTGGATGACATCCACGTTCCAACTGATCGACGGGAAGATCACGACGTTGAAGAAAAAGATCGCAGCGCGGGAGAGAAAGAGAAATGGCAAAGTCACGTAGCCAGTCGAACGGCAAGCTCATCGATACATGGTGGTATGAGTACAGTGGCGTCCCGGCGCATCAAAGCGATGACCCGGACGCTGAGCCGGAAGTCAAGCCGATCAAGGTGCCGGTCAAGCTGTACATCCTGAAGAAGTTCAAAGGGGATACGCCGCCGCTGGCGACCAAGGAAGTTTGGTTTGAAGTGGTGTGTGAGAACCCGGAGTTCTCTTTCCAAGGGCCGGATATCGAATCACTCCGGGCGACCATGTGGGGAGAACTGAACGATCACTACAAGGTCGGGTGGGAAGAGTACTACCTTGTCAGCATTGACCACCGTGCGCCCTATGAAGGTATGGGAACCGGTCTGTCGTTCGGCTATGAGACGGTGTGGAAGGGCACCGCATTTGACGGCACCCTGTTGTTGAAGCAATACCGCTACGGTCGCGGTGAAGTGATTGAACCGTGGCCCGGTGAGTTCAAAGACAAACAGGGAAATGTCACGGCATGCATCCCGGCTAACAAATCGAATCGTGGATCGCTTGAAGAGTTCTCCCGCCGAATCGATATCCTTCGGGAGAAACTGGTCGATCTGGTGCGCCCGGAGAAGATCGACCAGACGTTGTTAACGTTGGCTACCAACAAGCTGTTGCCGTCAGGCGACGACTAGGCCGGAAGGGTACCAATCTCACTCCACACAGCCGCGTGTTCCAAGCTGATCTTGCCTTCTTTGATGGAGTTGATGATGTTGACGGTCGATTCGGTGTTGTTTTTGTGATAGACAGCCACCCCGCCCGCGCGCGCCCATTCGCGCACGTTGGTTTGATTGTCATCGATCAACACGTTGCGCGTTCCATCCAGATTGCGGGCAAAATGGAACTTGTCTTCGCGCATACATACCTTGACTTTCCAGTCGGGGATCAACAGTTCGCGCCGGACCCATTCCAGTTTGCCGATGATGGTGGACTGCATGACTTCTTTGTTGTAGGCACTCAAGATCCACGGGTCCATCGATTTGACAGCTTCCCACAGTTCCCGCCCGCCCGGTTGCCATTCCATGTGCGCCCAAAAGTCCGTGTCATATTCGATCATCTTCCAGTGGTGGTCTTCGATGTCATACCACCCCGACCCGTCCGGTTTGAAGCCCCATTTGTCGCATGCTCGTTTATCGAAAAAGCACAGAACGCCATCCATGTCGCAGTAAATTCGTGTCATTCTGTTTCTAGTTTATGAGTGGAGAAACGCACGGTAAATTGGAAACGTGCAACCTTTCTACACATGGGTCGGACGGCATCGCGATGAAATTTTGGTTCGGGAAGTGCGGGATGGGAAACGCAAGAATTTTCAAGTCAATCATAAGCCCACCCTCTATACACCGGCCCCGCCCGGCGAATCCTACGAACTGACCACGCTTGAAGGTCGCGGCGTCGTTCCTCTTCATTTTGACTCCATGAGTGCCGCCCGGCGGCACGTGCAAGAATCTGCCGGGGTTGACGGATACACGTTGTACGGCAACGACATGTATCAGTATGTCTACATTGCCGAAAACTACCCCGGCCACATTGAATACGATCCCAAACAGATCGTTATCGCCAACGTCGATATCGAAGTCGGAGCGAAGAACGGGTTCCTGTCGGCACTCAACACCGTTGATACGCCGGAAGAAGTGACAGCTATCACGATGAAGCTGTCCACCGAAAACAAGTTCCGGGTGTTCGGTATGAAGGATTTCATGCCGACCGAAGAGATCGAATACATCCATTGTGACGACGAAGGCGATTTGTTGGAACAGTTCTTGGCCGCGTGGATCGCCACGTACCCGGACGGCATGACCGGCTGGAACATCACCGGTTACGATATCCCGTATTTGGTCAATCGGATCACCAAGCGGCTGGATAAGAAGCGCGCCGCCAAGCTGTCGCCTTTCGGACACATCCGTCAAATCACATTGCGCCGGTTCGATTCGGAGTACATCAGCTATTCCATTGCGGGCGTCAACAATCTTGACTACCGCGAACTCTACCGCAAGAACGTTCTTGAGCCGCTGGAATCATATCGGTTGGATTACGTGGCGGAAATTGAGTTGAGTGAACGCAAACTGGACTACTCCGAATACAGGAATCTGTGGGAGATGTACCAGAAGAATCACCAGAAATTCATCGAATATAACGTCCATGACGTTCGTCTGGTGGATCGGCTGGAAGCCAAGAAGCGCATCATCGATCTGCAAATGCTTGTCGCGTATCGCTCGAAAGTGAACATGGAAGACGTGATGAGCCAAGTCCGCACGTGGGACGCGGCCATCTACAACCATCTTCGAGACAGGAACATTGTGGTGCCGTTCCGCGAAATTGACGACAAAGATACACAGTATGAAGGCGCGTTCGTCAAAGAGCCGGTCCCGAAGCTCTACAAATGGGTTGTCAGTTTCGACGTGAACTCTCTGTATCCGTCGTTGATCGCCGCATTGAACATCGGAGTCGAAACAAAGATTGACCGGGAAATGTGGGAACCCGCACAGCGGAAAGTCGTTGACACGATGAGTGCTCATCGCATGCTCCAAGGCCCACCGGAATGGTCTTTATTTGAAGGGTTGAACATTTCGATGGGATCGAACGGGGCGACCTACGACAGAGGGAAGAACTCGATTTTCACCACCATGATTATTGAGTTGTTGGCCGCGCGTAAGGAATTCCGTAAGATCGCGGAGTCGTCTGAAAAGGAACTCGAAGAAATCAAGCGTCAGTTGAAAGATACGCCGGATGACCCGGAACTGAAGCGGCGCTACAACGAACTGGACTACACCAAGAGTGAGTTCGACCTGAAACAGAAAATGACCAAGGTCCTGAACAACAGTCTCTATGGTTGTGTGGGAAACGAGTTCTTCCGGTTTTACGACACTGAGAACGCGGAAGCCATCACTGTCACCGGCCAGTTCGTCATTCAGTACGTCGAACAGTCGTTGAATCGCTTCTTGAACAAGAGTTTTGGCACCGGTGATTTCAACTATGTCATCGCGGCGGACACGGACTCGAACTACATCAACCTTGATCCAATGGTTCAGAAGTATCTTCCGAATGAGAAGGACCCGAAGAAGATCGTGGACTACATCGACAAGGTGTGCAAGAAGATCATCGAACCGGAGATTGACCGGATCTTCGCGGAGATTCGTGACGTGTTCATCCACGGCAATGGCAACTACCTTGCAATGAAGCGCGAAGTCATCGCGGAGAAGGGCATCTGGACGAAGAAGAAGCGCTATGTGCTGTCGATTTGGGACAAGGAAGGTATCCGCTACGACAAGCCCAAATTGAAGTACACCGGGCTGGAAATGAAGCGGTCAGATACGCCGAAGACGTGCCGGGTTGCAATGATGAAGTGCTGTGAGTACATCATGCACGGGACACAAGAAGAACTGTATGAGTATGTCGGCAAGTACTATCAGGAATTCATGGCATTGCCAATTGAGGATATTGCGAAGCCCAAAGGCGTGAAAGAATTCAAAGAGAAGTACATTGACCCGCGTTCGGTGACGGCACATGGGTGCCCGCAACATGTTCGCGCGGCGCTGTGGCACAACCACTTGATTAAAGAGAAGGGATTGGAATCGGTATACCCGCCCATCCTCGAAGGTGACAAGATCAAGCTGGCCTATCTCAAGATGCCCAATCCCACGGATCAGAATGCGATTGGGTTCGTTGGTAATCTCCCGCCCGAATTTGGGCTGGACAAGTATGTGGATCGGGAAGCCTTGTATGAGAAAAATTTCCTCGAACCGATGGCCCGGATCGCGGACGCGGCGGAATGGAAATTGGTCAAAAAAGCCAATATAGCTGACCTGTTTTCGTAGGGCGGTTATATAGCGACCCGCTGATTTTTGAGGGTTCGGGTGCTAAATCATTCCGAATTCCGATCAGCCGATTCAAGGCTACACTAGGAGACAAATCATGGCAAAGAAGAAAGGAACTGAAGAAAACGATCAACGCAAAGCCGACAAGAAAGCCAAGGCGAAGAAAGCCGCCGGGCTGTTTTCCAAGCTAGGCGAAATCATGAAGAACCCGCTTGCGGCACCCGCAAGCGCTGAGCATCATTCCGGGTTGACCAATGGATTCATTGACACCGGATGCTACTTGCTCAATGCACTCATCAGCGGATCGATGCATGGCGGCTTTCCCGGCAACCACATCACCGCACTGGCGGGCGCGCCGTCCACCGGCAAGACCTATTTCGCATTGACAGCCGTCAAGCGCTTCCTCGACAAGAACCCGGAAGGTTATGTCCTGTACGTGGAAACGGAAGGCGCGGTCTACAAGGAAATGCTGGAAGAGTGGGACATTGATACGGAACGCTGCATCATCGTCCCGCTGAACACTGTCGAAGAACTCAAGCATCAGCTTTCGAATTTCATCGCGGCCTATCGCAAAGAAGACAATGCTGTGCCCTGTTTCGTCGTGCTGGACTCCGCTGGTATGCTTTCCACGACCAAGGAAGTCACGGACGCCTTGGAAGGCAAACAGGCCCGCGACATGACCCGCGCGCAACTGTTGCGCGGCGCTATGCGCATCCTGACCTATCCCTTGCGTCAGGCGCAAGTACCCTTCCTGTTCACCAATCACACCTACGATGTTCCCGGAGCATATGTGCCGACCAAGAATATGGCGGGCGGTGATGGTCTGGTCTACGCCGCTTCGGTGGTGATCGAACTTGACAACCGCCGGTTGAAGGAAGGTCACAAGGACGTTGCAACCAAGGAATTCACTGCGAAGGATGCGGTGGGTGGAGCGGCTGAGAAGAAGGCCAAGGATGTGGTTGCCAACATCGTCAAGGTGAAGCTGAAGAAGGGCCGGTTCACGCGCGACGGCAAGGAGATCGAAGTTTATCTGGATCACCGGCGCGGCCTGTTACCGTACTTCGGTCTGGTGGAGTTCGGATTGAAGCACGGCATCTTGAAGAAGGAAGGCAACTACGTGCATTTCCCGACCGGTGCCAAGGGTTTTGTAAGTGCGATCAACACGAAGCCCGAAGATTATTTCACCGACGAAGTGATGGCTAAACTGGAAGAAGCCTGTATCGCAGAGTTCACTTTCAAGGGTCGGCTTTCAAGGCCGGATGAAGTCGAAATCGAAGCGGTGACAGGAGAAGAAGAGGAACAACCCGAAAATGAGTAACGACCGCGCCTTTGAGAATTATGACGACGCATATGAAGTCGTCGAACATCCTTCAATGGCGGCGGGTAACTACTGCATCCGGTTCCGGCAAGCACCATTTGCCGGAACCGTGATCGCACCAAAGACCTTCCAGTTGACAGGTGTTGAAGGGACCGAAGAGATGAAGATGGACTTCGAATACGATATCCTCGAATCACCTACCGGCCCATCAGACGAATTAGAGAAAGACCCGACTTTCCAGTTGCATGTTGGTCGCATCATCCTGAACCTGTATGAGCGCACGATGGCGACGGTCATTGAGCCGGGTGAGACAGTCGTACATGACGACGGAACTGTTGAAGTCCAGTATGAGATCAGTGACGCGCGCCCGCACGGAGAGGTAGTCGAATGACACTCGAAGAGTATCTGGAACGACAACAGGTTTGGTCAGAAGCAACATTTGGTCCCGGCCAGCGTACCGGCGGGATCACCAAGCACATCGAAAAAGAGATCAATGAAGTGCGGGAGAACCCGCGCGACTTGTCCGAATGGATCGATGTGATGATTCTTGCTATGGATGGCTATTGGCGACATGGTGGAACCCCGGAAACCCTGATGCGGGACCTGATCGCTAAGCAAGCTGAAAATTTCAGTCGCCGATATGTGCCGCCCACATCGGAAGACGAACCATCGGAGCACATTCGCACATGATCCGCCAAGAAACAACAGATCGTGCCGTGGAGATCACCAAAAAGAGCTTCCCGGATCGTGCCTTCAACAAAGACACGTTTGATCGTTTGATGGCCCGTCTGTTGGAAGAGGGCGGTGAGTTGTCCGGGGCCATTCGATCCTACTTCGGGCGGAAATACCGGCCCGATGTTGCTACCGGCAATATCGAAAATGTGAAGGGTGAAATCGGCGATATCCTGACAGTGATGAATGGTGTTTGCACACTCTTCGGCATCACGATGGACGAATGCCTGTCGATGGCGAACGACAAACTACAGCGGCGATACGATCAGGAACAAATGCGTGTCGCCGCCGCTGCGCTTCCTCCGTTTGAGCGGATCGATCACTAAGAAGCGTCCGGCATAAACCACCTATAGAAGAGGCCAATGAGCATTAGCCCTACACGTGTGGAACCACTTATTTTGCGCGAACTCTTTAGAAATGAAGAGTTTATGCGGAAGGTGAGTCCTTTTCTCAAACCCGACTACTTCGACGACAAGGCCGAACGGTTGGTGTATGAAGCCGCGTCGAAACACATTCAGGAGTACAATCACGCCCCTTCGACCGAAGTTATCCGCCTGAATTTCAGTCAGCGCGGCATGGACGGAAAAGAGTTCGCTGATTGCATGGAAGTCGTTGGCGAATTGGAAAACGAGATTCCGAAAGCGGAACCGGTCCAATTGAAATGGATGTTGGACACCACCGAAAAATGGTGTAAGGATCAAGCCATCGCGAACGCAGTACTTAAAGCGGTAGAGATTCTGGAAGAGAAGAGCGGCAAAGACCGTGGTCATATCCCCGGTATGCTGTCCGAAGCCCTTGCCATCAGTTTCGATAACAAGATTGGGCATCGTTACTTTGACGAAGCCAGCGACCGGTACGACAGTTATCACCTGAAAGAATCGAAGATGCCATTCAACATCGGTAACTTCAACCGGGTGACGGATGGTGGTGTGCCTTCGAAAACGCTGAACATTGTCATGGCGGGCACCGGCGTCGGTAAGTCGTTGTTCCTCTGTCATCATTCCGCGCACTGTCTCAAGATGGGGAAGAACGTGCTTTACATCACGCTCGAACTCTCTGAGAAGGCAGTCGGTGAGCGTATCGACGAAAATCTGTTGAGGATGACCCGTGAAGATTTGCGGGGCATGGAAAAGGAACAGTATCTTGCTGAACTTGCCAAGATGCAAGAACAGTACAAGAGTCATCTGGTGATCCGGGAGTTCCCGACATCATCCGCGCACGTCGGTCATTTCCGGGCTTTGTTGAATGAGTTGCTGTTGAAGCAAAAGTTCAAGCCGGATGTCATCATGATCGACTACTTGAACATCTGTGCCAGTCAGCGCTACAAGAGCATTGAATCGTCGTACAGCTACGTCAAGGCCATCGCGGAAGAGGTTCGCGGTCTGGCGGTCGAATTCGATGTGCCGATCTTCTCCGCGACTCAGGTCAATCGGGGCGGCTTCAATGATGTGGATATCGATCTGACTGACACTTCGGAATCGTTCGGTTTGCCGTTCACGGCAGATTTCTTCTTCGCGCTCATCGAAACTGAAGAGTACAAAACGATGAAGAAGCTGAAGGTCAAGGTGCTGAAGAATCGTTACGGTACCCTTGGCAATCCGTTCATCATTGGCGTGGACAAGGCCCGGATGATGCTCTTCGAAGCGGAAGACGAAGCCCAAGCCGACATTCATAACAGTGATGTTTCTATCGCCAAGTATGAGCAAAAGAAAGCGACGCTGCGCATGAATCCCGAAGATGCGGAAACGGATTCGGAGAAAAAATTTCAAGCCCGTTTTTCGCGTGGGATGCAAATCATGTCACAATTGACGGGCGGTAAGGATGATATGAAATGGTAGGGGTACACCACAAATGAGTTTCATCAGTGATTACATTCGCGTCTATCACAATGTTCTTCCTCTCAATCTTTGTCAGGAGTTGATCGTCCGGTTCGACGAACATCCGGCGGTGATTGAAGGGGCGATCAACACAGAGCATGGCGAACACAAAGAAGAGATCCGGCGCTGCACGGAACTCAACATCAGCCGTCAGGATGATCTGAAAAATCATCATGACGCCCTCACCAAGATTGGACAGGTCGCATTGGCGAAGTACCAGTCGGACATCAAACATGCGATCTTCCCGGCGCAATACGGATTCGAAGCCTTTCGCATGAAGAAGTATGCGCCGGAACGCGGCGATCATTTTGCTCTTCATGTCGATGTGGCGGACTATGCCAGCGCCCGGCGGTTCTTGGCTTTCTTCTGGTATCTCAACGATGTGGAAAAAGGCGGGGAAACATACTTCCCCGACATGAACATCCAAGTTCGCCCGCGCGCGGGAAGCCTCTTGATGTTCCCGCCGCTTTGGATGTATCCGCACATCGGCCAGAAACCGATCAGCAACAACAAGTACATCGTCGGAAGCTACGCTCACTATCTGTAAAGAAAGGAACCAAGGGAATGATTACTCCCGCTCTTCTGTCCGATCTTCGGACGATCATGAGGATTCTGAAGGAACAAGCGACCAAGTATGTCGCAGAGACGACGAACAAGACAACGTTAGGCCGGTTCATGATTGCCCGGTTGGATACGTTGAATCGGATTGATGTTTACATCACCGCCGCTTCGCCCGGCGATTCCATCGGAGAACTCCGCGACTCCATCGGCATGATTCGGGATGAACGATTGGCTGAGATCGACGGTAGTGAAGAAGTCGAAACGCTTGCCGTCTACATGACAGCCAAAGAGTTTTGGAACTACTTGGGTTAGGCAAAATCGGAGAGTTCCAAAGGGCGCTCGACAGAAATGTCGGGCGCTTTCCTTTTGTTAGGATGGTTTTAGTGCAAGTTACAGCCTTCTACACCCGCCGAATGGTTGATCCTAAATCGGCTGATTTCCTTCAACAGTGGTTCGATGAAAATGAGATACCGAATACCATCCCGGTAGACCAACTTCACTGTTCGGTCATCACGGCGATGGAAGAGATTCCTTCCTATCGACCCGATCCGGTGCCGGTGTTGATCCGCCCCAAAGAATACCGGCTCACGTTCCTGAAGGAAGCACTGGTTATCGCGTTTGATTCGCCGATGTTGAAGCGGGCTTGGGACCGGGCGGTCCAGATGGGTGTGGGGCTGAAGTATCCAAAATACGTGGGGCACGTGAGTGTATCCTACTCCGTGCCCCTTGAGTTTGAATTGTCCGAAGTGAAACCGCCTACGTTTCCGATCCGGCTGTTAGCCGAAGAGTCCGCGCCGGTCACTCCACTGTGGTTTAGTGCAAGCCCAACTTCTGAACCTGTAGCGGCGTAAGTGCCCACTTACTATCCATATCAAGTTCACCATTGCTGCGGACTAGTTCTTGATACCACTTACCTCTTTTGGTCTTGTAGACATATGCTCCTTTGTAACCATTAGACCGGTCTTTTTTGCCTAGTGCCGTCATGAACTGTGATGTGGTGAAAAACTTGTAGTCCGCGTATTCATTGCCGAACTTCTTGAAGTGTTCGTCCGCGTCGATGCCTTCCGTCAATTTGCCTTTCGGTTCAAACGAATTGGCAAACGATGTAATCGGCGACCGGCTACCACGACCCTTGTTGTAATCGGACGGCCACGGCATGCGCTGATTAAACTTCGCATCCTTTTCCGCCTTGCTCATCGGTTTCTTTTCGACTGCCTTGAAGCCTTTGTGGTCCGGGTTGGGTTGCGGCGTCACAATCCCGCCAATGCTCTTGGCGTAGTGATTCGCGGCATTTTTGTCAGCGAATTCGCGCGCACCGACCCACACATGCTGTGGAGCTTCTTTCAGCTTTGCCGCGTTGGTCCATTCATCGACTTTCTGTTGCTTGGCGGCTGAGAACAAATCGATTTCCGGGTTGATGATGATGTCTTCTTTTTCGCCGGACGGTTCAGACAGTTCTTCTTGGTCGTCTTCGTTTACTTCCGCACAGCCGCATGTGCCAGCTTCGTCGCCGCATACTTCACATACCGGCATGTTGTCAATCACTTCGCGGATCGACTTTAGAACGGCTTCGTCAACTTGCATGAGGTTCATGTTCTTTATTTATCGCCCGGCGTTGATATCCAAGAACATATAGCCGATCCACCCCCACCCCTACCCCTCGAAAATGATGTGTCTCTAAATAGAATTGGAGGTTTCCTCAAGACAATATGAGTTGGTCACTAACACAACCACCCAATTGGGTACCGGATGCAATCGCGACGGATCGTGGATGGGTTGATCCCGCCACGGGCGAATTGATTGTTGCAATTCGTGGATTGAACGTCAAGAATGCTGGTCCCGCCGTCGTGAAGGTTTCACGTATCGGCAACATCACAAAGTATGGCCGGACGACTACACTGTCGTTCCGCGTCAAGTTTAACGAAGTCGTCGTGGTTACGGGTACGCCGCGTATCCCATTGACGATTGGTGCGAATAGCAGTTTGTTTGCGACGTATGCATCTGGAACCGGCTCTTCGAGCTTGGTTTTCAGCTATGCGATTCAGAACGTCGATTCTGGCGCGATTTCGATTGCAAGCCCGATTGCTTTGAACAGCGGCACGATCTTGGATGCGTCAAACACCCCGGCGGTGTTGACCTTTACCCCGCCGAACACGGCGGGCATGACGGTAGACACCACGTTGCCGACCGCTGATGATTCGGAAGACATCACCCCCACGGCTTTTGTGACAGGAGACAACATCGATGTCATCGTCAATTTCAGTGAGCCGGTGGCTGTGACTGGTGTTCCGCGCGTCGAACTGGATTTTAACGGAACTCAGAAATTTGCGAATTATGCATCAGGTTCCGGTACCAGCGCTTTGACGTTCCGGTACACCGTACAAGAAGCTGACTCGGTTAATGCTGGTGATTTCGATGTTGTGAACACGACGGGTGATGCAACCATCGACTTGAACGGCGGTACGATCAAGGACTTGGCTGGTAACTCAACCGGTACGCCGGACTTTACCATTCCGACCAACTTGGCGTCTGTTTCGGTGAATTCGACTGCCGCCCCGACGATTACGGGTGTGACGTTCGATTCCGGCAACGGCCCGCACAGCTTGGCGAAGACCAGTCTTCTGAACTTCACGGTCAACTTCAGCAAAGCTGTTGTTGTGACTGGTTCTCCGCGCATGACTCTTTCGGTCAACGGAAACGCCAAGAACGCCACCTATTTGAGCGGATCTGGTTCGAAGGCTTTGGTCTTCCAGTATGCTGTTGTTTCGGGTGACAATGCGACGGCTAGCCAGTTCAGTGCTTCTAGCCCGTTGACGTTGAACGGCGGAACGATCAAGGACATCTACGGCACTAATGCCACATTGTCCTTCACCGCTCCTACCACTTCAGGCGTTGTGATCGACAACACAGCACCCGCCGCTCCGTCTGTTGCATTCGTACAGGGTGCGGGCAACTACAACGCTGGCGACGTGTTCGAGTTCACGGCAACCTATGTCGGCAATATCGCCGTGGTTGGTTCGCCGCGCATTCCGTTCACGATCAACGGAGTTCAGCGTTATGCGTTGTTCTCAAGTGTTGCATCGAACGTAGCGACGTTCTCTTACACGGTTCAGGCGTCGGACGCCGCGACCAGCGGTCAGATTGTCTTGACTTCGCCTATCGATTTGAATGGCGGAACGATCAAGGATCTGGCGGAAAACAATGCTGTTGTGACCTTCACCCCGCCGTCGATGTCGGGTGTTGTGATCGACAACGTTGCGCCGGTCATCAACACGGTGACGGGTCCGTCCGGTGGTCCGAACTACAAGTTGGGCGACACGTTGACCTTGACAGCGACCTTCAGCGAAGCTGTTACGGTTACGGGCACCCCGCGCATTGCGATGGACGTGAACTTCACGACCAAGTATGCGACCTACGCTTCGGGAACTGGTACTTCGACTTTGACCTTCACCTACACGGTGGCGTCGAACGACAATGCCAATTTGCCGGGTCAGTTCGCACTGATTTCGCCGATGCAATTGAACGGTGGAACGATTGTGGACGCCGCTGGCAACCCGATCACGAACCTCAGCTTCAACTTGCCGGACAATTCCGCCAAGCGTGTTGACGGCGTGGCACCGGCATCCCCGGTTGTTACGATCAGCGGCGACACGGCCAATGCGTTTGTCACTGGCAACGTGTTGACCTTGACGGCAACCTTCAACGAAGCTGTAGTGGTGACCAACACTCCGCGTATCGCTGTGACTATCGGTAGCAATACCCGTCAGGCGAACTACGCTTCGGGTTCTGGAACCAATGCGTTGGTCTTCCAGTACACCATCGTCGGTGGCGACAGCGCAACGGCTGGCAACGTCACGACGGGCGCGGTGATCGATCTGAACACCACGGGAACGGTCAAGGACGTGGTTGGAAACAACGCTACCTTGTCCTTCTTGCAACCCAACTTCATCGTCGCAAAGACGGTCAACTAAGGTTGATTTTTTCCCTCTACAGGCCGGGCCTTCGGGTCCGGCCTTTTTCTTTTCAACAGTCTCGTTTCGCGAAGAGTAAATATCGGTGTGAAACGGATAATCTACGAAGCCCCGACGTGTGACCCCAACCATGTCGTTACACAATCAGATTTGGATGCTCTTGAACGGCATCTGGACAAAGTATGGAACAAGTTGGGGATCGATATTGCCTTCACGCGGCATTTCTTGGACCGGGTGAACGACGCCCGGAACGGAAAACAGATCACGCTCTGTGAACTGGCCCGAATTTTTCTGGAAACATTCCGTCAACACGGAAAGAAGTTGACCGGCATCAGCACCCGTGATTGGGAAGCTGTGTTGTCAGACAAGATAACGAATGTGAACGTGCCGTTCGTTCTGAAACATAATGGCAAAGAAGTGGAGATCGTGGCGAAGACGGTGATGCGGAAGCCCAATTTCCACACGCCCGATCCGAAATTGGTAGTGGCGCATTTCCGTCAGGGAGACAACAAGATGTCGAAAACATTGCGTGAGTGGACCGGTCTAGGTCTGCCTCAGAATGATCCTGTGGCCGGTGTCTATGCCGTCGATGATGTCGATGTCAACCCGTCCCAAATCGATGACCCGGAAGTACTCACGATGTTGAACGGCTTCCTTGCGTCATTGACCAAGAAAACGTTCATCAACCCGTACTACCCGGTACAACAGGCGTTTGCCAAACTGAGCGCGGTCGGACTTTCCTTCCAGCTTCGTGGTTTGGATTTGGGCGGCGATACGGGTGTGGTGCTCATCCCGGTTTCTCATTTTGGTGGTCGTTTGGGGCGGAACCTTGATGGGTCTTGGGCGGACAACGATGGAATTTCAGAGAAGATCCCCGGCGGCATTTTCCTGAAGGTCACTTACACACAAACCAACGGAGAGTTTGTGGTGAACATGCAGTTGGTCCCGGCGGAAGAAGGTGTGGAACTGGACACCACCGACATCGAAGAGGATGTCACTACCGGCACGTCCGATGCGACGACTGATGAGTATCCGTTCGATTCTGATTTCCAACCGACACAAGACGGAGAAACCATTTTTGATGCGGTGAACTTCGAGTCGTTCATTCAGAGGGGCCGGAAGATTGCGGAAGCAGCAAATAGTATCACTGTCAAGCCTTCGACGCGGAAGAAGGGAATGTATGATGTCATCGTCGGAAACATCCCACGGGTCACCAAGCCCACTGTGAAGGGTGCCAATGGTTATGCCAGCCGCATCGCCAAGGAAAATCCGCATATGAGTTTCACCCCGCTCAAAGAAGCGGAACTGAACGAAGCGGATGCGAAAGTGGTGTTGAACATTCCCGGCGTTCCCTCGAACTATGCCAATTTACCGCTTGGTCGAAAGATGGATCATCACGCCGCCATCAAGAAGTTCAAGGATGAAGCCAAGCGTACTCACTTCGGTGCAAAGGGCAAACCGATCATGAAAGCCTTTGGAGAATTCAAGCGACTAAACAATGTTAGCCAATGGTACTTCTTGGATCGCGGGCCGCAAGGGATGAAAGACGATTCCGTGGAGATTTGGTACAAGTAAGTTTCGCATGGATTTCGCTAATCTGACAAATGATAACGTGTTGCTCTACGCGATACGCGCCTACGACAACCCTTCGGCTCACGGGTCGAAGGAATTTGAAGAAGACTTCGAGCGCTTCAAATACGTCAAACGACTGTTGAAGCGCTACGTGAAGAAAGGCGTTATCAAGGAACGGCTGGTACTGAATCACATTCAAATTCTGTACAACGTTTTCGGGCTGTCATCCACACGAATTCTGTTTCTGAAAATGGAGCCGGACCTGTATCCGGCTCTGAAAACATTTTTGATCGCGATCAGTTTTATGCCGGACACGGTACCGGGAATCAATGGGAAGACGATTCGTTCGAGCGACATTATGCCGGACCCAATTCTAGTCAATCTCATTCGGAACAGCACACGGGCAATCGCAGCATGAGCATTATTGACACATGGATCGTTTATCGCGTACTTCGAATCCTCTCTACGTCTTGGGACGAAATGGATGCATTCAAGTATGGGATCATCGACGCCAGTGGTCACGTTCTCAGGAAGCAAAAGGAACTCCGAAAGTCGGAAGAGAAAAGCGCATACACGCTTTTACACCGTCTGGTTTTCAACCTGAAACGAATCTTGGAGAAATTGCCGTTCGGCAAAACCAAGCTGGCCCGGTACGCGACCGCGCTTTTCTTATTGAAAGAGCATGTGAAGACACGAAGAGGTAAATGGATGTTGGAAGAAGGATTCAAGTCATTTCTGGCAAAGCATGCCAATGAAGCCGTGGTCATCAAGGAATCCGCGCCCGTTGGCCTACCGGCTGGCCGGTACAAGATCCTAAACCATATGCTCGATGCTGACTCCCGAATTGTGAAGGCTGGATCGGTCATCAGCGTTCGGAAACCGGTCAGAGGTCAGTTTGTGATGGGTGTGGAAGTGTTTCCGGTGATGACCACGACCGGGCAAGAACTTGCCGTCAGTCACGACGATATTGAGGCAGTGTGATGAAGACCTATCGACAGTTCAAAGAAGAAATTGGCAATACCGCCGGTAGCGGGGCTATCGCTGGTATCGGGGTTGGTCCACAAGGCGAACCCGGTGTGAGTATGAAGGACGATGAGTTGCGTTCCAGTTCATTGGCGGCGAAGACTCCGGTCTGGCCGATGATGAAGCGAAAGAAGCCGACCGGTCTGGATGAAGATGTCAAACTCAATCCCGGTGAACTCAACATTCTGGACCTGTTCGTCACAGAAACACTGTTCTTGAAGGGATCAAAGGTTGGAAAGATCAAGCGCCGGATCAGCGGCGAACAGGTGAAGTCAAGGACGCTGGAATCGTTGCTTGACAAGAAAATGATCGACTTCCAAGTCAATACCAATGTCGGGGAAGGTTATGCGGCAACCCCGTTGGGTTTCGAGTACTGGAAGAAGAGCAAGCAACTCAAAGAGGATTTGTTCGCCGGTGCGGAAGTGTTTGACGTGTCGCCGGAAGTCTTTTCGAACTGCCGTCTTGGGAAACTACGATATCATCGGTGGGCGCGGTACGTTGGCGACGACATGATCGGTCAAAAGATCCGCGACTACGGTATTGCCAATCCGAACAAAAGCATCGTGATCCGGGACAAGCGTACCGGGGCTATGATGTTCCTACGGCACGCCGCCCTTCCGTCATTTGCTTCGTTTTGCTAGATCAGGCCGCAATCTTGAAGTAGGTCAAGATCCTTGTTGGTGCTGGTGAGCAATTCCACGTTTTTCTTTTCGACAGCATCCAGCATTTTTACACCAAGCTGGTCTTCCGGCACCATTTTCCGATATATTTCCTCGAAGGCGGCAAAATCTTTGATGAAGCAATGTCCGCCCGCTCCCCGGCCACTTTTGTGCATCGGGTCCAAGTGCGTTGCTCCCAAACGCGGATCGGCGGCGATAGCGTCCTTGATCGGCTTCCAGTCCAGATAGAGAGATTGGGAAAGATCGTATAGGATGTTGGTGAAGATCACCTTCAGATACAACAGACAGTTGCCCGCATACTTGACCAGTTCCGCCGATGAACTATCCATGACGGCGTTGAAAGGAGCCTTCGGCAACACACTGAGCACAGCTTCCGCTTTCTCCCGATAAGTTTCATTGTCCACCGGAATGCCAATGATGTTACGCATCGGATTGGCTGCATCGTGTTTGGCCGTCGCTTCCACTAGGAATTCAGGCGAATGGAAGACGAATAGATCCGGGAAACGATGTTGTAGGGCCTTGGTCGTTCCGGGGATCATCGTTGATTTGATGACGGCAGTAGTGCCGGGGTTGAGAAGTTTTAGGCATGCCGCGACGATGGATGCGTCAAATCCTTCCGCTGTGGTGGGCGTCGGGACTGCAATGAAAACGATGTCGCAATTCTTGATTGCTTCTCGATTTTCATTGTACGGCGGTTCGAGTGCGTAACGGGTGACCGGGAAGCCTCTGCTTTCAAGGTCGTCTGAGTAGTTCTTACCAATCCATCCCTGTCCGATGAAACCGATTTTGTGCATATCTGAAGGTATCTATCATAAAGAGAGTCTTCAATGAGCCTACTGACCGATATCCAATTCGCGGGCCGGGTGTCAGTCTACGTCCGTAACTTCAAGCAAAAAGGGGACTTCATTTGGAATTTCTCTTGTCCGATCTGTGGAGATTCCAAGAAGAAACGGGGCAAGGCGCGTGGCTATCTCTATCGGGTCGAAGATCGACTGTTATTCAAATGTCACAATTGTGAATTGCCGCCCATGTCATTGGGACGGTTCTTCCAACAGATCGACGAAAGCCTCTACAAAGAATACATCGTCGCATCGGCCATAGAACGCAACAAAGGCCGCATAGGGCGACCGAAGAAGGATTGGAAGGAACAGATCCGGGACATGGACTTCAGTCGTCCTGTGGTCGCTGTAGACCCATTTGCGGGCCTTCCTACGCTGGCATCACTCCCGGACGATCATCCCGCCAAGTCGTACATCGTCAACCGTAAGATACCAAACTCGTTTCTCAACGTGCTGTTGTATGCGGAAGACTTTGCGGCGGTGGTGGACAAGTGGAAACCGAACGGCCCGGCGTTGGTCCACGAACCTCGAATCATTATTCCATTCCGCAACCGAAAACGAATCTTGGCGATCCAAGGACGGAGTTTGGAGCCGGACGCCGCTCTACGGTATATCACGATCAAAGCGGATGATGACACCCCCAAGATTTTCGGGTTAGACAGGATCGATCTGACGGCGGATCGCATCTATGTGCTCGAAGGTCCCTTCGACAGCATGTTTTTGCCGAACGCGCTGGCAATGGCGGGCGCGGATTTGCCGAAGATTCTACCCAAACACAAGACGATTGTGGTGTATGACGACGAACCACACAATGCGGAGATCGTCGCCAAGATGGACGCGGCAATCCGGTATGGATACCGGGTATGCATCTGGCCGCGCCGCCAACAGAACACAGGACGAAAGGACATCAATCAGATGGTTTTGGACGGTCAAACGCCGGAAGAGATCCAGCAGATCATCGAAGAAAACAGCTATTCAGGGACGGCGGCTAAGATGTGGCTGACTAAATGGAGAAGAGACGATTATGAACGACGAACTCAGCAAAATCGAAGCAACCGAAACGGAATTGCCGGGAACTGAAGCGCTGGACGCGGATGGTCTGGAAGAGTACGAACTGACACTGAACAACATGGATGGAGTGGACGGATACGACACTCTCATGGAAAGCCAGTTTGAAGAACGTACCATTTACACGAAGGCCCGGAGTCTGGAAGAAGCAACAGAGAAATTCACAGCGTATTTTGACCAATTGGTTGAAGCTCATGGATACAACGGCGCGCGCCCGATGACGTTGTGGTTGTTTCAGCGGATTGAAGACGGAACACGAATTTGATCGCCCGAAGATCGCGATATGTTGGATCTAGTGCAAGTATCTGATGAGTTGATCGCACAGATGACGATTCGCCAACGCGAAGAGTTTCTGACTATTCTCGAACAACAAAAGGCATTGGTCGGGAAGACCATTTCTTTGCTGGAACAGGTGGCGAAAAATCATATCGTGATCGCTTCGCGCCGTCGTTGTACCCACAGAAAAATATGAATCTACGCATTCTCAAGAAAGAGGCCGTACCAGAAACAGGTGATCTGAGCCGGGTCCTGTTCCTACTTCCATCCGAAAACGAACCGACTGCCGAAGACCTTGCAATGCTGCAAGCTCTTTACTCACGCGATCCACGGCCAATCGACGCGGCGGTGAAGTTGCTGAAGACATCCAAGTCAGGCGATTTCATGAACAAGTTCTACGTCGGTTATGGTCATGAATCCATCGCCGAACTTGGTGATGTCGTGATCGCTGTTGAAAACGTCCCGATGCCGGTAGCGAAGCTCATTCAGCACTACCAGCTTTACAAGGGTCAGGAGTGTTCCACACGGTATATCGACTTCAGCAATCAACCTTTCATCGCGCGCACGGACGCGGGGAAGGCATACCAAGAGAAGTTGCGGTCGTTCTATCTCAAGGCATTGGAGCCGACGACGGAACATTTGATCGCCCGGTTTGGTATTGATCGTGACAACGCCAATGAAATGCGCGGCGCAAAGGCGGCGGCATTTGACGTGCTTCGTGGGTTCCTGCCTAACGGTGCGGTTACGAATCTGGCGTGGAAGACTGATCTTCGCTACCTGAACAACCGTTTGCATGCATTGAGCGATCACATCGAAGATTTCCCGGAACTCAAGGTGGTCATCGACAAGATCCGTGCGCTGGCGATGAAAGCCTTCCCCAATTCGATCCGTGAAGAGCGCAACGTCAACACCGATCCGCTCGAATGGCCTTTCGGCGGGGATATGGCAGAGTTCTGGATGTCGGATGTCAAGTACATCCCATTACGTCCCGTCAACGGAGAACAGCGCGGCATTATCGAATGGACCGATACCATCGACTTTGCCTCATGGCGCGATCTGGCCCGGCACCGGAGCGTCTATCAGACCTTCCCGGTCATCGGTACCGACTACGGCTTTGAATGGTGGTACCACGATCAATTGCCGCCATCTTTGCAAGAAGAAGCCGAAGCCTTGGTCGAAGAAGGCCGCGCTATCAAAGACGATGTGTACGCCATCCCGATGGGGTTCAAAGTACCGTTCGTGGTGTCCGGCCCGTTGGAGAAATTCCGCTACATCATCCGGCTTCGTTCCGGGCTGACAGTTCATCCGACTCTTCGTGAGGCAATCTATTCTTTGGCTGGCCGTCTCACGGCACAATATGGATTGACTTTCTCCCGGCTGAATAGTTTGGCTTGGGTTGTAGGTGGGAAACGGGGCACACAGGACATCGTTCAGAAGGAAGAACAACCCCGTAATCCAGTGCTGCTACAGGAGAACGAATAATGAGCGGAACAGGAACAGCCAAGGCACTTGAGGCGGCGGTAGAGAATATCACCCCGCCCGTCGCCCGCGACTATCTGAAGCTGAACAAATCCAACAACCGGCCCATGAGCAACACCATTGTTCGTAGCTACCGGATGGATATGCTCAGCTACAACTTCAAACTGACGGGAGAACCCATTCAGTTTGATGTGAATGGTGTATTGGTCAACGGACAGCACCGCATGGAAGCGTTGGCGGGAATCGCGGATGACACTTTCTCGGTTCCCATGCTGGTCGTGCGGAATGTCCCGGAAGATGCTTTCCGCTACATGGACAATGGTCTTCGTCGGTCCACTTCACAGGTTGCACAGATGGAGAACATTCCCTATGCATCGACTGTGGCGGCGGTCGGTCGCATCATGTACATCATGGAGAACTATGGCCCGCACTACTTGAAGGGCGGAAAGAATCCTACCCGGATTCAGATCCTTGATTATGTGCGCAACAACTTCGAAATGATTCAACGGGCCGCACAGATCGCGGATAGCTGTCGGGATCTGGTCATGCAGAGCGTTACCGGTGCATGCTTCTGCCTCTTCTACAAACAGAGCGGGCCGTCCGCTGAAACATTTTTCGAACGCTTGCGCACCGGCATCAATTTGACGGAATCGGACGCGGTGTATCATCTTCGCCAAAGGCTGATCGCCAACCGTGCCCGGCGCGGTAAGCTGGCTCAAGTCGATTTGATGGCTCTGTTCATTCTGGCTTGGAAGGCATTTCTGAATGGAAAGCCGATGCGTAAACTATACTGGAAAGAAGGGACAGAATTCCCAACACTCTAACTATGCGTTTACTCATCACATCGTTTCTCTTCGTCGCGTCCGTGTTCGGTCAGACGAAGAATGATCTGTTCGTTATGGCCGGGTCCAGTTTTTTCAGGCCCGGTCTGGCGGCGAAATCCTCTTTCAATCTTGGCTATGGTTATCTGCCAGACAAGTTGAAAGGCAACAAATTCATCAATGAATTGACGGTTGGCTACACCTATGAGAACTGTGGTTCCGGGTTTTGGCCGACCGGAAATGGTGGTTGTCACACCCCGGCGGTTGGTGTCATGCGAAACTTTGACGTGCATCCGAAAATCACTCTCTACGGGTGGGTACAGGCGGGTGCAACTGGCATCACAGGCGGTAAAGATGTGGCGTGGCGATTCTATTCTGGCTACAGCGCTGGAATGATATATAAGCTACCACACAACTATTCCATCTGGACGCAAGTGACTCTAAACAAAGTAGTTACCGCGCCGGTGTATCCGAATGTGATGACAGGTTTGACGAAGAGTTGGTAGTGCTCCAATCTTCTAAATACCCGACAGCTTTCAGGATTCGATAGTTTTCAAACCGACAGAATCTTATTGGCGGGCGCGTCAGCCATCGCTGCCTGACGCGCCATTTTTGTCGCCAAAAATACGTGGCGAAGGAAGGAGTAATGAATAAAGACTGGTCTAATCTTGCGAAGATTGTCTATCGCAGAACGTATTCCCGACGTGATACGGGAGTTTTAGAGGGATGGAAAGAGACGGTTGACAGAGTGATCGCCGGGAACACCCGAACTGTTCCGGTGAGCGATCAAGAGAAGGAACGATTGCGGTATTTCATGATGAACCGCAAGGCGATTCCTGCCGGTCGCGGCTTGTGGTTTTCGGGTGCTCCGTCGCATGAGAAGATCGGCGGTTGTGCTCTGAACAACTGCTACTACTTCAACACAGCCGACTGGAACAACTTCGTGATCGCTCAAGACATGTTGATGTTGGGCGGCGGTGTTGGCATGAGTGTTGAGAACCGGTTCGTGTCGAAGTTGCCCAAGGTCAAGCGTGATGTCACGATTGTCCACAAGGACACGAACGATGCCGACTACATCGTGCCGGACTCCCGCGAAGGTTGGTGTGAGCTAACGCGCCGCGTGCTCGAATCGTTCTTCGTGACCGGAAAGTCCTTTTCGTATTCCACGGTTTGCATTCGTGGATATGGTCAGAAGATCAAAGGGTTTGGTGGTGTTGCATCCGGGCCGATTCCGTTGATTGGCTTCGTGGAGAAGCTGTGTGCCATTCTCAAGGAACGGGAAGGCAAGCATATTCGCCCGCTGGACGCGGCGGACATGATCTGTGTCACTGGTGAAATGGTCGTTGCTGGCAATGTCCGCCGTTCTGCCATCATCGTTCTTGGCGATCCTTACGACAAGGTGTATTTGGCGGCGAAACGCTGGTCCCTTGGCAACATTCCGACGTACCGGGCCTTTGCCAATTTCAGTGTCGTTGTAGATGATGTGGAAGACCTTCATCCAGCGTTCTGGAAGACCTACGAAGATGGTGAACCGTTCGGTATCGTCAACCGCACGAACATCCAGAAGTATGGCCGTATGGGTGAGTTGAAGCCGGATACAGCGGAAGGCGTCAATCCGTGCGCTGAAGCGACATTGGAGTCGGGTGAGAACTGCAATCTTCAGGAACTCCCGCTGATGAATCTCGAAGACGAAGGGGAATTCATTGAAGGCGCGCGGCTCATGCATCGGTATGGTAAGCGTGTTGCGATGGAAACCTACCATCAGCCGTCGATTCAATCCGTTGTGCATCGGAACATGCGTATCGGGACCGGCATCACGGGATGCTTGGCAAGCCCGCTGTTCAACCCGAAGACGTTGGATAAGGTCTATGCCGCTATCCAAGATGAGAATGTTCGCTACTCCAAGGAACTGAAGGTGCCGGAATCGATCCGCACCACGGTTGTCAAGCCGTCCGGCACGGTCAGCAAGTTGCTTGACCAGCAAGGATATGAAGGCATTCATCCGGCGTTCTCCCGCTACATCATCCAGCGTGTGCGCTTCGCGGCGAACGATCCGTTGATTCCGATTCTTCGTGCTGCTAAGCATCAGATGGAACCGGTGATCCGTTTCGATGGCACCTACGACAACAACACGATAGTGGTAGACTTCTACGTCGAAGCACCGGAAGGCATGCCGGTCGCTGATGAAGATTGGGATACGTGGAAGCAACTGGATGTCGTCAAGATGGCCCAAGAACATTGGGCGGATCAGTCGGTGTCTGTGACGGTCTACTACAAGAAGGAAGAGATCCCGGAACTGAAGGCGTGGTTGGCTGAGAATCTTCAATACATCAAGACGATCAGTTTCTTGTGTCATTCTGACCACGGGTTCAAGCAAGCCCCGAAGGAAAAGATCAGCAAGGAGCAATTCCAGCGTTTGTCTTCGCGGGTCAAAGCTATCGACTTCGATCAGATTGCCGAAGGTGATTTGGAGTCTCAAGAATGTGTTTCGGGCGCTTGCCCGATTCGCTAAACTGAGAGCGATTCCGTCAAGAGGCCGGGCCTTCGGGTCCGGCCTTTTTGTGTCTAACATACGGGTTCCTGTAAATATCGGTGATGGCAGAACCGATCAGCATTTCCGTGGAGTTTGCTTCGTATAGCCGCACCAAGGACAACGAATATCTTGGCGAAGAGAAATTCACCGGCACTCGTTTAACACAATTGGCGCATAGCATCGCGGCGCATCTTCTCCCGCTCGAACGGTTCCATTCCGGTGTCGAATTTGAGATCGTCTCCTATCATCGGCATGACGTGTCTTTCGACTCCCGGTGCAAACGACAACTGGAAGGAATGACGGAGCTTTTTCGAGTCCTTGTAGATCAAGTACTTAAGAGATAACCGCACTTGTATGTCAAAAATTGCGGACGCCTAAACAGTGTCAGCATGAGTGACTTTCGGAAACTTAGCATCATTTGCCAGTACTGTGAATCGACGTTTGTGTTGCGATTCGACGAAGCCTTTGACGGGCCACAATTCTGCCCATTTTGCGGAGAGCCACTGGACCTAGAAGAAGATGACGATGACCTAGAACCAGCGGATGAGGATGATGACGACTAAAGCCAGTTCCATGTCCGACGCTTCCAGATGTGATGAGCAGCAATCATTTTTCCATCAATTCGAAAAGAACCATATCGACCATTGGATGACAGACACCCTGTCCATTTCCAACAGGTTTCACTTTTCTGAACTTTTGACCAAAACCGGTTTTGGTGTTCGGCGGTAACTAGCATGTGTCGTTATGTAGTTGGAATAGATTACAGTATGACATGTCCGGCGGGCGTCTGCATCGATATGCACGCGCCAGCCGATTTTGCATCTACCAAGTTCATCTACGTGATGGATTCGAAGAAGGCGTCGCCATTGAAAAACATTGAAGCGGTTCCATACCCGGAAACCGATTCACAGGAAGCCCGGTTCGATTTCCTTGCACAGACTTTCGTGGGATGGATCGATATGGAAACCGGCGGCGATGTGGAAGTGTGGCTGGAAGACTACGCTTTCAACGCACGCGGGAAGGTGTTCCACATCGGTGAGAATACCGGCCTGTTGAAGCATCATCTGTGGATGAAGGGTCGGACGTTTCATGTCATTGCTCCCACGGTCGCAAAAAAGCATGGAACGGGCAAAGGGACAGCCGACAAACCGGCAATGTATGAGGCTTTTAGCAAGCGCATAAACATGGATTTGAAGAGCGTGTATGGGTCGAAAATGAAAGGAACAGGTAGTCCCTTCTCAGACCTTGCGGACGCCTACTTCATCGCACAGTATGGTGCGACCCAAGTTCTATGCCGAAAACCTTAATCGTTGCTGATATCCACGAAGACGACATCTATCTTCAACAGGCCGAAGAGCGCGCGGCGCAAGCCGATGCGGTCGTTTGCCTTGGAGACTATTGGGATTCGTGGAACGGTGTGACGGAAGTCACCCACACGATCACTGAATGGGTCAAGAAGAAGCTGTATGACCCGAAGTGGACGATGCTGTGGGGAAATCACGATCTTCACTACGCATTCGATATCCGGGCCTTCCGTTGCTCTGGATACTCTTCCTTGCGTGCGTCGATCATCAAACCGAAATACACCATGAAAGATTGGGCGCGGATGCGTTGTCATGCTTTCGTGGATGGTTGGTTGTTAACGCATGCCGGGGTTGTGCCGCAATTGGTGACGGTGCCGGATGGAATGTCCTTTCCAGACTGGATGCATCAACAGGAAGCGGATATTCGCCGGGCACTAGGTCAGGCGGTTCCGCACCCGTGGCTTGAGGCTGGCCGGTCGCGTGGTGGAAGTTTCCACAACGTCTATGGCGGTCTGGTGTGGGCGGACTGGTCGGAGATGGGTGTGATTCCCGGTGTCAATCAGTTGGTCGGTCACACCGAAGCCCGGCAAGTCCGGCGCATCGAAGTGGACGGATTCCAGTCTGTTTGCATGGACACACAACGTCGTCATTTTGCTTGGATCGAAGATGGTATTCTGAAGTTCGAGCAAGTGAAGAATTGACATATAGGTCGGTATGATGTATACTGACTTTGGAGAGAACGATGCCGGATCAGGAATTAGTCATGCCTAAACCGCGCCGGGCCGCACGCCCCGTTGTGAAAAATTTTCGTTTGGTTCCGCCCGTAGTTGATCCAGCCAGCTTCCTTGGCTCTTTGAATGCGCGGGCGGAATTTCACGTCAAGTTGTTGAAGGTGATCGAATCGAATGGAACGCGCTACTGGAAAGTGGAAACCCGCGAACACAAGATTGGAATCATCCCGGAGTCTGCGGTATCCTATGCGTCAATGGTTGAAATTGTTGAAGTGAATGATTGCTTCCTGATGTCGGGCACTGTTCAGCGACAAGCCGCGACGGAATCGGGCGAAGCGCAAACGTTTTTCCGTGACGTAGAGATCACACGGAACTTCGGAACACCTACGAAAGCGAAGTGATGGTATGAAAAAGGTTCGAACCGAACCATTCTTTCGGGGCGATACATTCACCGGATCTGTCTCTGAAGCTCTGACATGGTATCGCAAGAACAGTACGGCCACCCAACAAAAACAATGGGTGATCGACTTCCTCATCTATCACAACCGCATAACTCGGTTACCGTTCACTGACGAAAAGCCATTCCCCGCTGATGTAGTGGATCGCGCCCGCGCGTGTGATGAGCACGGGTGTATAGGCGTCGGATCTGTTGCCCGACTGTTGACCAAAGGGGTCCCGCTGGACAAGAAAACGGTCACCCGCCTATACGATCACATCCGGTCGCTGAAACCCAAACCGCCCCGTGCCGCCCGGCCCGTCGAAGACTCCGAACTCACCAAAATTCGCTACTACATCGATGGTGTGATCGATGATATCTGTCTTCATCGAAAACCCAAACTACCGTCGCCAAATCGGGAGAAGTGGCGGGAGTCTTTGACATTGGAACAGCGGGCGATATTGGCCCGCGTTTACCAGAAGACCTACGATGAGATTTTCGCGGCGGCATCGGAAGAAGACGAAGAGTTGATGGAAGCCTACAGCAATATGAGTGTTTTCCAGATGGATGCGCTGGTCAACTATTTGCAAAGCATCGTGGTCTACAAGAAAGCGAAGGCGGGCAAATGACCGAAGAACAAGTACGGGCGATTGCGGTGCGCATCTATTCCGTGATTCGTGCTCTGAACAATGAGTTTGGGAAGTTGTACCCTGCATGGGAGCACGCCGGGGATGACCAGCAAACTACGTTTATTGAAGGTGTCCGTTTTCATCTGAACAACCCGGACATGACGCCGAAGGAAACGCACGATTGGTGGATGGAAGACAAGGCGGCGAAGGGATGGACCTATGGGCCGGTCAAAGATGAAGTCGCTAAGCATCATCCAAGCATGATCCCTTACGAAGACCTTTCCGAACTGGAACGCGGCAAGGATGTGGTGTTCATCGAACTGTGCCGAATCCTTTCTTCGCTGGTCTAATATAAGAGTATGGGCATGGGATATCGGTATGAATTTGTCGATGGTGATTTGACCGCCGCGACGGGTGTGATTTTCAAGGGAGTGCAAATGCGCAACGAACGACCGGGGCACATTTGGCCGATTGAAGACCGCAATGTGAAAGAACAGATGATTGCGATTCGTATCCCGGCGGGCAAAGTGTGGTCTGGAACCGGTCGTCCTTTCCGTCATGTCCCGCCAGAAGTCGTGATTATCAAGCTGGACCCCAAATCTCAAGAAGCCAATCCGGTGATGCATATTCCCATCGGGCGGGCGTCGAAATCTTCCCAAATTTGATTCTCCGATTCCATTGATACACTGGCACTAAATGCAAGTGAGCGAATGGATTAGCAACCTCAAACGATGGTGGTGCCGGAACTTCCACAAAGGCATTTTGTGGGGCGGTGGACCGGAATATGAGTGTAGCGTGTGCTTTCGCCGATATCGGGTGCCGTGGGCATCATCGGAGAATCGAAATGATCCTACTCGACTTTAGCCAAGTCGTTATCAGCAACTACATGATGCAAGTCAAAAGCCAGCCGAAGCTGGACGAAGGCTTGTTTCGACATGTCACTCTGAATTCGCTTCGCATGTACAATGCGCAATTCCGTGAGACGCACGGTCGCATGGTCATTTGCACGGATTCTCATAACTCATGGCGTCGGGATGTTTTCCCCTTCTACAAGGCCGGGCGTCGCCGGGAGCGGGAAGACTCGAACATCGACTGGCAACACCTATTCGAAGTGCTTCGTATGGTCCGCCGGGAGATCGCGGAAGTGTTTCCGTACAAGGTGATGGAAGTGGACGGTGCGGAAGCCGACGACATCATTTCGACGTTGGCCCGGCGGTTCAGTCCATTGGAGAACGTCGTCATTATTTCAAGCGACAAGGATTTCCAGCAACTTCAGCGCTGGCCGAACATTCAGCAGTTCAGTCCATACACCAAAGAGTTCGTCATCTGTCCGAATCCGCAACAGTTCCTCAAAGAACACATCATGCGCGGCGACCGGTCAGACGGCGTTCCGAACTTTCTGTCACCAGACGACATCTTCATGACCGAAGGTCGTCAGTCTCCTGTGATGGATAAGAAGTTGGCCGTTTGGTTGACACAAGAGCCGGAAACGTTCTGTGATTCGCGCATGCTTCGCAACTACCGGCGCAATGAACAGTTGGTTGATTTGACGCGGACCCCGGATCACATTGAGCAAACGATTCTGGAAGAGTTTGCGAAACCACCCATCGGCGCGACCAACAAAATCTATAGCTACTTGGCGTCGAACCGCCTGTCCAATCTGGTCGAACATCTGTCGGAGTTCATGCCGGGAAATGTGCAAGCACCACCAGCGCCGCCGGAACAGCCGACCAAATCTACAGCAAGGCTGCAATTTGAATGAAGATGACAATTTGGAAATGTGATCGGTGCGGGAAGGAATATCGTGAAGGTCGGGGCCGGACGTTTGAAATCGCCGTAGGTACCGAACGCGATCAGATCGAAGGCCGCACGTTTGAAGTGACAGACTCGATAGACCTGTGTGTTCTGTGCGTCGAATCCGCGATGGAACAATTCGTTCGAGCAATGGACTATCCGACTCGAAAAGCGTGGATTGAAGAGGTTCGAGCACGCCTTCCGAATTGACATCGTGTGATTCATATGTCATAATGGTGTCGTGACTGATGACAAGAAGTTATGGGAGATTCTTGTACCTACGGTGAGCAACGAAGGGAAACCTTTCAGGTTGCGCTACCACCGGGTATGGGATGCCCATGTTCGCAAGATCAGCGGCGGGATGACCATCTTACCGGTCGCCAAGGGCCAGTGGCTTGACGGTGACAAGGTGTATGCGGAACGAATGATCCCGGTGCGCATACTGGCGACCCGCGATCAGATGGAACAAATCGTAGAGTATACGATGCGTTATTACCATCAACTTGCCGTCCTTGCGTATAAAATCAGTGATGAGGTCATTCTAAAGAGATGCGAATTGAAATCACCCAAGAGGGAACCGAAAACCGGGAAGTCCGCTCCGTTGAATCACTCCGACCCGTCGAAGATGAATTGACGACGTTGCTTCAGGCGGAAGCCGGGTACAATATCACAATAGAGCACGGACGTTCGACATGGATGATCTTACCTACAGAGAAATCGGAATCCTAATTGACCTTTGGTTTGGGATTGTGTCGCATGAAAAATACATCGCGCGACCCAACGGCGTTTTTTCGATCAACTACGACAGTCTGATCGAAAAAGGTCTAGTGGAGCGGGTTCCTGAATTCACCGACGAAGAATTGGAACGAAATCAAAATGCGGTTGACGCTTTGAAGTTTGAAGCGATGGCCGCTCTTCACGTCGATACCATTCGGCGGGCGATTGAGTTTCTGGAAGAAGCGGAAACCATCGTTACGGAAAAGCGATGGGGATACCGTTTGACTGACAAGGGCATTCAGCACATGCATGCCCAAATTGATGCTATTCCCGATCATGCTCACGCATGATACGGACACAATGAAAGGACACACATGAAGGCACAGAGAATTGAAGATGTCGATTGGTCGCAGTTCAAAAGTGGCGACCAGTTCACAGGATTGATCGCCACTCCGTTATCGCGGGAATGGCCGATCATGATCCGGGTATCGTCGCAATACCACCCGGACATGGAACTGGTCATCCATGACATGATGGAGAACAACGGAATCGATCTGGTCGATTTGGGCGTGGACATGGACGCTGCGAATTTCCAAAAAGGTGAAGTCTATGACGCTCTGTTCGAACTGACCGAAGACGGCACCGAAGACGACGGACTCATTTTCAAGGTCGTGCGGGCGGTCCCGGCGTCGGTTCGTCAGACCCTTCAGCCGCGCATGAAGACAGATGGCATGACTCAGCATGACCGTGACAAGGCTGTCGCGGCGGCGACGGGCGGTGAAGTGGAGAGCAACAGCGCTGCGTTGGGAATGATCCCGATCAAGTGGTAATTCGCAATGTCTGAAATGATCGTGTGGAAAAAGCCGTCGCTGGTCGTTGTTGGCGTCGCTATCGGCATTGTCATGTGCGGGCTATCTTTTAAGGTGGCCCGCGACACCGCTCCGAAACCTGTGGTGGTCCCGGCGGTAGTTTCCAACCCGGCGAATCCACCGGCGACCGATCATCCATCGCCGGTGGATTTCCTGAAATGCATCGAAGGGAACACGACGCCGAAGAAGACATTTTTCGAAACAGTACTTCGCAATCGGTGTAATGTCGGGCTGGAAGCGTTCGTGGCAAAGTTCAAATTGTACGATCTGACGGATTCGCGGGTCGGATGGTCGGAAGTTCCAATCGGCGAATTGGAACCCGGTGAAAAAGTCCGGTTCCGTTTGGATTACGACGTGCAAGAGAATCCGAAGTTGACGGAAGGTGTGGGACGTGTCGCGCTGTATGACATGGTGCCGCAAAAATAGTTCGAAAAAAGTTCAGAAAAGTGTTGACATCCGCTCAGCGGCATGTATAAATAGAATCAGAAGGACATCGCATTCAAATGACGAACGTAGCCAATAAACGAAACGGAAACACCGCCCGGTGTGCCCGTGGCAATCGCTTCGTCACCTTCAATTGGTGCGGTAGCCGATTTAACGGGCGCGTCAAGCGCGGTTAATCCCCTCTCCCTGAAACAGTCCTGAACTGCAAAGCTGGAAGTAGCGATCCAGCAATGAGTGACACAGACAGGAACACTGGAGTAAGAAAGTTTCCCCTAAACAGTTTTCAAGGTAAGCCGACCGGTAACGGTTATCTGGTATAACTTGGTTCGACTCCAAGACCACTTCGGTGGTTGACCCGTTCCAATCCAATTGCTTACCACGCTATGCACCCGTAGCCTAATGGATCAGGCAACACGCTACGAACGTGTGAGGCGAAAGTCTCTATGTGGGTTCGAGTCCCGCCGGGTGTTCCAAACTATCGACGCTGATGCGTGAGAAACGCGCTACGGTGTTCTGTGATGCGGCTAAACAGGATGTGCATGTCGAAGTCGCCGCTGCAAATGCGGGCATAGCTCAACTGGTCAGAGCACTGGCTTGCCAAGCCGGAGATACGGATTCGAATTCCGTTGCCCGCTCCAAACATGGTCCTGTCGCCGGAACTGGTACTGGCACCTGTTTTACACACAGGCCGTTGTAGGTTCGATTCCTACCGGGACTACCAAGATCGTATGAAAGTGTTGATCGCACCTGACGGACAATTCTTCTTCGCGCAAGGCGTGGAGATGGATTACGCGGCTCAAGGTAACACTGTGGATGAGGCGAAGGCCAATTTCGCGGCGGGACTGGAAGCAACGAAGAAGCTCCACTTGGATCACTTCGGAGAAGTCAGGATCGATCCGGCACCGGAAGACGTGATTGCGGATCTTCGGGCGACTGAAGGTCTGGTTGAAGTGGAGTTGTAATTTTATTCCGGGATCGCCTAACTGGTAAGGCACCTGACTGTTACTCAGACGTGGCTTTATGCCCATATGTAGGTTCGAATCCTACTCCCGGAGCCAAATTTTTCAATGGGTCGGTAACTCAATAGGACTAGAGTAGCTGCCTCTTAAGCAGAAGGTTGTGGGTTCAAGTCCCACCCGGCCCACCAAAGGAAAAGAAAATGGAATTGACATTGTTCGAGAAACGAGTTGCCGGATCGGTCGCCGCCTAACAAGCGGTTGGCCCGGTCCATTTCACATGGGCCGGTAACTCAAATGGTCAGAGTAGCCGACTTTTAATCGGAAGGTTGTGGGTTCGAGTCCCACCCGGCCCACCAAGACCAAATCAAGTTCGCGCCGCCCGCGTAATCGGCAACGGCGCACAGATCATTGACAATTGAAGAGCCTGTTTAGGAACAAATGACTCCCGGTCAGTCGTGGTAAGATTGACTCATTGGGAGAGATCAAAGGAAGTGGCAAGCCGATAGGTGATGGTTATCCCTCTGCAAAAGGGGCAATATGGGTTCGAATCCCATCGTGTTCTTCGGAGCATGTCGTCTAATGGTAGGACGCCTAAAATCTCCGTCGCCGATACCTTGCTTGCCGCTTCCTTTCAAAAAGAAATGACCAAGTTCCGAATACTCACTCCGTCCGGCGTTCAGGCCGAAGGGGAATGGGAAACGCTGGCGGAGATTCCGGCCCGGCTTCCTGATCGCTTCATGCATTACTTCGACACTGAAGATGCGGATGTGGTGGTCATAGGAGAAAATGGAAAAGAATCCCGGTTAGGAGTTTTGGGACTGGTTCGTGGAGTGATAAGATAGTTTCAGTGACAGCCGACAGGTGGATGGTTATCTCAACTGTTAATTGACAAAAACCCGTTCGCCGTTCAACTTGCTGTTCACTATGGATCGGTAGCTCAGTGGCAGAGCAACGTAACAAATGGTCTTCACCGCCCATTTTGCTGGCAACAGCCGTTAGGTGAGGGTTATCGCCTATTAAGCCGTAGGTCGTAGGTTCGAATCCTACCCGGTCCACCAAATCTTCGGGAAGTAGCTCAGTGGCAGAGCACGTAACGGTCTTCGTCGCCAAATTGCTGGAGACAGCCGACTGATGAAGGTTATCGCATCATAAGCGCGGTGTCGTTGGTTCGAGTCCAACCTTCCCGACCAAATTCCTCAACATGCACCGGAAGCTAAAGTGGATAAGCGGTGGTCTGCAAAACCATCAATAGCGGGTTCGAGTCCCGCCCGGTGCTCCAAAGTTCTCCGACTAAACAGTGGCATGAGTCATCAAACAATCAGCTTCATCAAGAGTGCGGTACGAATCGCGGGTTACGCTTTGATGTATACGATCCCCGGCGGGTTCTGGCCCGCGACTGTGCTGATCGCATCTGAAGTGATCGGCATCATCGAAGAGATCGGCCACTAGTCGAACAAGTTTGCGGAGTAGAGCAGTGGTCAGCTTGTCAGTCTCATAAACTGAAGGTCACGGGTTCGAATCCCGTCTCCGCAACCAATTTTGTCCCGTAGCGCAGTTGGTCAGCGCGCTTCCCCGACACGGAAGAGGTCGTCGGTTCGAATCCGACCGGGACAACCAATTACGCGGGATTCGTCTACGTTGCTTAAGACGACAGCCTTCCAAGCTGTAGAAACCGGATGGTCACCGGTATCCCGCTCCAAAGTTTGCAGCGCATCTGTAGTTCAGTTGGTAGATCCTTGGGTGGTGAGCTTAGCTCATCTGTGCGCCGGTTCGAGTCCGGCCAGATCGCTGCAATATGCTCCGGTAGCTTAACGTAAAGCGACAGATTCCAAACCTGTTAGATGTGGGTTCAAATCCTACCCGGAGTGCCAATCTCATGGGGGTGTAGCTTAATGGTAAAGCCTCGGTCTCCAAAACCGATCATGGGGGTTCGATTCCCTCCACCCCTGCCAAGTTTTCCACGGGACCGCCGCCGGGCACGGCTAGGGTCACCAGACAGTCCAGTCCAAAGAGGGTGAGGGTGGTCACCGTGGCGCGAAATAAAAAGCCGGACCCGAAGGCCCGGCTGAGTTGAAAAACGCACTGTCAGTACTTATTGCTTCTCAAACCATGCGGATGAGCCGAATGGATTGTCCACGGATTTGAAGATGTACTTGACACCATTCTCCGTGATGGTTTTCCCGCTGGTCAATCCAGCGGCCTTGCGAAGTTCCGAAGTTGCCGCACCCGGACCAAGCCCACAGATGTTGCTGCCATCAAAGCATGCACCAACCAAAGCCTTGGTGTTGACAACCGGAACCACTACCGGCGGCGGATCGAAGGGCGGATAGTCCTTCGCGTCCAGCGACACGATGATGGAACCCGGTGGTGGGTTTTTCGGATCGTAGGCTTGCACGCCGGGCATAGAAAGGCCGGGAGCAATCACGATATTCGGCTGAAGGGCGGAAGGCACCCAAGTGTAGCCGTAGTCTTTTCGCATGCCCATCATGCACACAGGGTTCCATCCCCATACCATGATCGGTACATCGATTTTGTAGCCTTGCGTCGCTAGTGCCAAAGCCTTGCTTTGCTGGTCACCGGGCGACACATTTCCGTTTGAATTTCGAAGCGCACGGACAGCGGGTGGCTGTGCCGACCAATAGATGTCACTGGTCAGCGTCGCTCCGGGATACTTGCACTGTGCCATTGCCGACAACATGGTCATGGCTAACAGAAGTAGGTGTTTCATAAATCACTCTTGACCGCACAACGGTCAATCAGTATGTATATGTCAAGTTTCATTCTCCTGTAGCTCAGTTGGTAGAGCGTCCGGCTGTTAACCGGATTGTCGCAGGTTCGAGTCCTGCCGGGAGAGCCAATTTCCTGTATCCGAATTGGATTGCGGTGCGCCGTCGATGGCAATTTGCGCACCGAATATCACACTTTGCGATTTCTTTTTCGATGCGTGTCCAAGACCATGCCCCATGAATGAGTTTTCCGACTTCTCGATCTTTGGAGGATGGATCGCGATGATCGAAATCGAGTACAAGTGGATCAGTAATACCGCAATCTACACACCGGCTGATGGAGAGAATTTGTAGGTATTTTTCATAGTTTTCTGATCTGCGGTTGATAGCTCTATCAATGGTCTTCTGTTTGATGGTCGGAGAGTGATGATAAGACAACCGAACACGTTGATTTTGGCATATTTTGCAATGCGTTTGAAGACCATCTGTTCGAGTTCGGTTCTTTGAAAATTCTGAGGTTGGCTTGTTAATGCGACATGAGGCACAGAACTTCATGTCGATATCTATGGTCGGGTAGCTGAGATGGATTAGCGCCGTTCTGAAAAAGCGGAGAGACGGGTTCAATACCCGTACCGACCACCAAAAGAAAAATGCGACTTTCGCGTCCTTGAGGAACGAGAAAGTCGCAAATCGCTTCTTAGCTGAGATGGATTAGCGGTGGACTGAAAACCCACAGAGGTCGGTTCGATCCCGACAGAAGCGGCCAATCCTTTACTTACGGGAGACGATCACCGGGATCGACGCAAATGTGTCGTCGTCCATCACCGCGTCGATATTCCATACCGGCTTGTTCGAGACGGCAATGATCGTGTAGGTTTCAGCATTCGGCACCGTGAAGCCGACGTGACAATTGAACACGAAGACATCGCGCTTCGAATCGAACGTCGGTGGTTGTTGCGGATAGAACTTGCCATCAGCAGAGTACACGAACAGTTGAAGGTTGTGGCGAAGTGGAGCGTCGGTAACTTTTACCTCTACGGTGACCCACTCCGGGACGATACTACCAGTCGTCGGAGAAACGATGGTGATGTGGTTGGTTGTAGTCATGACATTCGATGTTTAGACTCCGGTCAGCTTTCAGATCGTGGTAGACTGGACAAAAATGGCGAAAAAGAAAGCCGCTGTCCAGCCGGTCATTGAACAGTCAACACCAGCACAGCACCGAAAAAACATCGTGAAGCTGATCCATGATGCGGCCCGGCGGACGGACTATCGCAAGGTCTTCGCTGATTTCGTGGAAATGGCGGCTCTGTGTGTCAGTAACGCCGTCGATCATCCACAAGCGGAAGAACGCGAAAAGCGGTACATGGAAATCGTCAAGTTTTATCAGCCGGAAGAGATTTCGCTGTTCCCTAAGATGTTGGCGGAATTGACTTTAGCGCTGGAAGCGGAACCGCATGATGCTCTTGGAATGATCTATGGTGAACTAGAGATCACCAACAAGTATGCCGGGCAGTTCTTCACACCATACGAACTGTGCCGGATGATGGCCCGGATGATGATCGACGATCAGATGCGGGAGTTGATTCGAACGAACGGATACATCACTGTTCAAGAACCGGCGTGTGGTGCTGGTGCGAATGTGATCGGATTGGCTCATGAAATGAAGGAAGCCGGGATCAACTATCAGACCAGCATGCATGTCACCGCGATTGATGTGGACCCGAAGTGCGTTCATATGTGCTACTTGCAGTTGTCATTGCTTCATGTGCCCGCGATGGTTTATCACGGGAACACCTTGTCACTCAAAATGCACAGCGTATGGAAGACCCCGGCGCATATCATGGGCGGGTGGTGGTGGAAATTGGATCGTGCCAAACGGCCCGTGGAAACGGTGAACCGGCCCGGTCCTATCGAAGTGGATCTTTCGGAAGGTCTGCCGGGCGCGGCCTAAACAGGTTCTACAACATGACGGCGTAGTCTAAAGGATCAGGCACCACCCTCCGAAGGTGGGGACGCAAGTCCAATGTGGGTTCGAGTCCCACCGCCGTCTCCAATCTCTTGACAAACTCGGTTTAACGAGTTACAATGTGGGTATGAATACCAAACCGGGATGTGTCGGTTGCAAGTGGGCCAAATGGGATATGGCCGGGCGCAAGCGTTTGACAAAAAACACGGTAGGCCACTGTCAGTGGCCGGTTCCTGAACTTCCGAAAGTTCCGGTGGTCTTCAAGATCGAAGTTCAGAACAACTCTGCAATCTGGCCGGACTACAAAGATGTCTGTCCGGTGCGCGAAGAAGCCTAAGCTATTTGGCCGGGAAGCCGGTGATGCGGAGAAACTGGTTCTCCATAAACAGCGCCAACCCGCGACCCATGATGTAGTAGGAAAACGTCTCACAGAAGGCTTCGTCCGGGTTCTTGTTTGAATATCCAGTCGGCACGTGATACGCGAACGTACCGCCCGCCGTTTTTTCAAACTTGGACCATGCGGCATTGATGTCGTTCTTCATCGGTGACGGGATGTACATGTCGCCGCCGTTATTGGTGTATTGTCGCCAGAACGCCACAAACAAATCTTTCGTTTGTGGATTGTCGATGTACCGGGGAAGATTTTCCCACACACCTTCAATGCGATTTCTCCATTCATCCGTGTTTTGCATTCCGATGGCGATTACCTTATCATAGGCCCGGCGCAAAGATCGCACGTCACTGTCGGTGAAGCTGACTTGGTTCTTCTTGATGAGATCGATCCATCCTTCGCGCTGGCTTGGCTTGAGGATGCGGGCATAGACGTGATGTCCGACTTCATGTGCGATGACACGCGGATCGGAATACCCGAACATGGTTGAACGGATCGTATTGTTGTAATCGTAAGTGCCAGCCGCCCAATCGTTCGATGCAAAGTCCGCTTCGAAGATCAATTCTTTGAGAAGGTTGCCGAATCCAAAGTGACGTAGCCGGTCGGTTGCCATCTTCAAGGCGTGAAGGTACTCTTTCAGTTTTGCTTTGTCGCGCTGTTCGGTTTCGTCTGTCGTCACAAAGCGAACGCGCACATCGGCGAACTTGAACTCTTCGTGCTTCAGGTAGGATTCCAGCTTGTCACCTTTTTGCGCCAGCCATTCATCCATCGCGGCGAACATTTCGCGGGTCAGCTTACCGTACTTCGTATAGACGCTGTTCCGCGCTTTATCGAATCCGGCGTAGTACTTCGACCATTCGGCTTCTTTTCCGTCGAAACGGAATTGCTTGTACTTCTCCCCGTTGGCCGGTCGGAGAACGTCAGATCCGCGCGGCCAATCGACAAAGAAGATGCCGGTGCCGTCGATGTGAAGGTTCCACCATTTTTCCCGCACCTGTTTTTCTTCCCATGACTCATGGGGCTTTTCCCGCTTCTGTGTGCCGCTGATGGAGAAAACAGACATGAGGATGCCTTCCATGTGGGCCAGCCATTTGTCGTAGGCTTGAACGACGATGTACAGATCGCGGGGAGACTTGATGCGCCGGATGTTCTTGCTGAACATCGCCGCGTCCTTGCGGAGTGATTCAATCTCTGATTTGTTGACCGCTTCCGAAAGGAACTGTTCGAAGGTGAGCATTATTCCTCTTCGTCGTCGGATTCTTCGTCATCATCCGCCTCTTCATCATCGGCGGTGTCTTCTTCCTCTTCAGGCTCTTCTTCGGGTTCCGGTTCGCGTTCGTTGTCTTCTAACTCTTCGTCGGTAGCGACGTGGGAGCGAACGAACCAAGCATCCTTATCGATGGATTCGATCATGTTGGCGATCATGTTTTTGGTGCCTTCGTCGTTCACGTCGTTCATGATCGTGTTGAGCCGGTCGGAGATATCGACCAGATCGGTATGAAGATCCAGAAGCATGTTCTTGGCCGGTTGAAGTTGGCCGGTCGTTTCTTGGATTGTCGCAAGGTCCAGAAACTCTTGCATGGAGCCGGGCGCGACCAGTCGAAGGGCACGCATGCGTTCGGCCACGACATCGATGTGTTCATTCAGGTGACCATAGATGTCGTCGAACAGTTTGTGTAGCGGGCCAAAAAAGGGACCGCGAACGTTCCAGTGGAAGTTGTGAACTTTGATTGATACGACGTGCAAATCCGCCAACAAAACGGGAAGTTCGTGTTCGGTGGAACTGTCGGCTACGGATTCCTTGAGAAACTGGTGAAAGCCCTTCATGCTTCCTATTTATTGCAGACGTGTGGTATGATGTTTCTATGGGTCAGCCGTAGGATCAAGGTTATCGCCCCAAACCGCCATGCGCGGGTTCGATTCCCGTCATCATCCTTTGGTGGGTGGTGTTGACCAGTGGTAGGTCAGCGGATCAGATTCCTTGGCCGTTCAATTTGCTGACCCCTAAATAGGATTGCCGTCATGAAGCATTTCGACACCATCATTCTGTGCGTCTTGGTATTCATCGGGTCGTCGTATTTTCTGTCGCCAGATGTATTGGGACAGACGCGCACCGATATGAAGAATCAGGTGCGGAATCTTCATGGCATCATCACACCCCGGCCCGGCACGATTGTGATCTGTGTGGCGGATACGAAGTGTGAAGCCCTGCCAGATGGGGCATACGTGGTCTACAGGACGTTGCCACCCGCCGGGCCGGGTCCATGCACCACAGTCGGCACTGGAGCCTTCAGCGTCGATGAGAAGGGCTACATGTACTGGTGTTCGCCGCCGTGGGATGGACCCATTGGACAGAACAACAGCGTGTGGATGAGAACGGCGGAACCGATGGTCAAAACGTGGACGCCGGATAGACCTGTAGGCGCACCGACCATCAAATAGCTGGCCGTCTGCCTGACCGTTCCAGAAGGTAAGAGCGAAGGTCCTTAATACAAGAGCCGCCAGCGATCACGTCCCCGTAGCTCAGTTTTGGAAAGAGCGTCCGCCTCCTAAGCGGAAGGTCGTAGGTTCGAATCCTACCGGGGACACCAATTCACAGGACCATCATGCGGTTCAGTTCAGCAACTTCAGCATCCGTCTTTTCGATGTGTTCGGCTGTTTGGAGTTTGATGTCCAGCCCATCTTCGATGATTGATGTGATGCACCATAATTTCTGTAGCGCGTCTGGTACAAGTTCCGGGCAATGTGTTGCGGCCAGAATGTAGTGGCGCTGAGCATTCATGAGTTCACGGAGAGCGGCCCGCTGATTGTCAGTCATCTTCGAGCATTTATACACGGCCCCATCGCCTAACGGAATAAGGCATCGGTCTTCTAAACCGATCTATCCGGGTTCGAGTCCCGGTGGGGCTTCCAATACACCTGTGGAAAATACTAGGTTGACAACGGGAGTATAATCCGTTCTAATGTAGGCATGAAACTGTATGCAGTCACAGTCACCCTTCGGTCAGATCCTTGGTTGGCAACGGAGTTCAAATCCGTTCTTGCCAAGCTCCCGGAGTTCGATGAAATCGCAGCGGAGAAAGCATTAGTGCTGGCGCACAACATCGCCAGTGCAAAGAGTCAGGTCCACAGGGAAATCGTCAAAGCCATCGCTAAGAATCAGTTGATGGACAACGAAACTCTCAAACAGATCAACATGGCGCTGGACCACAAAGACAGCATCGTGGCTGAACTCATTCCTATGTCGATGCCGCGTGTCATGTTCATTCATGACGGCATCAGTAGCATTCCGGTCGCTGCCTAAACGACCGACAACCTCTTTGAAACGGGGTCCATTCGCTAAATTGGTGAATGGACCGGCTATTTGTGTACTCTGTTCTCTTAGGCAACACGGAAGAACGCGCACGGGAATTTCTTTCCCGGAACGGCATCGATTATCTGATCGTGTCGCGCAATGGAACTGAGTATAAGAATAGGCTTCATCGCTCCTATACCCGTATCTTGCTGTCTATCTTTGAAGGCCGCGTGTCTAAAGTAGAATGGAGATAAACCATCATGTACAGACAATGCACATTACAACGCGGAACGACTCAACAAGTCGCATGGATTCCTGAAACATTTGCCAAGGTCGGATCATATGTGAATATCACAGAAAATGGAAAGTCGGAAGACGGTTGGAAGGTTCTGTCCGTCAGCGACATTCGTCAGACAGAAGACTATCGCCGGTCGCATGAACGCGATCACATGTACCAGCGGCAAGCATCAGACATCTAGTTCTCGGTTTTCACATGAACTTGTTGAATTCGTGGCGCTCTTCGGCTTCGAGAACGATATCGAACTTTGGAAGCGGTAGGTGTTCGAATTCAACGTGGCGGGTTTTGAACTGAGCGACGCTGATGTGTGGAAGGAAGTTGGGGAAGACCAGTTCCGCCTTCATCTTCTTGGCAATCTCCAGTTGCTTCTTGATCCGATCATGCGGCGTAGTGATGATCGCCAAGTAGTAGTTCGGATTGCCGCCCAATAGCCGCCATTGGAGTGGTTTGACCCGGATGGTCTGTTTGTCTGGCACGTAGTTCGGCAAGTCGTTTTCTGACCGAATGATGCTCATGTGGATGTCCGGCGGAAGCAAAGACGGTGAAGGAAGCGATCCGTTCGCCACCAGCGTTTGAACGAACCGGTGCAAACTCACCGTGGTGGCCCGATCCGTGGCGCGCCACGTGTAGAACATCGTGTCGCCGCCTTCCTCAAAGAGTAGAGACGGAATGCGGCTGAAAGCGCTGAAAGACATCATAACAGATATTTATTGACAAGACGGTCGCCAGATGCTATATTGGTATTGGACAATGACACTGGAAGCACCACATATCGACGCAGTACTAGGAGTCACAGAACTCTTAGAACTTTTGCGCGAATTCAAAAGCGTCTTCGTCGTCGGTGTCCGGGCTAAGTCCTTTTGGGAAAAGGACATAGAAGCCTACCCGTTTCCACAGGGAGCGCTGTTGATAGCTACCGACAATGATGAAGTTCGATACCCGGCGGCATTTGTTCGCGGCGATCAAGATAGCTTCATTATATCACGGACACCATCGTGGTTCGGGGCATCATGGTCCGCCCATCTGGAAGGCATCGTAGAAAGCAAGCCGGGATTCCATTTACCGGATTATGCCTTCCCGCCGATGACGATACAATGGTAGTGTGAATCGTCTCATTCCTAATCGCGCCAATACCCCTGAACAGAAAGAAGAAGTTCTTCGCCGGATCGCGGAGTTCTGGCACCGTCATCCCGAATTGCGGCTCATGCAGATGTTGACATGTGCGATGAAAGTCAATGACTGGTATGCCTTCAACGTGGAAGATTACGATCTGTTGAAATATCTTGAGGAAGCGTTTCCATCGACGCTAAATCAAGGCGATGGCACAAAAAACATCGCTACTGATCCCGGAACACTTTGACCGGCTTGTTGTACTTGACACTTTTGATGAGAAAGTCGCGTACCTCCGTTCGGTCGGCACACCGGCCTTGAAAGAAATTCTGCGTCTGGTGTACGACCCGGCTGTCGAATTCGACACGGAGTTCCCAAAATACACACCGGACGATTCTCCCCTTGGACTGGCTTTCAACAGTCTATATGCGGAGTACCGCCGGTTCTATCTTTTCCAGAAGACGGCGCAACACATCAATCATGCCAAGAAGCAAAACTTGCTGGCACAGATCCTCGAATCTATTCATGTGACGGAAGCCATGCTGGTGGAAAAGGTCTTCGCCAAGGATCTGAGTGATTGGGAGATTACCGAAGACCTTGTGCGGGCCACCTTCCCGGATCTTCTCCCGCCCGCGCCTGAGCGTGCGCCCGCGCCCGCAATGGTGCCTGTGAGCGCGCCCGCGCCCGCGCAAGAGGATGCGCCGTCCAAGAAAACGCGGAAACCCCGTGCGGTGAAAAAGGCGACTGCAAAATCCAAAGCATAGTGCCGAAAGGTAAATACTGTCTTCCGGGAAAATCATAATGGCAACCAAACCGAAAGACACCAACAAGAAGACGAAGGCTGTGAAAGAAGCCTTGGTCGTTTTCTCCAATCTGATGAGCGCATCTGGCCCGCGAATCCGCGCCAGTGTGTTCGCCGATGGCAAAGTCAAAGGTGCGTCCGCGCCTATGACCGACAAAGGAATCAATCGTCTTCGTGAGTGGGCGAAGAAACTGGCCGGTACGACCAAGCTGGCCGAAATGGTCAACGTATCGGAAGCCGGTGTCTTCACCACCAAGATCGAAGAAAAGTTGCTCAATGAGAGCAAAACCATTGTGCTCGAACCGAACGATCCGATGGCGAAGAAGCTGGCACATGCCTCGTTTCCCGACTACACAGGCCGGAAGTTCAAGGTTCAGGTGATGCCGGAAGGTTCGAGCGTTGATGTCACAAGCTATTGGGACGGCGGATCGCGCGAATACTTCGTGGTCATGAATCTGGTCACGTTGAAGTCTTTACCGGTTCCGCAAAACGGCAATCCGAACACGAAGCGCATTGCGCCAGTGAAGATCCATGAAAACATGTGTGTGATTCAACACAGCATCTTCATGGGGAAGGACATGGGCCTGACGTTCATCATCAGCGATAAGAATGCCGCTCAGTTGCTCCCGGATACTGGCACCAACCTCGACAAGAAAGAGAAGACTGTCCTGTTGCTGTTGCGCGCATACAAACCCGCCTACCGCCGCGAAGAAGCGCGCCATGCCGGTATCAGCCCGACCGAATACGACACGATTGTTGCCAACCTCAAAGTGAAGCAATACGTGAATTCGAGCGGTGCGATCACACCGAAAGGCCGGAACGCGATCAGTGATATCCGGGATCTGTACCAGCTTCGGAATGAATCTGTGAAGCCGAAGGTTGTTGAAGATACAGTCGTGAAAGAAGAGACAGAACCGTTCTGCGACAAGTGCGACCGTACTCACCCGACCGAAGAGGCATGTGCTGGCGACGATATCATGGAGTCGGTCAGCCCGGATCAAATGGCTTCAATTCTGAAGAACTTCGCTTCGAAGTTTGCGGGAGTTGAGTTCCTTATCAAGAGCGATCTGTTCGATCACAAGATCAAGGACGTGACGGTCATTCCTATGGCTGGTTCTTTCATGGAGTACCGCGAAGGTAAGTTGCGTGTCGAGTTCCGCAATCATCCGACGCAGGGAGATGTGAAGGGAGAATCCTATCGGTTCGCCAGCATCTTCCACGCCTTCAAAGATGGAAAGGCCACGGCCACCAAAAAAGGTAAAGACGTAACCCGCGCCGTCAAAGCGGAAGTGCTCCGTATCGGAACTCTTATGGGAGAAGATTGAGTTTGTCTTTATAGGTAGGACCAGACGAAGTATACCCGACGCGCACGCCTAGATGATCTTCTAGCGTGCGCGTCATGTTTTTGGTGTAGTCGTACTGTTTCGGTTCCGCACGCATGAGCCGGTTGGTGGACACCCCAAAGGGAATTTCGTTCATGTCTTGATAGGACACACAATACCGCGTCAACACGCCGGGGATTTTGTCCAGATGGGTTAGAAAGAGTTTATCGACTGGTCCGGCGGCGCGCATGGCGTACTTCAACATCAGCATGTCCATGTGCCCGAAACGAAAGTTGCCTTGCCATTCATTCAGCGTATTGTGGTCGCCTTCATAGCGGACCTGTTCAGATTCCGTGGGAAAAGGCCCGGCACCGTGGCGGGTCAGGATAGTGCGGAGTACTCCGATCCGTGTAGATTCCACGCCTGTGTCATTCAACAGTTCGTGAGCATTCCCAAAGGTGGTGTCAGTCCATGTGTAGTAGGGAGCAAACCCATACCGTTCGTCCAGAAGGACGCCTTGTGCGCCTTCAAAGATCGACACTGACTTGGTGAGCATTTCTTTCAGCCGGTCGGTGTTGCCAAATTCGAAACGGGAACGGAAGTCGCGGTAGGTGTGGCAAAGCGCGCGGACGTTTTCGTTGTAGATGGCCGCGACATAGGGGTTGTCTTGATTTTCTGGATTGATGTCATAGCGGTGGATCGAATCGATTTTTGCCCTACGGATCAACTGTAGCTTGGTTTCTGTGATCGCCGGGTTTTTAAGATCGCGAACGAAAAGAGAAATTTGGCCGGACAGGAAATCGGCGCGGGCTTCTCCGACGCCGTGGCCGCATGAACCGTGCCGGTCGTCACCGCGAAGCGATTCCCGGAAACGGTTCATGAGCCAGTGAAATGGAGTGATGACTAGACAGTCCTCATCTATGATGATCCTGTCGAAAGGATTATCGCCGTTCACCGACTGTAGCGTTTTTGCCTCATTGAGTAAGGCGAATGGTTCTACAAGCATGTGACGGGACAGATATGTCTTCACCCCATCCACGAAGTAGGCGGACCCGAACTGAGCGAACGTATGGTGCCGTCCGTCAGGCAATACTACATTGTGTGCGCATTGGGGTCCGCCATTGTATCGAACGACTAGCGACGCATCATGTATCCGGGCAAGGTAATCAACAGCAGTACCCTTGCCTTCGTCGCCGAAGGTCATCCCGGCTACAATATGCGCGCGTGCGATCACAGGCGTTCCGTACCGCCGCTGGTGGACGTGGTGGCCGGAAGACCGGAAGCGTCATACTTGCTGATATCGCCCACCTTGCGGGAGAGAGGCACCAGCGCTTTGTCGAGTCCGGTGGCGATGCCATCGGCGGTCAGATCGGCAAGATCCGCGTTCTCTTCGAACAGAGCGACCGTGGAGACGATCAGTTCGCAAATCTTGTTCGGGTCGTCCAACAGGAGAACGTGTTCCGGGTTGATCGTTTCGCGCCAGAAGTTCAGGATGCGTTCTTCCTGCCAGTGGGAAGTCATATTCGGCTGGACGTAGAAAATGTGCCAGCGTTCGGAGCACTCCTGTACGATGTCCTTGATCGGGATGTCCTTGTCGATCTGGTCGCCGAAGAGCGCGCGGACCTGATCGGCTTTCACCGGGGCGTAGGCTTTTTCGTCGCCGAACAGGAAGAGGAAGCCTTTGCGACCGCGCTTTTCCCAATGATCGGTGGAAGTGTGCCGGGCGAAGAAGTACAGCATCAGTTCATAGCTTTCGCGGGGTTCGCCGCCGCCGCCGTTGCCCGTGAACCACAGCCGCCCAAGGTCGTCGTCGATTTCGATGCCGGATTCGAACTGTCCGACTTGGACCGTGCCTTGCACGCCGCCCATCGCCGCGTAGTCGTCGTGACCGGCGATACAGATGGCCGGGTATCCTTCGCCAAGGTAGCGCTTGCCGCTGGCTTTGTCTTCAAGGAAGTGACCCATCAACTTCGCAAGGGCTTTCTGGAAGATTTTCGGCACCGTGGACATGGACCCGGTGAGATCCATCGACACACCGATGGGAATGGTGATCGGATGTTCCGGGGAGTCGCGGGATTCGCGATACTTCACCCCGAAGGGGTTCATCTTTTCGTTGACACCGTAGGCTTTTCCGGCCTTCACATCGGCATCGTAGGCAAATGCTGATGTGCCGGTGCTACTACGGTAGTCTTCGCGTGCTGCGTAATCGTCGCGGGAGAAATATGTTCCGCCCATAGTTTTGATTGTCCTTGTGTTTTAGAGATTGAGTTTGAGGTAACGTGGCTTTCCGAATTCTTCTTGGGCCAGTTTACCCCACTTGTCCTGCACGCTCCATGCATCTTGCGGGCGCGTGCGTGCTGAGTCTGCTAGACACCAATCCAGCAAACCTTTGAAACGCGGCGGAATGAATTCAGCCGTGTTCCGAACCATCATCGCCCACATGAAAATGTCGGTCGCTGGCGTCGGTTTCTCTTTTCGCAAAACTTCGCGTGGGTACCACGATTTGTAGTTTTTGACGATGGCCGGGATGTTGGTCGGTGTCGCTGCATCAACAGAATAGCACCAATCTACCAGCATCAAAGTATGCGACAAAGGACCATACAACAGATGTGGCGGCACAATGGCACCATGCACGATTCCGTTGTTGTGGACGAATCCTAATGCGGATAACAGCCGGTTCGACATCCAGACAATGTGCCGCATGTCCAGTTTCCCGGTGATGGTAGTGATGTCTTCAAGCGACATCATGGCTTCCATGCCGCCTTCGCGAAGTTCGGCTTCCGCCATGTTGAGCACAACGGCGCGGCGGTTAGACGCTTTGAAGCTGTCGATGGCCTGTGGGATGTAATGTTTGAATTTGTCGGAGCGGGTGTCGCTGTGGAGTTTTTTGAGCGCGGTGATTTCCCGATCCATCAGGTCATTGTCGCCATGTGAGCGGGCGATTTTCAGGACCGCACGTTTGTGAGTGCTCGAAGTCGTCTGGTAAAGGTCTGCGATGTCGCCGCCGGTGATTGGATGTTCGATGATCCATTTTCCAAAGACGACGGGTGAAGCTGGCGCACTCTTCCCATTGAGGGCGGCATACATCTGACTGAGTTTGGCGAATGCGTCGTTTCCCCGTTTTTGCATCGCGGCGGGTTGTGTCGCCAATTTGTCCGGGTGGCACAATTGTGCCAGCGTGCGGTAGGTTTTTTCAGGGTCGGCACCAAACAGAACAGATGCCGTTGTCGCTTTTTCGATGTGTCGAATCGCTGAGACGGCATCTGTGTAAGGTGCGGGAGCGGAGCCAGCCTTCATATGTCATTATCATACCCCAATTCCTTGGAATGAAAATGAATTTTATTCAGGCAATTTCGATTCCGCGACCGCGACTGGTTTGGGTTGAACGAGCATTGCCGCGACCGGGGCATTGTCGATTTCCATCATGGCCCGGCGGACTTTTTCCGGGTATGCCCGGTTCGCTGGATTGTATGTCCGCATCGCCGCAACGAAAGTCTTGGTGCGGTACCAGCGGGCACTTCCCAATGCATCACCGACAACCGTGATTGCCTGTTCCGCGCTGGTGAATCGTTTGTTGCCGGATGCCCATCCGAACAGGTTGTTGTGTCGCATGGCCTTTCCCGCACTGGATTCTACGATTGCCAACGCCGGAAGAAGACGCCAATCCAATCCCTTCTGATCTGCGATGCCAATGAAAACCGGCGCTAGGTGTGCCACCGGGCTATGGTAGGCGCGCAAGTACTCTTCCAGACGCACGACGCGCGCATCTGCATTCTGTGCGTTCAGAAACCAACTGAAAACACAAATAGCCAACAGAAGCCGAAATAGCTTCATTGTTCAGAACCTCCGTTCAAAAAGTTTTTGAGCCTTTTTGCCGGGTGCCTTTGTGTGGGATGTGGTCTAGGGGAATTGACCCGTGTGGTTTAAGGCAACCAACTTGGCGACTCTGCCGTGTTTTGTCAAGCCGTTCGTCAGCCATTCAGCCGTCGTGCTTTCATGGCTTTTTACCGGCCATCCATTAACGTTTCATCGTTGCGTTCGTGTCTCCTTTTCCTAATGATGGGTCTGGTCTGTCTATCTAATTTAGCATACTTCGCCGGGCGGGTGGGGATCTGAAACATCTAACGAACGCTAAATAACGGCGTGTCAATTACATACAACGCAAACGCAAATTTGAAGGCGCGCGGAGTAGAGGTCGAGTACACACCACAACAGATTCAGGAGTACGTTCGGTGCGCAAAAGATCCGATCTACTTCATCGCGAATTATGTGAAGATCATCAATCTTGACAAGGGTTTGGTGAACTTCGAACCTTTTCCGTACCAAGAAAAATTGATCCGTACCCTTTCCTCAAATCGGTTCGTGATCGCCAAGTGCCCGCGTCAGTGCGGCAAATCTACCACACTGATTGCATTCCTTCTTCATCAAATTCTGTTCACGCCGGAACTGTCGGTCGCCATCCTAGCGAACAAGCTATCGACGGCGCGCGAATTGTTGAGCAAATTGAAGTTGGCTTATGAGCATCTTCCAAAGTGGCTTCAGCAAGGGGTCGTCGAGTGGAACAAGGGTTCGATCCTTCTGGAGAACAACAGCAAGGTGATCGCATCGGCCACTTCGTCCAGTGCGATCCGTGGTCTGTCGATCAACATGCTGTTGCTGGATGAGTTCGCATTCTTGCCGAACAGCATCGCCGATGAGTTCTTCACTTCAGTATATCCGACGATTTCGTCAGGTGAGAACACCAAGATTTTCATTGTCAGTACACCGAAGGGAATGAACCTGTTCCATTCGATCTGGCAGAAAGCTGCGACTGGACAGAACCAGTATGTTCCGTTCGGTGTTCACTGGTCAGACTGGCCGGGCCATGATGACGCTTGGCGGGAAAAGACCATCGCGAACATGGGTGCGGATGGAGAGAAGAAGTTCCAACAGGAATATGAATGTGAATTTCTCGGTTCCACAAACACCTTGGTTGCCGACTGGAAGCTAGCGACCCTGACCGATATGAATCCGATTTCGAGCCGCGAAGGTGTGGATGTCTACTACGGCCCGGAGAAAGATCACACGTACATCATCTGTGTGGACGTATCGAAGGGCGACGGTGGAGACTACCACGCGGCTGTGGTAGTCGATGTGACAGCTTATCCATACAAGATGGTCGCCAAATGGCGGACGAATATGATGTCGCCGCTCCGGGTGCCGGACATGATCCTGTTGTTGGCGAACGCATACAACGAAGCCTTCGTTTTGATCGAATCGAACAACAATGGCGGCGACGTGGCGCGGGCGCTTCGCGATGATCTGGAATACGAAAACATTTTGATGACGACCCGCCGGGCCGGTTTGGGTCAGATCATCGGCGGCGGCTTCGGCACATCGGTCAAGTTGGGTGTCGAAATGGACAAGAAGGTCAAGGCGGTCGGGTGCTCGAACCTGAAGGCATTGATCGAATCCGACAAGTTGTTGATTTGTGACAACGACACGATTCAGGAGTTGCGCCGGTTCGTATCAATCAAGAGTTCATATCAGGCGGAACCGGGAGCGCATGACGATTTGGTCATGTGTTTGGTTTCGTTTGCGTGGCTCATCAATCAGCGGTACTTCAAGGATCTGATGGATCAGGACATCCAAGCCGCTCTTCGAGCCGAACAGGATCAATTGATTGAAGAAGACGTGATGCCGTTCGGGTTTTACGACGACGGACGGCCCCAAGCACCACCAGCGGAACGGTTTGTCGTATAAGTAGACCGCCCAAAAGCGGCGGGAAACCTAAATATCCATCGACGAACAAGTCTCTTCAAGTTCTAGGAGAAAAAGGCAATGGCACAATTCCTCTCACCCGGTATTAACGCTACAGAAATCGACCTGACGACAATCATCCCGGCGGTATCAACATCGACCGGCGCGATTGCGGGTCCGTTTCGGTGGGGACCGGTCCAAGAGCGCACGTTGGTTGACAGTGAACTAACGCTGCGTGACTATTTTGGAACCCCCGACAACCTGTGCGCTGAAACGTGGTTCACAGCATCTAGCTTCCTTGCGTACACGAATTCTCTGTATGTCGTCCGTGCAATTTCGACGACGGGATTGACTCCCCACAAGAATTCGACGGCGGATGGAGCCGGTATCCTCATCAAAAATCGCGATCACTATCTTGGCTCATACGCCAATGGTCAGGGTGCGGTTGGTATGTGGGCCGCGCGCTACCCCGGTACGCTTGGCAACAGCATTCGTGTGTCGGTCGCTGACGTAAACAGCTTCGACACATGGGCATACAAAGACAATTTTGACGGCGTTCCGGGCACTTCCAAGTCGGTTGCTGACAATAGCGGAACGAATGATGAAATTCACGTTGTTGTCGTTGACAAAGACGGCAAGCTGACTGGTGTGGCTGGCACGGTTCTTGAGCGCTATGCGTTCTTGAGCAAGGCAGCGCTGGCGAAGACCGAAGATGGTTCTTCTCAGTACTACGCTGAAGTCATTAACCGCAAGAGCCGCTGGATCTGGTGGATGGACCACCCGACTAGCTCCAATTGGGGCGGCGCACTGAACACCGCATTCTCCACTTTGGACACGGTGTTGACGCTCAACTCTCCGTCTGGTACGTTCCAAGTCAATGAAACGGTTCGCTACGCCATCAATGTGACTGTGGTTTCGCCGGGTTCCGGCGCGACGGCAACAGCCGCTTTGAATTCTGGTGCGGTGGATACCATCACTGTGACCGCTCCGGGTACGCTTTACAGCGGCGCTCCGATTGTGACCATTACTGGTGACGGTACCGGTGCAACGGCTACGGCCACGGTTTCTGGTGGCGGCGTGACTGCAATCACGGTTACTTCGGGTGGTTCCGGCTACACGAACGCGACTGTGACGATCACCCCGGCTGGTTCGGGTGCTACGGTTTCTCCGGTGTTGGATGCTGACACGGGCGCGATCTTGTCGATTGCGGTTGTTTCTGGCGGTTCCGGTTACACCGGCGCTCCGAACATCGTTATCACTGGTCCGGGTTCCGGTGCAACGGCTACGGCCACGATTTCGACTGGCGCGGTGTCGGCTGTGGCTGTCACCAACGGCGGAACGAACTACTTGCCGGTGGAAGGTAAGGTTATCAACTGGACGACTCCGACGTTGCGAATCAAGCCGACCAAGAAAGCATTTGTGAACGGATTTGTTCCGGTCGGATTGACTTCATCCGCTACGGGCACGGTTTCGAATGTGTCTGGTGGTGTGTTGACCTCCAATTTGGGCGGCGGCGTGGACGACAATGCGAACGTCACGACTCAGGAATACATCTTGGGATACGAAGAGTTCCGGTCGGTCGAAGAAGTTGACATCAGCTTGGTCCTTGGTGGCCCGGCCAACTCCACGGTGGCGATGAAGTTGATTGACATCTGCGAATTCCGCAAGGATTGCATTGTGTTGCTCAGCCCGCCGAAGGTGTCGGTGGTTAACAACTTTGGTCATGAGGTTGATGACATCATCGCATTCCGCAACCTGTTGCCGTCCACGTCTTACGGCGTGATCGACAGCGGTTGGAAGGAAATGTACGACGTATACAATGACGTGTACCGTTGGGTGCCGCTGAACGGCGACGTGGCTGGCCTTTGCGCCCGCACCGACGACGAACGCGACGCTTGGTGGTCGCCCGCCGGTTACAACCGGGGCATCATGAAGAACGTCGTTCGCTTGGCGTTCAACCCGAAGAAGGCATTCCGCGATCAACTGTACCAGAATGGCATCAACAGTGTCATGACGGAACGTGGTCAGGGAACCTTGCTCTTCGGCGACAAGACGATGCTGACGAAGCCGTCTGCGTTCGACCGTATCAACGTCCGCCGCTTGTTCATCGTGCTCCGCAAGGCTATCACACGGGCCGCGAAGTACACTCTGTTCGAGTTCAACGACGACTTCACCCGCGCACAATTCGTGGCGATGGTGGAACCGTACTTGCGCGACGTACAGGGTCGCCGTGGTATCTACGCCTTCCGCGTGGTCTGCGATGCGACGAACAACACGCCGGAAGTCATCGACGGCAACCGCTTCGTGGGTGACATCTACATCAAGCCCGCCCGGTCGATCAACTACATCCAGTTGAACTTCATCGCGGTGCGCACGGGTGTGGACTTCTCCGAAGTTGTCGGTAAGTTCTAATCCTGAACCTGAAAGACGATCAAGCCGCCGGGGTCACTCCCCGGCGGTTTTTTCATTTTGGGTCAGGTTCTCCAGATACTTTCCGACTTCCGGTGCGAACCGGTCGTAGTATTCTTGCACTTCGGGTTCGCTGATCGTACCGAACATTTTGGTGCGACCTTTGTACTTTTCCGTCTCTTGTGTATGGGACTCCATCGGCCCGGCGAAGACCAACATCCGTTTCCCGTTGACGGTCATTTCCTCAAATTTCCGCGACACGACTGTCGTCCATTCCGGGGTTTGTGCGACGATGAAGAGAACTTGGTGGACAACTCCATATCCGTTCTCTACCAACCATTTGAAGCCGGTGTCGATGTGTTTCATCCACCCGCCTTCTAACTGATCGCACTTCTCATTCCCCTGAAAAGACCACGCTTCGGTGTGGATATAGACCGCTTCCGCGCGACAGGATTCGATCCAGTGTCGGGTGATCGCGAAAAGCATGTCTTTTCCTTGGCCGCTGTTGAGAAGGGGTGAGATTGCCGAACCATAGGCGAAGAAACGGGGCGCTTCGCCTCGATTGAGTTCGTTGTGCAACCAAAATCCGGCGGCGACTTGCTCTTGTCGTTTGACCTTTGTCACACACTCATCGAAGAGACTAACCGCTGTCAATTCAAGGGTTTCCTTGTTCATAGAAGCATCATACCACATATTGACATATAAGACCAAACCGGGGATGTGAAAAGGGTAAATAGGTGCAAGGGTCACGGATGCAACTAGTCGAATGGATCAATACCACACTCATCAAAAACGGAAAACTGGTATCTAGCCGGTGCAATCCAAAATGGCTTTTGAAGAATGCTTCCGCCCAATGGGACGCTATCGTAAACGCAACCATTCATCTACCGTTGACAGCAAGCCGTGCTGAACGAATTCATTGCGTACTTCATGGCATTTCGGCACCTGTACGGTGTCCAGTTTGCCACATCCGTCCAGTCCCTTTTCGAAAGGTTGGGTACGCCGCGACCTGTGGCGAACGAGCATGTGTCAAGGTGCAATCCGAACACATCCCGGTCGCGGAGCCGATCAAAAAAGATGTCCGGGACAAGCTGTTGTCAAAGACGTGGTTGAAGGATCAGCTTGCGTCAAAAGGCGCAACAGCCATCGCAGCGGACCTTCGCGTGCCTGTTCCAGTGGTGCTCAATTACGCCATTCGGTTCGATTTGGAAGTCCAACAGGAAGCCGAACAGGGAGTGGGGAAGGGGTAGTGCGCTGGTCGTTGCTAAATACAACTGACGAATCTCTTTCAGGAGAAGGATAAACACATTATGGCTTTCAACGTTCAAGAATTTCGCGCGCAATTCCAGTATGGCGGCGCACGGAAGAATCTCTTCAAGTGCCTCATCACCTTCCCCGCGTTTGTGCCCGGTGGTACGGCGGCGGGATCGAAGGCGGAATTCATGTGCAAGACCGCACAGATGCCCGGTCAGCAGATTGGCAGCATCGAAGTCGGGTATTTTGGCCGCAAGTTGAAGGTGCCGGGCGACCGCACGTTCGATGAACTGTCGTTGACGATCATCAATGACGAAGACTTTTTGATCCGCAAGGCATTCGAAGAGTGGTCGAATGGTCTAAACGCTCACATCTTGAACGTTCGCCGTCAGGATGCCCTCGAAACCAACAGCTACCAGTCTGACTTGACGATGGTTCACTATGACAAGACCGGTCAGGAGAACAAGCGTTACAAGTTTGTTGGCGTTTGGCCGTCGCAGGTTGGTTCCATCGATCTAGGATGGGACGACAACGACAGCATTTCCGACACGCCAATCACGCTTCAGTATCAGTGGTGGCAGTCCGACACGACCGACTAATCGGGCGTGACAAATCAATTTTAGCTGACGTACCACGTGTACGAACAGTGACGGTTCCGTCTGTAGAGCATGGGCGGTACCAGCGAAGATGGCCCGGCCTAGCCGGGCCGTTTTCTTTTTATGCTCCCCATCCTAGCTTCGATCTGAGCACGTCGAAATAAGGCATGTGTCGCGGCTGAATGAGGTTGATGGTTTTCGGACTGATCTGGCACACGACTTCATGATTGCGGTCGATTTCCGCGACATCCCGTCCATCGACGTAGAGTTTCGACTGATCGGCCACGATGACGATTTCAACGGTATCCGGGACCACGACCGGGCGGAATGTCAGGGTGTGGGGACAGATGGGCGTGATGGTCATAGCTTTCAGCGTGGGGTAGATGATCGGCCCGCCCGCCGCCAGCGAATATGCTGTGGACCCGGTGGGCGTCGAAATGATAATGCCATCCGCCCGGTATTGCGCAACCGGTTGACGGTCGATGCTCAAATTGAAGGAAAGGGTCCGCCCGGAATCCGCCGATTTGATGACCACATCATTCATGGCTTCAAAGGACAAGGTTTCCACACCGAAGCGTTTGAGGCGGGCACCCATGAATGTTCTCTCCAATGTGTCGAAGTCGTCCTTCAGAACACGTTGTACGGTCTGCATCATCTTGTCTGATGTGGTTGTGGTCAAGAACCCAAGGTTGCCAAGATTGACGGCCAGCACGGGCACATTCGCCGGGATCTTTTGGGCATTGGTCAGGAGAGTTCCGTCGCCACCCAACACGATGGCCGCATTCGCGCCGGTACAGATGTCTTGGGGAATCGGAAAGGCCCGACCACCGACGTAACCAGCGGCATATTCATCCAACCGGTATTGGACGCCATCCGCGTCTAGTTGTTCGAGCAATGAAGCTATCACACTTCTCACAGAAGGGTCTGTGATATTGGGCCGGGCAAAGATCGCAACAAGCATGGCTTATCATACCACGGAGCCGACTTGTATGTCAAACATCAACATTTACAGGACCTTGCAAAACGTCGTTCTAAATAAATTGCGATATGCCATTGAAATTGTTTGGATTCAGGATCGGGCGCGACCGGCGCAACAAAACGCAAGAACGCCGGTCATTCGTTCCACCTGAGAATCAGGACGGCGCGATTCTTGTTGAATCCGGCGGTATGTTCGGCACCTTCGTTGACATGGATGGATCAGTCCGCAACGAAGCGGAACTTATCACGCGGTACCGCGACATGTCGATTCAGCCGGAAATTGACACTGCTATTCGACACATCGTCAACGAAGCCATCGTGGTGGAAGAGAACCAAAGCAGTGTGTCTTTGGTGCTTGACAAGCTCGATTATGCCGAAAGCGTCAAGGATCAGATTCGTGAAGAGTATGAAACTATCATGAGTCTGTTGAACTTCAACAATGAAGGGCAAGACATCTTTCGGCGCTGGTACATCGATGGCCGGTTGCACTATCACATTCTGATCGATTCGAAGAACCCGCGTGACGGCATCAAGGAACTTCGCTACATCGACCCGCGCAAGATCCACAAAGTCAATACTATTGAACGCGCGATGACTAGCACCAACGTGGAAGTCATCACGGACATGCAAGAGTACTACATCTTCAACGAAATGGGCATTGACTACACCAATGCCGGGCAAGGTGGAGCAATTATTGCGCCGGATGCAATTGCCTATGCGCACAGCGGGATCATCGATCACAACTCACAGATCATTCTGAGCCATCTACACAAGGCGATCAAACCGCTGAACCAACTCCGCATGATGGAAGACGCTACAGTCATCTATCGTATGAGCCGCGCGCCGGAACGCCGGGCCTTCTATATCGACGTTGGAAATCTTCCGAAGACGAAGGCCGAACAGTATCTCCGCGACATCATGAACCAGTACCGGAACAAGATCGTCTATGACGCACAGACCGGTGAGATTCGTGACGACAAAAAGTTCCTTTCGATGATGGAAGACTTCTGGCTTCCGCGACGTGACGGTAGCCGTGGAACGGAAATCCAGACGCTTCAAGGTGGTGCAAACCTGTCCGAATTGGCGGACGTGGAGTACTTCCAAATGAAGTTGTATCAGGCCCTCAACGTACCGGTGAGTCGTTTGAAACCCGACACAGGATTCAGTTTGGGCCGCGCGGCGGAAGTGACCCGCGATGAAATTTCTTTCGGTAAGTTTGTTTCGTCCATGCGAAGCAAATTCACCATGTTGATGGATACCTTACTGAGTCGCCAATTGATGCTGAAGGGCATCATTGCCTATGAAGATTGGGACTACATCAAGCAACGGATCTTTTACTCATTCCTCAAAGACACCTATTTCAGCGAACTGAAAGAGATGGAAATCATGCGCGAACGGTTCAATTTCGCCCGTGATTTGGGTGTCCAAGAATTCGTTGGTTCGTATGTCTCGAACATGTGGATTCGTCAGAACATCTTACAGCAAACCGAAGATGTCATTGAAAACGAAGACCGCCAGATCGCCGAAGAAAAGGCCAAAGGCGAAGGCCAGCCCGGTATGGGAATGGATGACGGCATGGGCGGCGATGGTATGGACGGTGGCGATGCTGATATGACCGGCGGCGATGAAGGTGGCGATCTTCCACCGGATGAAGGGGAAGACGTGGAGCCGGAAGAAGATGACGAAGAAGACACGGTGGAGTTCACCGACAAGGAACGGGCAGCTATCACCAAAGCCGCCCGGCAATCTGGTCTGAACCCGAAAGAAGTGATGGGAACTTTCACCGACATTCTGAGTGGTGACGGAGACATCGGCGAACTCAGCGATGAAGAGAAAGAAAACATCGAAAATGCGGCCAAAGAAGCCGGTGTCGATGTGAAGACTGTCATGCGGACGCTCAATGATTTGGGCGGCGAAACTGACGACGAAGAGGATGAAGAACCTACGGCGGAATCGCGGATGCGGTTTCGGACTCAGCTAGAAAAGTTGTGGGAGTAAACACATAACATGAACAATGAACGTTTTGGCGGCTCTCTAGTCGCACCCTATCGCACAGAAGAACCGGAACATGTTTCATCTGGCACCCCGATCCCTGATCCGGCAGATGGTCGGTTTGGTGGTACTGTCGCGGCCAGCTACGTGCCGCCGGTTTCTGAAGTGATCGAAGAACCTGTCCCGGTTTCGGTTCCGGTCGTTGAAGAGCCGGTCCCGGTTGTCGAGCCTATCGAAGAACCCGCGCCGGTTGTAGAAGATTTTGTTCAGACCGAAGAACTATCGGGATTCGGAACGGAATTGGAAACTTTGCCCGGCCCCGAAGATTTCGAAGATTCTGAGGAACTTCATCACGTTGAAGATGAGCACATCCCGAATGACTCAAAGCACTTCCACGGGAAGAACAAAAAGCGCCGCTAAAGCGGTTCACGGCTAAATACAGCATTAGCAAGAGGATTCCACAACAATGAACATCATCACTGCCATTCGAGAAGGACGGCTATTTGACGCGAACGAACTGATCCGTGAAGGTCTGAACCGTTCTATGCTGTCTGCCATCTACGCCAATTGCCCACCGGTCATGAAGGAAGCATACGGCGGGCCGGGTGCTGGCGTTATTTCTGAAGACGAAATCGAGTATGTCGAAGAGTGCGACGACACCGACGAAGACGACGACGAAGACGGAATGGTCGAAGGTGTCAAGCACGGATTCAAGGGCGTGCTGGAAAAGCCGGGTAAGGGAAAGGGCAGCAAGAACGGAAAGATCAAGACCTACTCCCCTTTTTTCGACACGAAGTCGGAAGCTGAGAAATGGGTGAACGACCACAAATCTGAAGGATCGGCGTGGGTGATCCCGGCTGGCGAAATCTCCGATGAGTTTGTCAACGAAGGTTTCCAAGGCGTGCTTGACAAGCGCCACGACAATCCAAGCAAAGGAAAGTTTGGGACGACCAAAACGTATTCGCGTGTTTTCTCTGACAAGGCCGATGCTGAAAAGTGGGCGAATGAACGGAAGTCGCAAGGCAAAACATGGGTAGCTCCCGTCAATGAAGCCTTACAGCTTGACGAAGCGCGTGACAAGGCCGGTTGGCAAGCCTACATCGGTCGTTTGAACGCATCCGTTGTGGAGAAACAGCACCAGATCGCCGGTGCCCGTCAGCGGGTGGCTGATTTGCGCCGGAAGAAGGCCAAGCCGGAAAGCGTAGCCAAAGCGAACGAAGCTATCGCGAAGAAGCAAGCTGGTTTGTCCAGCCTGAAGAAGCGCGTCGCTGAAGCACAGAAGAAATATCAGGAATGGTTGAAGAAGGAAGCTGAAAAGGCAAAGAAGGCCCGTGAGAAAGCGGCCAAGGCCCGGAAAGCTGCACCGAAGAAACCCACCACAGTTAAGAAGTAACAGGACAGGAGTCCAGTGAAACCCAAGGTACAACGGCTCATTGAGCATGAACTATTCCGGCGCGCCGCAATTCTAGTTGAGGCGCGCCGCATCACCTTGGCTGAACACTTGTTGGAAAAGGGACCGGAAGGTGATGACCAGAAAGCAAAGCTCAAAGCCATCAAACAACAGATTCGTGATCTGATCCAACAGGCAGAAGATGCCGGTGACGAAGGCGACGAAAAGACCAACGAAAAACTCCTAAAGCGGGCCGAAGATTTGGCACAGGCAAATGGTTTGAAACTGAACGACATCAAGTCTAAAGTGAAGCCGTCTGCCAAACCCAAAGACCCGGAACCGGAACCCGAATCGGATGAAGATGAAACTCCCGAACCGGAAGAGCCGGAAACTGAAGTAGGTGGTGTTGCTGACAAATCTGATTCGTCTTTCGAAGACGACGAAGATGGTAGCAATGACTTCGGCAATTACGATGACGAAGACAATGCGCCGCCGATGCCCAAAGATGGCACAGCGGATGACGACATCAAAAAAGGCGAAGTCACGTACAAAATTGCGGGAAGGAAGCCCGGTGAATTTGAAGTCAAAGCCATTCCTTCGCAGTGGTTCCAGCAATGGTTAGAACGTGAGAAGTTTGGCCCGGCGGAACTCAAAGCGAAGTTGACCAATGCGCAACATACGTCCCGCGAATTGACGCCGCCGCGAACGGATGATCGCGACAAACTGAACAATTTCCGGGAACGCCAATCCGGGTATCAGAACAAGATCAAGGCCATTCAGAATGTTCTTCGGTCTTTGCAGAAGGTACACAACAAAGACATCGACGATCACAATCAGAAACAAGAGCGCCGCAAGGAACGCATCAATACCTTGGTGGACACGCTTTCAGACGGAAACCCGCTGATGAAAGTGATTGTTGGTTTGTTAGCGGACAAGTTGTTGAAGAACAAAGATAAGGTCAACTACACGGGCGACGAAGATCCATACGGAGACGATTAACATGTCACAAAAACCACTACGCCTCATCACTGAGGTAAACGAGAATATCACCGTTGCAAAGTCGCAATCGAAGGGTTACTTCATCGAAGGCATCTTTCTGCAAGCGTCATTGAAGAATCGGAACGGGCGCATTTACCCGATGGAAGTCATGGAGCCGGAAGTGAACCGGTACGTGAATGAGTACGTCAAGCACAATCGTGCTTTTGGCGAACTGAATCACCCGGACAGCCCGTCGATCAATCTGGATCGCGTTTCGCACATCATCAAGGAACTTCGCAAGGAAGGAACGAATTTCATCGGAAAAGCGAAGATCATGACTGAAACCCCGATGGGGAAGATCGTGAAATCGTTGATGGACGAAGACGCCAAATTGGGAGTTTCTAGCCGTGGAATGGGATCGCTGAGCGAAGAAGCGGATGGCACGCAAGTCGTTCAGGATGATTTCCAGTTGAACACGGCGGCGGATATTGTGGCCGATCCATCCGCGCCGCAAGCCTTTGTCCGGGGCGTGATGGAAGGCCGGGAATGGGTCTGGAACAACGGCATTTTGGTCGAACGTCAGGTCGCTAAGTACAAGCGGATTGTTGAAAAAGAATTCCGCGACACCGACAAGATGGTCGAAGCCTTCAGCCGTTTCCTTTCTGAACTTTCGCGGAAACACTAAATACCGAACAGCCAAACCTTTTTAGGAGAACAAACAAATGGGTGCTTTTGAAAGCAAAATTCTCGAAATGCTCAAGGAAGCGACGGCGGCTGGTAACTACCCCGCTGACTTCTCAGCGGACGTAAAGCAAGCCGACGTTCCTCAAGCAAACGCAATCGATAAGAAGTGGCCGATGGAAGCGGAAGAAGATGACGCTGACAAGATGGTCGCAGAAGATGATTTCGACGTTGACGACATGAGCGACGACGAAGTTGTTGAAGATGCCGATGCCGACGAAGACGATGAAATCGTGACGGAAGACGACGACAAGGACGAAGACGACGTTGTGGCCGAAGAAGCCGACGAAGACGACGATCTTGACAAGACGTTCTCCGAAATGATTGCGCGTTTGAAGGAAGCCGAAGGCGATCCTGACAAGCCGGAAGGCGAACTGTCGGAAGACGACGACAACGACGAAGACGACGTTGTGGCTGAAGAAGCCGACGAAGACGAAGACGATGTTGTGGCGGAATCCAAGACCAAGAAGAAGGTCAAGGAAACCAAGAAGCCGTTCGTGAAGGGCAAGAAGGTCAAGGAAGACAAGGACGACATGCCGGACTTCTTGAAGAAGAAGTTGGACAAGGATGGCGATGGCGAACCGGATGTGAAGGAAGACGTTCAGCCGGGCGAAATCGGTATCACTGAACCGGAGCCGCCGGAACCGAAGCTGCAAGTGACCGAAGGCGAAGACGACGAAGTGACCGACGATGAGAAGGCGATCTTCGGTGAAGCGAACTTGCCGGAAGATTTCCGCAAGAAAGCGTCTGTCGTGTTCGAAGCCGCTGTCAAGGCCCGCGCCACCGCAACCCGTAAGCGTGTTGCTGAAGAAGCGTCGAAGAAGTTGAAGGAAGCGTATGCGCTGTTGAAGAAGAAGTCGGACGCGCGCATTGCCGCACATGAAGCGAAGCTGTCGGAACAGGTTGACCGCTACCTGACCTACGTTTCGTCGCAGTGGTTGAAGGAAAATCGTTTGGCCGTTGAAGCCGGTATCCGCGCTGAGTTGGCCGAAGATTTCCTGACTGGTCTGAAGAAGCTGTTCGTTGAGCACTACATCGAAGTTCCGCAGTCGAAGGTTGATGTGCTCAAGGTCATGGGCAAGAAGTTGTCCAAGCTCGAAGGCCGTCTGAATGAACAGAGCAAGGAGAACATGAAGTTGCGTGAATCCTTGACCCGTTACCGCCGCACCGAAATGGTCCGCAAGGCTTCCACCGGTCTGACCGCTACACAAGCTGATCGTCTGAACAAGTTGGCTGAAGGTTTGGCCTTCCAGAACAGCACTCAGTTTGCCAGCGCGCTGACCACGCTCAAGGAATCGTACTTCCCGAAGGAAAAGGCAAAGGGCACTCTGACCGAACAGGATCAGAAGAAAGCCGCGCCGAAGGCCGCTGATGCTGAGCCTCTTTCGGAAGACATCGCGCTCTACGTGAAAACGTTGAACAAGAGCCAGCGCTAAATAGTTTTGACTCACAGTCCTTTAGGAGAAACAAATGAACCTCTCACCAGCACTACGCGAAAAGTGGAAGAAAATCATTGAACACACTGACATGCCGAAGATCACTGATCTTCAGGGCAAGGTCGATGCTCACCGTCGTGACGTTACCATTCAGATTCTCGAAAATCAATATCGTGATCTGAAGGAACAGAAGGCAACTTTGCTGTCGGAAGGCAGCAACACGATGGGCGGCGGAAACATCGGTGCGTGGGACCCCATCATGATTTCGATGGTGCGCCGCGCAATGCCGAACCTTGTGGCATATGACATTTGCGGTGTTCAGCCCATGACTGGACCGACCGGACTCATCTTCGCGATGCGTTCCAAGTACGGCCCGCAGTCGTCTTCCGCCAACTACAACCAGACCAACGAAGCCTTCATGTCGGAATCCGACACGGACTTCGCCGGTCAGAAGCCGGGCGCTCCCAACGCCGGTCATAACGGTACCGCCCACAGCGGTAGCAACCCGTTCGCTGGCGGTTACGCCACCGGTCGCGGTATGACCACGTTGCAGGGTGAAGTCCTTGGCGAAACGAACCAGCCGACGTTCAACGAAATGTCGATCTTCATCGACAAGGTGACCGTCACGGCAAAGACCCGCGCGCTGAAGGCAGAATACTCTGTCGAACTTGCGCAGGACTTGAAGGCTCTGCACGGTATGGACGCCGAAACGGAATTGGCCTCGATTCTCTCCACGGAAATCTTGGCTGAAATCAACCGTGAAGTCGTTCGCACCCTGTACTTCATCGCCAAGCCGGGCGCACAGAAGGGCACCGCTAACGCCGGTGTGTTTGACCTTGACACTGACTCCAACGGTCGTTGGTTGGCTGAAAAGTTCAAGGGTTTGATGTTCCAAGTCGAGCGTGACGCGAACCAGATTGGTCGTGACACCCGTCGCGGCAAGGGTAACTTCATCGTGTGCTCTTCGGACGTTGCGTCCGCTCTGCACATGGCGGGTGTCCTGAACTACGCCCCGGCGCTGAACACCAACCTGACGGTTGACGACACTGGCAACACGTTTGCTGGCGTTATCAACGGTCGTTACAAGGTGTTCGTCGATCCGTACTTCGACAATACGGGTGACCTGAATACGGAACTCTTGATGGTCGGCTACAAGGGCACCAATGCCTATGACGCTGGCTTCTTCTATTGCCCGTACATTCCGTTGCAGATGGTACGCGCGGTTGGTGAAAACACCCTCCAGCCGAAGATCGCGTTCCGTACCCGCTACGGTTTGGTCAGCAACCCGTACTACACGAACGCTTCGGGCGACATCCTCTCCGCAAGCAACCCGTACTACCGCTTGGTCAAGGTCATCAACCTCACCTAAGCATAGTCCTAGCGACAAAAAAGGCCCGGCAGAAATGCCGGGCCTTTTTCTTTTTGGGTTACGCACCAACGGTCATGATCTTCTCTTCAACCGCCGCGACGAAAGATTGTTGTTGCTGGTGTGCTTGTCGCTTCAGTTTGCGCCGTTGCTTCTTGGTCAGCCCGTCATTCGGAATACCGTTCGCCACCGCCATTTCCCGCAACTTCTGCAATAAACGAGATTCTTCCTTCGCCTTTCCCCAATTGTGCCAGCAACACATCGTCCGCGTGTTCTCTAGTGAATCCGATCCACCGTGGCTACGCGCGCGTGTATGATCGTGCGTGAAGAGAACTTCCCGGCCATCTTCCGTGATGCCCCACAAATTCAAGTGGTACGGTTTGGCAACCGGATCTTTCCCGGCATCTGTCATGTCCCTTTCAATAGCAAAGAACGATCCGACGTAGATGCATTCCGGGTGTGAACACTTCGGACCATAGGTCAGGAAAGTTAACAGCCGGGTGGATCGGCGACTGACCAACGCCCCGTCAATCATCACCCGCGTTTCCTCTACACCTTCACGGATCAGTGCAAACCCTTCTTCGAGCGTGAGAGTTTTCAATCGGTCGTATTTTTTGATGTTGCTTTTCTTCAAAGCTCTTCTCCGATTTCTGCCAGTTTGATGGCCGTTTTTCGAATTTCTTCCGACCATGATAACCGATTCAACCACTCCGATGGAATGCCAGATTCGCCATAATACGCCCCGGCCAGTTGTCCATAGATCGCCGCGATGGTGTCCGCATCGCCGCCGAAATTTGCCGCCATCAAACACCCATCCCGGAATGTATCGGTGTTGGCGAAACAGTACAGCGCCGCATGCATGCTTTCCAGCACATACCCGGACGGTTCAACATCTTCCCTTCGCGACGGCACATGGACGCCGGATAGAATGTCTTGCTTGCTCTGTCCATGCAATGCCCGGTGGATCAACATTGCATAGGTCTGACAACACTCCAAACAGACCGGCGCGGCGTGGGTGAGTAGCGATTGAGCAATCGCATTCTCTTTGGTCTTGGTTAGATCCTTCCAGAAGAGGATAGGAATCGGTGCCAGCCGCATCAGGGAGCCGTTTCCCGCGACTTCCGGGTCGGGGTTGCCCGCAAAGTACACCCCGGTCTTCTCGAAGCGCTGTAGGGCCGCTTTCGTGGCATTACCGATGTCAAAGCAATAGCCAAGGACGCTCATGTATCCTTGTCGCCACCACAAAAGGAATCGGTTCATCACGTCCAGCCCATTGAACCCTTTGTAGGCTTTCAGGCTTTCGGCCAGACATAATGCCATCGAAGTGTCATCGGTCCATTCGCCCGCCGCCAGATGAAATGGCCCACCGCCTACCATATCGTCAATGGGAGCGGGTGCCATTTCGAATTCATTCGTGGCACCCACCGCGTCACCGACAGCCAATCCTAGTAATGATCCAGTGGCCCGGTTCCGATCAATCATTCCCGTTCCCTGATGCCCGCCATATCGCGCGTGTTCTTCTGAACGGCGATGGACCCGAACAACGACAGCAGATAACAGGCCCCGAAGAAGCCCTTCTCACTGAGCACGATTTCCGCGTTCCACAGCCCGGCCAGCAACAGCGTCAGGCACATCAGCACGGAAATCCAACACAGTCCGTAGTACAGGTTGCTCACGGGAATGTTCTCAGACCGGTCCCGCACCGACTTTTGAACCGACACGGCGGCGAACAGTCCGAACATCAGCAGGATGAAGTAGAAACCCTTGCTGGCTAAGGGCATGGAAGCATTCCACAGCCCGACGTTGTAGCTGAGCGCCCCGGCCAGAAGCGCGATCCAACTGGTGCCAATGAAGGCAGCGGTAGGCGGTTGTACTGTGGGAAGTTGATTGGTTGGGTTAGTTGACATATAAGAAAAGCATACCACAACTCGTTTTACATTTTGGAAATGATCTGAGGTATAATTACAGGAGTGCGACGACCGCGCACACTATTTTCAATCACAGGAGGAATGTCTATGACAGGTTTCAGGTAAGGAGGTAGTACCTATGCGTCCTGACATGGACAAGTTGATCTGTGAACGTCAACGTCGCGGTAGCCGCAATCTGTCGAAAAAGACCGGTGCCCGGTTGTCGGTGAAAGTTGACTATGATGATGATTACGATTCCGGTCCTACGTTTTTGCCGAACGGTCGGCGGCGGATGTACGGATGGAAAGCGAAGGAACTGAACGAAAATCTCAGCCCGCTGTACCGGTATCTGGATTCGTCCGCCGGTCGCCCGTGGGATGAGGTTTACAGCGAAATCCGTACCAATATCGACACCCGTAGCGCCATCGGTCTGCATGTCATGCAGCACCTTTATCAGCACGTTGAGCGCGAAGTGGTCGTGACGGACGGTGTGCCCTACCGTTGTAGCTATGGTTGGGTGCGGGAAGTGGACGGACTCTACATTCACCCCGATACCGGGATGCTCGAACACCACACGTCTTCGACGGCGTGGCGGAAACGGGACAACCGGAAGACGGCGGACCCGGATCGGCTTCACTGGTACGGGAACACGTTCTTGATTCGGGAAAAGAGAATGAAGTCTGTGTGTCGTTGCAATCAGCCGAAGTGGGACGAACGTCCCCGGTGGGAGAAGTATCATCAGCCCGCCCCGTTGATTTGCCAGCACGGTAATCCGTTGACTGTCTTTTACGTTTGGACGGTGGTGGAATATGAGTATCGCCACCCGGAAGATGTGTACAAGGTCCACACGTATGAGAACAGCGACGAATGGACCCGCCGCCGGTTCAATCTGGTCGAACCCGGTATGCGCCACGTGATTCGGTATCGCGACGTGCCGGACAAAATGGCGGAACCGATTGTGGTTCGCCGGAAGACGGCCAATCGGAAGGAAATGAAAATCATTGCCCGGATGCTGGAAACGGCATCCGGCAAATAGAAAGGCCCGGCGGGAGTGCCGGGCCGTTTCTTTTCTGGTGTTCGTCTACATACTACGCAATTCGCACGCTCTTCCCAAATCTGGCACGCGCGCGCGGATGCATGCGGAATCGGGGCCGGAACGTTGGAAGGTTTTTTTCATGCAGCAAAACCGCAAGTATGTCCGATATGATAATACCCACCGAAAGGAAATCCATAAAATCATAGACCAGTTTTTCGGGCAACATCACCGATTCAGTTCCTTTTCAATCGCGTGTCTCACAACACCGTGAAGGTTCCCCGGTGTCAGATGTTGGTGTAAGTCGTCGAACGCCTGTAGAGCGTTCTGGAAATGAATGCCGATGCCACCGGCGGCATTCCACCGGTCGATGTTGAGCCGGTAGTCGTCGATCAGGATGTCGCCGGGTTTGGCATGCTGTCCTTTGTTGGCGCGCGGCGGCGTGATGACCACCGGGTCCAGCCGTGGCAAAACGCCGTGGATTTCCAGCCACGTCAATTTATTTTCCCGGCATTGATCCGGCAGATGTTTCGACGTGCTGCTACAAATTCCAGTGCGGGTGATTCCCATGACGTATTCCAGCAAAAGCCGGGACCCTTTCATCCACGGAAGATCGCGGAAAAAGGTCCCGTGCTTTTCGTAGAACGCCTGTCTCTTCTCGTTCGGCCAAGGATTCGCATGGTCATAGACTTCACCGGTGAGCCGGAAGTATTCCCCTTCGGCGTCTGCCAGCACCATGTCCATGTCGAAGTAGACTAGCGGGCTTGTGGACATTTTTCCCGCCACTGGAACATCGCCCATTCCCAATCCGTGAAGTCGTCCGGCTTAACCAGACCGTTCAGCGTGCGATCATACAGCCGCTCCGGGAGCACGATACAAACCGCCGTCAGTGCGCCGTTGAGCGCTTCCATCGATTCGTTGAACGAACACCACGGGAACGGGTTGTCCGGCGACTGCAACAGCGCTTCGAGTTCCAGAAGCGAACTCTGATATCCGCCATTGAGCACGACCACCGTCTTGTGATTGTCTTCCCACTCACACAACGTTGCCGCTTGCCCGGATTCCGGGTCGCTGAAGTATCGCCGCCACATCGCCGAAGTTGCGTGAAGCGACTGGATTCCGGCGTGGATTCCCGCCGTGTACATGTTTGCGAAACAGTAAAGTCTCATTCTTCTCCATTCTAACTGATGTGACCAAGCGCGCGTGCCCACCGAAGAACGCCGTGTTGCTTGGTGATCGGCACACACGATACCACTATCCGTTCGACCAGCGCGTCCAGTTCCTTGCACCGGGCCTTTCGCTTCTCATACCGTTGCGGATCTTTCATGTCATAGGACATGTCGAATTCCGCCGTGCAAGGCATGCACTGATGGGCGGGCTTTGGCGACACTTGGAATGCCACCATACGCCAGACGTAGGACGCTTCGCCCGTGCGCGGGTCGTCTTTCTTGATGGTCGGTTTGCTCGAACGCAACCGATTCTTCCGGCCTTTGATGGCGTTGAACAGGAACTCTTCGATTTCATTGGCCGGGTTGAATCCGACCAGTGTGGGCATTTCGCGGGTGAAGGATGCAAAGTTCATGTTAGTACCCAAGAACCCAACCGATCACGTTCAGGACGAAGCTCTCGAACTTCGTCTCTTCAGACTTCATCGGCAACGCAAGGGCATTGCGACGGGCTTGTTTGCGGAAGGCGTTCATTCTCTGAGTCGTGATGGCGGCGGCGTAAGTCATTTCGTTCTCTCTCCATATTCAGAGTAGCAAACGCTGACTTATATGTCAACACCTTTTTTTCAAATTTCGTCGCTGGCCTTGAGTTTTCCTTCGATGGCCTTATTCACGGTCGCGGTGGATGTTCGGAAGAACCGGGCGATGTCCGGGATCGTCCATTTTTCCTTCTTGTTGTAGTACAGATCCCGCATGTGATCGATTTCTTCCCGCGTGTGCTTGGGCGGGCGTCCGCGCGTGTGCCCGCCCGCGCGGGTGTTTTTCTTGAGTAATGCGGTGTAGTGGTCAGCATCTTCCTTCGGCCCGTGTTTGCTATACACCTTCAGCATTGACATCCGAACGATGCGGCACTCCATTGGCGTTCGGAAGTCATGCATGCCGCCCCGTGGACAGTTGGCGTACTTGATGTCTTCGGTCGCCGAAATGTCGCACTTCGCACAGATGTGGCCGGTCATTCCTCTTCCGCCCCGATAGCGAATTTGAATTCGGCGGCGATAGCCCGGCCCGCATCGGTGATTCGCAACACCTTGGTTTCGTTGTCCCGGAGCAAACTGGATGCCATTTTCAGTCCCACAGACATTGACTTCCATGCTTCGGTTATCTCTTCCGTTTCACCCGGCGCGATCAACACCGGATCGTATGGCCCATGTTGTCGGGCCATTTCAAAAACCCCGTGAAAAATGGCATCCGCTGTCTGTGACCGCTTCGCCCGCGTCGCTTCGTCGTAGAGGAATTCCGACTGGATCAAGCCTTTGTTCTCAAGCGCGCTGAGAGTGTCCTGACGGACGTGGTAGGTGGGAACCTGACCGTCATGCAATTCCGGCATCGGACCCGGCGACCAGTTCTTGTATTTGCGCGCGGCTTCCCGGAGCACACCGATCTGTAATGCGGACAAACCATGTTTCTTGGTGACCGCGATACCCAATTTGCCCGCCGAAGCGCGGCGCTGATCCAGTGTCATTTCGGTGGCGTTCATTTCTTCCCTTTCGCTTGGCAGAGCCAGCACGGTGACGCCTTCTTCTCCGCTTCACCGGTGGCGATATCGGCGTCTGTTCCGTTGATGATGACTTCACAGGTATGGCCGCACGTATGAGTAACGGCGAATTTCACAGTTCGCGTGGTTCGACTGGCCGAACGATCCAAGAACGAACGGAGCGTTGCCGCGAAGCTGTTGGACTTGCGGAAAACACTCTGTAGCGTCGTCAGGGAGTTGCGGTCGGACGTATCGGCGTGAAGGGCTTTGATGCCTTCTTCCACAACGTCGTAGTATTTGTTGAAGGCGGCTTCAACGTCGGCTTGACATTGGACCGCATCCAATTCTTTGTCCAGCGTCACTTCCGCCGCGTCCATCGTCGGAAGGAAGGCTTTGACGTTTTCCCACGTCAGTTTACGGGTTAGGTCGTTCCATTCACTCATGATCTTCACCAGCCAATCTGTTTCGTTCCTTGATCCAAAATTCTACATCATTTCCTAGCCGGGTTCCGTAGACTCCCGACGTATGCCATTCTGACGCCGCGCCGCCTTCAAAGTAGAAATACCCGCTTGCTCGAACCAATCGTTCCGGGATTCCACGCCGCTGAAATTCGGCATTGACGGTCGCAACGGTCATCTTCTTCACCACTTCTCAACCGGCTTGCTCAGCAAAGCATCGGCGTAGGCGTCGAACCCATCGGCAAGCTGGCGAAGGAAATTCACTTCTTCTTTCAGAGTGAAGACGGTGGAAGTAATCGCGGAAGTGTCACCCGGCATGCCTTCGTTGTAGGCGGCTTCGAGGATCGCAGCGCGATTGACGTGCGCTTTCATGATCGCTTCGACGGCGGCGAACAATCGCTCATGCGTCTCAGCAACCTGACCAGTCTTCACGGCAAGGGCTTTGATGTCGGTCGGGGTTTTCGCGGTAACTTTCGGGGTCTTTGTCATGTCGTCTCTCCATACTCAGAGTAACAAACCACGACATATATGTCAAGAGGTTACCGTAGAAATTTTCACCGGACGATAGTCGTAGCACTTGTACTGGTCGTTGTAGGTCTTGGTGGCTTCGCCCCGGCGCACATGCATGTTCATGTGGGCGGCGAATCCGAATCCGTTGGCCGGAATTTCTTTCGGACAGCACATACACCGGCGCGGTTTCATTTTCGTGTGACGTTGTGGCATTACAATGTTCCCCGTAGTCCGAAATCGGAAAATTTGAAGTTCTCGATGCGCTCCGCTTCGGCGATGATCTGTTCCGCCGTCCCGGTCAGGTTGACGCCGATCCCCTTGATATCCAAGATCATAGAGAATTCGAAGGCCGGGAACCGTGTCTGAACGGCTTTCAGCGCCTCTTTCCAGTTGCCAGAGTCCGCACGGATGGTAATCTGATCGATGGTCCCTTCGGAAAACTGACGAATCACTTCAGTTTCCTTCGTCGTCACGGAATGTTCACTGGCAGTGACGGATGGGTAGATGTTCCCGTGCCCGACTTTGTACCCGTCTATCGGAGGAATGTATCCTTTAGGTATCATTAGAGAAACGCTCCCGCTCCCAACTGGTCCATCGCGTTGGACAATCGCGCTTGCGCGCCCCGGCTGTGGCCTTCGATCACCCACGAATTGTAGCCGGTCTTCATGCCGTTCTTCCAGCCAAGAATCTCGAACACGCGGTTGGCAAGTTCTTCAGATTCAGTGTATTCGCAGTATTTGCCGCCTTCGGCCATCACTCCGACTTCCACTTCATCTTTCTTGGCTTCGAGGATGTGTTTCGGGTCAATCCCGGCGTCGGTCAGCTTCTTGATGATTTGTTTTCCTGACATCGTTTCTCTCCAAAACCAGTATCGCACAGCGGCACATATATGTCAAGTCGGTTCTACTCGTTTCCCGCTGACCGGGTAAAAAAATTTGGTTTGTTCCGCAAAAAACTGGTCGAGACATAGAATCCAGAGTTTTCGAGAGTGCTAGATATTCACGTGCTCTACAATCCGACAAACCCACAATTCATGCGCCCGCATGGAACGCAACTGTCTGGTGAGGCTACCCTGCACGTTTGTACAGTGGTTAGCAACCCGGTGCGCTATGCCAGCCGCTACAAACTCTTTGAAGCATTCAAGTCACAGACGGAAGGCCAGCATGTCAAGCTGTGGACCGTCGAAATGGCTTACGGAAACCGCCCGTTCGTAGTTACAGAACAGGACAACGACTATCATCTGCAATTGCGAACTCCATATGAGATTTGGCACAAAGAAAATGCGCTGAATCTCCTGATGAACCACATTTGTTCCGAATATCCCGACGCGGAGTATTTCGCGTGGGTGGACGCGGACATTACGTTCGTCCGGTCTGATTGGGCTTACGAAACCATCCAAGTGTTGCAGCACTATGATTTCGTTCAGATGTTCAGTCACGCACAGGACGTTGGACCGAAGTTTGAGCCGATTGGATCGCCGCACGTTGGTTTCCTGTATGCCTACTGCAACGATCTTCCGAACCAAGCGAAAAGCACGCGGTATGTGCCGTATGGCTACGGAGCGGACTTTGCGCACCCCGGTTACGCATGGGCGGCGCGTCGGTCGGCACTAGACAAGACCGGTGGCCTGTTGGATGTGTGCATCCTTGGTTCCGCCGATCACAACATGGCAATGGGCCTTGTGGACCAGATGGAACGGTCGATTGACCAGCGTCTTGGTGAACCCTACAAGGAACAGATGCGCATTTGGGGCGACCGCTGCGTCAAGCACATCAAGCGCAATGTCGGCTACGTTCCGGGGATGATTATGCACCACTGGCATGGCCGCAAGGCTGATCGGCAATACCGGGATCGCGGTAAGATTCTGGTGGAGAACAACTACAACCCGCATTACGATCTGAAGCGTGATACGCAAGGACTGTATCAGTTGACCGAACGGAGCACCAAACTCCGGGACGACATCCGCAGTTACTTCCGTGCGCGCAACGAAGACAGCATCGATTACGCGGAATCCAACTAATCGAAATCTTCGAACAGTTCAGGCCGGGCCTTCGGGTCCGGCCTTGTTTTTTGCCTAAATACCTTACACCATGTTTGAAGCGTCTTGCCGCAAGGACTTCCGATCCTCTACTGAGTTTTCTGACAAGTTGTTAGTTGGGAATCTTCCTTCCAATCAAAAGGTCTTTGTGGCCGTCCACGGGTATCGCGCAGAGTACTCGAAGACGCTGATCGCCTACAAGACGATTGAAACTTCTCTACAGCGTAAGCGCCCGGAGTTTGGCGCAATGGTTGGTTTCTTCTGGCCCGGATCTTGGTCCTATGCGATTGGATACGTCGCCGCTGACCGGCGGGCGGCACAGGCGGCACCCTATCTGGTCCAGTTGGTCAAGATGCTTCAGGAACGCGGCAATACCGTCGTGCTGGAAGCGCACAGCCTTGGCAACAAAGTCATGCTGGAAGCCTTGATGCATATTCCGCCGGGATCGATTGAGAAATACATTATGGCGGCACCGGCGGTTGACAATGGCGTGTTGACGGGGAAGTATGCCGTCCATATCGACGGACATGAAGGGAAACTGATGTACAGCCGCCGGGACAATGTTCTGAAGTGGTCCTATCGGATGGTGCCCTACAACTGGACAAGCCCGGCCCTTGGATATGATGGACCGGCGACGAAGCCGGTCCCGAATGTAGAATTGCTGGATATGACACCGTTCATCGACGGACATTCTGCATACCGCGACGCCGATGAGTTCTACAAACTGATCTAAAACATGTTGATGACGTAAGGGATGTCGTCCAGTTCGCTCAGCTTGACATCCACTTCTTCACGGGACATGATTTCTTCCAAGAACTCTTCGTCCGCCAGATCATCACAATCCACGGCCAAGTTCGTTTGGTCTTCCGTCAGTCCCGTGAGCCGCGTCCATTCGGCGATAGTTGCCGAATGGACTTCTTCGAAGGCATCCTTGCCCGTGCGTGTGAGCCGGATCAGGATCTTGTCATCCGGTTTTAGCATCGCGTGTTGTCCGTTTGCACCTGAAGTCCATCGGAGATTTCTTTGCACGTCGCGCGGCGCGGCGCAATGGGCATTTCTTCACCGACATGCCATTCCACTTCAACATGCCCAACGCGGTTGTAGATCCGGCACTGTGCCATCACGACTTCCGGGTATTGTTCCCGAACCGCCGCGATAATGCCGCCCGCCAGTTGTTCACAGGAAGCGACAAACACATCACCGGACCAACGATTGTAGATGCTGTCCGGGAACCGACTGTCGATACTGAATCCCTTTTCATTGACGCCAGCCGTCTTCACGATCAGATCATACTTGAAATGACCGTCCCGGCTGTCGTTGCCGCACACATTGGTCGCGGCAAGTTTCGCCAAGGCTTGTTGATTGCGCATGTTGACGGTGTAGGACGGTTGACGCACCTGTACGGGGACCTCAAACCGGGGTTCGTTCTGAAGGATTTCTTCTAACAGCGTCGAAGATTCGACGACAGTTGTACTCGATACAGCTTTAGCCGTTGCAGCCATTGATGGTCTATTCTTTCCGGGCTTGGCCCTTGAATGGTTGGTTTTTCTATTCTACTCCCAATACTTCCGGTAGTCGGTACCGTAAACTTCGTTCAACTTGGCGAAGAAAGCATTGGTCTTGATCTTGCACATGAAATCGTCGCCCTTGGCGATCACGCCTTCCCACACCGGGTATTGTCCTTCCCGGACTGCCTTGGCGAATTCTTTGGTGAGTTCCCCTTCATAGATGACTTCCGCCACCCACGGTAGATCACCGAACATCTTGAGAAATTGGCGCGGTGGAATCAATCCCTTCTTGAACAGGTACACGTCAAACAGACGGAGTTCCATCGGATCGCCGGGCACGTGCTGACCGGCGAATGAGCCGGGGCCGAAATACTCGGTAAACGCAGTGATTCGTTGACACTTCGGGTCCTGATCCTTCACCCGGCGGACAATTTCGTCTCCCATCGTGTTCAAGAAAATGGGAATCGCCGGGGCATAGACTTCATCGGTGCGGTCGAAGAGACGCTTCCGGGTGCCGAATTTGTGCCAGCCCTGTTTGAGCGACCATTCCCACCGAAGATTCGAACCGTCATATTTGTAGAAGGCGATGCACTGTTTTCCATACGGTGCGCCCGCGCTTCCTTCGATGCTAGGATATTGTTCCAAACGCCAAACCTTTCTGTGCGGTGTCGAGCCTGAACAATACGTTCAGATCGTACTCACCCACTTTGTTGATTTTTTCGGGCGGGATGATTTCGGTGATGATGATCGCCGGTGTTCTCTCATGATACACCCACGACCCTAGTTTACCGTCGTGTTGAATTTCGACCGGCTGGCCGTCACGAAAAAGCAGAGAACCACTGTCATATTCGACAGACAGTTGAACTACCTGTGTGGTGTTCTTGGTCATCGTTTGCCACAGGATCGATCCGACGTGTTCGTCTCCGACTAAAGGCCGGGACCACACCCACACACCGAAGAGCGGGCCTAGTGTCGCTAGGTCCGGTTTCTCTATGGTGTATGGGCGTAGCCCTTCGGAACGGATGTGTCGATAGTTTTCCAGACTGGTGTAGTGGTATCCGATCATGCCTACTTCTTTCCAGCGGCATCGCGAATCATGCTCTGTGCCAACAGCGTGGCATCCTTCTTCGAGAAAGAGGGAGTCTCCAGAACCTTGTCGAGAATGCGGCCTTTGATCTTGCCGATCAGCGGTCCCTTTGCGCCCAAGGCGGCGATTTCGTTGCCGTCCAGAACACTGGTGGTGTTCAGGATGGATTCGATGTCCCAATCCTTGATGCGTTGGCGAATCCGATCAATCTGATTCGGCATGTTGGCATGTTCCGCGTGGCTGATGTTGTCGGCATGCATCAGACTCAACAGCGGGTCCAGTTTGTCGGCTACACGGAAGATCAGCTTCCGAAGACTCTTGTCCTTCAGCGTTGCCAGATCATCACCGGCGAACTTCATGTCCATGTGGTGAAAAACGATCTTGCGGATCTTCTCCGTGTCATCGTTCGAATACTTCAGCCGTTTCATGACTTCCACGGCAATGTCAGCACCGACATTAGCGTGACCAAGGAAACGTACCTTACCACCATCGTCGGTGCGGGTCGCGGCCTTGCCGATGTCATGGAACAACGCGGCCAGCCGGACAGTCAAATCCGGCGGGGCATTGTCCAGCACATCAAGTGTGTGGTCGAATGCGTCATGCTTGTGATAGGCGTTCTGAGTGACGCCGGACAGCGATTGCAATTCCGGCATGAACTCTTTCAGCAACCCGGTGATCTTGAACAGCCGGATAGCGCGCGACGGCTTCTTCAGCACAAGGATCTTGTTCAGTTCGTCTTGAATGCGTTCCTTGCTGATCGTCTGCAACCGCCGGGCATTGACCTTGATGGCTTTGATGAGAGCCAATGGCAATTCGAAGTCGTACTTGATCGCGAAACGGACGGCGCGCAACATCCGCAACGGATCTTCGCTGAAGATGTATGTCGCGTCGCTGGTCGTCTGGATAGTCTTTCGCTTCAGATCGGCCAAACCGCGTCCGGTCAAATCCCGGAGTTCGGAGTTCGACAGGCGCATGAAAAGCGAATTGATCGTGAAGTCCCGGCGGAACGCATCATCTTCGAGCGTACCAGCCGACACCACCGGCTTGCGGCTGTTCGCGTCGTACTTCTCTTTCCGGGGCGCGACGAACTCCACGTCAAAGCCGCTTTTCAGAGTCAGCTTGGCCGTGCCGAAGCGCGGGAAGATGACCGGGTTGGAATCCGGTCGATAGACGCCAAGTGCCTTCGCCAAGAACGTGGCGCATTCGATGCCGCCTTCGAGTCCGTGGTTGTCCACCACCAAATCCAAGTCCTTGACTGGTAAACCCATTTGCATGTCGCGCACCGCGCCGCCAACAAGGTACACGTCTTGCTCATACTTCGAACCGATGAGCGCATTGCGCACCGCGTTCAAGGCGTCTTCGGCCTTTGCGCTTTCAAATAGGAATTGTCTGAACGACATCATATTGAGTATACCACAGGACATCTATGTCAGACAAGCAAGTCTGATGGAATATCCCCTTCCTTTTTTCGATTTGGTGTAGAGACTTTGATCGACATCCCTTTCGCCGCCGCATTCGCGATTCGATGTCGTCCATCCAACACATCCACCCGCCCGGCCCAATCCATGAACACTTGCGGGTAGGCATCGACGGATTGCAAGTCCTTCAGCCGGTCGGAACGGCCCGCATTCCAGTCCAGTTTTTGCCCTTGCTCCGCTTCGAACCGGGCTTTGAATTTGGCGGCGTCAATGCGGACGATCTTCTTGTAACCACGGCTCAGCCGGATCTGTTTTTGATGCGGGGTTTCCTTCACCGGGAATTCCGCCATCTCCCGGATGAACTGGCCGAACGTGTACATACCGACTATTTACCGTTTCTTGCCGGGATACCGAATAAATAGAAACACATGGCGAACCCGAACAACCCGAACGACATCACGCAACTTGGACCGCGACCGTCCGATGGTCCCTTGGCGGGATTGGAAGGTAGCAGCTACAAGTACAACAGTTTCATCTATCCACTCAATCTTGGACAGCCGGGAGCCGGGTTGGATCACTACGTCATCTTCTACATCAACGAAACCGCCACCACACAGTTTGGCACCCGATCCACCGCCGCTGGCCCGCCACCACAACAGCCGACTTTATATCGCAACAGTCAAACAGACGTAATCCAAGGCACACGGGATGCTCCGGTGGCCGCGCCCACGGGTAACCAGCAAGGACAAGGCGGGACCACCCCGTCGCCCGCACAGCGCGGAAATGGCACGTATGTCCCGATCCGTCGTGTGAGCACAGCGATTGTCCTGTACATGCCAGAAGACATCGTGGTCAACTACGATGCCGAATGGGAAGATACGGAAATGGGCAACACGAAGGTCATTCTTGACGCCATCGGCGGCGAAGGCAGCATGACAGACGTGTTCAGGAGTCTTGGAATTTCGGGCGGTATTCATGCTACGGATGCGATGTCAGCCGTGACCGGTTTGTCATTGAAAGACGCTCTGAGTACACGTGGACGACTGGCTATCAACCCGCACTTGGAAGCTATCTTTCGTGGTATTCGGTTCCGTGAGTTCAGCTTCAAATTCAAGTTCACTCCGCAAACCGAGAAAGAAGCGGAGAATGTTTCGAACATCATCAGCGCGTTCAAATTTTACAGCGCGCCTGAAATCGCAGCCGGTACAGCGGGTCGGTTTTGGATCTATCCGGCGGAATTCGACATCAAGTTCATCAGCCACGGGCAAGAGAATCCATTCATCCACAAAATCAGCACGTGTGCTTTGAAACGAATGACGGTGAACTATACTCCGCTAGGCGCGTGGGTAGCTCATCGTGAGCACCCGTGGGGCGGCGCGCCGCCCGTTGCGACGACGATTGATCTGGAGTTCATGGAACTCGAAATCATGCAGAAGCAACGCATCTTGGAAGGATACTAATCGGTAAATACAAAGGTGCTTCAACATAAACACCTGATCTTCCGCATTGAGACGAAGACGCCACCGAAAGATGTAGATGTTATCACCAATTGGCTTGCCGATCTGGTGAAGAGATTGGGAATGGAATTGTACGCGGGTCCGTTCGTCAAGTATCTTGATGAGCCGGGCAATCGCGGCGCAACCGGTGTCTGTATCATCAAGACATCGCATATTGCCTTGCACGTTTGGGACGAAACCGATCCCGGCATCATGCAACTGGACGTTTACACGTGTGGATGCATGGAACTCAACGATGTCGTGAGTGCGTTAGAAGTGTTCCAACCGACCAAGGTTGAATACAAATTCTTGGACCGGGAACACGATCTGACTTTGTTGGCCGAAGGTCACGTTTAGCGGATTCTTGGATCACCGATCCGGGCCAAAATTCCCATGAGGGAGTTTTCCGGCCACCGGTTCATCATGTCGTAAAACTCCGGTAAGTTGGCTGGAATGATGCCGTCTCTTTTCATGCGGGCGTACAAAGTCGAGTAACGCCCGCCGTACTTCGATTCGACTTCTTCCGGCGGCATGCCGTGCGACATCGTGTATCCAAAAACCATCAGAGGCGAACGGCATGCACCGGCGGCGCAATGGATCAGAACCTTGGCGTCCGGGTGGGCGTCGATGATGCGTTTCACGAAGAAGAATGGCGCATATCCCCACGGGGCGACTTCGTTGATCGGGAACCAAAACTGTGAACTCTCTTCGGTGTAGGCATCATTCACGTTGATGACCAAATCGAATTCGGATCTCAACATCACACCGGCTTCGAGATTGCCAGCGCTAACCCGTCCGACTGTCCACGTAACTCTTGGTTCATCCCAACCGGAGCGATCAATGCTCATTGTTCTCTCCTACGACCATGACAGCCTGATCTGCCTTACGTGCCTGTTTCTCTTCGTATCGCGGGCGGTAGGTTTCTAGCTCTTGCCGCAACAAAGGCTCATGGTCATTTACATCCGGGTCGTATGCAGGGTACATCGTTTGCTCAAAGAGGATGTCCAACAAACCACGGCGATTTTCTTGAGGGTAGTATTCTTGGGCGATTTGAAGTGCGGTATCCCGATCCATAGGATTCTAGTATATTCCGATGATCGGACTATGCAGAAACCGTTTGCTTCTTGCTTGGGAACAGAGAACTGATTGAATCTCCGTTGTGTGTTGCCATGATCGCTTGCGCCATGAGTGGTGCAATGCTAACCCGGCGAATTTGCCCGCGTCCCCACACACGATGCGCCCGCTGTTGGTCAATTGAATCGGTGACAATCACATCCATTTCGCTGTCCAAGATCCGATCCAGCGCGGGGCCGGACAATACGCCATGAGTTGCCGCGAACGTGACTGATAGTGCCCCGGCGTCCAGAAGAGCTTTGCGCCCTTCGCATGCTGTACCGGCGGTATCAATCAAGTCATCCAACATGAAGCAATGACGGCCCTTCACATCGCCGATGATGTGCATGACTTCCGCGACGTTGTGTTGTTCGCGGCGTTTGTCGATGATCGCCATCGGAGCACCGTTGAGGATTTCGGCCATCCGCCGGGCACGGGCAACGCCACCTACATCGGGTGAAACAACCGTCAACAGTGCCGGGTCGTACTTGAAATTCCGAAGGAAGGAATCCGCAATCACCGGCCCGCCATACAGGTTATCCACCGGGATGTTGAAAAACCCTTGAATCGGCGCGGCATGAAGATCGACGGCGATGATACGGTCGGCACCGGCGGATTCAATCGCGTTGGCGATAACGCGCGCGGAGATTGCCACACGGGACATTTCCTTACGGTCCTGTCGAGCATACCCGTAGTAAGGAATGACACACGTGATACGTTCAGCAGACGCACGCCGGGCGGCATCAATCAACAGCAACAATTCGACCACCCGATCATTGGTTGGCGAACTGGTGGACTGGACGATGAACACGTCGCCGTTACGGATGTTTTGCGTGATCTGAACGAAAATTTCTCCGTCAGAGAACTTCTTGGAAATGACCGGATTGTCTTCCGGGATGCCCATCACTTGCTGAATTGTCGGCAACAGATGTTCACCACCTGAACCGGCAATGATGTGTGGTTTCATTGGAATCCTTTAACAGAGAGCGGGGTTGTTCTTGCGGTTCATGAGCAAGATGTACTCCTGAATTTTATCACGGATCGCAAGTAAACGTGGGTCTTGCGCTTTGAGGCCGGGCACGCTGATGTGAATTCCCGTGATAAGGTCTTTGTCAAACTGGAACATCTTGGCGTTGAACCGGCGCAAATCCGACCACACATGCATGCCTAGATCCACGATGTCACCTGTGTACTCTAATGAACTCTGTGGTTTCATCGTTTCGACGGTAAACCCGCACATGTAATGCACAACAAGAGGCAGTTCTTTGTTTTGCAAAACGGTTTGAGGATCAGTAGGAATGTACAGTGTCATGGCTCTTTTCTAAACGGTACCGTGGGATGCTATTCGAGAAAACCTGTTTGCATGAACTTCTTGATGCGGGATACGGATTCATCCAGCGACCGTTGCGTGTACCCAATAATCGGCACACTGAAGTCGGGCACTTGCCATTCTTCTAACAGTTCATGCTCTTTGCTGGACGCGCAAGCGTACACGTTCACATCATTGGTGCATTCAATGTCGGCATACCGATCTTGATTGACAGGATGCACCCATACCAGCGCAATCCCGCCATTGGTGCTAGGAACACAGTCGGTGGGATTGAACTGGAAACGAGAAACAGACAGCTTGGCGATTTTCCATGCGGTTTCAATGGCTACGGTGTTTGGCGGTGTAGCCTTCTGTTGATCCCAATTGGCTGGCAATGCCGCGAAAGTGTATAGCCGCTCTTGGATCTCAAGTAACGTCACGCTGAGTATATAGGGCAGTCTATGTGACGGTAAGTCCTGTCTCTTCAACCTGTTTCGAGATACAGACTTTGTGGATCATCATCGTGCCGGTTTCAAACAGCGGAATGGTTTGAAGGATGTCGCTCTTGGAATCGGCATACTTTTGCCGCCGGGCGATCATTTGTTCAAGGACGGGGCGAAGGTGCTCCGGGGATGGATACATCTTAGCCTCATGCCATTCTGTCACCCAATGACAGAACAATTCTGATGCGATGCCGCCGCCGAAAAACCGGTTGGTTCGCATGTCCCGAAGGATGTAGGCTTCAGAAAGAAAGGGTTCCATGCCAACTGTTTATAGTGGCACGGAACCCGTGATGAAAGCACAAGTTGCAAAGGAGAGAAATACTAGGCAGCTTCTTCCGCCCGGTCATCGCGCAACCGGACGAAGACAGGGAAACGAAGTGCTCCGTCGATGTCAGGCTCTTGATACCGAACTTCAACGATCCGGCCAACCAACTCACCGGCCTTGTGCAAGTCCCACAGTTTTTGTCGTAGAACATCGGTGAAACCGCTACCGACTTCGGTACGAACCTTGTGTGGGCGATTGTTGAAGGTAACAGAGCCTTCTACGATCAGTGCTCCCAAAGAGCCTACCAGACGATGATTTCCTTCGATAGCATCGACGATGGTGATGTCGGTGTCATGCGATGGTTTCATCTTCATCCATGTCTTCGTGCGCTTGTACTCATAGTGACAGTTGTGCTCTTTCAGGATGATGCCTTCGAAACCAGCGGCGACGCATTCACGATAGAAGGCTTCCGCCGCCGCATTCGATCCGATCAACTTAGCGGGGACATATTGCACGGGCCAAGACGGATCATCTTTCGGCTCTTCCAAAGGAGGCGGAATCGCGACTCCACGAATGCCGCCCTTCTTGGCGATCTCTTCAAGTTTCGCCTTCACTTCTTCCACGGTCGGTTTTGGCGGACGCTCAAACTCATTGATGTCGTCCACCACCGCCCGAAGTACTTCTTTGCGCCGGAACAGTGGCAGAGAAGACGTTTGTGCGTTCCAGTCTTCCAGTGGGATGGCGTCGAACGCGAACAATTGCAGGTTCACGGCCAGCGGGTGTTCCGACTGAGTACTGACGATGCTCTGTGTAGTGTGGAAGTCCTTGTAGAATACTTCGCCATCGACCACGATTTTGTTATTGTCTGATTTGGCGATCAGGTCACACAGCCGTTCGGTGTTGAACAGCCGTTTTCCTTCGCGGCTGAACGCGATGACCGTGCCGTTTTCTTGAGGCACGAAGACCGCGCGGATGCCGTCGTATTTCGGTTCCACGTACATGGGTTCCACGATGGTGCGGTTGTCGAATTTGTCGCACAGTTGTGGATTGACGTTGGTTGTCAGGCCGGGAATGTATTTGGCCCATGTGCTTGCGGCGACGCCGGAAATGCGAAGATTCCGGTTGATGATACCGACCCACCACTTGCGGTATGGGGCCGGGGTCATCCTGATGATCTCTTCGATGGCGTACTGAGCCGCATTGCCGGTAAGGGATCGCGCGGCCAGTTTCGAGAGAACTTCTTTGGTGGTAGTCCAGTGTTCCAGCAGACCGTCTTCTTCAACGGCTTGTATTAGGGATGTGCTGGCAGTTGGCATCGTAGCGGTGACGCCAAAGGTTATGTAAGGATCGTATGTGTGCTGAAGGATTTCCGTCAGGTATGAATTGAGTTCGGTTTCCGCGATCAGTTCTTCGATGATCGCTACTTTGAGGTTCCGGCCCTTCGCCGCGTGGATGCGCTCGAAGAACTCGAAAATTCTCTTGATTGGATTCGTCATGCGACTTGTTCTCCGTCGATTTTGATGTTGTTGTCGGTACAGATCCTTTCCAGACGCGCGACTTGTTGGCGCATCTTTTCTAATTGCGACCGCATGATCCGCAACCGGGTGATATACCATTGTGGATCTGAACTGGCCGGGTTCTTGCCGTCGATCTCACGGTGGAGGTCGTCCAGTTCTTTCTTGGTCGCAATCAGCGTCTTGTTCTCATTCCGGGCGTTTGCCAGCATCCTGTCAACGGTGTCTTTCAGGTCTTCCTGCACTTCGTCGAGTTCCGCTTTCAAACGGGCGTTGTCTTTCGCTAGCGCCGTGACCACAGCATTCAACTGACTGGTGGTCGGGGGCAGTGCTTTCTTCCTTGGCATGTATGAAACCCCTCATCGATGTCAATCATAGGCGGATGTGTGTTTTTCTGCGACAACATCAACATGGTACCTACATAAGCGACGGTTCCTTTCGTTTGGACTCCGGTCGTTTGGCCGCAACGAAGTCCGTGTATATTCCCGTACAACGACTGAGAATAGCCAAGTATAGCAAACGCCAAGAGGCGCTGAAACACTTTAGATGCCATATCGGAGTACTGTTCTTCAATTTTTCATAGAACTGTGAAAAATTGAAGAACAGGACCTTAGTACTAAGGTGTTTGTGTGGTTTCAACGTTCATTTTTGCTTCAGCTTCGTCCGCCGGGGCCAGCTTCGTCAACATGCGGGCAATCAAAGTCCGCACCAATTCTTGACATTCCGTCGTCGGTTCTGTTGAATCCGCTTCGTCGAACAGTTTGGCTTCTTCGACCAGCCGGTCGCAAATTTCATAGGCCAAACGCGCTTGAGTCCCACTGACGAATCCTGAAACGACTTCGTTTTCGGTGGCTTCCTTCGCCCGTTCCGCGATTTCCGAAATCATGCGCACGTGCAACTGGTGCTTCGGATCGTTCAGTTTGTCCAATGCAGATTCACAGGTGCGAACGACTCCCATCAATGCATCCCGCTGGAACAGAACCATATTCATCATCTGTACGTGGTACAGGCGGGCGGCGGCGTCGTCTTGTTGGCCTAGAGGCTTTCCATCAATTCCGTAGAGCATACCCATGTTTAGATGTTCTCATTCCGGCGGCGTGCGTGGCTTTCCTCAACCCGACGATGAATCGCGACCATCTTCTTATCGTGCTCACTGCCATGAATTGACAGGTGGTCCCAAACGGCCATCCTCATCCTCTTTTCCCATCGCTCATAGTCCACCCTGACGTTTTCGGAGCGGGTTTCGCCATCCAAAGGGATCACCGCGCCCGGTTCAACTTCCAAAAGAGGAAGGAAGTAGTCGAAGTGGTTGTCGTGCGCATCTTCCGGGTGCTGAATTTTTTCAACGAAGAAGGCGTTGAATTTTGTGCGCCAGTGAAGGAAGACACCAAGACTCGAATCCCACCGCGCTACGAAGGCGTTGCGGCACTTCCCGGCGTAGTAGTGTCCATGTGTCAATGTTTTCTTAGGGATAGCAATTGTCAAATCGAATTCGAGTTTCGGGTCGCTCATAGGCTATGGTACGATTATATGTCACCGGGGAGATGTTCAAGACAGGATGAAGCCCTATGGCGAAGGCGTGGTGAAACGAGTCGGGTGAAATGATCTGTATGTCCGATGCGTTTGGTGTTGACAGGACATACTATGTCAGGCTATACTGATTTTGGACACACTTTTATGTCAAACCACACGGGAGTTTCCCCATGAGCAACATCAAGCCACAGAAGACCGATGCCGCCTTGCTGAAGCGTGTTTCCACGCTCGAAGCACTGGTCGGTAAACTCAGCAACGAAGTCGTGAAGCTGCATGAAATCATCAAGTTGATTGCGCCCACGATCAACGTGAGCCTGTCGAAATCGATGAAGACGACGGTGATCCAAGTGATCCAGTGGTCGATGCGTCGCGATGCTCCGCAACAGGAAGCCATCAAGAACGCCTTCGACCGCCTGAAAGAACGCGGGTTCGTCGAAAAAGACTTCACGCCCGAACTGACGAAGTACATCCGGGAAAACGCGGCGCGCATCTACGCCGAAGCCGCCGGTGAAGGTTGGCCCGCGTCCGAAGAAGTGCCGGGCACCGAATCGGAACCGGAAAATCAGACCAAGACGGCGGGAGACGGAACCGAATGAGTATTTTCGACAGCCTCAAAAAACTGGCCTTTGAAGAAGAAACGACGCCACCGGCGACCACACAATCCCCGGCGACTCCACCGGCCCGGACGACCTTCGTGCCGACTGGCACGGGCATTCCGGCATACCAAGCACCGGCAAACATTTTTCCGACCACGGCGGCGATTGCGTTCGACCCGGAGAAACTGAAGGAACTGCGTGAGAAGGTCCATCCGACCGCCGGGCCGCTGATCCTGTTCATCCAGACCCTTCAAGGATTGCAACAGTTCATCCCGGATGAAATCACCCGCTTCCGCGCCGCCGCGAATACGCTGGCCGGGCAAGGAATCACGGTGAATCAGATCATTGCGGAACTCAACGCCGTGATGACGCGGATCGAAGAGAATCGGACGGCGGCGGAAACGGCGAAGAATCGCAAGTTCGACACCGAAGTCACGGCCCGCGAAAACCGAGTTGCGGAAATCGGCAAGGTGATCGAAGGCAAACAGGCTGAAATCGCCGCGTTGATGCAGGAACGCGATCAGGTGTTTGGCGAAGCTCAAGTCGCCAAGGCCAAGATCGAAGAGAAGTGGGCCGGATGGGAAGCTGTCCGCCAAACCCTTGTCGCGGAGTATAACGACAGCATCCGCAAGCTGCAATCGTATTTCGCCAACACCACCACAACCACAGGAGCACAATAACAACGCCATGAGCACCATGCCAACTCTACCGGGCGGAACCGGCGACAATCTGAGCGGTAAGAAATCTTTCTGGTCGAAGCCTGAAGGCAAAACCGGACTGATCGTCAACGCCGTTCTGATCGCCGCTTTGATCTACTTTTGGGGGAGCATCGTCCCGTTCCTCTTGTCTACCGCCGAAAACACCCTACATTTGCTGGTCGTCTGTATCGCCATCGGCGCGATCTTGTACATCGCCTTCGACAGCAATTTCCGCCGGTTCCTGTGGTACGGATACCGGGCGATGATGCGATGGATCACACAATGGTTCGTCGATCTCAACCCGATCAGTGTCCTCAAGACCTACATGGAGAAGCTGAGCGAAAAGAAGAGCGAACTGGACACCGCTGTCGGTGAAATCAAAGGACAGCGCCAGAAACTTTCCCGCGACATCGAAAAGAATGCCGGGACATTCGAAGCGTCGCTGGCGAAGCTGAATGCCGCGAAGTCTCAACAGAACGACTCCGATCCGAACAAACGCCATCAGGCCGGGCGAATCGTCGGCATCGAATCCAAACAAGTCACGCGGCTGGAAGCGTTGCTGAACATGCAGCGGAAGCACATGCAGAAGTTCGACTTCATCGTCACGGTGTTGACCCGATACGGTGAGGTTTGCGAAGATTCCATCACGGACATGGGCCACGAAATCAAGTTCCGTGAACAGGAACGCGATCAGGCCAAGTCGTTCCACAAGGGAATGTCCGCCGCGTTTGGCATCCTCAAAGGAATGCCGGACGATCAGGAAATGTACGATATGGCTCTGGAGTCGTTGGAACGCGACTACACGACCAAGATGGGCGAAGTCGAGAATGCGCTTGACCTGACGAAGAACATCATCATGCAAGCCGATTTCAGCGACGAAGCCGCGATGCAGAAGGCCGATGCTTTGCTGAACAAATGGCGGAATGACAACGCCGATGCTCAGTTGGGCAAAGGTGGAGTCACCAAACAGCAATTGCTCAGCGCCGCCGAAACCGGCATCCCGATGAGCATGAGCACTAATCAAGGCATCCCTGTCTACCGTCCGGTTGGGCAATCGGGCGACTACGACAAGATGTTCGACTAATAACCACAAACTGACTGATCTGAAAGGACACACACGAAAATGGGAAAATTGAAACCCGGAGCAAAACTGATTATCTTCGCCATTCTGGTGGGCACGCTGTACTTCGGCGTCACCAAGGCGATGTACTATGGCTGGATTCCGCGTCCGAACGCGCTGAAGTCGATGGTCCCGGCGAAGACCGACATCATCGAAGCGGAAGTTCTGGAGCACAACACCAACGTCAAACCCGTCGCTTTGCCGTCGAAGACGGCGACGACACAGGGCGGCACGCCGATCCGCTTCCTTCTGTGGGCATGGAACTCTCAGCTTGGCGCGATGTTCGCCAATGGCGGGCCGGTGACCACGCAAGGTTCGCTGGTGGAGAAACAAGGCGTGAAAGTCGCCTTCACCCGTCAGGATGCGCCTGACCAGATGCAAAACGAACTGGTCGCTTTCGCCACGGAACTGGAAAAGGGCAACCCGCAACCGTCCGCTGGTGCTCACTTTGTTGCGATCATGGGCGACGGTGCCGCCGCGTTCTTGCAAGCGATCAATCCGCGTCTTCAGAAGTTGGGCGACGAATACATCGCCGAAGTGGTCGGGTCCGCCGGATACAGCCGGGGCGAAGATCAATTCATGGGCCTTCCCGAATGGAAGACCAACCCCAATGCCGCGCGCGGTGCTGTGATCGCTGGCGTTCTTCGGGACGGTGACTGGAACATCGCGATGCGGTGGGCACAGATCAACGACATCCCGAACAACCCCGACACGACGACCTACGATCCGAACGCTCTGAATTGGGTGGGCACCGACAGCTATATCGACGCCAGCCAAAAATACATCACGGGCTACTGTGAAGAGCGTCCGATCAAGGACAAGCGGAGTGAACGGAAGAAGGTCTGTGTCAATGCCGTTGTGACGTGGACGCCGGGCGATGTGATGATTGCCGAACAGAAGGGCGGACTGGTCACACTTCTGTCCACGAAGACGGCGATCTTCCAGATGCCCAACACCATCATCGGCATCAAGAAATGGAATGCCGCGAACGCTGACAAGGTGGCTGGTATGCTGGCCGCGTTTGGTCAGGGTGCCGATCAGGTGCGTACCAATGCCGACGCCTTCATGAAGGGTGCGGAAGTCAGTGCCGCCGTCTACAAAGAACAGGACGCCGCGTATTGGGCGAAGTACTACCGGGGCGTGACGAAGAAAGACATCACGGGCAACCAAGTCGATCTTGGCGGTTCCTATGTCTCGAACATCGCCGACACGATGCAACTCTTCGGAATGTCCGGTGGTCCGAATCTCTTCAAGGCGACCTACGAAACGTGGGGCAACGTCGTCATCCAGCAGTATCCGAATGTGATGAAGGAATATCCGCCCACGGATCAAATCCTGAACACCCGGTACGTCCAGATGGCTTCAAGCCGCATCAACGTGAACGAACAAGCCCCGGCGGAAAAGATCACCTATAGTCCCAACAAGGGCATTAGTGAAGTCATCGGCAAACGCAACTACAGCATCACCTTCGCATTGGGATCAGCGACCATTCTTCCGGCCAGCTATCCGACACTCGAAGGTATCGTGAATGATCTGGTCACGTCCAATACGTCGGTCATCATCCACGGGCACACTGACAACACCGGCACGCCGCAAGGCAACATCATGCTGAGCGAATCGCGGGCGAACTCTGTCCGGCGCTATCTCATGGAGAAGGGCGGCACCGCCATTCCCGGAAGCCGTATCCGCGTCGTGGCGCACGGTCAGGAAGAGCCGCTGGCAGACAACAGCACCGACGTTGGCCGCGCGAAAAACCGCCGTGTTGAAGTTGTGATCGGTCGCTAAGGAAAGGACGGGAACCAACATGGCTACGACCGCTAACGCGCCAGTGTCCATGCCCGCCCCTGTGAAGCCCGGCACGAAGGTCCAGAAGGATCTTCGTGCCGCCTTCGCGGTTAACGGCAAGGCCAACAACAACCTTCAACGATCTATCTTCATCGGCTACGTTATCGCCGGGGTCATCTTTTGGCTGGCGTCGCCTTCGAAGGTCTTGCCTTCTCCGATTGATGTTCTCTACGCCTTCCCGCATCTGTGGAATGAAGGTCTAGGCGTCGAACTCATGACCAGTCTGGAACTGAATTTGCACGCCATCGCCTTAACCGTGCTCATCAGCCTTCTGGTCGCCTACAGTACCGCGATCCCGGCTTTGCGACCGGTCGCAACTTTCTTCTCCACCTTTCGCTTCAACGGATTTGTCGGATTGCCGTTGTTGCTCACCTTCCTGATCGGCGACCAGCATTGGATCAAAGTCTCTTTGTTGGTGATCGCCATGTCGGTCTTCACCATCCCGGCAATCGTCGCTGCTATCGAAGCCATCCCACAAGAAGCCTACGACCACGGGCGGGTTCTCCGCATGAGTGAATGGCGGGTCCTGTGGGAAGTCGTCATTGTCGGGCGGTTCCACGAAGTCATCGACATCATCTTGACAAACATCGCGATTGGTTGGACCATGTTGCCGATGGTGGAAGGAATTTTCCGTGCCGAAGGCGGCATCGGGGTCATGATCCTGACAGAGAACAAGTACTTCAAACTGGAGTCGGTCTATGCGATCATCATCACCATGATGTTGGTCGGTATGACCATTGATTACATCGGGCGAACCATCAAGCGTATTCTCTGCCCATACGCATTCATCAACACGGAGCGGAAATGAGCGTCCACGGTCAACGATACGAAAGAAACGAAGTCCTACTGGACATCCGCAACGTGTCGATGCGGTACGGTGACAACACCGTTCTCGAAAACATCAACGCTCAAGTGCGGAATCTGCAATGCACCAGCGACACCAATGTCACCGGGCAAGTCATCGCCTTCCTTGGGCCATCCGGGTGCGGCAAGACACAACTTCTCCGCATCATCGCGGGACTGCAAGAGCCGACTGAAGGTGGCGTGTTCATCGACCCGGATGGCAAACCGGCGAAGAAGGGCATGTCCGGCGTCGTATTTCAGAAATACCCGCTCTTCGGCCACCGCACCGTTTTGGGAAATCTGATGTTGGCCGGGACGATGGCGGGCATGAAAGAAGACCAAGCCAAACATCACGCGATGGAACTGATGACATTGTTCGAACTCGAACCGGCCATCAACAAGTATCCAGCGGAACTGTCCGGCGGCATGCAACAGCGCGTGGCGATCTCACAGCAACTCATGAACATGGACGGGCCGAACAACACGTACACCCGGCTCATGCTCATGGATGAACCGTTCGCCGCACTGGACCCGCGCAATACCCGCACCACCTGTACCCGGATTCGGAAAGTCGCTGACATGCACGATACGAACACCATCATCGTCGTCACGCATGATCTCCGCGCCGCGCTGATGATCGGTGACATCGTTTGGGTGATGGGCCGGGATCGTGATGCGCAAGGGAAAGTTTGTTCCGGCGGCAAGATCGTGCGCCAGTTGGATTTGATCGATGAGGGATTGACGTGGCATCCCGACATCGAACAGCAACCCAACTTCATCCGCATCGAACGCGAACTGGCCGCGATGTTCCACACCCTCTAACCGATTGGAGTTTGGGCTATGGCTCTTGATCGTTTTATCCATTTCGAAGACGGAGAGTGTCCGTCATTCGAGCAAGTCCGCGATGTGTGTGTCCACTACATCGGCGGGTCTGGAACAATCACTTCTGATCCGCCGCGTGTATTCGCGGAAGTTCCGGGCGTGTCCCATAGCCCATTGGCGCGCCCGGAACGTTTCATTGAAGTCTATGTCGCAGACGATAACGTCGATGTGATGACCCGTCAGGCCGATGAATTCACCAACGCACTGGCAGAAGGTCTAGCATCGTTGATCGCCCGGAAGTTCAAAGGGAAACGAGAATTCAATGGATCATTCCCGGATAGGTATGCTTCCGATATGGATGAGTTCGCCCGGTTCCGGTGGAAAGAGCGGTATGACAGTCGCTATCCCGGCGGGCCAATGGCGGCATTTGACACCATGCTTGCCATCGCCGAAGCATTCCCGAACGCTATCGATTTCATGGTGGAAACGGCACCGGGAAAAGAAATCACCATTGCCCGCCGGTCGGACGGAAAAGTCTGGATTGCTTGTGATGAATGGGCCGGGAGTGGCGACACTTTGCACGAAGCCATTCGCAACACCCGCGACCAATTGGCGGGATCTCCTTTTCTCCGATGGTTTCCGAAAAATAGTGCTTGACATATAGGTCACTCTGTCGTACTCTGGTTATGGAGAGACGACATGAACAACAACAAATTCCCCGAACTTCTGATGCTGAACAATCAGCCGGTGCGTACCGCTGAATTGCTCGAAAACAACGCCGAAGACGCTGAAATCGTGAATGCGATCAACAGCATGCAACCCGGTCAGACCCTTCAGTTCGGTGGCGGTGCCGCGCCGATCATGACGATTGTCCGCCCGAACGAAGTCCACGGTAACCTTTTCATCTTCCTCTATCAGAACGAACGCGGGTTCATCCTGAAAGCCTACCGTGGCCGGGCGACCAAGCCGATGGCCTTCTACCGGTTCCGCACTGAGCACGAACGCGCGGGCTACTTGCTCCGCATCAAGAACGAAGAAACTTCCCGCGTCAATCGCGTCGAAGAGCGCAAAGCTGAACGCAAAGCGGTCACTTGTGAACTGAAGGTCGGTGATGTGCTCCACTACTCTTGGGGCTACGATCAGACCAACTGCGAATTCTATCAGGTGGTTGCGCTGACCGCGAAGGGCGTCAAGATTCGCGAAATCGACGGTCGTCAGGTCCCTTCCGCATCCGATGGCATGAGCAGCATGTCCTGTCAGATGGAAGCGGTTCCGAATGCCTTCATCGCAGCCGCCCCGGTCATGACCAAGCGGATGACCACCAACACCAGCGTGGGAATGAGCTACGGAGTCGCTTCGAAGTGGGACGGTAAGCCGAAGTACTCTTCGTGGTACGCCTAAGAGAGAGAGAAAGAATCAAAATGTCCAAACCGACCGAACAAATTTATGATGGGATGGGCAATCGTTTCGCCCCGTCCAAAGATCAACAGAAGCTCCACAAAGCCGGATGGCGGGTCCAATCCCGCCGGAAGGTTGGTTGTATGTGGCGCATCGAATGGATCAGTCCGAATGGTGGCGTCTACAGTCAGGGTGTCGCTTTGGAGTTTCTGAGACAAGATCGAAAGGCACAGGCACAGAAATGAAATCAACTACCATCACGGATGTGGTGACTCTTCTCAAACAGGCCCAATCCCAAGCCGCCCAACAAGTCGCGGAAGCTAAGTCCGCACTCAAGGACGGACAGGCGGAATTGAAAGCCATCAACAAAGCTCTGCGATCTTTCGGCGTCAAGGTTTCGTCAAAAGCCGACACGCCGCCGAAGATTCCGAACGCCATCGCCGAACGCCTGACCAGCGAAGGCCGCGCGAAACTCTCCAAGGCGATGAAAGCCCGGCACCGTGAAGCCCGGCGGAAAGGATACTCTAGCCTGAAGGAAATGCTGAAGGCTGAACGCGAACAGTAAACACCGGCGAATTCAAAGTCTCTCCAAGAAGCGGTTGCGGCGGCAAAATCTGATGATGTAGTAGATCGGGCAACAACACCCGAATCTGAGACATCAACGGATCTAGCCGCCGCTCTGCTTTTGCGCGGTTCTCCCGGTCAACTTCACGGAACAGATGAGGACACCAGCCGCGCTCAATGGCGTCCTGTAGCGTCATGCCGTCGTGCTCTTGGCTTCCGCCTGTCGTGCTTGCTTGGGAACCCGGACCAGCATGAATTCATCATTCAGCCGAATGGCTTCATAGGCATCTTTCGGGAAACGGACGTTCTGCCGGTTCCCTTTGTCCCACGCAAAACTCCACACTTGATCCGGCACCTGAACGGAGCCTTCGAGAATGTCTTTCAATAGGTTTTTGATCTTCATATTAGAAGCTGATCTATTGTACCATCAAAACGCTAAATCAATAGGTGCAGAAACAGCGATATCGCTCCGTCTTCATATCTGATGCTCATCTAGGTTTCCGGGGAGCACAGTCCATGAAGCTATTAACATTTCTGAAACACATCGACTGCGATCATCTGTATTTTGTTGGTGACACGTTCGATTTGTGGAGTCTTCAGCGGCGTTTTCATTGGACCGATGAAATCAACGACATCATCCGGCGCGTCATCAAGATGGCAAAGAATGGCGTGAATGTCACCATCATCGCGGGAAACCACGATGAGCCGCTTCGTCAGTTCATACCGTGCGAATTCGGTAAGATCCACGTCCGGGACACAGCTATTCACACTACCGCCAAAAACGAAAAGTTCATGGTGATACATGGGGACCAATTTGATTTTGTTACCAACCATTTGAAGTGGCTAGCGAAATTCGGCACTTGGATCTACGATTGGTTGTTGGCATTCAATCACTACTTGGCTATCGTCCGCGACCGCTTCGGGATGTCTTACTGGAGTTTCGCGGCATGGGCCAAATCGAAAGCAAAGAAGGCCGTTGCTGTTATCAAAGACTTCGAAGAAGCTGCGATGAATCACGCCGCCCGGAACAACTGTGTTGGTGTCATTTGTGGGCACATCCACACACCCAAGATGTACGACCACGAAGGAATCACCTATGCCAATTGCGGTGATTGGGTAGAATCCTGTTCGGTGCTTGTTGAACATGATTCAGGCGAATTTGAACTCTTGAAACAAGTATTTTGAAGCTGGCCTAACTACTTGATAATGGTGAATATGCAACTGCCTGATTTCAGCTTGGTCGAAGAAGTCCATTTTCAACCCCGCTTGTTGCGGTTCGTGACTCTTGACGGAAAGGTTTACCCGCCCGAAATCGTTTTGGAGATGCTGAGCATTCTCCCGGCACCCCGATGGTCTATGACCAATGTGCCGGTGTGGGATTATCTCGTTTCCAACAACGTCATCGTTCTCACCGAAGACACCGTTCAACCCGGCCCGGCGTTCGATGAGTTCACGGCCAAACTGAAAGAGTTCCACCAACAGAACCCGGCAAAGCCGCTCAAGTGGAAGAGTATGCCCGTGGATGCATATCGCGTCAAGTTCCCGGAGAAAACCACCGCGATACCTTCCAACGGGGATCAGATGGGGTTGTTCGACTAAATACATCGTGGTACAATCAGAGAAGTAGTTCATGGTGAGCCGAAGATTGTTGGTTACCTACTTGACATAGACCAGCCGACAGTCACCCACTTGCTCACCCGAATGATAAAACAAAGCCCGGCGGAAACGTCGGGCTTTCGTTATTTGGTCTGCCCTAAACAGGTGTGTGCTCTACTGTCCCATCTGTGGCAAAGACGTAAAGCCCGGCAACACTACATGCTCCCGGTCTTGTGCGAACCGGCTCTTCCGCACCAAACAGCGCAATCCCAATTGGTCCGAAGATGCTTACCGGTCAACGTGTTTTGCCTACCATGAGAAAAAATGTGTCGTATGCGGCGAAACCAAAATTGTGGCCGTTCATCATTTCAATGGCAATCACGGGGACAACAGACCAGAAAATCTTATCCCGATCTGTCCGACACACCACAGCTACGTTCACAGCCGGTACGCGGCGGAAGTTCTCCCGATCATCGAAGAGTATCGGGAACAATGGCTGATCGAACACAGTGGACAATTGTTGGTAGAGGTTTTTGATGTCGAAACAGAACACTATTGAAATTGAATGCCCGTCTTGCCAAGGAACTGGCGTTTATCGCGGTTTTGCGGAGCCACAAGGCGTCGCTGTGGTGTGTTTGCACTGTGAGGGCACCGGGAAAGAAACGATCACGTATAAGCCGTTTACGGGCCGAAAACGACGGGATGGTATTCACACCGTCCGTCTGTCCGCTGGAACCTTGCTGGTAACCGGCGTCGGGCCGCGCGGCGGGAGTGTGACATACGAAGAGTTCCTTGCGGGAAAAGTTCCCCGGCGGTAGAATAATGTCATGACCCGCCGAACCTTTGTCCAGCTTTTCTCCCTGTCTACTCTGAGTGGACAAGGTAGGCCGCGCCGGGGCGTCCAAGCCTTCTACATCGTGCGCACGCGCGTGCGCGGGAGGATCGTTCAGGAACGGGTTTCGGTCGTTGTATATAATCGTGATGACATCCGAAACATCGAACGAATTCAAGGTTTTGTCCGGTGGGTCACCCGACCCGTCGTCCGATAAACTTTACTTCCCTGACATGCTGACACTAGGAGACGAAAACAATAGCTTCGTCGTCCAGTACTGCGATCTCCCGGCGGGCATGCAAATGACCATGCAGCCGCCCAACATTCTCCAAATCAACAAAGACACCACCCCGACACAGCGCTCTTTGCTAATGATGCGATTCATCGTCAACATGACCTATCGCATCGGCAAGGTATCCGGGGCCGTCCAGAATGAATTGACGGAAGCTGAGATTGACGGCATGACGGTGGGGATCTGGCAGTGGTTGGGAACGTCTGGTATGCTCTCCACCGTTACCCCGCCTATGTTGGTCGAATGGCTGGCGAAGACCCGCATGGAAATCGCCGCAATGCAAGCACCGCCTCAGTAATAGAACACGTCCGCTACGATCAGATCGGGCTTCTGTGGATTCTGGACATCCGTCCTCAAGATCGACCACGGATAGTTTGGAGCGGGCGTGAGCGTCAAGAAATTGGGACTGGAACTGTAGTCAGCCACATAGTTCGGCGACGACACCCGACTCTGCCGAATTCCGTTCCGATACACCACAATATCAGTAATCGTCCCTTCCGTGAATGGAATCACCCACGAAGATCCATCCACATTCGGAATACAGTGGACGTTGGTCTTCACCTTCAATTGTGGTGGCACCGGCGGCTGGTTGACTACTAGGACCGGCTTGCTGTTGACTAGGGCGATCTGTGCGCCTTGCAACGGCACAGCGACACCCTTGCCGTCCGTTCCGTTGACCCACACCGTCAGCGGTGTTCCTTGAATCCCGGCGTTGCGGAGCGTGCGAAGCGTACCAGTCGCAGCATCAACGAACAAACCATCCGTCGCCCGCAATTCGATGATTTGATTGTCGGTCGTCCGGCGGACTTGAAACCGGAAGTTGGCATTCTGAGCATACAGACCGAAGAGCGTACCTAGAAACACGAAGAGAAGGGATAGTCTTTTCATACCCATACATTATACTCCATCCTTCGCCGTGTAAATAGCTATCAAATGGCTTTGACAGATTTCAACATCCCGCGTAACGACTGGTTCTCTGATGGTCCGTGGAACCACGAAGACGACCGCGAAGAGTTTGAAGCATCCGGGCTTGAATGCTTGGTGCAACGCGACCGCCTTGGACATTGGTGCGGATACGTGAAACTTCCGTCCGGCCATCCGTGGTCGAACAAAAACCCGGACCAGATCCGCGCTCAAGTGTATGGCGGCGTTAAATCGGTCGGGGAAGCGCCCGGCAAGGAAGGCAAGTGGGTCGGGTTTGCTTGCAATGAACCCGGTGATTTGCTGCCGGGTATGATGAAGTGGAAACGGGAAACGTTGTTGAGTGGCGTCTATCGCAACTTCAATTTCGCTGTCGGGGAAACCAACAAGCTGGCCGCATCTGTCAAAAATTCGAGCAAGTAAAATGCCGATCATCATCCCGGAATTCATCACCCCGGAAGAACAGACCACACTCATTGAGTGGGAGAAAACAATTCGACCGGATCTTTCCCGCAACGGAACAGGGTCCGGTTGTTTATTTCAGCTTGTCGAAGAACTGAGAGATGTCCCGGAATGTTTCCACGACATTCGGCGTCGCATTCAAGCGATGTTGAATTTCACTGATGACCAGAAAGAACGAAACTACGGATGGTATCTAAGCAGCACCGCATGCGGTGGAGAAGTCAAACCCCATTGCGACCAGATCGAAACGAACGTGCATCATGTCCGATGCAATGTCTTCGTCCAAACGGTTGAGCATGGCGGCGTTCCTGTGATCGACGACATTCCTTATCCCGTCACTGACCGATCCCTTTTGTGCTTCTTTGCATCCGAACAGATGCATTCTTGCACGAAAGTGGAAACACCCGGAGTGCAACGCATCCTGTGTTCTTACGGATACGAAGTAGACGGGGATTTCTTACGGGCTTTCTTTCCTGTGTGGGGCACGCCACTAGTTCACGAAAGATAGTCCCGCAATGACATGCTTGAACGTTTTCCACGAATCATGCCGGGGACCAATGATCGCTCCCGTTAACGGGTTGAAACTCGAATAGTGATAGCTCACCATCGGTTCGCCGGTCCCGCTGATGGTCACGCTGGACACTGATACTTGCCGGTTCCCACCACTTCGGAACTCTCTGAACAGTGTCTTACCGACATAAGACCGTGCCTCTTTTTCAAGCGCTTGTTGCTCTGTCAACTTCTTCACAGTCTCTTCCACTTCCAGATCGTCAAGAACGGCAGACCGATAATCCAAAACCCTTTGCGGTTGCTGAACCCGAAGTTCAGAAACACCCACGTAAACTGTACGTTCATCATTCTCATTTCTGTCCCTTCTTCGCGGCGGCGCGCGCGGCACGCTTCTCTTTCATCACCCGTTCCGCCTCTTTGCGGGCGGCGAAAATGAACACCGCCTCAATCGGCACGTCGTAGCTGTATTTCTTCCCCTTCGGTCGCATCTTGATGAAGTGTGAGTTCATCGTCACAATAATGTTTCGACCCTGTACCGTCGTCAGGGTTTCGCGGACGACACGCTTACTACCGGTCAATTTCGTAGGCATAACAAGTTCTATCTGAAACCATTATACCACACCCCGACTTATATGTCAAGTGGCTTGATCTTCGTCGGTGCCGAAGAGTCCCCGGTGGAATCCTTCGGAAATGGCCTTGATGCTGGCGGAATCTCGTTTTGCGATGATGGTACGAAGGAACCGGCCAATCGTGTATCCGATCTCATCTTCCGGTGTGACTTGCCGGTCGCACGCTTCATCCAACTTGACGAATGCGTCTAGCAAATTGTTAATTTTGCCGAACACATCACGCCACAATGGATGGCCCAAATCGATGTTCGCTACAGGTTTTGACATGTCTACCTTTTCTTTGCGTGAGATTCGCCAAGGCTGTTGAACCACAGATCCCCTGCCTGAAAGCCGTGACGATGTTCGGGGACTTCGTATTCCTTGCCCGCTTCTTTGACCTTCGGACCAGTGTATCCACCAGTCAACCCCATCGCGACACCCGCACCGTGACGCTTCTGTGCCGCGTTGAACCGCGCGGACATGTAAGGATCATCGACAACCGTGATTTCGACGGTATGCTTGCCAGACCACGCTACACATGCTGTTTTGAGTTCAGGTTCGACCACGCCATCACCACGCATCTTGTCTTGGCATTCGTCTTCGAGACAAACGGTAATCAAACCCGGATGATTGTGAGCGGGCGTGAAATCTTCTCCACAGTATTTGCAAGTGCGTTGGCGTGACATCAACTACATGATAGCATCGACTTCACATATATGTCAACGTGTTTCAGAATTCGATATACTCTTTAGTCTTGTCACCACCGGGGCGGCGTCGCCCGGACATGGCATGACGGAACCACCCTTCCGGCTCTTTCTCTGTGAACGGGTCCCATGCGTCCGCTGCGGTGAGTGCCTGTTCAAGAGTTTCATAACACCAGTGCGAATCATACGACATCGATCCGACCGTGCCGATAATGATGATACTGTTGAACATCCGTTCGTTGACCCATATGGCCCGCCCGTCGCCAAGGTGCCGTTCGTAGGGATATTCGGAAGTAGCCGAAGCTGAAGATAGGTTCATGATGAAACTCTTTGGGCGCGAACGTTGCCGCCCGCGCCCTTGTTGTTGAAGTTGGTCCCGGTTCTTACGGAGTCGTGACAGATTCGTGATAGATGACCATCATCGACGCCATGTTGTCGCCGGTGCCGCGCAAGGCGTAGCCGAAGAAGCCGCCCGGATTCAGGTTCACGAAGTCAGCGGCGGGAACCGCATTGATGGTGAGCCACGGGCCGTCCTTCGAATGGCTGACCGCAACCGTGCGCGTGGTGCCGTCGCTCTTCAACCGGACGTACTGCGGTAGCACCCCGCCGGTCGTGATCGCGTTGTTGTAGTTGAAGTAGGCAGACCCGGCGTAGGAAGTATAACTGTTCATCTTCCACGAAGCGATTGCCGCCGCGCCGGAATCCGAAGAGCCGGGAATCGAGTTCACCACAAACTTGCCCGTGGTCGTGTCATAAAGAACCGTCGCCAGTGACGATGCCCTACCGAACAGGTGCCCACGATACCCCATGATGATCGTATACTGAGCGGACGCGGGCATGGGCTTCACCAGAACGCACCAGTTGAAGGTCAATCCCGGCGCGCCGGGGTGGAACAGAGTGATCGTACCGTCCGGGTTGGTGTTGGCGACACAACTTCCCTGATTTCCCCAATAGAAATCCGTCAGCACGGGCGGCGTGTCACCGACGCTGTAGATCGCCGAACGGGTGCCGTTGTCCTTCTTGGGAGCCGCGAACGGAGCCGGGGAGAAATCGACGCCGGGGATCGGTTCGTTATGCGCCGGACGCAAATCGCCCTTCGCAATAGCGGCCAGTGCCGTTTCGGGAACATCGGGAAGGTCCTGTGCCGTCAGAAGCGTGGCGGAAGCCATCAGACTCAAAATGAGACTGCGATGCAAAAGATTCATGGTTTGAAATTCCTTTCAAGGTTTAGGGTTGAGTTTACAGAGAACAGGATTATTCCTCTTCCCCATTGATCTTCCGCCCGCCGTCTTCCGGGAAGCGGATGTAGTCGCGGCGGCTGATGACAGACCACCGATTCTGAAGCGCTTCGAGCCAGTCGATATCGTTCCAAGCGCAATAATTGATGAGGCCGATCAGCACGTCGCCAATCTCTTTGGCCTTCTCTTGATGCCAGTATTCGAAAGACCCACGAATCCCGCCAGACTGTTTGATTTGAGCGCGGTTCACTTCGCCAAGCTCTTCACCTACCCCTAGCAAGGCATCACGGGCGTCATCGTCGGGAAAATTGAGCCGGTGCCATGCGTGGATTGCCCACTGCAAATTCGAGTCTTCCGGCGCACCGATCAACGCCCGATATTTCGTTTCCAGTTCGGTTTTGACCTTGCCGATCTCCCGGCGGTGAAAGTACCGCAACACGCTCCATACGATCATCGTGTTGATCGCCAGTGCCAATATCAATATCGATGCCAGTAAGCCCATGTTATTTCCCTTCCCGAATGCGTTTGTCAATCGCCGCGTTGAACAGTTCACCCATCGTCACATGGCCGGGCGCGGTGAATTCATCGTCTTCGAATCCCAACGTATGCTGAACATGAAACCAAAAAATGCCATTGTTGGCAGTCAAGAGCGCTTCTTGAAGCCACCGAAGACGGTCTTCTGCCGTGATCGGTTTTTCCACAGTTTCCACAGGATTTTCCACAATCTTCCTTCCACATCCCTCCACGGGACAGTCTGAGAATTTGAACTTCGCGTGTTCCGGGAACCGCCGAACGACGGTATGCCCACAATCAAGAACCAGTGTGTGATCGTAGCTTCGAGAGAAGCCGGATCGCTGGACCGGCGCGGGAACGCTGGTCCAACTCACAACCCGGCGCGATGCTCCCTTGGTACGTGCCACTTCTACGCCTTCACCAAATCATTCCCGAAGTAATCGATGCCGTACTTCTCTTCGACACCGGGCGGTAAAAAAGGATTGTAGACACGGGGATTAACGCCGCGTTTCCAGCACATTTTGAGCCATTCGCGGAGCGACGGGCCGGGGCGACGGATCAACATTTCCCACCCGACTTCAGTGGTGTTGACGAACAACCCGTAGTCCTGATAGTGGCACCCGTCATTGGTCCGGTGTCCCGATCCGACCGGCTTCACTTCAGCGTGGAATCCGTAGAACCGGGCGATGTCGGCTTTCGATTCCGCCGCTTTTTCTGCGTAGTTGCTGGCACCAAACCCCTGTGAGCGGTAGGTCGAAGAGTACGACGTGTAGACCTGACCCAAGATTGTCGTTGCCGGAATGTCTTCCAGTGCTTCGTCCATCAGCTTGGCGTCAAATTCTTCTTCCGCCTTTTTGTGGTCAGCATACAACTCATCGGCCTTGACCTTCCAGCGGTCGAAGATTGCCTTGAACGCATCGTCGTCTTTGACCAGATCGAAGTCGATCTTCTTGCGTTTGGGGAACTTCGACTTGAAGTAGAGTTCCTGATCCGCACGAAGACCGGCGTTGAATTCATCGGCGGTCTTCCAGAATGTCGTGTGTTCGGCTTTTTTCCCGGCCAGCGTTTCAGCGAAGGGCATTAGAACGACAACCTCCGGTAATGTTCCACCGTTTCAGAGCGGTCGTGAATCGGCAATGCGCCGAACTTCCAGCGGCTATCGGTCGTGAAAGCAAAGTTGCCGCCGAACATGTATCCAACCTGATCGGACGGGCAATCTTCCACCGGGCGCAAGAACTTGTAACCCATGCGCTCATCGACCATCACCGCCGGACGTTCCGGCTTCTCTTCAAAGATTTCAGGGATTCCCGGCCCGACAACCACCACATCAACGAAGCGGCTGGAAATTCCGCCATTGGTGCAGTCACTACCGTTAGCGTGTCTCAGGACCGACAGGATCATACCTTTGCGAATGTTGTTCATTTCGTCTCTCCATAGTCAGGATATCAAAGGTATGACCTATATGTCAAGTGGGTTCTCGTTTTTCTTACTGAAAACCTTCGCCATAGTGCCCGTCGCAAATGATCCGCCCACAGATGTCACATTCAGTCGGGGCGGGCAACGGGTAGAGCCGGGACAGCAGTTCTTCGAACTCCGAATAGAGCATTCCATCGCCTTGTTTGAAAGCGTCGATGGTGGCGTAGACCGCGCGGCGAAGGTCATCTTTGTCCACCTTCGCCGCCAGCGGTTTCAGTGAGTCGAAAAGAACTTCCGGGCGGGTTGCTTGTTTCTGTTTCCGTTTCGACATCACGCAACCTGTTTTCGGATCAACGTGGACGACAGGTCGTTGCGGAAGCCATCGACCAGCGTGCAGAGCGCGGCAAACTCATCCGGCAACCCGTTCAGGTCGTTTTCGAAGATGCCGCCGTCAACACGCGGGAACACCATGAACCGCGTGCGGTACTCCCGGAACCCGGCGACGACTTGAGCCAGCGCAACACCATAGCGCGGGTCCACGATGCGTTTGGCGGTGTCCATCCCGATGGCGAACGTGGTGCCGGGGAACAGTTCCGCCTTCTTCAGAAACGTCGGTTCAGTCGTCACCCACACATAGGTCGGAGTAGTCGGGACTTTCCTTGCGATGCCGATCAACCGTTCTTCGAGCGACAGAAGATCAACCCACGGCTTGTCGGCATTGGCGATGGAAAGTTCCAGATGACAGTTCCCGGCCTTGTTGTGCATTTCAATATGTCCTTCATGAATCGGACGATATGAACCGGGCATCATCACCGGGCCGGGCATAACCGATGCCGGGATGACTCCATCCATGCTACAGGCGAAACACATCGCGGGCACCCGGCCAGTCAACAGCCACGGGATCAGGTAGTGATTCAGCGTCGATTCCCGGCGGTCAATCAGGTCGTCCAACCCGTGCGGAAGTTCGACGCGGGCATCCAGTTCACACGCTTCGGCGATGAGATTGAGCATCACCAGCGCATTGACGTTCTCTTCCGTCGCACGGATTTCATACGGGTCGTCGGACTGGCGCGCGGCATGTTCCGGCGGGATGTCCAGCGTCACCGAAATCGTCTTCGCCGGGGTCTGGATCGCGGCATAGATCACGTGTTTGCGTCCGGGCCGTTCGTCCGGCGTCCGCTGAAGGATGGACGTTCCACCCACGCCGAAAATCGGGTCCGCTTTGCTGTCGCGATGTTCGAGCGCCATTTGATAGGCGGACATCGCAAGGATGCGCCCGACAGGTTCATCGACCAGCTTATCCGGTGTGCCGCCCATCGTTTTCTTCGTGATGGAACCGCTGTACGGAACATTGCCGCCAATGAAAGTGGCTGATCCGCCACCGCGCGCCAGAAGGATCGGGAAGATTTCAGTCCCGCCGCCAGTCGTGGAGAGAACGCATTTGACCGGCGTGTCGTGGATGGCGCGAACCAAACTGATTTGATCGATAAATCTCATAGGACTCCATTATATGTCAATTGAGGCTGCGACATTTGGAACACACCATGCCGCGTGATGTCTCATGGATATCTTCAAACGTCTGCCACGGCCATTTACCGCACACACCACACCGTTTGAATATGCTGAAACGATGGCGATAGATGAGAACTACCGCCACCGCGATGAGAATTGGGAAGAGAATTGCGGCGACCATATGTCAGATCGCCGAATCGACCGAACCGCATCCACGCCGCCGGGAGAGAGCGGCGGCGCGGATTTCCGCGATAGGGGTCACCGGGTTGTCGAAGACATGATATCCGACACGGGTAACCTTATCGATGATGGTGGCCGGAAATTTGGCCGTTGCCCGGCGCACGATGCGCTGATCGGGAGTGCGCTCCCGGCGGGCTTCATACAGGTTGGCAACCTGTTTGGTGGTCGTCCAGAAGAACTCCCACGCCGATTCCGGGATGTCCGAAACCTTCTGAGTTTTCGGATCGAACCCGTTGGCGCGGATGTAATCGCCACTGATACGGGTCATCAGGGTTTGGATTTCGGTCTTCGGCATGGAGGAAAATTCCTTTCTAGTTTTTGTAGTGAGTCGTCAACGCTTCGACCGAACTGACCACGCGGCCAGCTTTGCCATACGCCTTCGAAGCGAAGACGGTCAGGCTGTTGCGGTCGATCAGGAAGACTCCCGACCGTTGGCCGTTGGTCAACACGGAGTTGAGCATGAAATACTTGCGACGCGCTTCGGTCACTTCATAACCGACGTAGGGCGTGTGATTCACCGTCGCATTGTTCGCGTTCATCGCGGCAAGCAAAGCGATGATGGCGGCGGGCAAGTTGGGAATGTTGGTCAAAGTCGTGTTCATGTCGTTTCTCTTAGGCAACTTTCTTCAGGCGTTCGGTCAGATCGATGCAGCGGGCGGCGCTGGTCACGTCGTTCAAGAAGCAAGAGGCGGTCAGCACTTCGTTACCACCGAACCAGTACAGCGAATAAACAAAACCACCGGTCTTACCGTAGGAATACGTTCTCTTGATCGTGAACATGGGCAACGCACCGACAAAACCGTCCCACGTATCACCGTAGGTCGAACGCTTTTTGAAGTTGATCTTGATTTCTTTTTTCATGTCGTCTCTCCATACTCAGAATAGCAAACGACGACTTATATGTCAAGCGGCTGTTACTCGTTTTTCGTCGAATTCTTTGAACTCGAACCCATTTTTCTTGGCGGTTTCGGCGGTGCCGATGTAGGTCCGGTTCAACTGGTACAATCCGGCGCAAAGTCGTTTCGGTCGATCCTTGGTGTCGTGAGTGCATTGCGCCCAAAACGCGGCGTCCGCATAGGACTCATGCGCGCGTTCATATTGGTCGAGAGTGAAGGTGTGCCACATTATGCGGCGACCGTTTTCAGGAATTCGATGGCGGCGGGCTGACCACCTTCGTGGCGGTAGAAGCACTTGAAGGCGATCTCACCGGCGTACTGGAAACCGCCAGTCGCGGGGTTGAACTTCGCGGCGAACGCTTTCCACGGATGCGTTTCGGTGCGGGTGTCGCGGTACTTGTCGAGGAAACCGATCACACGACCGGCCATCTTCACCATGTAACCGGCGGGCTGGCCCTTGCTGGCCTTGCGAATCTGAATCAGTTCGATGTTGTTCATGTCGTCTCTCCATAGTCAGAATAGCAAACAACGACCTATATGTCAAGAGGTTTGTTGAATCGGCTGGTCAATAAATACGGTTATGCTGTCGTTCCGTGAATTCGTCGAACCCAAAAAGAAAACCATCGTGATCTCTTTCGGGCGGTTCAACCCGCCGCACCGTGGTCACGTGTTGCTATTCAACAAGATGAAGGATGAGGCCCGGAAGCGTCACGGCGACGCGGTTCTCTACGTCAACTTCAAACAGAGCGTGCCTAAGAACCCGCTGGACCCGGATGAGAAGATCAAGTACATCAAGATGATGGCACCGGGGCTAGACGTGAAGTACAATCGCTCCATGCCGGACCCGCCGGACGTACTGAAGAGCTATTCTGACAAGGGATACACGGATCTAGTCGTCGTGCTTGGTGGCGACCGTACAGACAAGTTCGTGAACGAAATCAAGGCGGCGATTGCAGACGGCACTTACAAGTATCGGAACTTCGATGTCGTGAGTGCTGGCGACCGTGGCGCGACGGAAATGTGGAGTGCGACCCAACAGCGTGATGCTGTAGTGTCTGATGACTTCCGGGCCTTCCAGAAAGGACTTCCACCGAACTTCCCGGAGAAAGCGGCCCGGAAGATGTTCGATGAAGTAAAAGCTGGTCTAGGCATCCATGAGGACGACTTTGACCAGCTTGAAGAGTCGGACGATGATTGGGATCTGTTAGGGAAGATGGACCGTTAGGTCTTGGCTAGTCCGTGGATCGTATCCATCATTGCCAATGCTTCCCAACGAACGACCGGTTTTTTCGCGGCCTGACGTTCGTTCAGAAACTCTTCCCATGCGGTTTGGGCGGCGGCTTTGCCGTTTTCGCGTAGGATTGTGGCGATCTTTTCGCACAGTGGATAGGCCGGGGATTCGGGTTTCAGCATGATGTTTTCCTTTATGCGGCCACCGGCAACCCGGCGGCTTCCTGATAGCGGTGAGCGTAGTAGAGGCGGTTGGAGCGGTTCTTAGCGGTCCACTCTTCACGCTGGCTCACCAGCGATTCGATCTGGCGGCGGCTGAAGGGCATGTTGTACTGGCGGTCTTCAACCGGCGTTTCGATCCAGTTCACAAGCTGGTCACGCAAGGACTTGCGGAAGTTGGAGCGGAAGTTCTTGGTGCTCAGAAGCGCAACCATCGCTTCACGCAACCCGCCGCTGAAATTCAGAAGCGCGCGCTGGAAGTTTTCGGGCAACTCCATCGTGCGGGCATCGGCCCACAAGTAGGACCACGAAATGTTGGAGCGCAACCACTCTTCGAGCGACAACCATTCGGGCAAGGTCACGGGGCGGACTTCGTAGCGGGTGGCTTGCACCAGCATGTCGTTGTCCCACGATACGCACTGGACAACGGTTTCATCGAGGTTCACAGAACCGGGAACGTATTCGCACACGGGCGACTTCGCGGAATTGGCATTCTCATTCGACTTGCCGTCGAAAAGCACGTTGTAAGTTTTTGTGTTGTTCATGTCGTCTCTCCATAGTCAGAATAGCAAGGTCTGACTTATATGTCAAGCACTATCTTGAAATTTTTCCGCCGTCCAACGTATATCGTTCGCCGAAGATTTTGATGGAGTCGCCGCCCGCTTTCCATGACCCGGTGGCGGCATCCCGGAAACTGAATTCGGCGGTCTTCTCCGCATTGAGTCCACCCTGTTCCGTGATGACGCCATAAATGCCGTCCGGCTTCATTTCGAACGACACCGGAGTTCCGTGCCACGCTGACCGCCGTTGCGCGTAGATGGCCTTCAGGCCGTTCAGAACGCGGGAATAGAGTGATTGGTCCATGTTATCCTTTCGAGGCAAGGAACGCGCTTACTTCGCGTTCCCCTTGATGCTCAGGTTGGCACCGGTGGCGATACCGTTGATGATGACCAGAAGACCAAGGGCCGCGTAGCTCAGCATCGGAAGACCGCTCAGCGTCATAACGCCTTCGATCAGAACCACGAAGCCAAGAGCCTTGATCGCGTTACCGAAGGCCAGCTTCGCCCAACCGAAGACCGTGAGCGCGGAGTAGATCAGACCACCGATCACCAGCGTCCACAGCACGTATTCGTTGAGCGTCTTGTCAAGGTGGCTGACACTGAAGGTCGCGACCGGAACGAAACCACCAAGGATGAAACCGGCGAACGCGGCCAGCGGATTCTTCATCGCGACGCGGATCTGTTCGATCACACCCATCGTCTCTTCTTCAGGGACAGCGTAGGCACCACCAAACATGATCGGGGCGGCTTCAACCACCGGGGCGGGCTTCTTCGCAGTCTTGCGACGCTTGGTCGTCTTGCGCGGCTTCTTCACCGGCTCAGCGACAGGAGTCACAATCGCTTCGACAACCGGAGCGGTTTCGATCAGCGTCTCAGGCTCACCGTTCACAGTGGCAATCGCGGTGTTCAGGTTCACAAGAACTTCGGCGGTCGGAATCATGGTCGGGGTCATTTCGTTTGTGTTCATGTTGTCTCTCTCTGAACCTAGAATCTCATAGCCTGACATATATGTCAAGCCCTTCTTCAAAAAAGTTCGAGAAAAATTTTGCCGGGCCGCTCAGATTGGCTTCGATCCGTACATTCACTAGTAGAGGGAACAATGACGAACACACAACGATTGCTTACCGCCGCCGCGTTGATCGCGGAAGTGCGGGCCGGGAAAAACAACAAAGCCCGCCAGTGCGAATGCTGTGGCGGGTGGGTGAAAGAGGATCGCGGGGAATATCAGGACGCGGTAGAACTGGAAGCGATGGAAGCCAAATTGCTTCGGTGGGCGAAGGGATGGGATCGACGCGGTAGACTGGAAAAATGATTCCACCGTGTCCGTACTGTGGTAGATGCTATTGTGATTGCAAACCGGGCGGGGTGACGTGGCGCGATATCCGGCCTATACTTCAGGCATTGGATCGCGCCAACCACCAAGATCCTCAGTCGGTTCCACAAAGTAGCGCCAACCCTGAAAGCCCTTCATCGGAAGGGGTTTGATCCAAGTCCACGAATCAGCGGGGATGATGGCGTGATAGCCGTCTCCCCAATCTTTGCCGGTCGTGCTGCACGCCATGCCACCAACGACGATTTCCGACACGACACCATATCCGCGCACGTATCCATCCTGAACGTAGTAGATGCGGCTTCCTTCGCCAAGTCCGGCGGGCCGGGAACGGAAGGTCCGAAAATAGGAACCGCCACCGGCCTTGAGACATTGCTGTGCCTCTTCAGCGGCGGTGGCGATCTGGTTCTTCGGTGTGGTGACGATGATGTTTCGCATCAATCGTCCTTGTCACCCAACAGGCTCAACAGCGACAGGAAGATATTGATGATGTCCAGAAAGACGTGGACGCTCATATCAATCGCATCGTCGGCAGTCCGGGCTTCTGTATCCAGCAGCATCATGTCGTAGGCGATGTAGATGCTGAACAGTACCACCGCGAAGCAATCGAGGAAAGTGACCGCCGGGGCGACGTTGAATCCCATCATCGCCATGAACAGCGCGACGAAATCGCTGAATACCAGCATAGTCAATGCGCCGAAGAGTGCCCCGCCAATACCGGCCAGAGCATTACGGAAGACAGACGCCGCCACCGTCATACAGAGCGTGATACCAGCGGTATACGCCGCCACATTGACGATACTACCGATCTTGTAGGAAGCAATGTACGGCCCGCTGTAGAGGCCAAGACCAACGGCACAGGCTACGCCGCCGATCAGGGACAGAACCGGCGAATCCGCCTTGGACAAAAACACGCCGCCGAACGCCGGGATGAGACAGAGCAACATCCACCAGCCGGGCGCAACGGACGATGTGAGGTATCCTCCCATCCCGAACGTGAATAGCTCGAAGAGCAACGCCGCGCCGAATATGGCATAGATGGCGCTCTTGTTGAGAGCACCGGAGTAATAGTCAGCGGTACGACCGCTATTGAGTGAGTCGAACATGTGTGTGTGTGATTAGCGGGATTCCCCGCGCCAGTCCTTTCCGTCGTAATAAACTCGAACTTTCATTCCTACTTTACCGCCCTGAACACGAAGCGTACCGTGCAAAACAACATATGCGCGCGGTTCTTCGGTTCGAACAGTCTGTGAGAAGTCATCGCTGATGCGAATGATCTCCCCGTGCCGAATTTCTTTCCATTTGTCCACGCCTGAATTTATGATGCGGGGAACTCAAACTTGTCGGGGTTGAGGTCATTGGGATTGCCCGCGTTGAGGGTGACTTCAGCGTGGAAGCGGAAGTTGGTTTCGACGGTTCGACCGCCGAACATTGCGGAGTCGATCAAGACGGCTGTCCGGGATTCCCATGCGGGAAACACGCACCACACGCCTTCGTCCGTCGCCACCAAAACTCGAACAAGTGTTCGCCAACGATGTGCGTTCACGATTTTTCCTTATCAGCCGCAAACACGTGCGGCACTCCACGTAGTTTTCATACAAACCGCGCGCGCACCATTGAAACTCATAGCTCTTGTGCGCCCGGTAGCCGCAAATCCCAACTCGGTTCTCATCGACTGCATGAACAACCGTAGATCGAAACGTGCCCGGTACGCCAAAATATCCCGTCATAGCAATAGTTTTCATAAGTACGCCAACGCGCAAATGGAACTGAACAAAACCATATACCATCGCTCAATTTTTGGTGCCTTCACCATAACAGCGATGCCCGCGATCTGGCACAACACAACGGCCAGCATCACAAAGATGGTCAGATGGCACGCCTGTAGCTGTGTCGAAACAGCCTTGAACAAAATGAAACTGAACAGGTATGCCACGCTTTGATTATAGCACACCTGATCTATATGTCAAGTCGTGCGAACCAGTTTTTCACCCGGCCACGCTTCAAAGCGCGCCGCCATTTTTGCGACAGCATCCGCCGGGACCTGATGCACATTGCGGGAAGCCGCCTTCGCCGGGTCGCAGACCAACCGGATGACATCGACGGCATACCCGGCTTCAATCGCCGTGTCGTAGTAGCGTTGCATTTCCCATTTGCGGGTATTGGTGTTGTCGATGACGATCAGCGGTTCACCCTTCATCAATCCCTGTTGGAATTTGCGAAAGCAATCGTCGTGCGCGGCCTTGAGTTTGGATGGATCGAACTGATATGTGCCGTTCCGTTCGAAGTAGTGATCGGCACTATACACCTTCGCGCCGGGGAAGTGTTGCCGTGTGTACGTGCTCTTACCACACCCGGAGATTCCGCGCATGATGACCACCCGCCGTTGGTTGTTGTATTCCGTCAACGACATCAAGTTTGCGTATTCTGATTCGACCCAAGTCATGATTTTTTCCAGTCTAAGCTATTTACGTGAGTCCACAAAAGATCAATCTGTATGGGTCGTTCCTGACCGGCGTCGCCAAACTCCTTCTCTTTCTGATGTCGGTGGCGGCACTATCGTTTTTCCCGTGGTACGTGGCGGCGCTGATTTTCGTCATCGCGTTGGGATTGGATTGGCGTGATGATGGCCGGTGGTTTCCTTGGTCACCCGAAGCAAAGATTCCGTGCCGCAAATGCCACGGAAGCGGCTTCAGTGGATACGGGACAGGCTACGACGACGTGTGCGATCACTGTGGCGGGTATCGCGAAGAACTATACTGACATCACCTTGCCGATGATGTGTTGCACTTCGTCCTGAAGTTGATCCGGGATCGATTGCACCACCGCATCCACATCAACGGTGCCCGATGACAAATCCTTGATGATGCGAATCGCCATGCCGACCGATTGAAGCCGGGATGCCAACTGACGATTCATCGGACTGGTCGGAGTTTCGCTGGCGATCCGAAGAAGCACGGAAGACAGGTTGAGTTCCCGGCTCAGATGATGCAAAACATCTTGCCGATGTGTGGCGTTGAAGAGCATGTTCTATAATAGAACAACAAAAAAGGGGGGCGACAGCATGTACTGTCACCCCCTTGCAATGGTTTGGAGGATGGTTAGAAGTTGAAGTAGTTGAGTGAAATCACATCCACCCAATAACTATAATCCGCCTCCGGGATCACGCCGCTGGCATTCCAACGAAAGGCACCATATCCAATGACGTGGCCGAAAGTTGGATTGTTGAATTGAGTTCCGATTCCCATGACACCAAACCGAACCTCAAATGCCTCTCCATTCTCCCACGTAATTCCATTTGTCGAATACTGCCACTTCGCACGGAACCCTTCACCAAGCGAAGGATTCAACCCCATCGCTCCCGGATTGTAGTATCCCTCATATCGCAAATAGAGATCCTTACCGGGATAGGCAAGTTTCGTCTTGGTGCGGGATACGTGAACAAGATTTCCTTGTGAAGTTGCGATGAAGTAAACATGGCCGTCGTTGCCAAAAAACATACCATTCTGATAAATGGCATATCCATCCAAAAGACCACCGCTCAGTTGTGATGTGTAGATCCCAACCATGCGGATGTCGCCATCTTGAATGGATTGACGAACACTGGTGTTCAAACGAACGCTGAAGTGCAAATCGCTGAAATCAGATTGATTCAGCCCCGTGAGAAGATTGCGTCCAACAATAGTGTTCGCCGGAATCTGACCGGGGTTGAATCGTGTACTACCACCATTCCGGGCAAATGTGTTGTTGAAAGTCGAAGAAGGAATGTTTGGTGTACCATTCCACGGAGCACCGACGCTATCAAAACCGATCCATGCCAGCCGTCCTTCAAAGTAGTCAGTCCAAGATGAACCATCACACTCAGAACGATATTGCGGCTCTGAAGGATTTGTTCCCGTGGAATAGACCGACCAGTACGATGGAGAATACGTGCGGCCATTCAACGCGCCGGTACAATTTGGACGATTCACCATCCTGTTCCTGTCGTTGCCAGTATTGGCGGACACAAAAGAACCGGATGATGGTGTGGATTGAGCAGACACAAGCATAGTCAGCCCCAAAAGAGCAATCAAAAATTTCATTGTCAAATTTCCTTGAAAGGGAGGGAGTCTATCGAGGGACCGACGAACAGAGCCATTCGTCGGCATCGTGGAGAGTTGGTAGACAGCGCCGCCAACCGAATTTTATTTATCATAGCAGAAAAAGTTGACATCGATGGTGAATCGGTGTATAAATAGAATCGTAGGCGGTTGTGAGCCGGACGTACCTGTTACCCGGTCGCCACCTACAAAGGCAACGAACATGCGCAACGTCAACTACAACACGGCGAACATCCTCAGCGCGATATCCCTACCATCGTTGCCACTCCCCGCTACCCTTAGCGGGTTACGATTGCCGCCCTTGCGGTAACCGTAACTGTTTCATTCCCCAAACACATTCGTAGTGTATTCCCGGTATTGTACCGATTTTTTTCGGGCATTGGCTCAGCTTGGTAGAGCGCACCGTTCGGGACGGTGAAGTCGTAGGTTCAAATCCTACATGCCCGACCAATCTTTCGGGGATTTGGCTAATTGGCAAGCCGCCTGTTTTGGGTACAGGACATAATGCGGGTTCGAGTCCCGTGTCCCCGACCAAGCCGACGCCGGTCACCCGGCGGGAGCAACTGGTATTTGACAACTGAATGAGAGAAACGAGTTTCGCGGGCGAAGTTTGCCCGCATAATCGGGAAGTGGGCTAAAGGTCAGCCACCTGCATGGGGTGCAGGGCATCAAGCGGGTTCGATTCCCGCCTTCCCGACCAAATCGTTGACACAGCCGGACGGATAACGGTTATCGTGAAATGGTAAACACAACTGTCCAAAAACAGTCGGCCTAAAAAGCCACTGCGGGTTCAAATCCCGCTACCCGTTGCCACTATTTGCTGTGTTACGATTCATCTAGGTGTGGGCTAAAGGTCAGCCGCCTGTTTCGGGAACAGGACATTCAAGTGGGTTCGATTCCCACCACCTAGACCAAGCTGTAAGCCGAACTGGTCATGGTTATCTTTCAATTGGTGAAAACACAACCCGTGGCCTACTCAATTTGCTTACGGTTTTAACGGGTCTTAGCGACAAGCGGTCGCGGTGTCCAAATCGGGGACACATGGGAGATGGGGTAGCGTCCATCAGATCCGACCACGGGCGCGTGGTGGAACTAGGCAGACACGCTAGTCTTAGGAACTAGTGCTTCGGCGTGAGGGTTCGAATCCCTCCGTGCCCACCAATTACAATGGTGTCATGGCCGCACGAACGGAACTGACACCAGAAGGACGGGAACAGAAGTTAGTCGATATCTGTTTCCAGATCATGATGCTTGTAACCAGCAAAGAGCACTCGAAACATTTCAGCCGGATGAGCAACGAACAGAAAGCTGAATGGGTTCGGGATCAATTGCAAGGGTGCGGTTTCCCTACTTCACCTTGCGGAGCATCATGGGGTGTGATAGATCGCAACAATGGCGGGATGGTGTAATTTGGTAGCCACGCCAGTTTCAAAAACTGGTGGTAGAAATGCCGTGTGGGTTCGAGTCCCACTCCCGCTACCAAGGTCGAAAGACCGACGAAGATAGAGACGCATTGACGGTAGGCACCTGTAACTTATCAACCGAATGGTGACGTGACTGTGTGGACAATCGTCGTATTGGCCGAATGGCGGAATTGGCAGACGCCCCGGATTCAAAACCCGGTGCCTTCGGGTGTGAGAGTTCAAGTCTCTCTTCGGCCACCAAAGGATCAGTTCGCTTGGTTTAATTCCAAGGCCCAAAGTCATAGATGGCGGGCAAAGCCGCTTGACGGTCGATGATGAAAGTTCTGATCCTTCCTTCGCGGGATGGTGTAATTGGTAGCCACGCATGTCTCAGAAGCATGTGGTAGAAATATCGTGTGGGTTCGAGTCCCACTCCCGCGACCAACACTTTGGCGGAATGGCGTAATCTTGGTAGCCGCGCATGAATGAGAGTCATGTGGTAGCAATACCGTAGGGGTTCGAGTCCCCTTTCCGCCACCAAAGAATTTGGGATAGTAGCTCAACGGACAGAGCGCACGAAAAACGGAGCGTGGGCGCGATGTAAGGTTCCAGAAGCACCAACCGGCTCTGAGTAAGGGTCGCTAGGGAAGCGGGTAGGGATCGGCCAAACCGATCCAATGTATCCTGAAGTCGCAATGCTAAAACATGGTCCGGGTTCGATTCCCGGCTATCCCACCAGTTCGTCGTAGAATGGATCAATGGAACTACCACTGAAAGACAAGTTGGGACAGCCGATTGAACCCGGCGCGATCATCGTGTATGGTCACGCATTAGGCCGGTGCGCCGCTCTTCGAATCGGTAAGGTAGTCCGTGTGGCGATCAAGCAAAACGCTTACCGCAAGGATGAAGCCAGAATCACGGTGCAAGGCGTGGATGACGATTGGGACGGTTTCCATCTTGATGACCCGGAATGGGCGAAGAAACATCCGATCACGTTGACAGCCCGCAAAGGCACGCTGATGTTTTCCAACCGGACCATCGTTCTCAACCCCGCCACAGTGCCGCAAAAGTACTTGGACCTGTTGGCTGATGTGAAGGTCGAAAGCTAAACGGTTTCTCTCATTCATGGATTGGATCAGTTTCATTTGTGGAGTTATAGCGACGCTGGTAAGCGTCCCGGTTCTGATTGTTGTGTATCTGATCGTCCAACTTTTTCGAGGCAAATGGGGAATAGGAATACTTTAATGAAATTCACACGACGCGGACTATTCGGCCTGATTGCCGGTGCTGTGACAGGAACCACCACAGCAAAAGCAAAGCCGTTGATACACACGTTGCCCGGCGGCGCAGCACTCAAGTATCCGGTGACGATCACAAAGGTGATGGTCAAACCGCGTGCGCGCAAGCTAATGGGAACGTGGACGATGGAGTGTTCGAAGGATTTGAAGGCATTACACGGCATCGACGCTGACACAGAACTAACATTGCCAGCGTAGATCAATGTGGGCGCGTGACGGGAACAGGCAGACCTACCGTCCTTAAAATTCGGTGTTTGGGAGTTCGAGTCTCCCCGCGCCTACCACTTCGGTTCTGGTAGATCCGGCAAGAACGGAACCAGATCAGGACGCAAAACCTTCACACACATCAACAGCCGCAACCCATATGCAAATGCGCCTTGAGCGTCGAAAGCCAGCATTTCGACGCCCGATGGGAGTTTGGTTTCAATCAACTCCTTCTCCCGATTGAGTGTTACTTCTATCCCGCCGGGCAACGGATTGGACGCATCTACATCCCCGTATGCCGCAAGACCAAGCTGGTCAAAATTGATGTTTCCGTTGCTCAGCTTGATTGCCAACTGACCAAGGCGAATGCCGACCGGGAGCATATGTTCCGGCCCACCGGCAAGCCAGTCTAGTTGGGTGCCGAACTCCATCAGGATGTATTTGTCAACGATACCGACTGCCACATTCAGTCCGCCCCGATCTTTTTCATTGAGGGGTGCGCCAAGACGGTAGTCGCCGGTCGGTCCAATCTGTTCCATATGTCGAGTATATCACGGTGGGATAGTTTAACGGCAAAACGACCGCCTTATAAGCGGGAAGCGCCAGATTAGCGCATGATCCGGGTTCGAATCCCGGTCCCACTACCAAACCCTAAATACGAAGCGTCATGGCAAATTTCCTTCAGTTCCTCCGGGAGTCCATCCAACCCGCGCCGCTTCACGAAGACTTTTACGATGTTCGCGTTGGCGGCAACTCATACGAAAAGAAAGATGAACTCAAAAAGTTGGGAGCGAAATTCGACTCCATGTCGAAGGCATGGTTCATCGGGTTGAGCAAAGCCCCACTTGTGAAGAAAATGGGTCTGACTCCGCTCTACCCGGTCACCGGCAGTGACACCTACGGTAAGAAGGATGTCATCAAGAGAGCGGGCGGAACGTGGGACTTGGGGAAGAAAAGATGGTATGCCCCGGAAGAGTCTGCCGACGCCTTGGCGAACGCTGATCTGGTATTGCAAATGCATGGTGGAAGCGATGCCGACCGCAAAGAACTCGAAAAGATGGGCGCATTCGCAGATCACATTGAATTGAAGACGCCAGTCAGCGGTGACCCGAATCACAAGTACTTCACCAACTACTTCCGCGCTCAATTGAAGAAATTGCGCGTTGTGTCTGTTGGCAACAACTACATGGTGCCGAAGGCCAACGCCGCGAAAGCACAAAAGGCCCTTGACGATTTCATCGCAGACAACAAGCGGATCGCTGAGCTTGGCCGCAAATTGCGCCGGGGTGCTGAGGTGACTGGAACGTACCACAGTGTTCCCTATGAAGGTGTGATCGACTCCGGGAAAATGCTGGACGATCATGGTTTCTTTGCCGGACTGGAGATGCACGTCAAAATCTCCAAACCGATTGTTGTCTACGGTCACGAACGGCCCGCTGGATCGGTGTTGACTGTTTCCATCGTACCGAACGATCTGAACGGTCGTAACGACGACGACACCATCGAACTGGCCTAAAAACTGTCCATCGTGCGATAATGAGGTCATGTGCCTTCAATGTGTCGCTGAATCACAAGAAGTGATCCGGGAAGTCGTGCCCGGATATGCCTTACACCGGGGAACACATGATGTCCCCGATGAATGGCCGGTTGGACATTACGGGGTCGTCAAAATGAACGATCCCTTGTTCACATTCTCCTTACCCGAAGAGGCTACCGAAGACGATATTCTGAGCATCGCCCTTGAGTTGGGCGACATCGGATTTCGGTTGTGGGAAGGCTACGACTTCACATCAGCATGCATTGCAGCGGGCTATGCGCCGGAAACAGACGGATACAATGTCTTAGCGTGGTTCTTGGAACATACCGCCCGGCAATTGAAAGATCAACCGGCAGAACGCAAGATTGTCGTCAGCAACAACATCATTCATGCATCGCTGAAGTTCATCGCCGGTGAGTTGTTGTCAACCATCACCGGTGAGTTGTTGTCAACCATCGTTGAGAAAAAGACGGTCCTGTTGTTCGAACCGGAGATTTCCAAGCATGCAGATCGGATTGAAGTCCAAAGGTTTCATCGCACTGTCGAACTGAGCATGGTATCGGCAGACTTCTTCGTGCCCAACGTCGAACACATGCTTCGGGTGCCAGAACTGTTGTCGGTTCACATGCAACCGGCTGTCCAATCCATTGTGAAGAGAATCGACCAAATGGTCGCGGCGGGCGGTGATCCAGCCATTGTTGTCGGGCGGCGGGTCCAACAACACCAAGACGGGGAAGTCTCCGAATACGCGGAGTACGGCATGTTCGGCATCAAGGTCAGCACTGATCCCGACCCGTACTATTTGCGCCAACGATATTTCGTTGAACTGTTGATCGGCGCGGCCTAAACAGAAAACGAGAATGGGCATCGGAACATCAACCACCCGCCAGATCACGATCCGTTTTTGCAAGGCATGCAACGCCGTCATCGGCGACACCGGGATGTGCAGCTACGAATGCCCGGAAGACTGCCAAGTCAAACGAAAACCGGGAACCGTCATTGCGCGCACGTACACGCGCGTGGACACACTGGTCGCTGAAAAAGAGATTTGACATACAAGTCGCGTCGCGATACACTAGTGCTCATGAAGGCACAACTGATTCGCGTCAACGAAGAGCCGAAGGAAATTACGCCGGAAAACGGCACTGACTTCGGTCTGCAAGAACTCTACCGCACATTGGAATGCGACCTGATCCAAACCATCATGCTGGACGAAAACACCATCATGATTATGGATGAGGAAGGCAAGTTCCGGGGCGAACCGAACTTGACCGCGACGACCATTGCACAAGGCCGGATTTTCGCCGGTGATTGGGTGGCGGGGCATGTGATTGTGTGCCCGTCCAATATGCTCCGATAGGTCACAGAAACCCACGGTATGATGAGGAAGAAAGATTTCCTCATCATGCCAATTCGTTCTTCTTCGTTCTCTTTCGATCCAGCCGGAACACAAGAATATACCGGCAATCAAAATTTGATCTATCAATGCGAAACTGAAATCCGGGTCGCTTTGCCCGGCATTCAGACATTTGAAGATTGGGCGGGCATTGTCGATCATGTGTGGGAAAAAGTGCGACATCGCGCCGAAAATGGTCCGACAACGTGCCGGGGCCGGATCAAATATGTGCCAATGGATGACGATGAGAAGGGACGCCCACGGTCAAAAAAGACCCTCTTGTCGATGTCCGAAATTCCGGCATGGATCGAAAAAGCAAACCCTGAATGGAATCCCAAATGGTCGGCATTGTGGGCAGAGCCAAACATCATTGTGGCCGGGTTAAAACCGCTCCACACCATTTGGGCCGTCCACGAAGTTGCTCACCAGTTGGTCTACTACAAGCACGGGTGGGAATTGAACGAAGAGGACAACGGTCATGGCTCCATCTGGAAGCAAACCTATCTCGATTTGCTTGGAGAATTCTACCCTGTTCACGCCAAGCTGTTGGAAAAAACGTTCGTGAGGAACGGAGTTGACATATAGATCAATTCGTGCGACAATTGGTAGTGGAAAGAACGATGCTCCGACTTCTGAACTGGTATCTCAGCTACTACCCAATGGACGGCACCAATCGAAATTTCGTGTTGTTCTACCGAAACCGAATGGGATGGCCGGAATGTTGCTTCGCTGATGTAATTGACCACATTCGCCAGTTCGTCGTCGATAAAGCCGCACACGGCGGCACGGAAATGCTGGCGTGCCAGTTAACGGATGGTAGTGTCATTCCGGTGATCCCATGAGAGAACAAGTCAACGCACTGATACGCGAACACAACGGTGTTCTCAAACGAAACAAGAAACACGAAGTCTGGAAGTTTCCCGGCGGGCAAGTCTTTGTCCGCTCAAAAACTCCATCTGACAATCGCGCGGACGCGAACAACTTTGCGGACCTTCGGAAGCTCCTTGGACTAGAACGGGAAGCGAAACCTGTCCGCGAAAAAACCATCACTCCGAAACCAAAACGGCACGTCTCAGTCCCGGCGACGGTCATTGACAATTATCAGCCGCCCGTCAAAAGAAAGCCTACTGTGCCCCTTGGCACCTTTGCTGTGTCGTTTTCGCGCCGGGCGCAAACCACGACCGACCCAAATGAACGGGAAGCCTTACAGGGCAACCTAGACCGATTGATGTGGGAATCGGCGACCGGCGGAATCAGGAGAATGAAATGATCGCGCCCCAAGTCAGCCGGGTACTCAAACAGAACGGCTTCATGATTGTCTCTACACGGAAACGTGAGGGCGTGATGGTCACGAACGCATCGGCGACCGGCGGGGCCACGGTTTTCATCCAGATCGACCACGAACCAAAAGCCAACAAGATCGCCGATGAAGCCGCCGAAGTACTCCGGGAGAAAGGCTACTTTGTCAACCGGGATGGAACTCTTCTCTTCGTTCAGAAAGAAAAAGCAAAGACCGCTTGACATATAAGTGAAAAGACTACATACTTAAGGCATGAAGTCCTTCGCTGAATTCGTCATAGAAAGTGTCAGCCCACTTTCGATTTCTCAATTTCCGATTCTTGCGTCCACCACGACGGGTTCGAAACGTTTGGAGCGAATTATCATCGCGATCAACGCGGCACTGGCCGATAACGCTATTCCCAACGCCCGGTTCCTTGAACTCAAATCTGATGTCGGAAGACTGATCGATGAAATCCGATGGGATCGCAACAAACACTGGATCAGCGACATTCTGTCATGGGCCTACAAAGCGGACGTTGACTTCTTCCAACCAAATCACGCGCCGGGCAAGCTGAAGCTGGTTCAGAAGATCATCAAGAACGAACCGGACAACGAACAAGCCAAGAAATACGCGGAGTACGTCATGGAAGTCGCCACGTTGCACGCGGCGATGGAAAAGGTCAAGACGCTGGCGGTGAAGCGTCAGGCCGCGCCGGTGATCGATCCCCGCAAGCAATACATCGCACCGATGGCTTCAAAAGAAGCGGGACGGAAAGTGATCGCGGTTCTTACCGAACTGACCGACCAGATCAAAGTCGAGTACATCAAGATGGTGTACGAACGAATCGAAAACACGATCAAGCAATACTTCTCCCTGAAGGACGATCCGAAGGGAATGCGCGAATTCACCCGATACAACCCGGAACTTCACCGCTGGTCGTGGTACGTCTTCGAGAAGAAACCGAACGGCGATCCGATTGCGATGTTGCCCGGATGGGAAAAGTACGTGCAGAAGCAAGCCGATGAAGCCGGGGATTTCATGCAGCAAGAATTCCTTTACAAGAACGCCAGAAAGCTGGCGAAGATCGTGGAACTCAAGAACAACCTTCAGGACTGCAAAATCATCGGACGCGCTCACGTCATGCAACAGGGAATCGGTGGTGAAATCGCTTTCACCTTCACCGATGGTTCTAAGTTCGTCGTGCGCAACAGCGTGAAGGACAATCGGTCCAGCGCCGGGAAGTGGTTCTCTCAGTTCCCCACGACCTTCCACAACGTCGTGATGCCGGACGGAAAGTCGATGCCCACTCCATCCGAACAGCGCATGATTGAAGTCTTTGCCGTCGCGACGGCCTAGCCTTCTTCTTCGTCTGCGTATTCTTCGATTCGATAGGTCGGACGTTCATAACGGTGAACGATCCGGCCTTTCAGTTTTCGCGGCTCAAATGTCGCCGGTGGTTCCGGGACATAGATTTCCGGCACCGGCTCCACCCATTCATGGATATCTTTCAGCGCAAAGGAACGCATCGCTTGTTTGTCCAGATCGAAGGCGTCCAAGAGCCAGCACGCATCAGGATGATAGTCCGTGGTACCAAACCGAATCCCGCGCGGCGTAATGCGCCGCCAAGATCGATCACCTTTCCAATTCGTGTAATCGATATGAACTTCGTCGGGCCAATTAGTGACGGCGTTTAGTGGTGATGGCATACTCGGTTTCCATTTAGCGGCGGGACTAAATTCTCATCATGCCAGCCGCAACCCGCCTTGGTGATGTCTCTACTGGACATCTTCCATGCTTTCCTTCCCGACCGAACGACACTGCCAGCCCGAATGTCTTTGTGAACAACATCCCGTGGCACCGGCAAGGCGACCATTGGGTCACCCACTGTTGTGGACCCGCCTGTCACGATGGCGTGTTGGCAAGCGGATCTCCTAACGTTTTCGTCAACAACAAACAAGCCGGGCGCATCACAGATCCCATCACATGTGGTGATAATGTCGCCACCGGATCACCCAACGTATTTGCCAACGGTTAAAACGGAATTACTGTAATTCGTCGATTGGAAATATCGACGTTCAAGGACGAACCACCATCATAGTATTGCGCTTTGATAGTATGGCTGCTAGCCGACATTGAAGCAATATACCAATGATAATTGATTGTCCAAATTCTTCCGCCGTCCGGCCCGCCGTTGCGCGTCATCCTAAACATCGTATCCGTGGGCGTACCATCAATCACTAGACGACTGTGGATAAATTCCCAATTTCCGCTGGTCGGAGTCACCGTCATCGTCACCAAAACGAGAACGTTGGTTGTAACAGACGGAATGAATGTAACTGACATTCCGCTAATGTCTTCCCATGTATTGTCAGTTGTGTGGGTAGACGTTGATGTCAGATACACACTTTGAGTAGCAAATGGTGGTGTGCTTGGATCGCCTTTTGCGGCAAACACTTGCCATCTGGTCGGATCAGTTCCCGGCGTCGTTGCGGTGTTGGCTAGGATCGCAACATAGCTAGAACCGTCATATGTCACGGCATCATTTACGATGTATGACGTTCCGTTATTCCATGTACCGCGCCAAACAATACCCGTCCCCATCGGACCTGTTGGACCCGCTGGTCCCGTTGGGCCGGGAATTCCTCCCAACCCTGAAATGGTGACCAACTCATTATTGATATTCGTGAAGTTGGTGTTGATAACCGCACGGCTATCGCGTAGGGAATCTGTCCCTTGAATTGTCGTGATCGATGCCATGAAAACTACTTAGATCACAACACATTCGTCCAGAAATGCTGTTGGGTCCATCAAGTCTGAACGACGCTGGAATCCGCCTTCCGTCCGCACCGTGAGTTGTCCAGTAGCGGTTCCGGCGAACAACTCAAAATGGAGCATAGCGACCGGCAAACCTTGAAGCTGACCAACGAAGCCAAGAACTTCCCCGGCGGTCACCTTGTCCCCGGCCTTCCATAGTTTTGGAGTGTTCTTCTGGATTTCGCCATACCGCACAACAATGCCGGAAGCGTGCTTCACTTCGAGCGCATAGGTGCCAAGGTAGAAGAAATAGACTGGCTGGATGATCTCACCGTCTTCCACAGCCAATACTTCGGTTCCGATTGATGCATACAGATCACAACCGGCGTGCTTCCGCCTTCCTTTGTCGCGGGCGCAACCAAAAGAACGGGGCGGTGTCTTGTAGTCGAGTTTCGGGCGCTGACGCAAAGGAAAAAGTGCCATGAAGCATATTTATCCCTTGACATATAAGTCAGTGTTTGCTACTCTGACTATGGAGAGACGATATGACACTTCAAGAGACTTTCGACGCCACGCTGAAAAATGTCGCCGGGTTGTACACGCGCATGAGCGCCGGTGAGCCGGTGATGGCTGAATTCGAAGCCGCTTCTTTGCCTTACAACGACGTGTGTTCCTTGATGGGTGCCACTGACCGCGACGAAGCCAACTACCGTGGTGAAAATATCGACGGTGAAGTCTGGACCGTGGTTCGCTACAACGGCGGCACCTACAAGTTGCGCGGAGTGTTTGGTCGTGAAGCCGCCAAACTCGAAGCCGCGAAGATGGCAGAATTTGTCAACTAGAGAACCGCGATAAAGTGGTTAATATGAATCAAGAACTTTCAAGAAGGCTGGTGTGGTTGAAAAATGCCAAACCCGGCACATCATTGGAAGTATGGTTTCATCCACTCTGCGGACGACAGTATCACGTAGTTGCTATCACCAAAGATGGAGAAATCCGGCAAGACTTTCCCGCCGAAACATTTGCGCGGGAAACTTTCGAGCGCCTAGCTGAAGAGATGGCGGAATGACGGGACGAACCATACATGCGGTGTTGCTGTACATGGTGAGTCTTTTCGTCGTCGCGGCGGGTGGATACGTGTTCGGTTTGAATGTGGTTGTCGGCAATTACGGTGTTTCTGTGATCGGTTTGTTGTCGATGTTGGTGGCCGGGCAGATCGTCAAAGTATCCCGAAAAGAAATGCAAAACTCTCTTGACAAACCATTCGGAAAACGAGATAATGAAATTGAAAGGTAGGGCACAATGATTGAGAAAGCCGTGTTGATCGCATTCGTCGCTTGTGTTCTTGGTTTGGTTTCCGCGCCGTTTGTTGCGCATATGAAGAGTGTCGGCAACAAAATCGTCGCCGTGACAAATCACGCCGCGAACCCCATCAACATCGTCCCCTGCAAAAGTTCTGGTAGTGACCGCTGCTACGACCCAACGTCGAAGTAGCCGTCGTCTCTCTCCAAGTCACAACAAAGTCACTACCGTCAACGCCCCGGCAACCCGCCGGGGCGTTTGATTTTTATTCGGAGAAATTTCAGTTTCCTCTTGACTAGTGCCTGACATATATGTCATTCTATTGATGGAGAGAGAAACGAAATGACCCAACTGATGAACTTCTTCGCCGCCCTGTTCGCCGCGCCGGTCGCTGAGCCGGTACAAGAAGCCGCCCCGCAAAAGTGCCATGTGTGCCGATGCCAGTGGTCCGCCGCACAATGCACGTCCGCTTGGACGCGCGCTGAGTGGGAGCAAGGTACGACCTGTGAGCCGTGCGTGACCAAGTTCTTTGCCGGTCTGGAAGGACAGACCGCTTAACGCCTAGCCTAAGTACTGATCGTGAAAGTACACGATCAGCATTTGATGGGCTTTGAGGGTTTCGTGTGGTGGGTCGGTGTTGTAGAAGACCGGCGGGACCCGATGAAATTAGGACGACTTCGCGTGCGCGTCCTTGGCATGCACACCGAAGACAAGCAACTCATCCCGACGTGCGAACTTCATTGGGCATACGTGTATCAGCCCGCCCCGTGGAACGCCGCTATGAACGGCCTTGGGCATAGCCCGATGGGACCGGTCGAAGGAACATGGGTTTACGGCTTCATGCGTGACTCACACGCGGCGCAAGACCTAACTGTGTTCGGAACTATCCACGGCATCCCGGAAGAAGCTCCACAGCCTTGTATTGGCTTCTTTGACCCATCCTTACCATTCCACGAACTACCACAGGCTCCCCGGAAGATTCGGTATCGCTACTACCCGAACGACGGCACCGGCGCACAATTGAAGCAGGAGTCCACCCCGGACCTGTATCCGCGCCAGAAGCACCCGTGGGGCGCGGTTGTTGGGGAGAACGACATCAACAGGCTAGCCATCGTAGAGAAGGTCGAAGATACCATCATGGGAGTCCGCAAGCGTCAACGTGACGTAGGGCGTCCCAAAGAATTCGGCGGTATCCCCATCGCCTTTGTTCATCCGACGCCGGGCCGGAAGTGGGTTGAACCTGAACCAACCTACGCCGCCCGGTATCCGTACAATCACGTGTTCGAATCTGAATCGGGCCATATCGTTGAGTTCGACGATACGCCCAATGCGGAGCGCATCCACATCTATCACAAGTCAGGAAGCTACGCCGAAATCACGAACGCTCCGGGAAAAGAAGGCGACATGCAACTGAAGATCGTCGGGAAGGTCTTCATCACGGTCATGGAGAACGCCTATGTACACTTCCAGAACGCTACGAACATCACCAGCGACGGCGAAGTGAACTTGTATTGCCGGGACGACCTGAACATTCAGGTAGACGGAAACATGAACGTTCACGTGAAAGGGGACTACACAGAAAAGATCCACGGAAACCGGTACATCGACATCGACGGCAATCAAACTGAGAAGATTGGCGGCTTCGACAAGATCGAAGTCGGTAGCAATCACAGTATGCATGCTGGCGGAATCAGCGACCGGCACTCCGGTGGAGCGATGTTTGACATCGCGGGCGGACAGATCAAACAATCCGCCGGTGGTACATTCATCATGGCATCCGGCGGAACACTGTCAGGTGATGCCCCGGCAATTCACTGGAATTCTGGCAAGGGATCGACATCAAGTCCGAAAGCGCCAGAATCCCCGTCTGTTCCTCCATTCCCGAACCCGTTGGGACTGAAAGAAGGCCGCAATGAATCCGGGCCGGACCCGGAACCGGAAGAGAAGCCCGATCCGACACCACCAGAGTGTGAACAGAAGGATTGTTAGGTTGTTTGAAGCGGACTAGCCTTTTGAGCCGGACATCATATCCGACATAGAAAGCTAGTTCGTCCACATGAACACGCAAGTATTCGATTCCTTTGTTGCGCCATATGACCATCATCCGGCGGGATATGATCTCTTGCAAGATCCGATGGTCATACTGTCGTAATACCGTGCCGGTCCAAGGAATCGGATGACTCAACAGTGCATCGGGTGGATATACCGTCACGATCCGCTGAGTCTTCTTATCATAGATGAGGATTCGGAAGTGGTCGTCGAACTTCAACAACCACTTCTCCCGGACTCCCCGGATTTCTAATCGAACACCATCACCAGCACGAATCCGCCCTTCGATCTTCCGAAGGGCGGATTGATTCATTTCGAGTTCGAACCTTTCGCGAAATCGTTGGCGCGCGTGTTCGCGCTGTCGTTCGCGAATAACCGACAGCCGCCGCATATCATCAGGCTCCGACCACCATCACTTCCGTGCCGGTCAACAACTTCCGGTTCACACTGGTGGACTGAACGAAGATGTCCCAATCTCCGTGGTCACCGGGCGTGACACGGATTTCGTAGTCGGGCAAACCAAGCACTTGCCGCGCCGCCGATCCGCTGTAGACCTTGCCGGTCTTGCGATTACGAACTGCGATTCCCTTGCTGGCTTGTACCGTTTCCGGCTTGTCAAGACGGTAGTAGGCCGAACCCTTGACGTAGACCTGACCGCTTTCGTTTTCGATAAACGTCCGAATTTCGCTGGTCGATCCGACGCTGTAGATCGCGTACTTGTCCTTCTTGAGTTCTTGTAGCTTGCTGGCGATGTCTTTGACGCTGACGCCAGCCATGTCCATCTTGAACAGATTGCGCGTGGAGCGGATGCCCTTCGCGCGATTGGTCATGAAGGTGTCGGTCGCCGTGGTCATCGTCTTTCCGGCGGTTTCGATACCAATGGCGGTCGTGGACCAGATTTCGATATTGCCTTCCGGGAACCCGGCCTTCTTCGCTTCGAACTTGCCTTTGGAGTCCGGCACCAGTGCGGCGACGGTCCAGTTGTCCGGCAGTCCACTGATGAGTGTGCTCAATTTGGCGGGCGTGAATTTCCGGGACTGGTTCTCTTCGCCGTCCGTGAGAGCATAGAGAAGAAAAGCGTGATCGCTGTGTAACTCCGGGATCTGACGCATTTCGGTGATCGCTTGCCCGGACGCATCCATAAGGGCCGTTGAGCCGCGCACCTTGTAGAGTTGGGACAAACTGATGGGGCGCATCACGTCCATGTCAAAAACGACGCATTCCACCATGTCGTCGAAGAGATAGACGGAAACGCGGGTTTCCTGATTGAGTTCGATTGACCGGCGGCGCAAGTGAGTGATCTGTGCGTCGAATACTTCAACGACGCGCTTGGATAGATGACCCATTGAACCACTACGATCAACGACAAACCCGATGTGATTTGTGTACTGCTGGATAAGGGTTGCCATATCCACAGGATACGGTATGTTATTGAGACGAAAAATCCGCGATGACCTGATCCAGTAGCATCGGAGTGTAACCGATTACTTCGACCGACATATTACGCGCCCACTTGGGTTGGTTGTCCGGGGTCTTGTCGTGAACGTGACCATACAGATGGAAGTCCGCCTTCTTCTCACCGAACTCCGGGAAGTGGTTCAAGTAGAGGGATACCCCGTTATGAAGATGAACTCGGTTCTCCCATACTTCATCGATACCAATGGACAGCATGAATGCCGCATCCTTGTCATGGTTGCCGCGATGCAGAACGATCCGGCCATTCAAACGGGCGCGAACTTCGCTCCACCGTTCTTTCGGACCCATCGCAAAATCACCAACGTGGAGAACAATGTCATCAGGATTGACAACGCTGTTCCAGTTGGCGATGAGGGCTTCGTTCATCATGTATTGATCGGCAAAGGGCCGTCCACAGTACTGGATGATGTTCTTGTGGAAAAAGTGAGTGTCTGAGATTACGAACTTTCGCATGAGGTTTCGGGCACCAACCCATTTTCGCGCTGGTATTTGGCCCACATGTCTTGATTATACGGCTGAACTTCGTGGATGATGTTCCCGGTTGGTTCGTCCCGGATTTCCGTCTTGATGTTCCAGCCGGACAAGGCCCGCGCGTGCGCGACGGCTTTCTCGAATTTCTCATAGCGTGCATCGTCCGTTACCAGTCTGGTCGTCCCGGCGATGTGAACAGTGTAGGGACCCGTAGCTTCCATAAAGGCCCGAAAGCGCGGAGAGATGACCGTGATGTCACCTTCATCTTCCGCCGCCGCCATCCTTTCCAGCCATTCTTTGCTTTGCGTGAATTGCATGTCAGTGCTATTATAACAGGTATGCAGCTTGCCAGCTACCGATTCGAATACGGGTCGTTCTATTTCGGCACAGAAAAAAACCCTAGATTCATGTGCCAACAGGTCAGCCTGATGTTCGACGACACCGGCACAGTGCTCAAACATGGACCGGCGGAATACATCGAACAGTTCATGAAGTCGGATCAAGTCCGCAAGATGCAAGAGTACTTCACCATTCAAACCATCACGTTCGATGCCAGTGCGGAAGCGGCGGAATGGATCAACACTACTTTGGCTTCTTCTGGCTCTTTGCTGCCCCGCCTGAAGGTTTTGAT